ATGAATTATTTTTTTACAAGTGAAAGTGTTGGTCAGGGTCATCCTGACAAATGTGCAGACCAGATTAGTGATGCTATTCTTGACCAATTCCTTGCATATGATAAGGATGCAAGGGTGGCGTGTGAGACAATGGTTACTACCGGACAAGTTGTTATTGCTGGTGAAGTACGTAGTAAGGAATACATAGATTTACAGCAGATAGCACGTAACACCATTAATAGAATTGGTTATACAAAGTCTGAATATCAATTTGATGGTAATTCATGTGGTATTCTTAATGCAATCCATGAGCAGAGTGATGATATTGCACAAGGTGTCGATAACGGTGATGAGGAAAACCAAGGAGCCGGCGATATTGGTCTTATGTTCGGTTATGCGGTTAATGAAACTGAAACATATATGCCACTTACAAGTTATTTAGCACATTTGTTTGTTAAGATTATCGATGAAGTACGGCATGAGGGTAAAGTAATGACTTATCTTCGTCCTGACTCAAAAGCACAAGTAACAGTTGAATATGACAGTAAGACAAATAAACCCGTAAGGATTGATAATGTCGTAATCTGTGTACAGCATGACCCGGTTTTTAAGAATGAAACTGAAATGCAAAATTCAATACGTAGCGATATTGAGTGTATCATCATTCCTATGATTAAGGCACAGATTGGCAGTGAAAACGTTAGGAAGATGTTGGATGGTGACTTTAAAATACTTGTGAATCCGACTGGTTGGTTTGAAATTGGTGGACCTCATGGAGACACCGGTTTGACAGGACGTAAGATTATCGTTGATACCTATGGTGGTAGGGGCGCACATGGTGGTGGTGCTTTCTCAGGTAAAGATAGTTCAAAGGTAGACCGTTCTGCCGCCTATGCTGCAAGACACGTTGCCAAGAATATTGTTGCTGCCGGTATTTCAGATGAAGCACTTGTACAGATTTCATATGCAATTGGTAGAGCTGAACCAATGAGTGTATATGTTAATACTTGTGGTAAATCACATCTTAATTTAGATGACGGTGAAATTTCACGTAAGGTGACCCAACTTATTGATTTAAGGCCAAAGGCGATAGAACGTAGATTGAAGTTGCGTCAGCCAATGTATAGCGAAACGGCTGCTTATGGACATATGGGGCGTAAAAATGAGGTTGTGACTAAAATTTTCACAAGTCGCTATCACGAAATAAAACGAATGGAAGTAGAATTGTTCACTTGGGAAAAACTTGACCTTGTAGATAGTCTTAAAAATGAATTTAATATCAAATAATATGAAAAATAAAAATTACGAAAAGAAATACAAAGAGGCTTTGGAAAAGGCACGTCAATTATGTGACTATCCCGCAACTAAGCCGTTTATAAGCGACTTGCAAGACATATTCCCCGAACTCAAAGAAAGCAAAGGGAACGAAGATAAGAGAATAAGGAAAGCAATATCGGATATTTTACTTATAGACAATGATGAAATAAGAGAAATTCTTGACTCTAATAATGTTTTAATGCAAGATATTGATGTTTGGCTTGAAAAACAAGACAAACATCTTGAAAACTATGATGAGGCGGAGAAAGAAAAGGCTGAGTTTGTAAGTGATGGGTTTATTGAATGTCATGCAGACTTTCTTGATTTCAAAGAAGGGAACACTTATTGGCTTGAATATATAGGTGATGATAAGTATAACGTAAGAAGTGACAATCTTCTTGGCAAGACATATCATATAACTCCCTGTCAACTTTATACAGTTTTTAAGAAATTAACTTGGCTCGAAAAGCAAGGTGGGCAGAAGCCTGTTGATAAAGTTGAACCAAAGTTCCATGCAGGTGAGTGGATTGTTGAAAATACAGATACCTCTACTTGGCTCATTACAAAAGTCTTTACTACAGAAGAAAATGTAACCGCTTATAATATGATAAACCAAGAAGGTAGAACTTTGGCTATCGGTTCTCATAATATAGACTACCATCACCATCTTTGGAGCATCCAAGACGCAAAGCCTGGTGATGTGCTTTTTATTGAAATAGATGCTTCTACTTGTATTTTTAAGAAATTTGAAGAAAATTTACTATATAGTTATATCATATCTGATGGAAAGTTGTTGATAGAAGATTCACATTATTATTATGAAACATCTGACAATGTTCATCCAGCTACCAAAGAACAGCGTGACTTACTATTCCAAAAAATGAAAGAAGCAGGCTATGAGTGGGACTTTGAAAAGAAAGAGTTGAAGAAGATTGAGAATAAAAATCCTCTGCTATCCGATTTTTTCAAGGCTGAATATGAGAGAGGAAAAGCAGATGCGCAGAAACCTGATGGGTGTAGTGAAAATAAAAGGTTACATACAATAAATGTATATTATCCTAACTGTTGTTTAGATGTCAAAGAAGCCATAGAACAAGGTATTGCATGCTGTAAAACAGAGAAAAAAGAAATACTAATCTCATTAAATGGCATATTTCTTCGAATAACACCATCATCTACAACTGAGAATGTTCTGAATGAATATAATAATTGTACTGGAAATAGTACTGTTATTAAAGACAAAACAAACCTTATAAATCAGTGGAATAGTAATGATGACTCATATCTTAAAGGCATAATAACTGATATAGAATGCGAAGTATCATGTGCAAACTGTAGTAGGGAGATTGCTGATTTGAAAATAAATTGGCTCAAATCCCTCAAAGGCAGAGTACAACCTCAAGTTGAGTGGGGTGAATGGGGTAAAAAATACATAGCATCCACAATAAAAATGGTAGAACATTGTAGCTTTAGTAGTATTGGTGGAATAACTAAAGCAGCTGCTATTACCTGGCTCAAATCCCTAAAAGATAGATACACTTGGAAGCCAAGTGATGAGCAGATGAAGGCACTTTGGAATGTGTATCAGGGAGGTAGAGAACAAGCCGAACTTGCTACCCTATATAATGACTTGAAGAAATTAAGAAAAGTTGAATTATGAATTATATCGTAGTTGCATTTGATGAATATAGACGGAAGTTTATGCATCGCTATTTTAATGCTTCTTCTAAAAGTGAAGCAATAATTGATTTTGAAAGACATTATGAAGATTGTACTGTTGTAAATATTATAGAACTATAAAATAGTGAAAAATCCTCTTAAGTATTGTGAAAATTGGCAATGGTCTGCTGGCTAATAGAACAAAAATATATTAAAGTAAACAAGTAAGATTATGACAAGAGAAGAATGGAGAAAAGTTTTCAAAACGGCTTATAATAACGCTTATGAAGACAGAAGAAATAGTTTTGATAACACGGAATCTAGTCTTTGTGCAAAATTATTAGGTTATATTTATAGAGCATTATGACACAAGAAGAAAAAAACCTCCTTTTAAAAGACCTCAGTGCAAGGTTGCCTTATAAACCTTTTGCTCAGTGGCATCATAAAGCATTAAATAAGTTTCGTGATGTTAAAATAATGAAAATATCGACTTATGGCAAAAATATTGATGATTATTACATTAATGTTCTATGCCAACCAGAGCCAGGAGTTGATTACGAAGCTTCTATTGTAGATATTAAGCCCTATCTCCGTCCAATGTCTTCTATGACTGAGGAAGAAGGTAAAGAATTGGAACACCTATTCTGTGAAATAGATGCACCTTGTTGGGTTGATACCGAATATGGATGCGTTAATTTTGCGGGTGGTGATTTCATAGATACTGAAATAGCAGAGGTATATATTGATTGGCTCAATGCCCACCATTTTGATTACCGAGGCTTGATAGAAAAAGGTCTGGCTATTAAAGCACCAGAAGGAATGTATAATATAAAGAACGATAATTAATGACACAAGAAGAAAAGTTGATAGATACCATAAAACAATTGCAAGGCAATGATTACGCTAAACTTCTGGATGTAAAAGATGGTATAGGTATAACAAATGATTTTGAATTTCAACGTATCTTAACTAATCTTTATGGAAATAAAAAGAAATACAAAATAAACATTGAAGCAAAGCATCTTGGATATTTATTACCACAACGTAAAAGTACAGTAACTCATATTAGAATATTATGACACAACAAGACAAGGATTTACTTTTGCGTGATTTGAGCGCAAGATTGCCTTATAAACCAAAAATTAAAATTTTATCTTTATGGAATGAAAATAAAGAGGTTGAAGAGGATATTGTTGATAGTATTTATTGTGTAATGTCTGACGGGTATATTAATACTGAAACCGTAGATAGTGATATATCATTAGATGATATTGTTTTGTATCTCCGTCCCATGTCAAGTATGACTGAGGAAGAGTTCAAAAAATTAAAAGAATATAGCGGATTGGTATATGACCAACTTGATTTGGCTTCATTTCAGGACGGTGCTTATAAATGCCTTGATTTCTATTTATCAGAAGTACCATCTTATGTTGTAATATTAGTTTTTGATTGGCTCAACGCTCACCATTTTGATTACCGTGGTTTGATAGAAAAAGGATTGGCAATTGAAGCACCTCAAGATTTGTATAATTTTTAAATAATTTTGTATGAATGTTCATTATATATATGTCGCAATAACAGATACATACTATGATATATATGTGGGAAACGACAGCAAAAAAAATCGTAAATATCATACAAACTTCCTAAAATTTATGGAAGGTTCAGTCGATGAGATGCATGAAAAAATTGATGAATATTTAAATAGTTTGAAAAAATTACCAAGACATAGTTATAGTTATATTTGGAGTTATTGTCCAATTAGAAAAAGGTTTAGTTTTTAGAAACATCAGAAGACATGTACAAATAAAATATTGATTTATGAACATTAAAGATAGAATAAAAAATATTAAGATATTATTAAGTTATTGTCCACATTCAACTAGAGATGTTATGTTATATGATGAAACTCTTGCTGACTTTTTTGATAATTTTTTCAATAATGACAGTAGATTTATACATTGTAAATGCAAGGGAAAGATATATGCAAAAATAGAATTGGCAAAGCATATTTTGACATATGATAAAAATGGTAAAATAATCGATGTTTATCCTATACAAATTTCATATTGTTATGATTGGGATAGAGATGGAGAAGATTGGACATCTTATTATTTTGATGAAGAAATAGTAAGAAATAATTGGATGTTTAAGGATGATATGTATTCTAAAGATATTATAAAATTCGAAGAATTTCCTGATTATATATGGGAAATTATTCAAAATATTCTTTATGATAAAGCAACAGAAGAAATAAACAAAGAATTGGAATCCGCTAAATCTTCTGTTATATATTGGGAAAAAAGAAAAGAAGAATTTGATAATAAATTACAGTTAAAATAACTATGCCAACAATTACAGAAGACTACGTTAGTTTTGAAACTGCAAAACTCCTTAAAGAAAAAGGGTTTGATGCTAGATGTAGAGCCGCATATACGAATTATTGTAAATTATTTACTACACAAATTCAACAATATATAACAAATGCTTTATGTAGTAAAAGTACACTATGGGATTGTATCGCCCAAACTCAGCAAATGGCAATGAAGTGGCTAAGAGAAGTGCATAATCTTTATATAGATATAAGAATTAACATAAATGATTCTTTATATTCTTTTAAGATTTATTCAGTTGGTATTAGTGGTGCAAGGGCATTTACAGAGTATAGGATAAAATCATATGAAGCTGCTTGTGAAGAAGCTATAAAATATTGTATTGAAAATATAATTAAATAATTATGGCAACAATAAAATCATTCACAGACTTAGAACAGTCAAAGGTTCTTGCTAAGATACTTCCGCATGAAAGTGCGGACATGTATTATGGATATATGAAAGATAAAGCACATTTTCTTCCCTATTCCGATACAGAAGTAAAAGCCCTATGTACTCCTTGTTGGAGTCTTGCGGTGTTACTTGATGTTATAAGAAAAACAATAGGCTATACCCTTTGTGGCGTTAATAATGTCTATATATCCTGTGAACTCGGTGATTTCAAGAAGATTGAAACGGAAGTAGTATATGACAATGAAGTTGATGCCTGCGTGGAAATGATTGAAAATTTGCATGACCTCGATATGTTATAATGATGAACATATTTCAGAAGTTAAAATAACTGAATTCGAATTAAAAGATATCGTTTTTGGAAAGAAGAAGATGAATATAGGTATAAATTATAATAATTATGAATGAACTTACAATAGAGCAAAAAGCCCAGAGATATGACGAGGCTATTGCTCATGCAAAAAAATTATTAAAAACTATTGGCAATGCAACGCTTGGCAATCTTGTATTGAAAAATGAGTTTGAGATAATGTTTCCCGAACTTACAGAGTCAGAAGATGAGAAGATAAGAAAAGAAATAGTATCTGCTATAAACATTTATTGTAGCGAATATCATAGAGGAACAAAAGTAAGGAATGATATGCTTGCTTGGCTTGAAAAGCAAGATAATAAAGACAAACTTATTAAAGAGCTTAGTGAATATAAATCTAAGTACATACGAGAAAATTTAGAAAAAGTATTGACTATGAATAATAGAGACGATGAAAGATTAAGAAAAACAACTATAGATTTTCTTAAAGAGTTTGCAGATAAAGGTTATGAAAATGCAATTGAGTGCATTGATTGGCTTGAAAAGCAAGGTGAGCAGAAGTCTGCCATTTATGACTCTAATGTATTAGAAAAGCATATTACCAAAAATTCCATATCCGAACTTGCCAACTCCATTTTAATCCGTAATGGATGGAAAGTTATTGAGCAGAATCTTACTGATAAGGCTGAACCGAAGTTCCATGAAGGGGAATGGCTGTGCGAAAATGAGCCAAACAATTATGCTCGATTCATACAAATACTCAATGTACAAGGTAAAGAAAGATATAGAATTTCAAGAGACATTCATAATGATGAAGATATAGTTGAATTTGACTTTGTAGAAAAGTATTATCACAAATTTGACATCAAAGACGCAAAGCCTGGTGATGTGCTTGCTTCAAAAAATGGGGCTGAGATTCTTATTTTTAGAAAGTTAGATAGCAGCAGAAGTTTTTCATCCTACTATAATATAAAGGGGAGAGGAGAAATTGGTTGGTCTAATAGATGTTTTGTCCCGGCCACCAAAGAACAGCGTGACTTATTGTTCTCAAAGATGAAAGAAGAAGGATATGAATGGGATGATGAAAAGAAAGAGTTGAAGAAAATTAAACAGAAACATACTCCCAAATATAAAGTCGGTGACACTATTTACTATAATTCATTTGGAGAAGTTAAAAGCATGATTGTAGCTAATGTAGTTACAGATAATACAGATAATCCAATGTATGAAGATGAGAATGGCAATGCTGTTTTTGAGAAAGACCTTATAGAGCAGAAATCTGCTTGGAGTAAAGAGGATGACAGAATGGCAGTACCAGCACTCTCGAAGCATACTATAACGAACAAATTGATTGGCTCAAATCCCTCAAAGACAGAGTGTCACCACGACCAAAAAAAGAAGAAGATTCATGAAATGAATAAAACGACAAATGTATCGGGTATTATAATACTTTGATGACATATTTATCTTTAAACATATTAAAAACATGCAACAGAATAATAAAACTTGGTTAGGCGATGTTAACGAGTGGATGGAAAAACTTAATCCTGACATTAAGTTGATTAATGAAGCAAAGGCAAGCATTGAGGAAGACCAGAGAAACCGTAAGGAAGCATTCAGAAAACTCCATGAAAGGGCTGAGACACTGAAAGAGGATGTCATGAACCGTTTCTATGGAATTATAAGCAATCATAACAAACCCGTAAGAATTGATGAAGTAACACTTGACAGAGTTCTTCAAAAGCATGGCGATAATGGTATGATTAACATCAGTGCCAACAGAAGTGATATGCCACAAGAGAGGAACGATGCACAGACTAAGGCACTTATCAGTGACTTGCAGAAGAGTGGGTATTCATTCTTGCCTACATATGGCGGTTATAGAGGTACAAACGGTGTTGAGGATGACTATGAGCCATCATTCGTGGTCTTCAATTACGATGCTAATGGTCAGCCAAGGAATTTTGATGAATTAAAACAATTTGCATTAGAACTTTGTGGTAAATATGACCAAGACAGTGTTCTTATTAAAGCACCCGGACAAGCGGCAATATATCTTGACAGAAACGGTAATAAGGTGAATAGCCGTGAAAGTGAAAAGACTTGGAAGAACGACCCGAAGCAAGAATTTTTCACTTCATTCAAGTCAAAGGAGAATGTTGACAAGGAAATACGTGCCAAACTGATGGGTAAGTACAAGGCTTATTGCCATCAAAACAATATTCCTGTAACAAACGATGGTTTTGAGAAGTATTATCAAGAACATCTTAATGACATCGATAGTATTGGAAAACGTTATACATATGACATTCAGTTTGGAGAATGCTATGTAAACCCAATGCCTTGTCAGTTATCGGAAAGAATGAGAAGAAAAGGTGAGGTTATGATATGGGAATAGTAAATAACACTGATTGGTTACATAATGTAAATGAATGGATGGAGAAACTTAACCCGGATGTTAGGCTTCTTAATGAGGGATTAAATGATAAGGATATGACCGGTTGGATTAATATAGGTGTCATCAAGAACGGTTCTAATATAGGAACCGGTGGTGATGCCTATCTTATGGTTGACCCTAACTACCCACAGACAGATGATTTCGGAACATACAGATATAGAGCGACCGCATATAATACCAAACCCGATGGTACGGGTTATGAAATTGAAGTGCCTACATATCAGAAACAGTATCTTCAGATTTATGACCAATACCGTGACACATATTATGGTGAAGCGTTTCTTGGCAAAAAGAAAACAGCCGAGCAAGAACAGAAACATCAAATGTTCTTGAGTCAACTTGAAATGTCGGGTGATAAAGTCGTATTGAAACATGACAGCTCATATAAGATAACCGATGGTGTCGTTAAAAAGGGACAGCCTAATCTATATTCCAATAATTCAGATACAGGCATCTATTTTTGGGGAAGTAAGGAACGAGGCAGTGACCAATCGAACGGGGGCCAATATACATACTATTGTCTTGTCAATCCTAATCAAGTATATGACTTTGAGAATGATATTGAACGGTTTGGCACATTAATGAATGCATTCAAGAAATACCCATATATTGCTCAGTATTGGAAAGGAGGTCCTGCAATCGTTGTTAATTCAATGACACCGGTACCGATATATAATATAAAGGATAACACAAATGGTAAGATATATGATGCCAATTGGCAGGAAATAGGTAATGGATGACAATGTTCGTATAAAATAATTTAGGAGTGACGCTATTCACATAGAATCACTCCTTTTTTTGACTATATATACTAAACTTTAAAAATTAAAATCTATTCAAAAATCTTTAATCATTTTATTCTGTTTAAGATATATGGAAAAGGAAATAAATAATCATTTTTAGTCAACACAACCAGTCATATATATATCACTAAATTCGCCAATTATGCTTCCGTTATGAGTAATGGTTGCATCGGTCCAGCACCCACCCACATGCACTATTTTCTTTGTAATTTTTGCACTTGCACTAACACTGTCTGAACCTAAATAAAAAGTTCCGCTATAAGTTTGACCAACAACTAAATCATCATATACTTGGTCTGACACAAATTTAGCGGTAAGAGTAGTACTTGGTGTTTGTGTTTCTCTCTCAGTCACTCTGACTGAAGTAGAATTTCCCGATTTATAATATGTATACTTATAATGATAATATTCCGTATTAATCGTTCCAGTGCTGTTTTCAAAAGTTACATAACTTGGTTGACCTTGAGATATGCATTCGCTTCTCATAAGTTCCAAATGACCAAAACCGTTATAATTTACATTGGTTATGACCTCCCTTGTTTCGGTACGAGTTGAACTAGTTGATGTACTAGTAACATAATCCCTACTTTGTGTCAAGTTAAACTGTACGGTTTGTTCTTTATACGTAAACTTAATCCAACCGGTTTGACTATAGCTTGTGCTTGTATTACGGGTATAACTCATCGTTATAACCCCACTTGAGTTAATAGTGGCACTTGTAATCTTACTTCCGTCTTTTGTAAGCATTGACGATGTTGCGTCAGTAATGGGCTGTCCATTGGCGTAAGCGGTTATACTAATTGAGCTTGCATTTGGCTCAACAGTCTCCGAATATGACGATAATGTTACCCCACCCCCACTAAATAATATTCTTCTTCTCATTTCGTTTAGTTGTTTGCTAATTATTAGCAAACAACTCTTAAAAAGAATAGAAATTTTATTTATTTTTACAAAATATTTATTATTATACCTTATATATTATTAATATGAAGATTGGTACTTATGTATATTCAAGTAATTCGATAGAGTTTTTGAAGGAAATGCTTAAAGAGTTTTTCCTTGTGTTCAACATACCGTCCGTTACGCCTGATGATTTATTCTATTACGGTGTATTCTGCAAGGACGTTACATATGCAAACTATAAGTATTGGAATGAAGCACCTGACCGATTGGAGATACCGGTTCAATTAACCGGTGAGTGTCAGACAGAGGAAGAACGTCTTGACTATGTTCATACAATAATAGATGAAATAATGGTTGGTGAGATTAAGAAACCGGAATGGATGCTATATGTCGAAATGGAAGAGGTGTGTAACGATTATGAATCAGCACCAAGTACTTTTCTGTATTTAATTGCAAAAGAGGGTAAGTATGAAATCCTTGCGAAGAAAATACTTGATTTCCTCTACTCTCCTAATATGATGAGTTATACAATTAGATATTACGATTAGTAAAAATTAACGGAATTTCCTTGGAAGTTCCGTTTTTTTGTAGTATCTTTGCGGAAATGTTTATGGTATGACTACTAATAATGGAGTTCTAACAAGAGAAGAATTTAAGAAACAAGTATTTGCTAAATATAATGGTAGATGCTGCGTTCCTGGTTGTTGTAAAGATGCTGTAGATGCTCACCATATACTTGATAGAAAATTATGGTCTGATGGCGGTTATTATTTGTCAAATGGTGCGGCTTTGTGTTCAGAACATCATTTAGATGCAGAACAAGGCAGAATTACACCTGCGGAATGCATAGAGTATATGGGAATAGAGCCATTATTGATTAAAAAACCAGATAAGATAACGGCATTAACAGAAGATGAATATTTTTATTTGCTAATTGAAGGAAAAATTAATAAATGGGGAGAATAAATTTATGAATTATGATGAAGATTTTTTAAGCGTTTTTAATGAACATTATCCATTCGAAAGATATATTGTCAAGGAACCAAAACCAATAGGAAACCTTTTTGATGATGCGTTTTTAACAGAGATTTTTGTTCCTGAAACAGAAATTAAGCCTATTTTTAATAGTAATGGCTCTTTTAGCCGCTATACAAAAATTAATGGTGATGAAATTTATGTAAAAATCAAAGGACCAGCCGGAGAAATGAGGTTTGGCTATTATGATTTTGAGAAACATATCCGTTTAGAAATCATTAATATTATAGTCGAGGATTTAGGAGAATATGAATATGAATGTTTATATGTCGATTATGAAGATATAGAAGATTTGAAAAATGCTCTTACAGAGCAAAGGAATCTTATAATTAAGAAATATGGAGAATGTACGATAAAGAAAGATATGGGTGAACGTTATGATTTCTAATATATATTATCTAAACTTATGAGAATAACTGATAAATACATAAAAATGAAACAAAAGAAACTTAAAATTAGTGAAAAGGACAAACTTCGTGTATATTATGGACACGATGATGAAGACAAACACAATTATAGCCTTGTTGCGTCATGGCCTGTAATGAAATTGGGTAGTTCTGATGGTAGTTGGATATTCTCAAGGGTATTCACTCAGGAAGTTAGGGATGAACTTGAAAAACGTGGCTGGGATTTAACAACACTGAAATTCTCGATAGCACCTAAGTTGGTTAATCCAACAAGACCTGATAGATTTACGACCTTGTTGAACAAGTATGCTGATGAGATTGAAAAGTTAAAGAAATTTTAAAGCCAAATAGAGATAAAAGATTATGAAGAGTAAAGTATTTTTAGGAGGTACTTGCAATAACAGTACATGGAGAGACCGAATTATTCCAAAGTTGAAAATTGAGTATTTTAATCCGGTTGTAGAGGATTGGACACCTGAATGTCAAGCAGAGGAAGAAAGGCAGAAGAATGACGTATGTAATATCCATCTGTATGTTATTACGCCATTAATGACCGGTGTATTCTCGATAGCAGAAGCGGTTCAATCAAGTCATTATGCGGATAAGAAGACCTATTTCTGTTATCTTGAAGAGGATGATGGCAAGAAGTTTGAGAAATTCCAAGTTAAATCACTTAAAGCAACAGCAGACCTTATTCAGAGAAATGGCGGTAAGACGTTTACTTCACTTGATGAATTGGTTGAAGAATTAAATAAGGAATAAACAAATAATAACCTTTAACAAAGATTAACGAAATTACTTTGGTGGTTTCGTTTTTTTGTAGTATCTTTGCCGAAAATAAGTTGTATATTGGAAAAGAAACAAAATGAAGTTTAAGGAATTATTTAATCAAGAGACATGGCTTCCGGATTGGGATAAGATTTTCTCAATCAAGGAATTCAAGGATATGGAAACCTGTGAACAATCTAAGACATGGCACAAAGAGGGAAATGTACGAAATCATGAGATTGCTGTGACAGATACTATGCGTTCATATCTTCTTAACCGTGAGAACGTTGAGCCATCAGACAATGAATATTACATTATGATGATGTCTGCCGCAATATGCCATGACCTTGGAAAGCCTTCAACCACCAAGTTCGATGAGGAAAAGGGTGATTACACTACAAAGTGTCATGGGCTTGTAGGTGCTAAGATTACACGTAGGCTATTCTTTGATGAGGAATTTACATTACGTGAGAAGGTTTGCTATATGGTACGTCATCACATGGATTTACACCATATCTTTGATAAGGAGGAAATGTCTACCCGTAAGATGATACAGTTATCTCATGGTAGGGTAAGGGTTAAGGATATGCTTATCCTTAATATCTGTGATTCTCTTGGCTCTAAGAACGATGAAGAGGATGAAGAGTTTATTGCGGAAAAAGAGGAACGTATCAAGTCACTTGCCGAAGGATTGAATTGTTATGAAACCCCTTATGAGTTTAACAATGAATATGAAAAAATAAGGTTCTTCCATTTCAAGGACAGACCGTTCCCGGAAGGATGTGCATTGCCAAAGGATTACGGTCAATTCACCATGTATGTAATGATAGGCGTGCCTGGTAGTGGTAAATCGTATTATATTGAGAAGTGTCTTAAAGATGCCGTTCAGATTAGCCGTGACCTTATACGTACAGAGATTGGTATCAAGGGTGAGAAGCCACAAGGTAATAAGGAACAGGAAAGTCATGTAACGGAGATATTCAATGAGAGAATGTTGGAGTGTTGTAAGAATAAGCAGGATTTTGTTATTGACAACACTAATGTCCGTAAGATGTATCGTGATGCATATACTGATATGACATTAAGGTTCATGCCGAGAATTGTATATGTGTATATAGAAGCACCTGACTTGCAGACATATAAAGACAGACGTAAGGGAATGATGCCGTTAGAGGTAATTGACCGTATGTGGAGTCAGTTTGATTTCCCAGAACCTACGGAATATAATGAGATGATTTGGGATAAGCAATTTAAGCATTAAAGATAAATTAATATGAGAGCAGTTTATTTAAAGAATTTCAGAAAGGGTTTTGCAACCAACAGTAGTTCAACACATTCAATAATCTATCGTAATAAGGATGAAATGTTTAAGGATTTGAATATCTTTAAACTAAACTATTATGATAGGTTTGACGAGACGATTGCTGCTTCAAGAGAGGCTAAGATTAAGTACGTCGCTGCGAATATATTTTGGAATGAGATACTATTCGACATAATGTGTCAGTATTATCCGGAAATGAAACAATACTCTGAACTTGCCAAGAAAGCAAAGGAAGACGGTCAGTATGAAACGTTCGGTATGTATACCAGAGGTTCACTTAGTTTCAGAAAAGGCACAGAACTTGAAGCCAGTATTGATTTCCTTAAAAACGTAATTGATGATGATGACATTATTATTGTCGGTGGTTCTGATGAAATGGAATTTGTATATGAGACAAAAGAGGGGCATAAAGAAATAGCATTGCCTGATGATATTGGAATTGGTAATGCCCAAAAAGGTGTAGTAAAGAACGGTAACTATTGGATTGGGTACGGATGGAATGGAAGAATTCGTTTCAAGACCGAAAAAGGTGACTGTGTTCCATCATATCCGGAACTTGTTGACCTTCGCATCACTAACAAGTGCCAACATGGTTGCCCGTTCTGTTTCATGGACTCTTCAATGAAGGAGAAAGAGGCCGATTTCCTCAAACTTAAGGGTATAATTAGATGTTTATCGTCAAATGAATATGACCATTATGACAGACGTGTTGAGTTCTCAGTTGGCGGTGGAAACATACTTCTTTATCCACATCTTGAAGAGTTGTTCAAGTACATGAAAGAATGTGGTCACATTATTAATACGACCATTAATGCAAAAGACTGCAAAGAAATTCTTTCAAACGAGAAATATCTTAAATTATTTAAGGATTATGTCACTGCAATAGGTGTATCCGTAACTGATGAGAAAGATATTGATATTCTTGGCGATTTTAAGTCCTCATTCAATCGTGATGGCTATAAGCAGATTACAATTCATCTGATACCTGAACTTCTTGGCGTTGAGAAGACAAGGGAATTTATACAGAAGATTGAAGAGCAATATAAGTATTTCGATTTCCTTTTCTTGGGTTATAAGACTAATGGGCGAGGAAAGACACAAGAACATAAGACATTCACTGATGATGAATTAACCAAGTTGTTCGGTGAAGATTTATGTGTTAGTATTGATACTACGTTTGCTAACACATATAAGGATTGGCTTGAAAATAATTTTGAGACTGACAAGACAATTACCTTAAATGAGGGCGAGTATAGTATGTATATTGATGCCGTCGAGGGCTTTGCATACAAATCATCATATCAGTTAGACAAACCTTACGACATTAAATGCGGTGATTACAAAGGACACGGTACGGACTGGTTTACGCCGATTGAGGCATTTGCCAATATTCGTAGGGATAACGGTTTCAAGGTATATGGTGAAGAAAATACTGAATCTGCTTAATATTCATAAAAAACGCTTAATATGGATTTGAAAACAGAAGATGAGTTAAGGGTATTCATTGCATGCAGTTCTTTTGATGAAATTGAGGATTATTCATCTAATATAAAAAAGGAACTTAACTCAAATTACGATAACCGTAATACTATAGACGATGCTGTTAAAGCACTTAATGGGTTTGGTATAAAGTGTGACCGGTATTCATATGCTGAAATTATAACCCATATAAATGAGGATATTAAACCGTTAAAAGAACATTTGGATTTAATTGATAAATACCTCAAGGAGAAACAGGAACATTGCACTCATGATTGGGTATATGATAGTCATGATTCTCATTATGACTATTATAAATGTACTAAATGCGGATTAGAAGATAAAAAATAACGATGAAAGAATATAAGATAGACACACTTATAAGCAAAGGCCGTCTTCACGATTTACATTGTGAGGATGACTATCTTGTGTATGAGAATGATAAATTCATTGTTGCGGCAGTATTTGATGGGTGTTCATCCGGTGTAGACTCTCATTTCGCCTCTACTATGCATAAGTATAAACTTAGGGAAATATGTGAGAACTTGGAGGAATATACATCAATCTATGCAACCAACGTAGTAGAGAACATTCTAAGGGAATTAAACAGAAAGATATGGTCTCTTAACTATAAGGTCAATGAAGAAATGCTCAGTACTGTAGTGCTTTTGTTCATCGACAAGGAAAATGAGAAATATACAATCTGTCTGGCCGGTGATGGGTGCTATGGACGCAGTATATTAGACACAAGGCTCTTTGAAAACGTACATGACCCTAATGGAAATGCCGTTTGGTATTTATCAACGGTCAAACCGGCAGATTTCGATAGTTATTTATACAACTATTGCAGATTAGAAAAAGGCGTATTTAGTATTTGTAAGGAAATATGTATTTCATCTGATGGCTTGGAGAGTTTCGTATCTCAATATGGTGCAAGCAAGAATGAGGATGCCAAGAAGATATTCTTTGAAACAGATACATGTGAAGAGAAATATCAGAAAATGCCTTTACAAAGGTTATACAATGTAGTCGTTAAAGGAAAATGTTCAGATACCGGTAATGAAGTGATGCTTAATGGTGATGATTTCACTATGATTAAAATAAAATGTATAGAGGAGGACACAGTTAATGGCAAAGATGAAGTTAAATGATTTCAGACCCTTATTCGATAAGATAACTGACGGTAAAATGCTAATAGGCATTCATAACGATTATATGATATTTGCCTTTTATCGTAGTTTCAAGGATAATAAGGTGTATTTCTATCGTAATATATTCACCTCATATTGGGTCGATGAAGATACGTTATTTATGGATAGTGAATGGGATGTTGAATTATCTGAAATTAAAACAGATATTGTCAATTATGATATGTTTCTTGCATGGAGAAGAAGGAATATCATAACAGATTTTAAATATCACTATGACCATCATGATGAAAAATCTAATTTTTTCTTGATTAGAAATAAGTTAGTAAAGGATGGTGGAAAAATAGTTACCTTTGATGATTTTAAAACCGATAATGAAATAGGATTGCTTATTGGTGCTGCATCCACTGATGAAGATTACTATTATCAGTATGTCGATTCTAATTTCAAAATTCAGAACATGACATGTGTGGGTGGATATAAAGTTGTTGAAGATAAGGATATTCCAAAGAATTTAAGAAAATTTCAAAAAGATGTAATAACAAGGGCTAATGTAAATAGGATTAAGACTGCTATATGGAAGCAATTCTTAAAGAATGCTGAAGTATTCTTCACCCCGATTTATCTTCCACATATCACACCGGATGATTTAACACTTTTTAAACAGTATTCCCTTCTTTATTTGGGGAAAAAATAGTATATTTGCTGTCGAAATATAAATAAATTTAAGTAAAATGAGTAAAATAATTTTAGAACTAGAAGGAAACGTAAATGATTTGCTTTCTGTTGATAATGAGAGAAATCTTAAAATGACAAGATTTGTATTGGATAATAATGTAGAACCTGATGATGAAGAAACCGTAGATGTAACAATTACATCAGTTGACCCAAGCAGGACACATAAAATATTCAATGAAGGATTACTTAATAAGAAAGTAAAGATTACTGTAGAGGAAATTTAATGGTACTTAACATCATAAAGACAAATAAATCTGGATTATGCTTTGTCGGTGACATGCACGGAGAATTTAATTCCATAAATGGGTTAATGAAACGTACAGAATTTACTGACACCACATACTTATTCTGCGGAGACGTGGGTTTCGGGTTTGAAAAAGAACAACATTATAAGAATATATTTAATAAACTTAACAAAACAGCCGCACGATTCAATAATGAGTGTATATTCATTCATGGAAATCATGACTCAAAGGAATATTTTAACGGTAAGAAAATAAACCGTAAGTATTTCAAGGCAATACCTGATTATACTGTCATTCAAACACCGACACATAATATTCTTTGCGTGGGCGGAGCAACATCCATCGATAGGACATATCGCCTTGTAAAATATAAGGAAAATGCTATGAAATATGCTATATATCATGGCTGTAGCATTGATGAGGCGTATTTGTATTGCCCAAAGGGATATTGGCCTGATGAAGCACCTGTTTATGATGAAGAGGCGTTAAATGAATTAAAAGAAAGTGGTATAAAAATTGACATTGTAGCAACACATACCTGCCCATCGTTTGCAAAACCAATAACAAAGGAGGGTATTCAATACTGGTTAACGGAAGACCCCGCACTTGAAGCGGATATTGATGCTGAACGTAAGGTGATGGATGATATATACAATAAACTGATTGAAGATGGTCATCCGATTTATAAATGGTTTTATGGTCATTATCATTTTCATAACCAAGAGTATATTAATGGTATACAGTTTGTGATGCTTGATAAGTGGAGAAACGGTAATTTTGATATATATGATTTAAGATTTTAAAAAGAGATAATATGGAAATGCAAAGAAAGGCATTGAAACTTATTAGGGAATGCAATAAGTTAAATGCCGAAATGGAAAATAAAGAGAAAGAGATTGAAAGAGTTGCCCGTGAAACTCTTAGTCAATTAAAAATGATAAATGGATGGAAAGAAATGTTTCAAAATTGTCAATGGCATTATGAGAAATACCCCGATAAGTTTTTTGACTGGTGTGATGTTGAGTATACTAATAACAGTATAAAATTTATTAAAGGCTATCATGATGATGGTGATTACATAGTAATTGAAATAGACCTTAACAAACCGCTTGATGAACAAGTCTCTGATGCCATAACAAGAAATAAGCAGTTAGCAGAACAAGAAAAGAAAGAACTTGAAAAAAAGGAGCTTTCTGAGTTAAAACGTTTAAAGGATAAGTACGAGTAATACCATGAAAATATATAAAACTAAAAGTGGTGGTTTTTGGTTTGCACAAACAAAGGAAAACGGTTGGTTCTGTTTCAGTTCTACACCACCTGATATAAACACATTGAATTTATACCCCGGTATGTTTGGTAATGAGGAAGAACAAACTGCTTGGAATGAAGGTGTTGATATACCAAAGGATGTAGAAGTTAATGTCTTTAATAAATTTGCAAAGAAAAAGTACAACTATACTGATGTTTGTGAATTTATCAAAACATATTATCCTAATACGACACAAGAAGAGTTGGATAAGGAATATGACCATTATCCTGAGTTAATTGAATTGACAAATCAGTTTATACAGGAATACAACGGCTTTATAAATGAGTTTTTCTATCGTCAAATATACCAAGATGTAAGACTTCATATGAGAGAATGGGATAATGACATCGAACGTGTTAAGAAATACGTAATAGAGCATGATATACCAAGTATTATGTCGTTTGATGATACAATGGTAGACGTTTTTGATGAATGCCATCCTACTAAACATTTCTTATTGCATGAATTTTATAATCATTGGGGTAAAAAACTTGATAACCTAATTGATAAGGCGATTGAACTATATCCCGATAATAAGGATTATGATAAAGCATATTATTTTGTAAAAGATAAACTTTGATAGAATGAGACATTACGACACAATAAACCGTATACAAGATGACGGTACGTTATTAGGTGAAGAGGTTGCAGCCTATAACAAGTTAGACGGGCAGAACATTTGTATAAAGTATTCACCAAAGACAAAGAAATTCGACCAATTCGGTTCAAGAAAACGTGTCTTTGATGAGACCGATGAACAGTTTGGCGATGCTGTTAAATGGTTCAAGAACTCTTGTTACCCACAATTGCTATCTCAGATTGTAACTGATAACTCAAAGAAGAAAGGACTATTTACAGGCGTTGATGAAGTGACGTTCTATTTTGAATGGTATGGTGAAAATTCATTTGCGGGTGTTCATGTACCAGGAGATGAATTGAAACTTGCATTAATTGATGTCTTTATCAAGAAGAAAGGCTTTATTGAATTAAAACCGTTACAGGAACTATTCTATTCTCATAAGGAGATTATTCAACCTGAATTAATATATAGAGGTAAACTGACAAAGGATTTCATCAAATCAATACAAGATAATGATTGGACGCAACCTGACTGTAAATATCCAAATGTAAAAGAAGGAGTTGTATGTAGAAGAACAACGCTTATGAAAGGTCAGAGATTACCAAAAGTAAAGTTTAAGACTAAATGGTGGATGGATAAACTGCATGAAAAGTATACACCTGAAGAATGCAAATTATTAGAATGATAAAGGTTTTAGTATTTTTAACAAAAAATATTTGGTGGAGTGGAAATAAAGTATTAAATTTGCATCAAAATTAGAAATTAAAAGAATTAAGAAAATGGAAAAAAACGTATTTACTAAAAGTGAAGCATTCAATAGTGAATATAGTGCCGCTATTGTACGTGTTGGTGAACTTACCCCAATTGAGGGTTCTGATTTCCTTGCTAAAACAGATGTGTTTGGTACACAGATTGTGGTACGTAAAGACCAAGTAAAGGAAGGCGACATTATGATATATGCCGCTAATGAGACGCAACTTAATGAGAAATTCCTTTCCGTTAATAACCTTTATGAGATTAGTTGCCGTGAGAAGAATGCCAATAAGGAAGAAGTTGATGAAATCTATAAGCCTTATGAACCAATCAAGGCAAAGGCTGATGCTATCCGTAATGAGGCAAAGAACGTAAAGGCTTCAATGGATAATCTCACCAAGAAGGCTGCTAAGATTAACAAACAGATTAAGAAGATGACAAAAGACCTTGAGTCTCTTGATAGTTCATCTGAAGAGTACGGTATCAAGAAGGCTGAAATTGATACTTTGCAGAAGCAGGCTGACGATTATACAGCACGTGCAATCGCAAAGACCACAACCTATACCAACTTGAAGAAAGAAGTAGAGGATATTGTTAAGTCTGGTGCTGACATTATTGCAGAGGTTAAGAAACATTGTGGCTTCTTCAACAAGTATGGCCGCGTTCGTTGTCTTACTCTTAGAAATACCCCTTCATTTGGTGTTTTGTTTGCACCAGAGGATTTGATTAAATATGACTCATCTATTACGATGGAAGATATTGAAGCATACGTTGGCCAAGAGTTCGACACTGTAAACGGTGATTTGTTCGTTAAGGTATATATTCCACCTATGCCGGCGGAAACTCAGAAGAAGAGTAATAAGAATAAGGCACAGAAAACAATTAAGAGATTTGACCGCATGATTGATGGCGAATTCTTCTTCCACTACAGCACAAGCCAGTTGAATAAAGATATTCAGTATTTCAAACCGGATGATATTGTAGATATTAGTGTTAAACTACACGGAACAAGTTGTATCATTGGCAAACTTCATGTAAATCAACCAATTAAACTTCCGTTCTTCAAGAGAACGTTTAACAAGTTTGTTGATTTCACACATCTGTTCAAATCACTTAGAATTACTGATAGTGAGGTCGTATATGGCCCTGTATATGCTTCACGTAAGGTAATTAAGAATAAATACATCAATCAAGATGTAACTGGTGGTTACTATAATGCTGACTTGTGGACTGAGTATGGTGATATTATCTATCCATATCTTGATGAAGGTATGACAGTATATGGTGAAATCTGTGGCTATCTTACTGGTGAACAATCAATGATTCAGAAGGCTTACGATTATGGATGCCCTGAAGGTGAGAATATTGTCATGTTCTATCGTATTACAACTACTAATGAAGATGGAACTAAGAAAGAGTGGGAGGTATCTGAGGTTCTTGATTGGACTAACAAGTTAATTGAAAGGATGAAAGCAGAAGGTAATGATAATTGGAAGCGTATCCACCCAATCGATATACTTTATCACGGTACTCTTGAAGAACTTTATCCCGATTTGGACACTGAGAACCATTGGCATGAGGCTTTGTTGGAACGTATGAAGAACGATAAGGAACATTTTGGCATGGAGGAACCGGAACCACTCTGTAAGAACTTCCCGGATTCACCAAGAGAAGGATTTGTTCTTCGTAAAGCCGGTGATACTGTACTTCGTGCTGAGAAATTAAAGAGTGTAAGTTTTACACTTAAAGAAGCCCTTGTCTATGATTCCGGAGCTGTTGATATTGAGGCTGCTGAGGGTTATGGTGATACAACTGATGAGGCATAACTTTTAAAGTTATTTATAGAAGATGGGAATTTTTTTATAAAGTTCCCATTTTTTATTTGTTATATGAATTAAAAATAGTATATTTACGAAAAATATAATATTATATGAATAAAAAATTAAATGAAATGTTTTCCTTATCATTACGAATGGGGAAACACATGACTAAAAATGAAGCAGATAGATTAACAGAAGCAATTTCTGATGATGCCGTTATCTTCAATATCGATAGTTTTTCTTCTGATTTAATGGAAAATATTAATAGGGACTATCGTGATTTTGGTCAAAATTATGTATATGGAAACCCATTAATTAAAGAAGGAAAACAATACATTAAAGAAACTTATGGTCAAATATTTGATGCTGACGATGTTATTAAACACTTGCGTGGTACTTATCATTTTGCTGATGAACAGTTTTATAAGGTCGAGGCATTTAATGGTATCGCAATATATTTGTTAATTGCTGATATTGGTGAAAACCATGACCTTATTGTTAATGACATGTCTAAAATGGGTTATTTCTTATCTGTCGAGAAACCACTTGAAAAGGATGGTCATACTTTATTACAGATGCGATTTGAACCGATTACGCAAAAAGATGAGACGGAAACAATCAAGAAAGAAAACAAATACTTTTATCACTTCACCCCATCTGAAAATATTCCAAGTATCATGACAACCGGTTTAATACCAAGAAACGATAATATGTTCTTTAGTTATCCACCACGAATATATCTTGTTAAAAGTAATGTAACAATGAATGACTTGTATGATTTGGGAGAAGACTTATCATTGAAAAATCTTAAAGATGATATAAAAGGAAAATATACTTTGCTTGGTATACATACAGACCGTTTACCGGATACTGTGCATCTATTTTATGACCCAAACTATGAACATGGTGTATTCACTACAGATACTATACCTAATAATTGCATCCAAGTAGGACAAGAATACCAATTCAGATATAATCATTGAGGTTAAATATTGTTAATCACTTGGTTATTTCAAATTTTTGTAGTATCTTTGCAGAAAATAAGTATATATGCCGAAATTCAAGAATAACTTAATAATAAATGTTTACAACGAGGATGCATCCTATGTGAGATATGTATTACGTGAACTTGGCTATGTGTCTGAATACGTAACAGAAACGGAATACATAAATGGTGGTCTTGTGACTGAAAAAACAGGTGTATACTACACAATGTTTGGTAGAGGAACTAATACAAACAGTCCTGACTACATTAATTGTGGAAATAACATTGAACTGTTCCTTTCGCTTGCATCTATGAGGGATGACACTGATATATATCAGTTATTCGTATCTGACACTGACTGTTCTTGGGCAAATCTCGGTATGTGGAGAAATAAGGGTGATTTTGAATTTTGCCTTGTTGATGACTATAGAATGGGAGAATCTAAGTTCAGCAATTCAATACCGCCCGCACATAAGGCATCCGTCGATGAGATTAAGAACTATCTGTTATTGAATCCTGAGTATAAACCTTATAAGTCATGGTATGAGAAAACATCAGTTGATGCAATATTAAGGAAAATGAATGATTTGGCTAATAAGATAATCAAGTCAGACGTATATTCAATAATTGCAAACAAGGAAATGTATGAGTGTCTTAAAAAAGAAAGTATTAGTAATTTATACAACGAAAGAACTTTCTTCGTGATGTTTAGACAGACATCAATTAACGTAACACTTGATGAATTTATACCGTATAAAATGGTTTTAATGAAGAACGGAAAGCCGTTAATATTTGTAAACAATGATGGGACAATTAGCAAAGTTGAAGAAAATAATTAAATCATGCTTTAATAAAGCAGAAACGGTAGAAACGGACGAAACACCGATGGATATTAAAATGACTGACTCAATAAATACAGATGAACTTTTCAATGAGTTAATGGAACATGTAATTACAATGTTCTATTACGGTTCAAAGGTATATGGTACAATGACTGATAAATCAGATGTCGACATTGTTGCCATTGTCGATGATGAGATTGATTTGTCCGGTTATGTTAATGGTATTGCAGAATTTAAAAAGGATAACAATGACTATCAGTTTATTAATGAGTCAACGTTCATCAATATGGTTATGGAACATCACATCATAGCCCTTGAAATGTTTTGGCTTCCTTCTGACCTCATAATCAAGGGTGATGTAAAGAGATATGAGCCTTACTTCAAACTTGATAAGTGGAAGTTAAGACAAGTGGTATCCAGTATAGCGAGTAATGCATTTGCAAAGGCACACAAGAAAATGACCATTGAAAAGGATTACGACCTATATAGGGGACAGAAATCGTTATTCCATTCAATACGTGTAATGGTTTTCGGTATACAGATTGCCAAATTTGGTAAGATAGTTGATTATCAAGCGGCAAATCAATATTGGACTATGATTTATGCAATGAAAGACAGTCCTTGGGAAGTGTATAAACAGACATTCAAGCCAATTATAAACCAAATTAGAAGTGAATTGGTTGTGTTATGCCCTAAACCTGAAGAGTTTTATAAAAATCAAAATTAAAAATGAAACTTAATAACAACACATATAATATTGAGTCTTTTGATTATGAGGCACATCAAATCTATCTGTGTGATGAAATAGATGATAAGATGGTAAAAGACCTGACAAAAAAACTTAATGACATCGTAATGGATGACAGAATAACAATCAAACGAAATATTGATATTTTGAATGAAACGATGTTGTTTGTAGATAATCAAAAATTTGAATTTAATTTACCGCCTATTAATATATATCTTTCATCTTTTGGTGGATGGTGTTATGCCGGTATCGGTTTGTATGACCATATTCGTGAAATAGGAAAAGAATATAATACTACTATCATATGTTCCGGTTATGTAATGTCTATGGGTACTATACTTTTGCAAGCGGCAAATAAACGTATAGCGAGAAAAAATACCACATTTATGGTGCATGATATGGCTGATTATATTGGTTTTAAAAAATTAGCCGACATAAAAGATAAGGTAGAAGAAGTTGAACGTTTAGGGAAGGTTATGGATGACATTCTTGTTTCAAAAACAAAATTCACAAAAGATAAACTTGATAAAATATATAAAGAAAAGAAGGATTTTTATTTTGATGCTGAAACGGCATTAGAATATGATTTGATAGATGAAATAATAAATTAAATTTTAATTGAAAATGAGTGATAATTTCGGTAAAATTCTTTTGGCAACTGTATGCGGAACTGGTATTGCATTATGGCTTTCAATCAGTTTTAAAGCCGCTTTGCTTGCAATGTCATTATTCTGTCTTTTGATGTGGTTTAACATTACATTGACCACTTTGGGTAATGCAATGATTGGCCGTGATGTCGACGTGAATTATGACATCTTTTGGAAGATATTCTTTATAATACTCGCATCTGCCGGATTTGGTATATACTTTAATATTTGAGTATTATAAGAAAAATTGTAAAAAATTAATTAATATGGCAAAAGTTTATTTCATTGTTTATAATATTTATTACCAAATAACGTAGGCTAAAACAAAGAAATAATGAATACAAATGAATTTATAGAAAAATCTAGAAAGGTACATGGAGATAAATATGATTATTCGAAAGCAGAATATATTAATAGTAAGACAAAAGTATGTATAATTTGTCCTGAACATGGCGAATTTTGGCAAATGCCTTATAAGCATTTACAAGGTAATGGGTGTTCTAAATGTAGCAAAAAATATAATTACACAACAGAAGAATGGATAGAAGAAGCAAGAAAAAAACATTTAAATGATAAATATGATTACTCAAAAGTACAATATATCAATAATCATACAAAAGTGTGTATTATTTGTCCAAAACACGGTGAATTTAATATAAGACCTATTGATTTTTTGAATGGACAAAATTGTCCTAAATGCACGCATAGAAGTTATTCGTATATTACTGAAGAATTTATTGAAAAGGCACGTAAGATTCATGGTGACAAATATGATTATTCTAAGTCTGAATATATAAATAATCATACAAAAGTATGCATAATTTGTCCTGAACATGGCGAATTTTGGCAAATACCAAATTCTCATCTAAATGGAAACGGCTGCAATAAATGTGCTATTGAAAAAAGAGGAAGACAAAAGAGGACAAAAGTAAAAGATTTTATTAATAGGGCAAAAATCATTCATAATGATAAATATGACTATTCAAAAGTTGAATATGTAAATACAGATACCAAAGTGTGTATTGTATGCCATAAGAAAGATAAAGAAGGCAATGAACATGGCGAATTTTGGCAGACACCCCATGCCCATCTTTGTGGACAAGGTTGCCCATACTGTAAACAAAGTACAATGGAAGAATGTGTAAGTGTTATATTAGACAATAAAAACATAAAATATGAGCGACAAAAAACTTTTTTATGGTTAAAAAATAAAAACAAACTAAGGTTAGATTTTTATTTACCTGATTATAATATAGCAATTGAATGTCAAGGTAGACAACATTTTGAAATCGTAGAAAGTTTTGGAGGTGTTGAAGGCTTTAAATATATACAAAATAATGATAAAATTAAAAAGAATTTATGTAAACAGAACAATGTTCAATTATACTATATGACATATAAAGAAGATATTAATGAAAAAATGACTCAAATTTTAAAATCTATTAAAAATGTGCAAAGTTAATTTTAGAAATGAAGATTGTTTAGAAACAATTAAAAAAATTAAAGAAAAGAATAAGAAGATTGACCTTGTATTAACCTCACCGCCTTATAATAAAAGTAGACATTCAAGTTCTAATAAGAAAATGAAACAAATGGAAACTTATAATGCAATGTATGATGGTTATGATGATGCAATGGATAATGAAGAATATTGTCAATGGCAATGTAAAATACTCAATGAAATTGATAATATATTAATTGAAAATGGTGTGATATTATATAATATCAGTTATAGTAATGAAAATCCCGATTGCATGTGGGAACTTATTGAAAATATTAGGCACAAAACAAATTTTATGATTGCCGACCATATTATATGGATAAAAAAATCTGCCCTCCCGCAGAATGTCAGCCATAACAAATTAACAAGGCTGACTGAAAATATCTTTGTCTTATGCCGTAAAAGTGAATATAAAACATATAATGCTAATAAAAAAGTAACCAAACAAAATAGTAAAGGGCAAAAATATTATGAAAACATATACAATATTATAAAAGCACCAAACAATGATGGAAGTTGTAGTTTGAATAAAGCCACATATTCAAGTGATTTGTGTTTGCAGTTACTTAATATATATGCAACTGAGAATAGTATAGTATTTGACCCATTCATGGGAACGGGTACAACTGGTATTGCATGTGAGAAATTCTGCCAAGCAGATACAATGATATGCATTGGTTGCGAATTGTCAGCAGACCAAGTGAAATTCTCTAAGGACAGACTTGCCAAGGTAAGGGAAGATATTGCTAACGGTAAGGATAAAGATGTAAAGAAACGTAAGAAAATAATTTAAAAATATAATAAGTAATGAGAAAGTATAAGGAAAACCAACTGAACAGATTTACAGACCAAACGTATACTTTTTTTAAGCATATGCTTGACATGCCGATAACGTCTAAAATACTTAGGCTTGCTGCCGACATCAATGAAGCAACTAACAATGAAATCGCAATGGCACTCATCTTATCAAACAAATGTATGTTATTTGGAGAAGAATTGCAACATTTTGATGGAACATGGGGCGACACCGCAAATGCGGAAAGTAATTTGTTAAAGAATAGATATGACGATAACATCAGTATGAGAAAAGAAGAATAGATGACTTTTACCGTATGTTTCTAAAGTATAAACAATCAATTAACATCAAATAAAAAATATGAAAAAGAATTATGAATATAAACAGATTGGAATCAGAAGCAATTATAAAAACGATTATGACATTCTTAAAGGTAAAGTCGTAGATAAAATTTCTCTCGCTAATGATAGAAACAATTACGACATGAATGAACTGATTATCACCTTTACTGATAAGACATATGTAGCGTTTGAAATTGATGATGATTCAGATGACCATGAATCTGAACGCAGACCTATATTGACAAATTCATGTGTGATTAACCCCAAATGCTATAATAGTGGTAATTTCGACTGTCATATTAGCGTAGTGGATGGTGAACTTAGATTTGACCCATTGATTGAAAACCGCATAAAACTTGGCTTGTGGGAACTGACAATGGAGGAAGCACAAAAACTTATTGAGGATGATAATCGTCGACATGAGGAATATGAATATAAGCAATATATTCGTTTACGAGAGAAATTTAAAAACAGAGAGAAAGAATTTGAAAACATAGCATGAAGCAACCAACTATAACACTTGATATATATAAATCCGGACCGGATTCTACGTGGAAACTTACAGAAAAAGGTAAATATTTAGCAAACCTTTTGGATAATGAAGGATTGCCATTTGAAGAAGCCGTAGAACGAACTGAAAAAGAATTTAAATCATAAAAATGGCACAAGCAACAATTATTTTAGAATTATTCAAGTCAGGCATACACCTAACATGTGGAGATACCGGACATGATGAGTTTATTCCACATGGTGACGGAAATAAGTTGGTTGATTTAATCAATGAAATCGAACTTGACACTGACCCGGATGCTACATTTACCCTAACAGACAAAGGAAAATATGTAGCGAAACTTATGGATGAAGACGGTTTATCATTTGAAGAAGCGCGTGAAAAAACTGACGAAGAATATAGTGAAAAATGATTATTATAGACCGCATCAATTTATTGAAGATAAGTAATAATAACCATTCAATACCCTTGGATGTCATTATAGAGCAAATGCGTAAATTCGTAGAGAAACATGATATAAAAGTAGAATTATTCCATGAATATAAATTCAATTAAAATAAATTAACTTTATTTTTTTGACATTATTATTTTTTTGTAGTATATTTGCACCGTATTTATATAAAATAATGCTTTATTAAGAACAAATAAGATGACATATATAGACCCGGCAATAACGATTGATAAGAACTGTATCAAGACAATGAATCAGATTGAGATGGAGGAGGAATTAAGGAAAAACGAAATTGAAAGACAGAAAGAATACGAGGAAGACCATAAAGATGATGATTTAAGGGAAGAAATAAATAAGGTCTCCGATGCACTTACTTCTGGTGAACTTAATATTGATTTCGTAGATACCAAAATATCATTTAAGAATGTCGATATATGCAGCAACATCATACCTTTGAGCGATAAACAGTTATTGGATATAACGGCAATGATATTGAAGGATAGGGCAAACGGCTACATTGTATATACGGAAGAAACAAATGACAGAATAATCACAGAGATAATTCCAATGAAATATATTCAGAGATTGGAATATACAATTACAGCCAATAGTAATGTTACAAGTACATTCAGTACTGATTTAGCATTCACTTTAAAGAAAGATGCACCTACCGATGCTGAATTTGTATATGGAGACCACATTATAGATTGTCCTCCAATTGATGAATATTCCAGACGTCGTTATCGTATACACATTATTGAACTTAAATGAAAATATGACAGAAATAAAGATTATGGATTGCCTTGATGCCAAGGAAGAAAGATTAAAGGCATTGGAAGTCCTTAAAGAAAAAATGCTTCTATTGGTGGATGATTACATTGAATATGCAACTTGTGACCATCCGGCACATATGAAAGAGTCAAGAAAAAAAGCAGATGAACTCTTCATGGAAATGGTATATAGAAGACAGGATTTTGAAGTCTTTATGTACGATTATCAAAAAGATTGGGATTTGAATTATCAAGACTACGGTTTGGATAAGGTATACGAAAGAAATTAGTAATTTTATGGGAAGAACGTTAAAAAGAGTGCCAATGGATTTTGATTGGCCTTGGCATAGAGTATGGAAAGGATATATTAATCCGTATAAAGGTGTAGATTGTCCGTATTGCTATGATAAAGATGAAAGATATAGTAATGGACTGACAAAGGAAGCAACGGAATATCAAAACCGTTGGTATGGTTTTAAATGTGATGAGAATTATATACCACATCCTTATAGAACAGGTTGTCATTATAATCCTAATGAAAAACCATATAATTTGGAACGTTGGGAATACGATTTCATTCTTTCTAAAGATGAACTCAAAAAAGACCTGTTTGAAAATGATGAACCTGTGCCTTATGAGGAAATTAAAGATTACATTCTAAAAAACCAACGCATAACATATAACAGGTTAGAATGGCAATTAACAGAGGAATATTGTAGGCGTAATGGTTATCAATTGTTTTGCCCTCATTGTGAAGGTGAAGGTGTTGTATGGCAGACACCGGAAATTAAGAAGCTTCATGATGAATACGAATGGATAGAACCGCCAACCGGTGATGGGTACCAACTTTGGGAAACAACATCCGAAGGTAGTCCCATAAGTCCTGTATTCTCGACATTTGAAGAATTGTGTGAATGGTGCGCCGATAATGCAAGTACTTTTGCAAGTTTCAAGGCAACTAAGGAAGAATGGATGAAAATGTTGGACGATGGTTTTGTCTATCATCAAGAAGGAAATGTAATAATGATTTAATAAATATTAATTAGTATGGATAAACATATTGATATTGGTGCAATTCTTGAAAATGCCCCAAAAGGTTTGAACTTATATTCACCGGCGTATGGTGATATTAAATTGGTTTCCGTTGACCCAATTGATAGAAATCGTAAGGCAACTCCAATGATTTGCTGTAAAAGCCGTTCAGGAAATGAGAAGAAATTCTTCAGAGACGGTACTATCTCGACACATGGTGAATGTATGCTATTTCCGTCTAAAGAATCTCTTAGTTGGGAAATGTGGCAAAGAAAATTATTTAAACCGGGTGATATTATTGTTAAAGACAATGATGACAAATATGGTCCTGCACAGACTTTACTTTTTTATAGACTTACTCCTTTGGTATACTTGGCTTCCGCTTATGATGAAAAAGGAAAAATAGATAACGAAGTGTATGTTAAGTATTATCGTTATGCAACACAGGAAGAGAAAAATGATTTCAATTGCCGATTGTTATATAACGGTTATGAATATGATAAAAATACAAATACCCTCGTACCAACCGGTATAGAAAAAATAGAACAAGCCAAGAAAATCGAAGAAGAATTAAATAAGTATAAATTAGAATATAAATTATTTAATGTTGAGTCACTTAAACCGTTTGATAAGGTATTGTATCTTGATTGGGATGGTTCACATGACTGCTGGAAACCAGGTATCGTAAGTATGGTCGTTAAAGATATTGTATATCTAATAGGTATGGATAGAGGTATAATGAAATGCATACCATTTGAAGGTAATGAACACCTTATAGGTGAAATAGTTAAAGCAAAGGATTTTTACATTAAAAATTAACAAAGTTTAAGATAAAATATTTGTTTTTATCGCGAATTTTTAGTAACTTTGCACTATAAAGATGAAAAAAGTATGGTGAAAACAATTTTATTAATGGGTTGGATGCATCTTATATGTGACTTTGTACTCCAGCCAATTTGTCTTTCTCAACTGAAATGTAAGTCATGGTGGGTAGAGGAATGTAAGAAAAACAATGTCGATTTCAAAAATTATCAAGGTGACTATATCAGTGCCTTATTGATGCATGGTTTCACATGGTCAATTATGATATTGATTCCGCCAATGTTCTTGATGGATGTTCCTAATTGGCTACTTATCAAATTCTTCATTATTAATGCAGGTGTTCATGCATATGTGGATGACCTCAAGGCAAACAGATTTAAGATTAACCTTTGGACAGACCAACTTATCCACATTATTCAGATTTTGATAACATTCTACATTATAGTATTTAACCCAACATTATTAGGTCAAAATTAGTCATGAAAGAAGAAAGGAAATCAATTAATTTCAGTTCGATTAAGAAACTTGAAGTATTCGACAAAAAACTAAACGAGTGGAATTTCTCATTAGTCCATAAAAAAGGCGAGGTTTACTATAGTGGCTGGTTTAAGAAGAAATACTATGAGGATGACATCTATATGGGTGATGATTTCGTAATAACATTCACGGCCAAGGAATTAATCGAAAAAGGAAACATCATTGAGGATGGAAAGGTGTTCCATGCGCCAAGAGTGCTCATTCACTACATCGATGGCGAGTATGATGTAGAATATTTTGGCACATATGAAGAGGCAGTGAAATATTATGAGAAATTATGTGATAAATTTGTGTTAATAGAAATAAAGAATAATGATTAAAAGATTTATACCCGATGTGATATAAATGAGCCAAAAATTCAAGGAATTATATCAGAACTGGTATAATAAGAACTCAGTCTTAGTGTATTGCACATTAAGTATTGTGAATTATGGTTAAAAATATTAAACAATTATGGAAAAGAAGATGGATTCAACGGAAAAGTCTCTCAAACAGAGAATGACTGAATTAAGAGCAAAAACCGATTTAAGACTACCGTTAAAAGGGTATACAATGATAGCAATTGACGGCCATTGCTTCTCGCGCCTTATCAAGAACAAGTATGAAAAACCGTTTGATGATAAGTTCATCAATATAATGAATGAGGTTGCAAAATATGTTTGCCGATATGTAGAAGGTTGTAAATTCGCATATGTACAGAGTGATGAAATAACGTTTGTCTTGACTGATTTTGACAATGAGACAACTTGTTCGTTTTTCGGTAACAGACTTACCAAGATTCTGTCTATTGTGCCTTCTATGGCAACGGCAAAATTCAATCAATTGGTAATTGCAGACCTTTGTGATACACCTTGTTCAAATGCTGATTTGAAACAGATGATTCTTGACCTTAAACTTGCTGAATTTGATTGCAAGGCGTGGTCAGTCGATAATTTCAATGATGTATATAGTTATTATCTGTGGAGACAAATAGATTGTATTCGTAATTCAAAGCAACAGACAGCACAGACATGGCTTTCGCATAAGCAGTTGGAAGGACTTGATAGCGATGAACAAATTAAATTGCTTCTTGACGAAAAGGGTATCGATTGGAATACCTATGATGACGGTAAGAAGTACGGAAGATTTGTCTATAGGGAAAAAGAGCATTATTTCAATGAAAAACTTAACACTGAGTATGATAGAACCGTATGGAATATTCACCCCGCATTCCCAATTATGGGTAAGGAAGGTAAAGAGAGATTCTTAGCGTTGGATAAAATCCTTGACATCGATGCTGTACGACCAGATGAGGCGGTACCGGCAGAACTCGAAGATATTTTCAAGAAATATGTCGATAAAAAGTATCCCATCAGACGTTCAAGTTCATTGGTAAATGATTTATGGTTCGATAGTCTCGATACTGTCGGCTTAATGATGGATTTGGAAAACAAGTACGGTATTAAGTTTGACGAAAAGGAAAACATTACATTAATTACCGTTGAAGATGTTATTAAGCAACTTAAAAAGCACGGTATAAAATTATGAATATTGATTTTAACAGACCGCAAGAAACACTTGCCAAGTTATTAACAGAAAAGAAGTTGACAATTGCTACGGCAGAGAGTTGTACCGCCGGTGGAATTGCCAATAGGATTTCATCAGTACCTGGTGCATCAAAATATTTAGTCGGTGGCGTTATCACATATGCGACGGAAGCAAAAGAAAAACTTCTTGGCGTGAAGCATTCAACAATTGAAGATTTTAATGTTGTTAGTGCAAACGTTGCGTTGGAAATGGCAACCGGTGCTATGAAATTGTTCGATACAGATGTTTCCATTGGAATTACTGGACTTGCAGGACCTGATGCTGTAGATGGTATCGAACCCGGTACTATCTATATAGCAATTGCACTTAAAACTGACAAAAAACTGAAATTACCTGATGTGGTTAAAATAATGAACTGTAATTTCAATTCAGATAATCGTGATGAAAACATCACTAGTGCAATATATAACGCTGTATTGCTTACTGCAATTGAGGTAAATAATAATTTTCCAACACTATGATAAATATACAGGATACTAAGGGCCATAGATACCAAATTAATGAAAACCACAGTCTTGGAAGCGGTGGCGAGGGTACAATTTATCCAATCTCCGGTTCAAATGGTAGTGGACTTGTAGCAAAACTCTATTTTAAGGCTTCTGACGCACTTTCTCAGACAAAGATTGATGAGTTATCACCCCTTGATGGAAATCTCTTTGTAAAGCCTCAAATTGCGGTCAGTGGGGATTATAATGGTTATATTATGGAAGAACTTAATCTTTCTGACTATTATCCAATATATTCCCTATATTCTCCTATGTTTGCAAACAAAAGAGGTCTTCCAAGTGACTATAAGAGGAAACTTGCAGAAAAACTAATCATAGGTGTTAAGAATGCACATGACAATGGTATTGTAATAGGAGACCTTAACCCATTCAATATCATGGTCAATGACCGTCTTGACCTTAAATTCATTGATGTAGACTCTTATCAGACAAAATCCTATAAGCATAATGACAAACTTTTGGAAGAGGTACGTGACTTCTATTTCAATGGAACTGTAAGTGAAAACTCAGATTATTTTGCATTATCCGTGATGATATTCAACCTATTCACCGGTATGCACCCATATAAGGGTATTCATAACGTATATCGTGATAAGTTGAAAGATAGGGAGATAAACAATATTTCACTTCTTAATGAAAAGGAAATTGGCAATATTAAGGTGCCTAAGTTCTATACCCCCATATCCGATACTGCACTGAAGGACATGTTCTATGAGATATATCAACTCAATAAGCGTTTCCTTATAGACATGAACGGCAAACACGTCGATACCGTTAAATTCGATGCAATTGTCATGTCTAATGAACTTCTTATCAAGGAACTGTTCAGTGGAAATGTCAAAAACGTTATTTCATCGAACAGATATATCGCTGTTATTACAGATACAGAGAAACGTCTTTATTCAGCAGATGGTAAAGGTATTATCATGAATTACGGTGTCGTGGATAAGTCTGAAAACCTCATACTGACTGATAAGAACATATATTCTCTCAGATATGGGCATCTAAGACATTATAACACTTCAAGCAAGCAGTTCGAGGAAATAACCTCATTGCAACTTACAAACGTCCATTGTGCCAAGCAATATGAGAATATCCTTATTGTAATTACAAAGGATGATAAGATGTATACTGTCTATCTTGACGAGATATACGCTAATAACGTGAAATATACCGTAACTAACGTATATCACAAGTCATTTATTAAAATCAATGGCTTACATGAGGTACTTGGTAAAAATTCGGTTATTTTCTATAATTCAAACAATAAGTTATCTTCATATATTATAAATGAGAAAATTGTTGATGTAATACAGAACCAAAATACCGGTATATATACCGTAAACAATAAAAATAAGGTTAAACACTACCTATTTACTATCAACAAGTACGGAGATATGAAAACTAAGGAAATTGACGATGTTTACCCATATTCATCCAATGACAGATTCATCATACTATATAATGACGATAAACTTCATTTCTTGGATAAGGAAACACTTAATGAGGTAGTATCTTTCGAAACAACCGGATTGGATAACTATAACATATCATTCACAAATGGTGGTATTATAGTATATAATCACAGTAAAGTTAGTGTTTTAAATACAAAATAAACAAATTTTAACAGTTTTATATTTCATACTTTAAAGAAATTGTAGTATATTTGCAACAGAGTTAAAAAAATATGTAAAATTTAATTAAATTTAAACAAAAATGAGAAAATTATTTCTATCAGGCCGTTTGGCCGCAAATGCAGAGCAGAAAGTAACAAAGAATGGTACACCGTTTATTGAATTCCGTGTAGGTAATAACGAATATACCGGTAGTGCTGAGAACAACGGACGTGAGACATATTGGTTCCGTGTAACTTCATTTAATCCAAATCATGCAAAACTTGCCCAATATCTGACAAAGGGTAAGTCCATTGAGGTAATTGGTGACTTGAAAGCAAGTCCGTATATCAGTACACAGACCAATAAGCCCGAAGCAGGACTTGAGGTAACTGCCAATGATATTATGTTTGACAATAATTTCGGTAATCCGCAGAATGCCGAGGGCACTGCCAACAACAACACCACAACGACAACAGCACCACAAGCACCGCAGGCCGCTGCAAACACAACACAAACAGCAAAGAAGACAACGCCACGTAATCCGACAACAACACCGATTACGGCAAAGACAGCCGCGCCTGCACCTGCTGCACCGCCAACGGACGGCAATGACGATACGGATGATTTGCCATTCTAAAAAAAAAGTTAAAAATTGAACGAGATTTCTTTGGAAGTCTCGTTTTTTTGTAGTATATTTGCAATATGAGAAGTATTTTAAAAATTGATAATATCTTAGAACGTATCAAACGTAATCCGGAACCAATTGAGGTTACAGAGGGTAGAAATAAGATTATAGAAAGTTTTAAGGACATCGAGTTTATTGAAGATGGTCATAAATATTTTTTGCCCAAACCAGATGGAACTAAAAAAGAACTCACATCTGTTACTACCATCATAGAACAGAAATTCGTGCCTTATGTCGATTGGGATGAAAAAGCAGAACTTAAAGCACTTAAATTAGGTATACCTGCCGAAGAACTTAAAGAAGAGTGGCTATATACCAATCATCTTGCTACGACAAGTGGTTCAATTCACCATGAGTACGCCGAAATGCTTGGTCATCTTTGCCAAGGACACCCAGAAGAGATTAATGACCGTTTTAAAATGCAATATGAGTGTGGCTATCTCTTCCCCGCTTGTCCTAAACAAGAAGCAGCACTGAAATTTCATGAAGATTTGTTCGCAATAGACAGTATATACCCAGTATTGGAAGAAGCAAGAGTATATAATGAAGAACTTGGCTATAGTGGGACATTCGATAAATTAATCTATTTTAAACACCCCACTGATGATAAAAAAAGTGGTTTCATCATAGTAGACTATAAGACAAATGCTTCATTAACAAATAGTTATGCACGTGAGAACGAACAACGTATGTTACCTCCATTCAATAATATGATAGATGAAGCATATAATCACTATATTTGCCAATTATCAGCATATCAGATACCAATGGAAGATATAGGTTTAAAAGTGATTGCACGTAGGCTTATATGGCTTAAACCTGACGGTACATATGAGAAATATAATCTGCCTGACGTTACGGATAAACTAAGAAAAGCGTTAAAAACTAATTAATATAAAAAATGGATAACAATAGAGATTATAGAATTGAGATTTTGCCTTATGCATTACCTGAGAATAATGGTAAGGTATGCGAAGTCGGTATTGAAAAGATGTCAATCACATACATTCAGCAAGACGATACAAATCACGGTGGAAAAGATGATGTACAGACAATCACTATTGAGACAGAGGACGCAATATGCACACGTGAAGAGGCTTTAAACAAGCAAGGGTACTATCTTGTCATAAAGACGGACAGATGGGCAGTAGATGAGCCTGAAGACCTTACAATGCTTATAAATGACTTCAAGGACAGACTATATTGTAACCTTCAGAAGTTAAAGGAAAATGAATACGTGGATGAAATGGAACGGAAATACCGTGACAAAATGACAATCACAGACGTTCCGCAATATAACAGCGGAGTATTAAATACCGATAATCCACAAGATTTCAAAGCAGAAGGACGGCCACTTCATGAGGGTTATGTACAACCTGACCAAGTGCTGTGTTAGAAGCAATAAATTCGGAATTACCAAAAAAGGTGGCAATAATATAGCAGTTGACACAACTGATTTATAAATACAGTCAGAAATGGCTGCATTTTTTATGTATCTACTGATATTTATAGAAAGTAAATACGTATTTAAATATGAATAAGAAATTGATAAGATTGACAGAAGCAGATTTACATAGAATCGTTATGGAATCAGTACGTAGAGTGTTGAGAGAATCTGAAGACGAATTTAGTTATGATGATTCACAAGACTTGGGTAAAGGTAGACATAGACAAACTATTATATATAGAGGTAAAGAAATAGGCTATTTGCTTTATGTCGAGAAAAACTTGCTTGCTCCAGTTGAAGAAATTTATATCTTACCAGATGTAGAATACGGAATGCAACCAAGTGAGGGGGGTGGCTTACTTGACGGTAAAAAAGGATGGATAGATTTTAAAAGATTCAAAAACTATAATGAAGCATTCAGATATGCTTCACAAAACTTTGAAAAACTTGCATATTTGTTTGAATATGGAGACTATGATTAAACCGCAACCAAGCCTACTATAATCTCCGACCACTTACGAACAAGTCCAATGACCTTATCAAGCATATGGGCGAATCTCTCTGATTCGCTCATTTTTCTTGTGTTCCAACGATACTTTGTGTCAAAAAGGTAGTTCCGTTTTTTTTTATAACATACCAATTATTAAAAGAGTTATATTCAAAATAAATTGATTATATATTAAACCATTCATTGTATAATGATAACCAAATTTCCTTAATTTGTCCTTTAAATCCATATCTGTATACCTTATTATATATAATATATAGGAAAACGGTTCATTTTTATCAATAAAAAATGTTCATCAGTGCATTTTTAAGAATAACACCAATGAACGACGGGGAAAGGAGTTAATAACAATAATCAGAACGTAACGGCACTGACTGTTGCGCCACTTGCACTTGAACTTACGGAACTTGAGATGAAATTAACCATCTTACGCAATTCCTTTGCCGTTGTGCCAAGTTTTGCCATCATTTCGGGACGGATGCCCATATCGTCACGTGCCTTTTCAAAACCGGTTTCATCACCAAGGCCAAACATGATAATGGAGAAAGCGAATGAGTTCTGTTCATCCTTATAGATTTCCTTAATCTTCTCCTTTACTTTATTTGCGTCACCGCCACAATTCTCCAAACCATCAGTGATAAGGAATACAAGTGACTTGGACGAAAGACCGTTATTTTCCTGCTCTTCCTTATAGGCTACAGCATTTTCAAGACCTGAAAGCATTGCGGCATAAAGTGCCGTACAACCACCCGGCTGAACATTGAAATCCTTTACATCAGCGATAGGATGGAATGCAGACTTCACCTCTACATTACTGTCAAACTCAATAATCTGCATCATTACACGGTCTGCAACATGTGAACGCTGAAGTTCATGCAAGAAATCGTTAAGAACGTTATTGAGGTCATTTACATAATCGTAAATACTACCGCTACGGTCAATAATAAACGTCACATTAATAGTCTCTGAGGACTGAATTGCTGATGGGTCGAAATTAGCAAAATTCAAACCCATGCTTGACTGAAAATTAAACTCTTCCATATTCTATACTATCATTTAAAAAGTAACTTCCGTAGATTTCATCAACTTAGCACCGAGCGAAACAGCCTTCTGATACACCGGGTCAGTATTAATATCAAAGTTACCAATTGGTGACATACAGTCGGTAAGAATAACCATCTTCTTTACAAGGTCCGGTGCATAAGTGTTAAGGTCATCGAGAGTGAATTTTACACAGTGGCTTTGTGCCTCTCCACACAAGAATACACGGTCATATTTGTTAAGCGTATCAAGCAGATTCTGATTCAACTGTGTTTCAGGACAATTTGGAACAGGAACTTCACTCTTCAGCACTGAATAACTTTCAGTTAAAATGTTAGACCCCTTAAATTCCATACGATAAGGAATACATGTCTCAATAGACCAATCCACGATTGCATCAAACACGTCCTTATAGATACACCATCCCTCCCCAGAAACGAGGCAATGCATGGGCCATATCGTAAGTGTTTTTCCGTTAGCCTCAAGTTCTGTAAGATAACGAACAGCCCACTGAGGATTAACTGCTGTCTGATACTTGCCATCCTTTACATCTTGCAAAGTAATAGTAGTAAAAGGTGCAGGATGATTTCCATCCTTGTCCTTCCAGAAGATTGAATGGGCAATATGGTATGGGTAATGTGAATCAGCAGTCAACGTAATCTGTTGAATTTTTCGTTTGTTATTCACAATGAAATCATGTACACGCTGTGCATCATCCTCTGCGCCGGGTACACTAAGTGCTCCATTTAACAATACAAAATCATTTTGCATGTCAATAATCAAAAGTGCATTTGTCATAACTCTAATCTATTTTTAAAATTGTTAATTATTATTATTAAATCTTCTTCTCAAGTGTTACCTTATAACCGAGTGAAAGCAACTCATTCATAAGTTTCACGGTCTTAGTATCTACGCTATCAACCTTAGTTGTAACGGTCTTCTTAGCAGTCTTCTTCTTATTCACATTCTCAGTGGATGCAAACAAATCAAGTTGACGAAGTGAAGTTGCCTTGCGGTTCTCCTTATTATATATGGTACGGTTCTGAGCCTTGAAACCACTCTTAATCTCACTCTCAGCACGGCCAAAACTAATCTCATTCATCTTGTCAATCGCCCAATCACGGTCAACCACAACGTTCTTCAAATCACCGAGTATTTCCTTCTTAACCTTACCCAAATGGAAATTGGTAAAGTAATAAGCAGCAGGATGATAGATACCACTACGCAAATCTCTCTGCCATTCAAGACACATGGACATAAACCTGTTCAACCTGTCCTCAGTTGTTCCAATTACTTTTCTCATCGTTTATATGTTTTTAAAGTTTTACAGTGCAAAGATACTACATTTATTTGAATAAAACAAATATTTTATGTTAAAAAGACTAAAATTACGTTACTACAGCGTCTTTGCCTATTAGTATCATACCTCTTCTCCTTTCTGTGCTTTAAGTTCTTTTAATTTAGGATAATCAACAACCCAAGAACAAGCACCATCACAAAGAACAGTAGTACCCCGATATCTTGTGCATACATAAGGATTTCCTATTGGGTGTTCTCTCCACGGGCATACCTCAATTCTATCTTGAATTTCTTGCTGTGTCATACCTCTTTCCTTTCTTTATCTTCTGTAAATTGATTCATACTCTCTCCCTCCACACAGCATAACTTCGTCTGGCTTGTCACCAAACCAATAATTATCACACATATAGCCTGCTATTGCATCCATAATTGATGGTGCAGACATAGAAAAACATCCTCCGTGTGGCTTATCAAGTGTGTCTTCGTGGATAACACGTTTTGATTTTCTTAATTTTCGGCAATTCCAACAAGATGGGGTATATGCTATTCTGTATTTTCTATTTGACATGTTTCAAGTCTTTAAATCGGTTTAATACTTCTTGATAAACAATATCGCTCCAAAATCCATAGTATTTATGAACTTCTCTTGCAATCAGACATATTTTTTTAATATCCACCGACCTTAGTGCAAGGTCTTTCTCTGCTTGGTGATATCCTGCTATATATGCTGGTTTCTCTATACAGGCATCTCCAAACGAAGAGCCTTCACAGTACTTCCTTGCTAATTCTTCTGCTTTGCTCATAGTTCCGTTTCTTTTGGTAGTTTAATATCAAGCCATAAGACTACATCGGGGATATTCCACCCACCTTTGCCGTAAGTCATTGGCATGTAGTGCTCAATTTTACCTGTTGTAATACTCTTTCCATCCCATCCTTTATGGTCTGGTCTATGTGCAATTGCTATTCGCATAATTCCCGCATCATTGGGAAAGTCCTGTGTGAATACCACGACCTCACGTTCATACTCTGGCAAGTCATCACCATCGGCAGGCTTCCATAGATGTTCTTTCTGCCACTTAGCAGCCCTCACAGCAATCCTACTTAACTTTGCAAACGACACCTTTGGGAACTGCTTGGATAATTCGTTGATATAATCCCCTAAGTCCTCGCTTATAAGCTCTTCTTGCAAATTCTTTTCAATTTTGCAAGGATTATCAAGATTTAGCAGAACAGATGTATATGCCCAAATACGACCTTGATAAACCTTTATACATCCTGTAAGTATTTCACCTGTATTATCGGAAGGGTTTATTACTACAACATCTTCTGCCTTATTTGATTTTTCACTTGCATCATGCCAAATACTACTTACAGGCTCTTCTTGCAATGAGTCAATATACATTTCCAATGTGGTGCAAATTCTATCTGCATAGTTTACGGAAATATTATCACCATCCATAACTGGAAGTAGGTTGTGCATCCTTACAACCTCTTCCCGTATTTTCTGTACTTTGTCTGTCATATTATTTGCTTATTAAATCTGTAACTTTATTGTACGATTCTGCGTTTAAATTGTATTTCGTGCCATTTTTAAGGATAAGTATATAGTCCGTGTAACTAAAACCGCTTTCTATATGACAAGAGCTGATTTCGTCAACATTGACTATTATCTCACAACCTCTGCTTTGAGTGCGTAAACTAATAAACTGTGCCATATCTTTATTCTTTTAAAAAAACGGGTCATAAGGATGTGTAGGATAACCACATTCAGTCATTTTGTTACGCTTATATTCTGGAAGTGGATTCTTGACGTTGTGTTCCTTACACCATTGCAAATATTCCTCTCTTGTGTACATTTTATACCTCATACTTCTTCTCCTTTCTGTACTTTAAGTTTAATAATATTCAGGTACGTCATATTCTAAAAAATCCATTGCTTCTGTTGCATGCATATTATATTTATGCATATGTCTTTGAACATCGTTATTTGTATATCCATTTGCTTGTATTCGATTATATTTCTTAAAATGTTCATCATATTGTTTACATAGTCCTTTACTAAGATTATCATCAATAGTAAAGTTTTTTACATTTCTAATACACCATACAATATATGCAGGATTTTTCTCTATTACTTGGAGTATAGTTTTACCTTTATACTTACCAAAATTGAGAAGGTTTTTAATGCCATGTATATTTACTAATTCTTTTCTTGTCATAACATTTTAAGTTCATTTAATTTTTCAATTATATCCACGCAAGCATCAACTGGACTGTTATAATGCTCTGTTTTGTATAAACATATATCAGTGTTAAAGATATTATATCTAATCATATATGTTTCTCCATCTCTATTTAAGCCTTTATGCATACTAAATGCATATCTTTGGTTATTGATAATAAGATGAAATGGCAAAATACCAAGCAACGCTGCAAGGCTCCAAGCACAAATGCATTCATAATTATCATCAGGTGTACCCACTTCTATAATCCAATCTTCTTTGGGATAATGGTTGGCACACCAATAATACATATCCGCACTTTCAAGCGGAAGTATCTTAGAAAGAACTTGACTTTGTTCTAAGTCAGTATAACTTTTAATTGTTGCCATAGTTATTCATTCTCTGTTCTCCATAAAGTATTCTCCATTTTGTCTGAGTAGGAAAACTCTATGAGTTCTTTAATGTTATCAAACTTATATTTCTTTAAAAAATAGGGACTAATATTACCTTTATTGACCTCCTCTACTAAATTAAGTAAAGACTTATATGGAGTCAATAGATTTCTAAGATATGCTCCTAATGTCTCCGTTGCCATAATTATTGTTATTTTTTTGCAAATATACGGAAAATAATTTAAATAACCAAATTTTTTATAGAAAATTAACAATCGGTAATGCAGCCATTGCTGATTGCTCTTTTTTTAATTTATCTGATATTTATAGTAAACAATATATTAAAATAATAATGTCGTGGTTATTTGAATCAAACAGATGGAAACACCTCGTTGGAGGAATTCTCATAGGTGCCGGTGCTAATACCGTTTACTGTGCGGCATATGCCGGAATTGGCGTAGCATCAGCACTTGAATTTAAAGACAAACTATGGGGTGGACAATGGGATTGGATTGATTGGTCATTGACTGTCCTTGGAGTAGTTATCGGCTATGCGTCAAGATTTGGAATTTTAACGTTATTGTGATATTAACAAAACAAACAAGGTTAGGTCATTTTCCTGGTCTTGTTTTTCTCATTTCTCCAAATATTATTAATCCATTCATAATTATAAGATTTCACGTTCATGAAGTTTAATAATCATAGCCACGCAAGCATCCACAGGATTGCCATATTCACTTGTCATATTAGTTAAACTGTATTGACAGATATATCTTTCTTTTGGTTCATTTGCATAATATAGTTTTCTTACCATCGGCTCTTCTGCATCAATTTTAGGCAAAACACTAAGCAATGCCGTAAGTGACCAGCAAGGAATAATTTGATTACCGTAATCTTCTTGCATACTTTTTATTGTACTTCCTTGATTTGGAGATACTATAAATTCACCATCTAAAATAGTCCAAGTAGCATAATGCATATCCGCACTTTCAAGCGGAAGTATCTTAGCAAGAACCTTTGACTGAGGAAGGTCTGTATAACTTTTAATTATTGCCATAGTTATTTAAATTAAATTTTCAAGACAATACTTTATTGCGTCATCAACAGCTTCTTCATAGCTACTGAAAGTTTTATCACAATAATATTTAGGAAGAACCCCACCATCAACAGGAACACTTATATCATCTATTTCATATTTCCATCTGCCCCCATTAACCATATCTATAGGAATATGTAGTAGATGTTTTTCTCTCAACCACTTCATTGCCATTTGAAGAGTTGGAGCTTCTATAGCTTCATATCTTTGTTTAGGAGTAATTCTATCCCAATAATTAATAAAACTTACAATTTCATTATTTTCATAAAAATGTTCTCCTTCACCTTTGAATCCTTTTTCTTTCAGTAATTTTGCTATCTCAAAAGAAACATAATCTTCTTTAATTGCTGCCATAGTTATTTCTTTTCTAAGTTATACATCCCCTCTGGTGCTTCAAGTGCAAGACCTTTCCCTATGAGTCCTCTATAGTCAAAGTGATGAGCATTGAGCCAATCTGTCATCTCATAATTTGGAGCCCAATCATGTATGTACTCAAAGGGTGCAAATCCATAATAGCTACTAATCTTTTTTAATTCACTGTACTCTTCCTCAGTCATACTTGACATTGGACGGAGATATGGTTTTATAAGGATATTGTTATTACTTAAAAATTGAAGAACATAGGTATCAAAAATCCTTTCTGTTATTGTTGAATGTTTTCCAGTAGTATCTTGTATAAATACCTTTACTCCATAAGGCAACCTTGCACAAAGGTCTTTGAGTAATAGTTGTTTATCTTTTTGTTCCATAGTTATTTCTCCTTTAATTGTTCAATCAATTCTTTCAATTCCTGTTTACGCTTTGCCCATTTAATCGAATCACGTTCTTCACAGAAGCGACAATTTCCTTTGTGAGCAAGAAAGTCATACCCAATATATTCACAAGAATCTACTGTATAAGTTCTATAGAAATATGGTTTGTATGTTCCATCTGGTTGTTTTTCTTCGCACCCCGCCATCATCAATGCGGCTGCTAATAGGATAATCTTTTTCATAATTTCTTAACTTTTTCTATTTTTCTGCAAAATTACAGCAAAAAAACCAAAATAGCAAACTTTTTTAGTTAAAAAAATATAATCCCCATTAAAACAAACAATTTCGTCTAATGGGGATTTATTATAAATAATATTTCTTGTCTTATAATACACTTAATGTATAATTTTGTTTATAAAATTGAAGAATTCAATACTAATATTCCAAAAGCGAGGAGGCTAAAACCTCAAGAACGCCCTAACATAGAAGTAGCTGTTCTTAGCGTAGCCGTCCACGTTACCATTGTCCATAGCCACGAGCCAAGCGTAGCCGCTACTGTACTCTGAACTCGACCAATAGTATTGATATGTATCCAACTGAACACCAACATTACCATACTTAGTATTCAATGCACTTATCGTGTCATTCACTTGATACCTTATGCTTGGAAGATATGCCAACTCACCAGCAGCTGGAAGATACCAATCGCCAGCACTTGTGCCACTTGTCTTGAATTTCTTGCAAGCCGCTGCTGCAATGTACGTTGATGCTGAAGCATTCAGTATATTGGTGTTTCCAACACCGTCATAATCACTTAAAGAGCCAACGCTTATAACGTTGTGCTCAGTAGCAGTTAGGTCGGTGTATGGATATGTTATATTAGGTGTGTCAGCGTATGACAAGGCAGTAGAACTGCTATTGGCTTGGAACTGAAGATAACCTCTTTCATTACTTCCATCACAAGTAGTATAATTACTCAGAGAAGTGTCTGTTCCAATTCCACCCCACTGCATTGTCACATTATTTGTCGTTCCTGTTGTCTGCATCGTACCATCAGTATTTAGACAACCAAGTGACATAATACCATTCGTTTTATCTCCATAGCGGTTATGTGAAGCAGGAACAACTACGATACCGATTGGTGTCCAATCGGAAGCTGACGGCCAATTATTTTTTTCAAATATTTGTTTCTGTGTCGTATCGTTTTTGTTTACAAATAACACACTCATTGGCGGCATTGGATTACCTGGTTCTCTATATACGCCCCGGACGCAGAAGCCGTAGAAACGGTAGCTGTTGTACACGACACCATTGCTCCTGTCCACGCTGAGGTAGTGCCCGTTGACCGGGTCCGACGTGCTAAGGGACGAAGACCAAAAATAGCCGCTATAACCTCGGCCGCCGAGGCCACCACTGATGCCGAGGCCGGAAGCAGGAAAAACAACTTTCTTGGTACTATCAGTTTTCAGCGTGAATATACGCCATTTATTTGTACTGTCCCAAGTTTGATTACATGCATTGATAAGTTCAGTGTATTCTGCTTCTGTAGGCATCCTCCATCCCTTACCCATGTTGAATGTTGCCGCATCGTCACTTGATTCAAGTACGGTTTTATTATCCACAGTACCATATGATGAATTATTATTGTACTTAGTTAAGGTGTCATAACTACCATTACAATATTTGTAATCATTCCATTCAAAGTACTTTTTACCGTCTCCTGAGCCTACTTCTGAGGAAGCATAACCTTGAATATCGCCCCATTGGAAGTATTTTCCGTATTCACCGACTTTTGTTGCCCCGACATCAAATGTTGCCCATTTAACGGACAATCCCATGTCAACGTATTCATAAGTTATACCATCCGGTGACACACTGCCGGCACTAAATAACAAATTTCTTCTTCTCATTTTTATAAAAAAGTATATATAGTCACTAATAATTAGTGACTATTATACAAATTTTAATAAAATATATTAAAAAAAATAAAACTATATATACTATACTTTAAATGAGAAGAAGAGAATTGTTAATAAATGAAACTAAAAACGGTTTAACGTTGGAATATAATCAAAAAACGGTATCCGGTACAAGCGGTGGTTTTACTGTGAATATATATTATGGTGGAGAATTATTAAAAGATGACGGCGTTACCGTATCAAAAAGCGAAACATGGATATCATCCGCATCATATTATAAAAGTAACGGATATATTTCAATATCCTATCAAGAAAATACTGATATTGCCAATAGTAGGAGTGGCACTGTTACAATTACATATCAAGGTGAAACCGTAGAATTAGAACTTACGCAAAATGAAGGTAGTGTAAAACTTACTTTGCACGACGTAAATAATTATGGTGCTGTATCTTTGGCGGCATTTGTTAATCCAAACGAGAATGCCAAATATGTGAGCGTTAGTTATGGAACGGCATCTGATTATAATTGGACGTTTGGCAAAAACATAACATGGCTTACTTTTTCAAACCAGTCAGGTCGTTATCAATACATAAAAGCCACAGAAGATTTTTATAGTGGTTCATACAGAAGTGTTTCTGTACGGGCAACACATAAGACACTTAATAAAAGTGCTTATGTGTATATTGGTCAATATCCTGCAGATTCTGGATGGTATAATAATATTCTATGTTCAGATAAAAAAGTATATAGTATGACAGAAATACCATCTGGTGTAATACCGATTGGAATTAAATGTAGTGGCGACTATTATTATTCATTAAATACGATGTCTTATTATACGCCAGATACCGGTAATGCCGGCAATTCTTCAAGTAACTCTCCATGTTACGGTGGCGATGGCTATACTATTGGTGGAATGACAGGCAGTGATACACCGGAACAATTATCAGCAAAAATACTTGCAGTAGATAATTCAAATAGTACGGCATGGAAAACAGCAAGTAAAATAACTAACACAACTAATAGTCAATACATACATCCGGCGGCACAGTGCTGTTGGAGATATCATACAACAGGGACAAATCAAGGTGACTGGTGTCTGCCAACAGGTAGTATGGCAAGGATTATTTGCAATAGATATGATACCAGTTATGACGGTCCTCATTTAGCACTTGTTTCACTACATAATAAATGGGGTGTTAATACCACTAAATATTTTTATCCGGTTTTAGGGGGGGCGCGAAACAGATGCCACTAAATGCTATGGCGGACAATGGTCTGGTAGTACCGCACAAATAACCTCTACTCTATATAAAAAATCTTACTATAATGTCCGTGCTGTGATATATGCACCACAATCGGCATAATTTTATAAAAATAGTATAGTATTTCTTATAAGTGTTTTTGGATAAGTGAAATGTTATTAACAAAAATAAATGCGGTCAAGAAAAATGGCCGCATTTATTATATATAGGTATGAATAACGTCATGAATTGTGATTACTCTCCTGCTGGTTCACTTGGCACTTCCTCAACATTCTCAGTTTCAACCTCGAAGTTAAGTTTCTGCGGATAACCGCTTGTATAGTCGAATGCATCAACTGCCTCGATTGTATCAAGAGCCTCAACCGAAAGTTTATGCTGTTTCGTTACCATATAGCACTGGTCGGCATATAACTGAATCTGTGCAAGCATATACTTAGCATCCTGTGTCGTTACTTCCATAAGGTAGTCACCGACATAGAATGAAAGTGTCTCAACACCTAACAATTCAGACGATTCGATTGAAGAACGGTAGTTACTTCTCTCATCTGCCGTAAGCCAGCCTTCGATTTCATGATTAACTGTGAAGCCATTAATATTTGAACTTCGGTCATATTCATCGATTCTCTGAATCATTTCAGCCTTTGCCTCTTCAAGAGTCCTTACGTGAGGAGGGGTAAGTTGCATATTCCAAACCTCCTGAACTGTCGCATCCGGATTAGCCTCATGGAATGCGACCTGTTCATCAGAAAGGAGAACCCATTTGAAATCGATGAAGTCTTCCCATGTCGTGCCAAGGTCTGAGTACAAATCACTTGTAAGCAGTTTATCAAGTTCTACGTAAAAGCCTACTGCATCTCTTTTAATATATGTATATTTTGCCATTTTATATTATCAGTTTATAATTTTTATTATATGTAATATTATGCGCCAAGATAACGGATATATGCTTTATCGCCATCTGAGATTACGTTGATTTCACCGTATTTGCCACTTGCAATATTCATTGATGTGCTGTCATTCAGACACTCATAGAAATTCTCAGATGTGCTAGATGGTATGGTAATTGTAACTGCGTCAGTTGCCTTAACGATGATATGTATTTCATGTCCGGCAGCAGGTAAACTTTCCAGGGTGAAATTATCATCGCCACTAAGATTTACACGTACAAGACGTTTGTCGACAGGAATATTTGCAACGCTTGTAAGTGGAGTCGTGTCTGTACCGTTAGAACCTGTCAAGAAATCTGTTTCGGCCTTTGCAGTAGCACCGTCAGCACCGTCAAATGCGGTTCCGGCAGCTGTACCGATTTTTGGCACATCACTCATTGTTGCGGCCTTGTTGGTGTTTGCGTTATAAGCAGTGTTGAACGCAATAGCATCCTGTTTGTTGTTCCAAACATCCTTCTCACCGGTTGTAACAAGTGAAAGCTCTGTGCCTGAAGCGGCTGCTGCCTTGCTTTTAAGTGTACCAAGGTCTACACCGTTAGCACTATCACCGTTTGTGGTATCACCGATAGTAAGTTTATAAGTTGTATTAGTGGTTGAATAACCCTTACCTTCAACGAAACTTGCGACTGCTGATGAAGTTGGGATATTTGTTGATGAACTTGAAGCATCAATTGAAGTGTCAACGGCTTTTGCTGCGGCATCACCGAGAGCAGGTTTACCATTCAAATCGCTGTAATTACCACTGAATGTAGAAGTGCCGGCACCGATGTTTGCACGTGCATTTGCTTGTTCTGCTGAAGTAAGTCCCTGGTTTGCAAGTGTTGAAACGGCCTTGAAGTTACCTACGTTACCGAGGCCGACATCTGTGCTTGAAAGTCTCATGTCGGTCTTCAAGGTAGCAACACTTACGACTGAAGTTGTTTTTCCACCTACTGTCTTAGTAATTTCCTTGTCAGTCGTGTTATATGAAACATTAGTTACGCCACCGGCAGATGCGTTATCCCATGCACTAACCTTTTCTGCTGTAATACCTTCCAATACACCCATATTACTATGTGTATGGCTTGCAGTCATTACATCAGTAAGTTGTATTTGGCTACCACCTTGAGGTGTATATACATACTTAGTAATAGTGTTATCAATCTGCTGAACAACTGTCGTATCTTGTGAACCGGGAGCAAGAGCATCTTTGATAGCCTTTGCGACGGCATCAGAAATCGCATCTGTTAATGCTTTCTGAGCCTCTGTTTGAGTACCTCCTTCAGGAGACACTGCTTCTGCCACTGACTCAGCGACGATTTCATCAACTTCACCCTTTGCAACATAGTTGCTTGCATCAAAAATATCCTCAACAGGAATATTGATGTCGCTCTTACCTGAATCGGTATTGAATGTAAGCACAAGGCATTTAACGCTTTGTCCTGAGATGGTAACGTCCTTTATTTCTGCATTTGTAAGCATGCCGTCCTTAACGAAGTCTGTCGCATCGAGTTGAACCTTAACAGTAGAGCCATGTTTGAAGGCAATTACTTTCTTGCCTGCAAGTGTACCTGTACCGTTTGTATATTCCGCACCGTCGAAGAAGTCTGCGATGGCACTTGTTGTTGCATATCCGCTAAGAGTAGTCGCAAGATTCTCAGTTGTTACGACGTTTGCTTCTTTCTGAGCAGAAGAAGGTGTTGTTGTACCATAGACGGTCTTATTGATAAGTTGCTGTACGTTTGTTGCGGCACCGGTTCCGCTTGGAACGGTATTCTGTCCAAAGATAAGGTTATTAGCCTCTGTTTGTGTATAGACATCAGCAGAGTTTGCCTTAGCGTTAAGGGCTACCGTAACTGCGTTCTGAGACATAATTGCTGTGGTAGAACTACCAGTCGTTTGAACGGGGTCAATAGGCTGAACGGTATAATTTGAGATGGGAACATACTGTCCCGAACCATTTTTGTATTTTAATACTGCCATTTTTTCTTAAAATATATTAATAAATATTATTTTCTATTTAAATAAGGTGATTATCGTCTTTAAGTTTCTGAATAATCGCATCGACTTGTGCCTGGGTATACACTGCGATTGCTGGTGATTCAGATGTATCGATGATTATTTCGGTGTCTGTATCGGTTGTCGGGTTTTCTCCGATAACAATCATATTGTCGATTTTTTCCTGAATGTCATCATCTTTTCCTTGTAATGCTTCAACCTTTGTGTCAATCTGCTGTTTGCTATATACATCAACAGAAATAGGGTCAACTGACGTATCAACGAAGATGTCTATGGTATTATCCCCTGAAGGAGTAGTTCCACCAATCTGAACTTCTTTCACATTAGCCGCTTGGCCTGCCGATGTATCAACATATTCCTTTGAAACGAACTCAACAATTTTATTGGCATCGTTCTTAATGGACATACGTTCATAACCATGAGCATAGTTAATACCAATCTCGCCAAGTAAAATTTGGTCAGTAGTAGGAAGTTTCGGACTACCATTATTGACATCGTTACTCTTTACGTGCTGTAAGTGTTTATTTGCCATTTATATTTATTGTGTTATCTTTTATTTTATAAAAATGGTGTTATTCCTCATTAGTTACAATATCTTCAATTACGAATGAAGGCATTTCAGGATAACCGCTTGTATAGTCGAATGCATCAACTGCCTCAATTGTCTCAAGGTTGTTAACAGTATCCTTGTGCAACTGTGTTACAATGTAGCACTGGTCGGCATATAACTGAATCTGTGCAAGCATTATCTTAGCGTTTGCTGTTGGTACTGTAACCAACATATTGCCGGCAAAAAATGTCAGTTCTTCAATACCGAGTGTTTCAGCAGAATCAATTGAGTTACGATAATTTGCACGTTCATCGGCAGTGAACCAAGCCTTCACGGAATCATTTATTATGAAAGCATTAACATTGTCGGATGAATCGTATTCAACAATTCTCTGAATCATTTCAGCCTTGGCCTCTTCAAGTGTCCTTACGTGAGGAGGGGTAAGTTGCATATCCCAAACCTCCTGAACTGTCGCATCTGGATTAGCCTCACGGAATGCAACCTGTTCATCAGAAAGGAGAACATATTTATTGTTTATAAAGTCAACCCAAGTCTCACCGATTGGAAAAAACGATGGAGATAACAATTCATTACATTCGACATAATAATCAATTACGTCTCTTTTAATATACGTGTATCTTGCCATATTTTAATTTATAGTATTTTGTTTTTATTTTAATTTATTATGCGCCGATGTAACGGACATAATATACAGGTGATGTGCTTGTACCTGCATTAATTACATTGATTTCACCTAATTTACCGCTTGCAACCGTCATTGTCTTACCTTCGCCATCTACTGTATTGAACCAAGTAGAACCGTCATGCGGGATGGATATTTGTGCTTTTACACCGTTGGCTTTTATTATAATCTGTATCTCTCGTCCAGCGGCTAAAGCCGAACTGAACGAAAGGGTTTGAGAAGTTCCACTCGAAACGGTTATGATGTTAATCCTACTTGAAGATGACATGCTTGCTACGGTAGTACCGGTTGCGATACTATTATTGAATGCAGTTTCACTAGCAGCACTGTCAATTTGCGCACCTGTATAACTACTTGAATATTGTGCCATATTTAAAATTTATTTATATTGTTTATTAATGAATTATTTTAAATTATTTAAGTACTAACTTCGAAGTATTGGCCGTTAGATGTTATTAAAGCATCAGAACCACTTGGTTTGAAGTTCGTAATAATCGAGAATGTATTGGTTGCTTCGCCTGCGTTGTAGTTTGTTGATTCAGCAATAGAGGCTTTAACTGTATATGTACCGATATCTGATTTAGAAACCGGAGCAGTTGAAGTATAAGTACTTGTACCAGGATACTTGTATGTATAGGTTACTACGCCACTGCCACTATTGCCACTTACAGAAGGACTCTGTGCTGTTTCACCCCATACCCATCCATTCATAGAGACTGATGGAGTAATATTTGCCTTAGTAACTGTTAACGTACCGTTATTCTTTGTTATTGTGAAACTTGACGATACATCAGTTCCACCACTGTTCTTGATAACGACACTACTCAATGTCTTAGTGGCTGTACCTGCATTGGTTATACTACCTGAGCAAGTGTATGTTGCTGTATGGCCGGTTGGCAAGTTAGTCGTAGTACCCGTGTTAGAAGCACTATGTGCATTTCCGTCATAAGTCCATGACTCATCAGTAGCCGTAGATGTGACAGCCCTTGCATTAACGGTAAGCGAACCCTTAACGTAAGTAATACTATAGTTTGATGTAACGTCTGTACTACCACTCTTAATAACAGCAGAACTTGGTGTATTATCGGCAGAACCCTTGGTGGTAATTGTGCCTGTGACTGTGCAAGAAGTCATAGAATGGCCACTTACAAGACCTCTGTTAGTACCGGTAGACTCTGCTGTTGCACTATTGTATGTCAAAGCAGTACCGTCATAGGTCTTAGAGGTAGAACCTGCCGTAACATTGATTTGTCTTGCTGTCACTGTAAGTGTTGCGGTCTTACTTGATGGCAATGCATAGTTGCTATTGCTTAGGCTACTTGCTGTGACAGTTGTCGTACCTTTGTTGGTTATACTATTACCACTAAGTGTCACAGTGCATGTATCACCACTTGCGAGGTTTCCTGCTTTACATGTTGTGCTGTGTGCTGCACCGTCATATACCCACGTGACATCACCCCATGTAAGTGTAACCGTTCTTGCTGTCACTGTAAGTGTTGCGGTCTTACTTGATGGCAATGCATAGTTGCTATTGCTTAGGCTACTTGCTGTGACAGTTGTTGAACCGACATCAGTGATAGAGTTACCTGTTAAAGTAACTGTACACGTATCACCGCTTACAACATTACCCAATGTACACGTAGTAGAGTGTGCCGTCTTGTCATAAGTCCAAGAAGTCGTACCCCAAGTAAGAGTAACCGTTCTTGCACTTACTGTAAGTGTGTTAGTATTTGCTGATGGTAGCTTATAGTTACTATTACCCAATTCAGATGCTGTAACAGTGGCTGTTCCGACATTGGTAATTGAATTACCTGTGAGAGTTACATAACACGTATCACCCGATATTAGACTACCGGCAGTACATGTTGTTGAGTGTTCCTTCTTGTCATAAGTCCAAGAAAGTGTACCCCAACTTAGTGTTACTTCTTTCTGTCCGATTGTTACGCCAAATGAACCGGTTTTTGTATTATAGTTAGTGGTATCGGTAGGCGTGAATGTCCAACTTACAGTCTGACTGCCGGCATCCTTTCTTGTACCGCTAGTATAAGAGAACTCACCCGCTGTTGTGTTAGAACCTGCATTATACAATGTCTGAGATACGCCGTTATATACAAGTCCAGACTTGGCGGTTGGAGCATTATATGTTGGGTTAATCTTAGCGATTGTCACACTGCCTGTTATCTTACCACTTGTTGAATTATAGTTAGTTGTATCTGTTGGTGTAAACGACCAAGTAGGGTCAGTATATGTTCCGGCATTGGTTTTCTGAGTATAAGTGAATGTACCTGCGACTGAAGTGGTATCGGAACTACTATGTTTCATTGCACCACCACTAAGAAGATTTTGTGCAGAACCTGTATAGTTCAAACCGGTTCTCAACGAAGGACTTGTAGAAAGTACCGGAGTAACCTTAGCGATTGTAGTGCTTACATTATTAGGACTACTACTTGAACCTACACCATTGTAGTTCGTAGAAGCATCTACATAATAGTATATAGTATATGTTGCTGCATTAGTAGCAGTTGGGATTGTAGTTGTCCAACTTCCACTTGTGCCAACTCTATAATGTACTGTACCCGTATTACCACTTACGGTTACGAGGTTCTGAGCACCGCGAGTGTATGAAAGACTTCTACTTGAAACACCCGCAATGCCGGATGCCTTACCGATTGATGTGCTCAGACTCTTAGATGACACATCTTTATGGTTGCCATCACCTACAAGTCTCCAATAACTTGTGTAAGATGTGGCATTTGTGCCCGTTGGAATAGACGTACCCCAAGTACTGTTGTCTGAAGAGTACTGAATCGTACCATGACTTGTCGAGCCCGCATTAAGTAATGCTTGTGCCGAACCGCTATAAACAAGTCCTGTCTTAGCAGTTGGGGCTTCATATGATGGATTAGCCTTGGCGATTGTTACAGCAACACTGGCCGGACTTGAAGAACTGTTAAGTGCCTTATAATTTGATGATGCATCCATGTACCAATATACGGTATAATTGCCGGCACCGGTTCCAGTAGGAATTGTAGTTGTCCAACTTCCACTTGTGCCAACTCTATAATGTACTGTACCCGTATTACCACTTACAGTAACAAGACTCTGAGCATTACCTGTATAAGTAGGTGCAGTTGCATTGATAGTCACACTACCATTGGCCTTGTTAATAGTAAACGTTGCCGAACCTGTGACATTGTAGTTACCGCCTGTATTATCGGTAATTGTTACTGTTGCCGTACCCGCATTTACATTGTTACTATAAGTAACCGTGTATTCAGAAGCCGGAATAACCGTACTACCGTCTTTCACAGTAACTGTTGGCGTGCAAGCACTACCACTATATGTATATGTCGACTGACTTAATGTAACTGTTGCCGTTACTTCTTTCTCGTTGATAGAACATGCAATACTCTTAGCAGCCACGCTATTGATATTACTGTCACCGTCCACCTTATAGTATAAGGTATAACTGCCTTGGTTTGTAGCGGAAGGAACCGCTGTCTGCCAAGTACTATTATCAAGGCTATACTTCAATGTACCGAAGTTAGTAGATGCGGCATTTGCCAATGTCTGAGCAGAACCGTTATAAGTCAGAACCTTGGCGGTTGGGGCCGTTACAGTAGGAGTTACCTTACCGATTGATGTGCTCAGACTCTTAGATGACACATCTTTATGGTTGCTATCACCTACAAGTCTCCAATAACTTGTGTAAGATGTGGCATTTGTACCAGTTGGAATAGACGTACCCCAAGTACTGTTGTCTGAAGAGTACTGAATCGTACCATGACTTGTAGAACCGGCGTTAAGCAATGCTTGTGCCGAACCGTTATATGTTAATGTCTTAGCGGTTGGTGCTGTATATGCCGGATTAGCCTTTGCAATAGTGAATGTATTGGTAACTGTTGCGCCATTATAGTTTGCGGTTTCAGCAATAACAGCACGTACCACATAATTACCCGCATTGCTTGGCTTTGTAGTTGTATAAGTAGAGTCAGCAGCCCCACTAACCTTATAAGAATAGGTTACTGAGCCACCGCCACTATTACCACTTACTGATGGGCTACTAGCAGTGCCGCCATAAGTCCATCCGTCCATAGATACCGACGCACTTAGATTAGCCTTGGCCACATTCAATGTGTAGCTTGCAGTCTTTGTCGCGTATGTGTAGTTAGAACCGTCAGTAACTGTAGCCGTAATAGTTGCTGAACCTGCGGCCTTAATTGTAACTTGACCGGAAGTATTCACAGTTGCAATACTTGTATTGCTTGAAGAATAGGTAACTGAACCATCACCGGTCTTGGTCAATGCATTAGTAAAGGCACTATTGCCATAGGTTTTATCTACGGTTGTAGTCGCATAACTGATACTTCCGGCAGCCTTGCCAATACTACACGTAATACTATCAGAAGCAACGTCATTGATGTTACTATTACCGACTACACGATAGTATACTGTATAAGATGCGGCATTCGTTCCTGTTGGTATAGTTGTACTCCAATTGGTATCATCCAAGGAGTATTGCAATGTACCGAAGTTAGTAGATGCGGCATTTGCCAATGTCTGAGCAGAACCCGTGTAAGTAAGTGACTTGGCAGTTGGGGCCGTTACAGTAGGAGTTACCTTACCGATTGATGTGCTCAGACTCTTAGATGACACATCAGTATGGTTATTATCACCAACTAAACGCCAATAACTTGTGTATGTGTTGACATTTGTTCCGGTTGGTATAGTTGTACCCCAATTGGTATTATCAGATGAATATTGAATCGTACCATGACTTGTCGAGCCAGCATTAAGCAATGCTTGCGCTGAACCGCTATAAACAAGTCCTGTCTTAGCAGTTGGGGCGGTATATGTTGGAGCTGCCTTGGCAATCGAGATAGTAGCACTTGAAGACCATCCGCTACCAGTATAGTTTGCCGAAGCCGTATAATAAGCTTGTGTGTATAAAGTACCATGATTCGTCTGAATTGGGTTAGAACTTGATTCAGTCCATGAACTATTATCAGTTGAATATCTGTACTTAGTAATTGTTGCACCTGTTGCCGCACTGAATGTTGCACTTGCAGCAGTGCCATCATATGTTTTCTCTACACCCGTAGGAGTAGGAATAACAATAGCCTTACTATTAATCGTCACAGTAACAGCAGTTTCACTTATTGCAGTATCAGTATGGTTAGAATCACCTTTTACGTAATACCATACATAATATGTTCCTGCATTCGTACCGGTTGGTATTGTTGCACTGAATCCGCTTGTGTTAGTTGGTTTGCTATTAGATGTGGTCATCTGATAATACATTGTACCACCGTTAGCAGTACCAGCATTTACAAGGGCTTGTGCCTCTGTATTATAAGTCAGTGACTTAGCAGTAGGCTTTTTTGTAACACTTGCCGAAACCTTATTAATTGTAAGTACACCAGTATTATATGTTACTGAGTAGTTACTAATGCCGTTTGTGGTTGCGGCAGCAGATGGCGTGATTGTACCGGTTGTTGTCACATTAACCGTGCTTTGTGTAAGCGTAATTGCAGTTAATGAATCACCGGTTACCAAACCTGTAACAGTAACTTGGCCTGTACCTTGTGTAATTGCAGTACCATAATTTACTGTCTGTGCCTTTGCTGTAATCGTAAGTGCTTTCTGTGTAATTGTCAGATTTGCAGTGTCATAAGTAACACTATAGTTACTGATACCCTTTGTCGTTGCGGCAGCAGATGGCGTGATTGTACCGGTTGTTGTCACATTAACCGTGCTTTGTGTAAGCGTAATTGCAGTTAATGAATCGCCTGATACTAAACCAGTAACGGTAACTTGGTTTGTACCCTGTGTGATTGCAGTACCATATACAACGCTTTGCTTTTTAGCAGCAATAGTAAGCGATTTCTGTGCAATTGAAATATTTGTTATAGTACCTGTAACTGTTCCGCCGCCGTGATTGGCATCAGCAACGAATTTCCAATCAACACTATATGTTCCTGCATTCGTACCGGTCGGAATACTGCTTCCATATGTACTTGCAGTAGACAATTTATAACTAAAAGTACCATGACTACTTGTGCCTGCCGTAACAAGGTTCTGAGCACTGCCATTATATGTAAGATTACCTATCTTAACAGGGTCTGTCTTAATTGGTTCAACGGCTGTAATTGTCAATTTACCATTTGTATAGGTAACACTATAGTTACCGATACCATTAGTCGTTGCGGCAGCAGATGGTGTGATTGTACCGGTTGTCGTTACATTAACAGTACTCTGAGTAAGCGTAATTGCAGTTAAAGTATCACCACTTACCAAACCACTAACCGTAACTTGTCCGGTACCTTGTGTGATTGCAGTACCATAAGAAACTGTTTGGTCTTTCGCTGTAATAGTAAGTGCCTTAGCCTTAATTTCAACCGTAACGCTTGCTTCAGCCACATCATTGTAATTTGAATTACCAACAACTTTATAGTATACTGTATAACTTCCCTTATTCGTTGCAGAAGGTAAAGAAGTACTATAACTACCTGTACCGAGTTTATATTGAATAGTTCCACCAGTAGTAGAACCGGCATTAATAAGCGTCTGAGCACCACCATTATATGTAAGGTTTTTAGCCGTAGGTGCAGTAACCGTAGGTGTCGCTTTAGCTACACTTAGTGTATAACTTGCAGTTTTTGTTGCGTATGCGTAATTAGTACCGTCAGTAACAGTAGCCGTAATAGTTACTGAACCGGCAGCCTTAATTGTCACTTGACCGGAAGAATTTACTGTTGCGACATTTGTATTACTTGAAGAATATGTTACGCTACCATCACCGGTTTTTGTCAATGCATTAGTAAAGGCACTATTGCCATAGGTTTTATTTACGGTTGTAGTTTCATAACTGATACTTCCAGCAGCTTTATTAATTGTAAAGTCGGCTGAACCTATAACCTCATAGTTACCGCCTGTATTATCATTAATTGTTACTGTTGCCGTACCTGCATTTACATTATTACTATAAGTAACCGTGTATTCAGAAGCCGGAATAACCGTACTACCATCCTTTACCGTAACAGTGGGCTTAAAAGCAGAACCATTATATGTGTATTTTGTCTGACTAAGTTCGACAGTCGCTGTCACTTGTTTTGCATTAATCGAACAAGTAATACTCTTAGCAGCCACGCTATTGATGTTACTGTCACCATCCACCTTATAGTATAAGGTATAACTGCCTTGGTTTGTGGCGGCAGGAACCGCTGTCTGCCAAGTACTATTATCAAGACTGTATTTTAAAGTACCAAAATTAGTACTTCCGGCGGTTGCAAGAACCTGTGCTGAACCGTTATAAGTCAGAACTTTTGCTGTTGGGGCTGTTACAGTAGGAGTTACCTTATTAATCGTGAATGTTCCAGAAGCGGCATCCTTATAAAGCCCAATACCTGTTACTGTAACAGTATAATTACCAACATTGGTTCCACCACTATTAGATGTTATCTGATAATCTTCACCTACTGTAAGTGTTTTGCCAGAAATGGTGACAGTGATTGATGAAGCAGTCTGTTTACTTCCATTATATGTTTTTGAACCGACGGAAACAGTTGCACTTGCGATACTAATCTTAGGTTGATAAACAAGGTCAGAGCCAAGATAAATCTTATGCTCTTCTTCTCCTAAGTATATAAGCGTGCTATTATCACCGCCTAAAAATATTTCACTGTTTCTAGCCATAATTTTAATTTATAATATAAAATGTATTAGAATCTTTTGTTGTTAAATTATCATAATCTTGCTGTGATATCTTCACAAAATGGAAATTATCAACAGTATCAGCATTACCTCCATTTGCAGGAAGTGAAGCCGGAATTGCAGGTACTGTAATCTTCTTTCTTGTTGAAGACACTGACAAATCGCCGGAAGTAGCTGTTGTAGTACCACTCAAAGATTCAACATAAGTAATCTCAGTTCCTTGGCTTACGGCTGAAGCAGTTCCATTGGTTGCGTTTAATTTATGTGTAGCATGTGCTTTGATACCACCACCATCAGTAACAATAGTTGAAGCCGTCACGACATCAGATGTCGTATTGTTAATTGTTTTAGTTATCTTTTTATTAGTGGTATCATATGAAACGGAGGTTACACTACCTGTTACAGCACCATTCCATTTAGCGACATCACCACTATTAATCTTATCTAATTCCGCTTTATTACTATGGCTGTGTTTCTTAGAAATGGCATCAGCCACATCAACACCTTTGATTGTAGAAGTCTGAATCTTGCCGTTGTCAGCATCTCTAATAACAACATAGTCATTACCGGCAGCATCAGCAGCCGTATCATTTAACGTACCTGAATTGGATATATTACCATGTGTATGTGAAACTGGGGTACGGGCACTGACATATGGGTCACTTGCAGGGAGTTGAATCGTATGTTCCTTATCGTCATAAGCCTGAGCCGTAGTACTCAAAGTAATGTTGTTATGTGTATGCTTTTTATTAATAGCATCAGCAACATCAGTACCCTTAGTTGTAGAGGTCTGAATCTTATTGTTACTTGCGTCCCTAATGACGATACAGTCATCAGTAGCAGAAGCAGCAGCAGTGTCAGTCAATGCACCACCATTTCCAATATTACCATGAACGTGGTTACTAGCGGCCTTTGTGTTATCAGCAGCATCGACATAATCCTTTGGTACAAACTGAACAATCTCATTATTTGTATTCTTCAAAGAAATACGTTCATAACCATCAGCATAGTTCACAGCAAGCTCACCTTCAAGAATATTTCCAACTTCAGGAAGCTTAGGTGATTTATTACCCTGGGCATCTGTATTGACAACGTTACTCTTTACGTGTTGTATGTGTTTATTTGCCATTTATTATGTAAAACTTTTATCTTAATTTATTTTTATAATGTCCTAAATATTAAAATGGCAACAGCTTTCAATTTTTCCCTAAAAATATGTCTATTTGAAGTTCATCGTATACTCTCGGAATATAGATTCCCTAACAAATTAGCAAGAGTGCCATCTTTTTCTACCTGACTTCAGATATAAATATACCATTATCGTGGAAAATGTCAATAATATATAAAAAAAAAATGGTCAAGGATATTTCACCTTGGCCATTTTCTGTATACCTTATTATATATTGTAGAGAGAATTACTTGTTAAAGAATCTTTCAATTCTATTGTAGTATTCCTGATACTTTGGTGTATTAATGATATTCCTATCACGTTTTCCATCAAACTTAACATCCACGACATCACCGAATGTGTGTGTCTTAGCATCAAGCAGATAAACTCTCTGTGACAGATATATTGCCTCATTAATATCATGCGTAATCATGATAAATGTACGGTCAACACTATCATCATAGAACAATTTAAGCAAGATGTCCTGCATTGATGCCTTTGATGCTGTATCAAGACCGGAACTGTATTCATCAAGTATCATAATCTGAGAATCACCTGCAAGATTACGAGCCAAAGAGACTCGCTGCAACTGTCCGCCAGATAATGCCGGATATTGCGCCCATTTCTGCTCATGTCCTTCAAGTCCGACAAGTTTAAGGATTTCCATAGCCTTTGCTTCACGTTCCTCTTTGCCAACTCCTTTCATTTTCAATGGCAAAGCGACATTTTCAAGAACTGTCATCCAAGGAAATGAAGAATACTGTTGGAATACCATCGGAACATGTGTTTTCTCATCATAAGGCTTACCATACATCTTAACAACGCCCTCATTTGGCCTTTTAAGTCCAGAAATCAGACGTGCCATTTGGCTTTTACCGCTTCCACTACTACCCATAATTGCGATAAACTGCCCTTCACCCTTAAAATCGGGTATTGAGAAATTCAATTTATCAAACAATGTAAAATCACCAAATTTTACTGTTACATTTTCAAAGTCAATAACATTAGGAGTGTTTTCCGCTTCATATTCACCGTCATGTTTCTTAGTAGGAACAATTGCACTTTCCTTACATTGCTCTCTAACCATTTCCACCTCCTTGGTCGTAATATCAGGTGCAACATGGTCTTTTAACACAGAAACAATCTCAGATGGTGAACATGCAACGGTTTCACCAGGACCTTTATCCGTAGTTTCGTTTACTGTCTTTCCAGCAACATCTTCCTTCAATATATTTGAAAATAAATTACCCATTTCAATTAATTTTTATATGGAAACAACTTCTTAATTAATTTAGCAAAAACAAAATCCTGCGCAAAGCCAATTGCAATAATCAGTACAATAAGAGCATATGCCTCTGGTATGTGCGACTGCCTAATCATGGTATTAATTGATGCACCAAGACCTGTAATCTCTCCATCCTTATAAATCAACTCTGCTACAGTTACATATGTCCAACTGACAGCAAGCAAATCACGGCATGTATCAGCAACACCACTCGTTACATACGGCCAATATACATATCTGAACTTTTCCCAATTGGACGCACCCATTGTCTGAATTGTCTGAAGATATACATTATCCTTATCATTCTTAGGATTCTGCAAATCATTAATCTTATTGACAATTGCAGGAATGATATACACCATCAATGCAGCGGTCAAAAACCATACCTTCATGTTAAATGTAAGGCCGAAAATTGAAACGAATATCGAACTTATTGCCACAAATGGAAGAAATCTAATACTCGTTATGTATTTACTGATTAACAAATTAAGTAATGGGCATAAAGTGATAATAAAACCTATTGGCAATGACAAACCGATAGCATATACATAACAAAGTAAATTCATTTTAAGGCTGAACCATGCATTACCGAACATATGATACTCACTTATCAGTGTCCCATAACTTCCGGCCACCTTAAATGGGTCAGGAAGAATGTTAGTCGGTATAATTTCATTTACTGATATGAAATGCCAACCTAAAATGATAATGATGAATCCAACGACACTTATTATGATATTCTGTACAGTACCAAAGTCGCTTTCTCCACCAAATTTGAATAACTTTTTAAACATTGAAAGAATTTTTTTAGTTTAAAAATGGAGTGACCAACTTTTTAGTCAACCACTCCATCGAACTTATATTATATTTTGAAAGAAATTGAAATCACTCGTTAATCAACTCGAAATCAGTTGTACGGTAATTCTGATTTGCCCCCGTAACACCATCAGCAATAGCCTTCTTTGAACCATTACCGACAATGATGAAGCGGTTCTTGTCAAATCCATACTCTTTGATGAGATAATTGGCTACTGACTGAGCGCGTGCCTTAGAAAGTGGTACATTGACTGCATCAGAACCGGTTGCATCGGTATTACCCTCAATTCGGATACGTGAACCATTGAACTGCTTTGCAATACCTACGAACTCACGGTCAATTACTGCTTTAGCATCATTATCAAGAACATCACTACCACTTGGATAATCGATAGTTACCTTTTTGGTTGACATTGCTGCGGCTGTCTCAATCTCCTTTGTAGGTGCTGTGAATGTCTTAGCCTTTTCTGCTGACTGCTCACCCTTTACACCGGACGGGTCTGCCACAAGTTCCTCGATAATTGAACTGTCTGATACCTTATTCCATGAAAGTGGCGACTTACAGAGTTTAAGTCCTGAATATGTACGTGCCATCTTAGAATAGAGTTCCGAACCCTGTACGCCTGTGTAAGATGCGTTCAAACCGAAGAAATTAGCTTCATCACCAAGTGTTACATAATGGATGTTCTTTGAACCGTCAATTGCAAACTGCTCGTCAGTACCATAACCCTTAGCGAATGCCTTTGCTGCCTGCTCAACAGCCTTTGGCTCGGTATTCATCTTCACATTAGCCATAAGAAGTGCTGAAATCAACTTCTTAACATTCTCACGGTTTGCATCAAGATAAGACTGCTTCGCAATAAGTCCGTCACAAATAATGCTACTTGCCTGCTTGGTCGATACAAGAACCTTTGCACCATTAACCGTTGCTACAATGTCTTGGTCATCAGGTGAGAACACTACTGCGGCATCACACTGTCCTGCCTTGAAAATTGCCGCCGCATCAAGACCGCTTGCCACAACCTTAATATTCACCTTATTCGGGTCAATATTCGAACCCGTATTCACTTTATCATAGCCGATACCGTTGGTTTCAAGGGTATTCAGAAGAAGTGTATGACTTGCAGTGCCCTCAGAGCAAGCAACGACCTTACCGATAAGATTACCAACCGTCTGAACGTTCTTATTCACTACAATAGCATCAGCACCACGTGACCAGTTGGAAATATTGAAGAAACGTGAATCTGCCATTTCCGAACCCTCTGACATTTCAACAGGTAGAGCATCTGCCGTACAATAGATGATATCAATATCACCATTACGGAATGCTGAACGTCCTGCTTGGAAATCATCCTGAATTACAATCTTCAACTTAATACCATAATCCTTATAGATGATGCTTTCCTCATTCGGGTCAAGACCGTTGTTGAGATACATAAATGGAAGGAAACCCGCATAGGTGTTAGTTCCAACGGTGATTACATTCTTGTCACCACCACCGAATACACTGGTGAATACACCCTTAGTGTCCTTACTTCCATCAGATGACTGTCCCATCCACCAAAGACCAAACACAATTGCTGCGACTGCGAGAATAATCCCTGTGTAGCGAACCCAGCTTTTTACAATAACTTTTGCCATAATTCTTTTTATTAATTTACTTTTTTTTTGTTAAACTTTTGTTTTTAATTCTCTCTTTCCAAATTTGGTAGTGCAAAGGTAATACAAATTTTCCACACTACCAAATAATTTTCGTTAAAAAGTGTTAATCATCAGAATGTTTTGTGAGATACTCGCTTACCAACATCCATTTCTTAACCCTATAACCATCACGGACATACCATTTACCATCTTCATCGAAGAGATATTGCCATTCTTCACTAACACGCGGGCACTCATCGGTAAAGTTAGGTTGCAAGTCTTTATATTGTTCATCACGGTCTTCCATTGCAACATAACCTGTTACATCAGAATCTACACTACTTGCATCGCCACCAAGAATGAGATTTAACACCTTATCGTAAGTGTCCCAATACTTCACAAGTGAAGTGCCAAGTCCCTCTGGGTAACTATCCCAATGTTGGTAGATTTCAGCATACTTCTTGCTTAACTCTACTTCGAAACACTTGGTTTCATACTTATTAATTCTCTCTTCATCCTTAGTAAGATAAGTAGGATTAACCTTTACCTTTTTACCAAGGTCTTCATCCTTAATCTTAATTACAATTGTTCCTCTTGTAGCCATATTATTAACCTATTTTATATCAATTGAAATAACTTCTCTTGGCAGGGGCTTTCTCAGATGTATTAACCTCAATTGGTACTTGTTCCTCATACCTTGCACTATTAAGTGAATTAAGGTCAAACACGGCCTTTTGATTCTCGACAGCCTTTGTCTTATATGTTTCCGTATTATTTGTACTGAACAAACCCTCAATACCCTCATTCTCATACTTCTGAAGCAACTGTGCAGCCTTTTCCGATGTTACACCGTCCTCAACACTAATCTGTGAGAGCAAGCCACCGGTCTCGTCAATGACATTAGACATTTCGCCAAGTCGCATGGAAATATCGTAAGCCATGTAGTCCATTGCATGAGTGAAGTCCTCCAAATCATCAGGATTACCCTTAATGATAGACATAATTGAAGAGAAGGCCTTATGTTGTGCCTTGATTGACTCATATTCCTCCTTACGGTCATTAACCTCATTTTCAGTGTCAACGACAACCAAATCAGCACGCTCTTTCAACTTTTTAAGGATTTCCATCCATTTCTTCGAGTCCTCAAGACGCTTTGACTGTCTCTCAACAGCACCTTGCAGACGTACTACCTGACGCTGTGTAACTTTTGCACGGTCAAGCATATTGCGCTGCTCATACTGCTTAAGCATACCAAGTTGCTTCTCCAATTCAGCCTTTTTATCATCGACTCTACGTTGATTCTGCGTAATAAGACCCTTGATATTACCCATCTGTTTCTCGATTACCAAGATTTTCTCCTTCATTTCCTTAACCTTAGCCTCTACAATGGCAATTGGGTCAATTTCGATGATAAGACCTGTAATCTTACGCATAATAAGGAAATACACCATTGATACTGTTTTCCTAAACCTCTTATCCGAAATAAGGAATGCAATACCGGACAATACAGCCACAAGCATACCAAGTGTAAGGATATTGGTTGTCAGTGTGATAAGAAACGGCAGAATCTTATACAACAGTATAGCACCACCGGCCACAGCACCGCCAGCTACTACCAAGCCAAGTGTACCACCCGGCTTCTCCCAAGGTGAAATTTTAGTCTGTGAATTGTTTGTCACCATTAAATCATTCATATCTTTCTATTCTTTTTTATTAGTTAATTAATCTTGAAGAATTGAATCAAGTCGTGCCTTATCATCCAAAAGTTTCTTGACAAATACATCAAACGTGAAGTTGAAATTAGCCTTCTTGATGTTATGCTCATTCTTAGCGTTCGCAATCTTCGTCTTCTGTTCAGCAACAAATTGAATCTTGTCTTGGAGTTTCTTTTGCAGTGTTACGATTTCCTCCTGTGCAGCCGTAACCTCATTCTCCGGATTCTCAACGTTCTCAACCCACTTTGTATGGAGTTCCTCCAAACCGTTCTTTCGCTCATTCTCAAGAATCTTAACATAACTGTCAATACTGTCAAGTACGACCTTTTTAGTTAACTGTGGGGCAGTAGCCTTGATACTGATGTATGCTGTCATGAAACGGGCGTTCTCATCAGGAATAACAGCCTTAATCGCATCATTCTGTGCAGCCTTGGTAAGTTCAACATAGTCAGGTCCGGGAATATTGCTTTCCTCTACAACCTCACAAAGTTGTTCAAACAGTTTATTATCAAGTTGTCCCTGAATTGTACCGTCTGAATTTACGACGGGTTGTCCGACTGTCGGTGCAGATTGAACAGGCGTTGCCATAACAGGTGAAACAATTGAAGTCGGAGGCGTACTCTGGCCTTCATTTACTTGTCCCTCTTCGTCTTGTACTTCAACAAATGCACTTGCAATTGCCTTCAAAAAATTTCCTTTTGCCATAGTTTTTATATTTTTTACTTAATTTGTGTGCAAAGATACTATGAATTTTTAAAAGTACCAAATATTTTCTGTTAATTTTTGTTAAATTTCTTCGCTTTCTTATATAATTTATATGTCACATATAAAGCCCATATACAGAACAGATATAAAGGTAATTCAAAAAATAAAAACCATTTCAGATTAAAACCAATAGTACCATAATGTCCGACAACTGCAAATAGAATTCCAAAAAACGCAAGAGTTAGAACAAGAGGCTTGGTAAAATCCTCAAAATGTTGATGTAAAAATCCGCCAATTAAATTAATTAATTTCATAATTGATGTACATTAATAAAAACGATGCAAAGGTACTATTATTATCTGAAATGACCAAATAATTTGTCTTAAAGATTGTTAAATAATATATTTATTTATATAAAATAAAACACATAAATAGTAACAAGATGTCAGACTACAAGAAACTGAAACCAATTGTAAGAAAATGGGAGGGAAACACCTTCGCAAATCACCCTGCTGACCCCGGAGGTGCTACTAAATGGGGTGTTACATTATCAACATTCCGCTCAATCTATGGTAAGTCAAAAACCGTTAATGACCTCAAAAATATGACTGAAGAACAATGGAACTATATTTTCAAAGTTCATTTTTGGGATAGATGGCAAGCAGATAAAATCGAATGCCAATCAATTGCCAACATTGTGGTCGACTGGTTATGGACAAGTGGTGTGTATGGTATCAAATACCCACAAGCGGTGTTAGGAGTAACTGCTGACGGTAAAGTAGGTACTAAAACACTTACTGCACTTAATAATTATCCAAATCAGAAAGAATTATTCCAAAAACTATGGAATAGACGTAAGAAACATTTTGAAGACATTGTTAAAAACCGTCCGGCTAGCAAAGTATTCCTTCAAGGTTGGTTAAATCGCTTGAATGATTTCAAATGGATTGGATAAAAGAAAAAATGAAACTACTCAAACTTGTATCAGATAAAGGTCGATGGTCTTTTCTAGACGGATATCAAATATATGATTATGTAGTGTATTTGATAAATGAGGATGATGTCAGAAAATATACTCTAATAGATGATGACGGAAATGTGATTTACAAACCGACAATAAACGATATCGTTTATAAGGAAATTTAAAAGGTGGATTCAATTAAGAGTCCACCTTTTGTTTTTTTTTATTACCACCAAATGTAATTTACATCTTGTACCCATCCACCGAAATTGATACCTTGCCGTTCATTGCACCAATCTACGCTCTGTGGTACTGCAATCTTAGCGGCTGGTTGTCCTTGTCTTGCAGTCATTTCAAGCCACTGACCATTCTTTTTTACCTCAAGTTTAATGTTCTGCGCATCTGTAACACCATTAAGAACAAATGGAACGGCAGCATAGTCATGATGATGACCGGCCTTTGTATTAACCATTTCTTTTACCGGAACACCAAACAGTTTATGAACCTCTAAATCATCCGAACCTGCAATACGAAGTGGCAATGTTCCACCGGCAGCAAGAAGTGAACAATATGCATTTCCGTTTTCGATATTAACGTCAATCACGACATCATTGAAGTCAAAGTCAGTGCCCTCTGATGCACTAAGGTCTTCTGCCATGATACGGAGTTTGTTGGAAGGAGGATTAGAACCATAACCAGGTACAATCTTTACAATCCAGTCATTATAAATCAAATCACGCTGAACTTGCTCATTTGTATTCTGTCCTTCAGCAGAGAAGTCAAAGCCTACATAGTAAGCACCATTAATCTTCTCCATTCTGAAATAGTAGAATACATGACCATTGTCAGTTGATGACTTGTAACCGAAACGGCTTGTTGAGCTATTAACCATTAACATGATACTTCCATTTGCATTGTTAAAGTTATTCACATGGTCATCATGACCCGCCGGGTCATATGCACACAACCAATTCATCTGATTTCCACCAACAACGGTTCCACCATTTCCGGCTGTATAAGATGCTGTTCCTTTCCAAACTTGCTGAACAAAGAAGCAATCCCAATCAACTAATGCCGTATATTTTTCATTACCCTTAACATTGAATACTTCAAGTACTCTGTTAATCTCATCCTGTGTTATACTCTGAGGAATTGTATAGCCGTCAGATTCCCACATATTCGAATTAGTGTAAGCACCACGTGTTGTTGCAGTAGTACTATTGCCAAAACCCCAAGTCTGATTACTTGCAGGCTCACCAAATGTTTTTACGAAAGCGGAATTGTACTTATCCGTCTCATACTTTCCATAGTCGTAATCCACATCACGAGTACATGATGCGAAAACCATAGAAATTCCAAACAAAATTAAATAAAAAACTTTCCTCATAACTAATCTTTTTTTTATGATTATAAATATGTTCAAACATTTTTAATAGACAGTAGTAAGATATATTTTGTGGGTACTTCTTTTGTTAACCATACGTCATTATTTGATATAAAGAATCGATATCCATCGTTATACATTGCTTTTGCATCTACTTTCAATACTTCTGGTGTACCATGTCTGCTGCCAACTTTAATTGCAGTTTCCTTATCACTTGAAAGGTGTACATACAGCCTACTACCGCTCAAAATACCGTTTTTAAGTATTGAATCAACAAATCTTGATGCTGTTCCGTGATATAGTACATCCGGTGGAACACTTTCCCTTAACTCTACATCAACGGGTATTGAATGTCCTTGTCTCGCACGTATTTTACTTTTATCAAGATTGAATTCATACCTTTTTTTCTCGTTAGTATCAGTTATTTCTTCCAATAACTGTTTTGTATAGCCTTGTTCCCTGATAAGTTCCGAAACGCTTCTCCAACCATTCTTATCTATAAGTCCGGCTTTAAAGGCATCCAAATCATGCCTAAGCAAAAACGCAAGGTGTTTACCTTTGGTTATCAATTCTTTCTTATTATGCATTATTTTTTAAAGAAGTCAAAATGTTATACAATACTTCATCACTGACGGATGCACAGAATAAATTAAGAAATCCGCCACTGTAATTCAGAATATTAATTCTTAAATCATTATAAGAGGTATCAGACAAATCCTCGTTATATCCACTTACAGAAACAAACTTGATTTTATTGCCATCAAGCATAATATCAACAGGAATCTTTTTAGTGTAGACTCTGTTGTCCTCTTCAAGCACATCAATTTTCTCAGTAAAAACGCCATTCTCCAAAATAAGAGAGTAAATCTCATTTAAAATATTTTCCCTATCCATGTTAAATTAAATTGTTATTTCATTTTCACGTGCAAAATTCCAAGAAATCTCTTCAGGAATATTATTCAACTCAACTCTGAAAGGTATTGATACAGCGGCCTTAACTACATTGTTTATAAAAATATATTCCCTTATAATATCTTTTTTCCTCAAAGGATTTGATGGATGTATCCAAGGTTGCCCGTTGAATGTCTTTCCATCTTTATCACTATAAGCAATTAAATAGCCGTATTTCATACACTAATTATAAATTTTATGCAAAGATACTACAAAAAACAGAGATTACAAAATAATCTCAGTTAATTTTTGTTAATCATTAAGGCTTCTTACCTCATATATTGTTAATAGTGGATTTCCCTTGATATTCTTAATGTATTTATCATAGAAATTAGCAACCCAATCCTTATCTGAAACTTGATAGGTGACTTCATCATAACCATCTTCGGTAACTACACCATAGCACCAGAATGAACAAGAATGCCTGATGTATTCGTCCTTATCTTTGAAATTAAGGAAATATCCAAGTTTACCAATCATGTTCGTCTTTATTCTTACCTCCTTTTCATCTTTCGGCTCATCATCATCTACAACAAGTTCCCATGCCCTCTTGTATATCTCAGTTTCCTTGTCATACATGTGTATTCTCTTCCAACAAATGTCATTGAACCTTGCTGAATATGACTTCGTGGCATCATTAAGCCAAAACGGATTACTGAAAGGACCTTCTTCATTATGATTTCTTAAACGATTCTCATAACACCTTTCAGCACGATAATGGGCGTTTGGGTTTTCATCAGTCAATGCATCACCGGTTTCTTCATCATACTTACAGCCCTTTGTGTAATACTGATAATACTCAAAATCACTCATTTCCTTAATGTTGAGATATAACTTCTTATAGTTATCCCTTTGGTTCTCACTTATATTAAGGTCTTTACTTTCCAAAATAGTCTCAATTAATTTAAGAAACGACTTATGAAGATGTTCAGCATCATCCAATCTACATTTTACATGTTCTTCCACCTTTGTATCGGCTGAATACTTCTTAATTAATTCCTCATGGTTATCACCAATCACTAACACTGTCCTAAATACACTCTTTGCCATAAAAATTCTCTTTATATATAATATATAATAAGGTATATGGAATTATCAATAAAAAACATAGACTATTCTCACGAACGGTCTATGCCAAAATAAATGTTTAACTACTTAATTTATCTAATTGGCTTGATTGTAAATTATTTCTTATCCCTCTCGATAAACCTATCAATGTTCTCTTCAACGAACTGCGCCTTAGCCTTAAGAATAACGGTTACGAAATCCTCACGGAACTCACCGGTAAATGGTGACTCGAAGATAGCAAGCGGCTTATCGTATGCACGGCGCAAAGCAATAGATGCCCCAATCTCCTTGTTGTTACTGTCATCAGGATGACAAATCGAATAACCGATAAACAGCACCTTACGCTTCACCTTATTAACCTCAACAAGACGTGAAGAACCATAGGTCTCAAACGATGTAATATCGTCATAATACGTATCCACGACACCTGTAAGAACCAAAATACGGCCATCAGCACACTTATGCTCATAGTTGTAAATACGAGGATAGACTGTCTTCTCAGGCACATCAGTTAGTGCTTTTGGGGTCTTTGCAATTTCCTTGCGTGTGAATGACTTGTAGTTCTCAAAACCAGCACCGGTCTTAACTACGTACTCTACTCGCACCTTCTTGTCTTCCAGCGCAATTGTCTCTCGTCCTACTACTGTACCGACCACTCCGTTTTCCTTGACGAACACCTGGTCTCCAATTTTAATCTTACACATAATTCTTTTACTTTTTAAGTTATTAAAATTTAAATAATCATTTCTCTTTGTTCTTTTTTCTCCATTGCATAATGCAAGAATTTTTCACCATTTGTCTTTTCCTTGAAATAGGAATAAACATCTTTCAAACTCCAAAATTTAAAACCATTATCAATTCCAACATCTATTCTAAGGTCAGGTGATTCCTCATTATACTCGGTTAATCTATTGTGAGAATGCCCGTGACATTCCACACACCCATAATGTTTACTTGGCCATGTTATCATCGGATAGTGACACATATACACCATAAAGTCTTCATCAAGAAAATCATAGTTGGACTTTTTAAAGGTAACACATTTCATTTGTGTTATCTGCTTGAAATAACCTTCAAGATGCTCTGATGATTTATCGTGGTTTCCTAAAATAAGAAATTTTTGACCATTTAACTTGCCAAGTAACTTCTTGACATTCTCAGGTGAGCCAAATGCAAAATCACCTAATACATATACTATGTCTTTCTTTCCAATAGTTTCATTCCATTTCTCCAATAGCCACTTGTCATGTGACTCAACATCATCAGGTTCAAATCCACCTACCTTTCCACGTTCAGGACAATGCTTCAAGATGTTTTTATGATGAAAATGCAGGTCAGCCGTAAACCATACTTGCGGAAGGTGGTTCATCAGCTGGGTCTTCTTATCTGTTTCATTTTTCATGTCATTTCAAATTTATTTTTCTGATAATTCATCTGCCAATTCCCTAAGTATAGTTACCATTTCGGAATTACTAATTGAATTTTTGTTGACCATTATTTCATGTCTTAAAGAATCCTTTACACCATCAATAGTAACAACTGTTCCGAAGTTTATATGATACGTTTGCGGATTTTCTTTATCAAGTTTAATACATTCTTCATATCTATTAGTTAATAGTGAGGCAATATCTTCATATTGTATCTTAATAAAACCATCACTATACATTGCACTTTTAACCAATACTCTTTCCGGATTATCAAATATCAACTTTGCCAATACCTCATGGTTTTCATTCTCACAGATATAATGACCAACCTTTACAAATACTAATCTGATTTTATTCTCTGTAAACGAATCCATACTTGTTGCATATTTTTACTTATTACCTGTTAAAGTTAAACCTTTGTCCGACACACTCAATTGGCCTTTTCCTACTACTAATGGTTTTGCTCCCCTATTAATATCATATTTCCACCTTACATGTATTTCATCATCTTCTTCTGTTAGGAAGGCATTGGTTATACCGTTATTGAATAATGCTTCACATACATCAGGTAATGCGTAAGGTGCAACCCCAAAATCAATATAAACTACATTATTATCCATTTTTTACTTAATCAATATTAATTAACACTTTTTCAAAATTTGTCCAAGACTGAGTAGCCTCATATACAAGATTTGCGATGAATTTCAATTCCTCAAGGATTCCTTTCTGTTCTTCAAGATACCTCTCACTTGATTGAATTTCACTATATAAATCTTCATGATAACCGCTTTCTTTCAACATCTTATACGCTACTTCAAGACGTTTCTCAGTACTCTTAACGTCACTTTCATACTCTGAAACAACACGTTTTGCATCTTCGTATGTCAATTCACTATACTTCTCTTCCATGCCACAATATGCAGGATTCAAAGTATCATTATATGCTTGATATACCTCATTATTCCTTGAATAACACATAAGAAGCAACGGAACACCTTTTGTAATCTCGATTTCCTCTTCTTTCTCACCACCTTCAGTCGAGAAACTGTATTTCTTCTTAGTTTTCTTCGGAACCAAATAAAAACTTAAATATGAACTCATTTTAATTTAAATCTTATTGTTTTATTTTAACTAAGGCAGTGGGATTATACTGTCTTTAAATACACTGACATTGATTTCACCATTTGTTAGTTTAATAAACAAATCATAATTAAGTTTAATAAATTCAATTATACGTCGTATATCTTTAGCACTTAAAAACGTATTTTGTGGTAAATTCAACACTTCAAACTTTCCATTAAGTGTAATGCGTGGAAAGGCACGGCTATCGTTTACTCCTTGTTCGGCCTTAAATTTAACTCTTGGTCCATGTTGAACTGTCCGTGATGGCCATTCATAATCGACCCATAAATCAGTTGGAAGATTAGTTCTTTCTGCCCTTAATTTGGTCATTTCGTTTAATGACTCTCTTTCCACATTTTCAGCCATTCTATGCTGATAAGTGTTCATATTCTCGATGAAGTCAGCATTGTCAATCTCATCGTTACCAAGTTGAACCAATAGTCGCATGTTGTTATAGATGAACTCACGTACCTTCTCAATATCAGATTGGCTTACCTTAATGTCATGCCTTCCAATAATTTTTGTGAATTTATCCACTGTTATAGGAATAAACTCTGTATAATCACGATTATAGCCATTAGCCATCAGGAACCACAAGGGATGGTTACGCATTTTGTATGAGCCGCCATCATCTGCCATACAATCAACCGGTAAAAATGTATCTTCTTTTCTAAGCAATACATATTCCATGTATTCATCATCATCGAATACATAATTTTCCTCATTTTCAGACTTTTTACCACCAAAAGACTGTTTAAAAAGTTCAGCGTCGAACTTCTCCGCCTCATCAAGTAACATCAGATAGTTCATCCTATGCTCAAGTGACTGTATCTCTATCAGTGGGTCTTTATCTTTTACCATTTTAATTTAAATCCTATTGCTTTATTCTTCCTGTCTGCAAAGGTACTATCTTTTTCTGAAATATCCAAATAAAAAACGTTAAAATTATTGAAAAATGTTGTTTTTCACGTAAAATGCACGTTTAACCTTTGCCAAAACATCGGGATTAGGAGTGTCACATGGATTATGTTCCTCTATTTTATAGATGTCACCATAGCAGCACTCAATAGCGACACCACAAGCAGCACTTCTTGACTGACCGGCACGACAATGGATGATTAAATGCTTTCCCAAATTCTTATCGACAAAATCAATAACTTGTTTTGCTTGTTCCTCTGATATTGCATGATAGGTTACATCTTCACCGCATATATTCTCAAAAGTGAAATCCTCAGTAATGTCATCGAAATTAAGATTAAGAACGTTATCAGCATCCGGAAGATAATGGTGTGCCTCAGTAACATCATAGAAATGTTCCAACGCACATTCCTCAGAAGCCGATATACTGATATATGCAACATCATCGCAATCCTTTGTCAAATCCACTATAATAGGAAATGCACGCCTATTAACTACAATAATACTTTTCTTTTCACTATTATTCCGATTAGTTACCCAATCGTTAAACCACTCATACATAGCAATTATACTTTATTATATGGAATTGGAACTTGTTTCAAATAATGTGGCTTCTTCATTTCCTTCTGAATCAATTCCTTGAACTCATCATAGAAACCCGGCTGTAACATACCACCATTATAATAAATGGTTCCGTTCATAACTGTCAATTCATTACCCGTTCCAATAGTACCGTCAAAACTACGGTAAGGCTTTACAAATCTAAATCTCTTATACATATTATTTTCCGTTATATACGAATAATTTCTCAGTCTTGGTATTCTGCTTCTTACCTTTCTTGGTAGTTGCCATACCATCTTTCTTCTTTTTCTCCCAAATACACTTGAAATCATCCGGTGCTGTGTATTCAGATACATATACATAATATCCCGCTTTGGACATCTTTCTTACCCAATCCCAAAACTTCGCATGGTCGAAATCGCTCTCATATTTCTTTGTAGACTCATATGGCGGGTCACAGTAGATAACCGATTTGGAAGGAATTACAACAGTGGAAATCAGTTCATATGACCAATTGAAAAACTGTGTCTCTTCAAAATGTTTAAATGAATTAACTTGTTTTCTAAGTCCATTGAAAGCCTCCTTTATATGGTCTTCATTCTTCTTCGGATTAAAATGTGCATAGCCGCCAAACCAAGCACCACCATAAGACGCACATGTACCGGCAAAGCCAATCAACCAATCAGGATATACACCGCCTTTATTGATATAGTCCTGTTTAATACTATAATATTCATCTTCTGTCATTGAAGCATACTTCTCAAGAATACCATTAGCACCGTATATTTGAAGATACCTCCATAAAGCACAAACATACTTGTTTAATTCAATTGCCCATTTATGTGACCAATCAATCTCACAAACAACGTTCATTCCACCACCAAAAGCATCTATAAACAACTGTTTCTTGTTCTTTAAATGTTCTTCAAGAATTGGTTTCAACTCTTTCATGAAACGCCTTTTACTTCCGCAATATCTCATATTTTACATTAATAATTTACATTTGCATAAAACGAACACAGGCAATCCTCATTTTTTACTCTTCATCAATTTTGATTTCATAAATTTCAAAACTTCTATCAGGAAATTGCCTTTTTGCATCTTCCATTACCTTTTCAGCCTTTTCATGCTTAAGGTATACTACATTATCATAATCATACCACCCAAACCATTCACTGGCTCCCCAACAATCATGGCCATATTCACCATAATGTATCTTATATCCTGTCATTTTCTTACCTTTTTATTTACTTTATAAGGATGTGTCGTAATTCCTTCAAGAACAGGAATCCAAACAGTTGATTTACTAAGTTCACCCACCTTTAATAATTTAGCATTATCAGGACCATATCCATAAGGGCGAGGACCGTATTTCTTGTTATGCATTTCTACATAAACTTCCTCATTATTAATTGGGTATTCCACCTCAATCTCTTTCCACAGCCAAATATAACATCCGGAAACAGTTCCATCTTCTTCTTTAAACAGCATGTCCTTACGCAAAGTGTTCCATGCGGACTTATCTGTCTTAAACTCCTTTATTCGGCTGCTTCTGAGGGCATTTGACAACTTATACCTTGGCATATTACGTGTTTTCTAATATTTTCTTTTGTTCTTCAGAAATTTCATAAGGAGTAATTACCAAATCACCATTCTTTTTTCTATAAGAATGTTTCTTGTGCCATTCTTCAGATTCTTCCGGTGTCATTGCTTTAACACCTTCACCTAAATCAAATCCAATAGTTTTTTCAGCAATCTTACCTAATATATCAAACTTAATCTTCATCATCTAAATCCAATACGTGATTACTTACATAGAAATACGGTAAAGAACCGTCACAATCCATCTGTTCCGAATATTCCTGATATGCACTTATTGCCTTACGTTCCTTATCAGACAATCCACATATATCAGCATACTTGTTTACTAATTCCTCATTCTCCTTGAAGTCATCCTCGATGTCATGATACAAATCCCAATCGAACTCAACCTCAGGAATACTGTCCACTGTTTCTGTCATAGCCTTCTTATATGCCACAAACAGTTCATTATTGGTGTCCTGTAAATACCGGTCAAACAAATCATTCAGTTTCTCTTGAACATCAAAATCAATCTGACTGTATCTGTCCATCAAATCGTCATAATATGCTTTCAGTTTATCAACACAAGCATCAGCCTTCTCTTTGCTTGTAAAAGCCTTATACGGACTCTCAAAACTGTCCTCATACTGTCCGGTGGACTCCATTACAATGTAAATCTTACTTTTTTCCATTGTTATTCAAAATTACTATGATTGTATCATTCTGATTTCTATTCAAAATTTCCCTCTGTTCCCAAAACGGCATATTAAAACCGTTTAAACCGGTACATTCCTCAATTACAATATAATCTTTGGTATAAGTCGCTCTTTTATCACCCGGCGATATTTTTACCGTCCCTATCTCATTACCACAAGATAACAGCAAAAATAAACTGAAAATAAATAAAATAAACTTCTTCATGCGGCTTCCTTATTTTCTTCCCTATTATTATTAATAATGTATACTATAGCATCTTTCAAGGAATTAACCCTCTTATACTTCTTTGAGACATTCCGATTATACGGGGTATCAACGATTATTTTCTTTGATTTATCCCTCTTATCCATAATGAACTCAGGATTGTCATCAATTAGATAATCACCCTTTATCATCCACTTATCCTTTGTGAAACAAATATCATCGTATTTTATACAATGCATATCAAGAAACCTAAGCGTGTGCATAATATTATCCAAATTGAACTGCCATGTAACAATAACGACCTTATGCCCGTTGTTCCTTAATTCATCAATACTCTCCTTGACACCTTCAAACGGCTGACTGACATATTCGAATATCAAATCTGCATGTTCCCTAAAAAAATAATCAACGGGAGTCATACCGGTTCTCTTAGGTATCTCTACGAAATTCGTATTAATGTCATAGTCATCTATATCATCAGGGCATAGTTTACCGCCAAACTTATCATTATAAATCTGACACATTGCTGTGATAATATCCCTTATCACGCCATCTACATCAATCTTAACGGTCATATCTTAAACCTTCCATTCTTAAATAATCCTCATATAATAGTTCAAGAAAATCATTATTCTCAATATTCTCTTCAAATTTCCGATGTATTTCAAGAATTCTTTTGGCCGTATCCTCATCAGCTATCGCATATCTCTTAGCAAATTCCCATCGTTCAGCCACTATTGCAGCTTCTTTATATTCATTTAAGGTATAAATCATATATTTTAATTTTCTTTGCAAAGATATAACAAAAAATTGATAATACAAAATATTATCAGTTAAAAAAAGTTAAATAGGTAATTTTTCATATACTTCAGGTAATGCAAGCCTCGTAAACGTACCTCTTATGTCACTTGGGTCATAATTGAATAACTCGTTTATCCTAAACCTATAGCCATTACCGTTCTTGACCCAAGTTATTTCACCAGTAGCCTTATCCCTTACATATATCGCATAATATGTCTTAAAGCCTAAATTCTTATAAGCCTCTTCGTATTTCTTACAAAGGTTTATCCTATCAGACTGTACATCACTCCTGTTTGACTTGAAAAATGAAATGGGTTTAATCTGAATTGCAGATACCCTGCCATCATCACGTGTCACCTTAATGTCAACACCATATTCAGCATCTATCTTACCATCAAACTTTGAACAACTGTACCCTAAATTAGTCAAAAACTTAATGAAATCCCTCTCATTCTGTTGTCCATCCCATGTTTCTACGATGATATGACATAATGCATCATAATAATATGTTAATAAATCATTTGTTATTCCCGTTTTCTTTTGAACCAAATTTCTGTACTTTTCGGCCAAAAGAAGTAGTTCAGTTTCATCTAATCCTCGCTTGGAAATAGGCAAATCCTTATGCGAACTTGCATATTTTATGTACTTATCAAAAAAATCCTCACAACTGTCAGGTTTTAATAGCCTATATAAATTAGTACAGTTCCCTATTCTATTACTCGGCGCAAAATAATCACGCCAAATCGTACTTATTGCACCACTCTTACCTAATATAGATTTCGCATTAATACATTCTTCCTTACTAAACAAATATTTCATCAAATTCTGTTAATTACTATAAAATTCGATGCAAATATACTACTTTTAACCAGATTAACAAAATATTTTTATGAAATTTTCTCTTCTTTTTAAGAGTTATTTGCTAATAATTAGCAAATAACTAAACAAAATGAGAAGAAGAAATTTATTAGGTGGAGACAGTATTGAGTATGTGTTCAGCGCACAATCAACATCTGTCAGTGTAAGTTATAGTAGCAGTTCCACTAACGTATATATAACATCAACTGCAAACGGCACTAACATAGGATATTCAGTAGTTTCTTATGATGGAACAGTGGTAACAGGTGTAACAACTGCGGCAACTAGAGTTACTATTAGATACAGTGCCAATTCAACATACTACGAAAGAAGTGGAAACGTAGTACTAAAACAAAATGATAGCAATAAAACAATAACTCTCAATATTAGACAATATGCAAAACCATTACAACTAGGTTATGGAGGTATTTTGCTTGACGGAACTAGCGGAAGTCGTGGTAGTATTGATTGCGGTAATGTAACCTTCAGTAATGTACCATCTTGGGCTACTGTTACTTATTCAAGCGGTAAGATAAACGTAACTGCATCAAGTAATAATAGTGGTAGCACGGCTAGAACTGCCAATATAACTGTTAATGGTGGAAGTCAAAGTACTACATTAGTGATTATCCAACTCCCAAGTGACTATCATAGCAGAAGCTATGTATCTATAGAAGGAGTTAATTGGGCAATCAAGAACGTTGGAGCAAACTCAGTTCAAGACTATGGAAACTATTATCAATGGGGAGCTGGTTCTACAACCTATAAGAATGAAGACCAATACTATACAGGTACTGAAAACCCACTACCATCAAGTTATGATACTGCAACACAAGTAATGGGCGAAGGATGGAGAATGCCAACAAAAAGTGAACTTTCCGCTCTAAGCTACGATTATTTGGTGTCTTACAATGGAGTGAACGGAAGCGTTTTCAATTCGAGCGGAAATATGTTGTTTTTACCTGCTGGTGGCAACTACAGCGGTGGTTCCAAAAAAGGTATTGAATGCAACTATTGGAGTTCTACGCCTTACAATAGTACCAAAGCCTACGGCTTGACTGTCACCTATGAGGAGGGGGCATTTATGTACGACCCACTCCGCCGCCTTGGTCTTCTTGTGCGTGGTGTGCATACGTAAAGAATTTACTTGATTCTTCAATTTTATAAACTTAGGCAAAATTATTTAACGAGTACTCGTAATTTTAATTAAAGTTTAGTATATATAGTCAAAAAAAGGAGTGATTCTATGTGAATAGCGTCACTCCTTATTATTATAAATATAAAAATTAAAAATAAACTATCTTCTACCTATTTTCTTCCAATCCTCTTCCTTATACCATATGCCTTCATAGTCATATGATACATATGTAACACCGGCTTCTATACCGCCCCTGTTACAGAATTGGTGGATAATATCCTCGATACTCACGATGTTAGTTACAAGGAAATCATCCAATTCCATAAGATGTTTAATAACCTCTTCGGGGTATTTCGGACCGTTTGTATCCTCTTCAGTCCCCGGTATCACCTTGTCTGACAATCCGACAATATGTGCCATTTGGTCATACCAATAGTCGCAATTGAACAGGTCATACGTATCAATTCCATAATACTTGTCAACATCCTCTGCCGCATAAGCCTTTGAAATTGCCGAAATCCTGTCTATTGCATCCAACTTAGTTGAGATGTCATGGATTTCCTCACCTATTTCAATTGTTCCGTTAATCGCATCAAGTTTCTTGCGTATGTAATTGGTATACTTCCCAAGTTCTGACTTCTCATGTCTTATTTCAATCTGTTTAAACCTAAGACACCTTATCAACTTGATATGTTCCTCTGTAAATGTAATAGTAACCTTTGCCATAATTTATCTTTATATCTTATTAATCAAGTTAGTCTTTTTCTTCAGTTTTTTCAAGGAAGAAATAAGAATTTGTCTGACTCTTTCCTTTGAAACGTCCATTTCATCACTAATCGTATCAAGTCCTTTCTCATGGCAGTCAATGCCATAGTACAATTTAACGACTTTCTGTTCCTTTTCATTAAGATATTGAAGTAATGTGCTTACAATCGTCTTAACATCAGATTTATCGTTATCATCCTCAATATTATTGGATGAGGTGACATTCTCATATTCGATGGTGTCCTCACTCATAACATGTTCGTTAGGCTCGAAATACGTATCATCGATTGAAGTCATTGAGAATATTTCCAAATCCTCGTCATGCTTAACACTTACATTATGCTTTTTCTTGAGTATCTCCTTTAACTCATCGAAAGTGGGATAACGGTGATTCTCCGTAAAGAACGCATTCCTTACCTTTGGCACATAAGTGTACAGTTTAACGGCATTTGCAGGTACAATCGGTCTTTCCTTGAAAATGATATAGTCATTGATGTATTTCCTAATCCACCATACGGCATATGTTATAAAACGCTGCTTCTTATTAAGGTCATAGTTGTCAATTGCATGCATCAGCCCTATATTTGCCTCATTCACAATATCCATGAGGTTATCACCCTTTTGCCATCGTCTTGCAACCGATACGACGAAACGTTGATTGCTCTCAACAAGTTTCTTACGTGCTTCCGATGCAATAAACGGATTTTTAGACCTTGCCCTTTCAAGCAACTTACGTTCCTCATTACTCGAAAGTAAAGGATAATCCTTTATATCATCAAAATAAGCGGTAGTTAAATCAGTTCTGTTCCAATATCCACAATCTTGTGATTTACAATCTATCAAAAAACCCATTTTTTATTCTTTTGTATTTAATTCCATAAGTTCTTTTTCTAATCTCTTAATCTCTTCGTTTATGTATTCCCCACTTACAGAAGATACAAGTCTTACTTCCATATGATTACCATTCTTACGATAGTCGAATTTATCGCCAGGGTGTTCGTCACTTAGACGGTGCATCAATTTATTAAAAATTGAATAGTTTGCCCCCGTATCAGTCTTACCGGTTTTATAATTCCAAAAATGGTCGGTTATCCCAATCCACTCGTTCGGTTTTGAATACAAATTCTGTACATATTCATCAACTAATCTTGTTGTACGACCAGTTGCCCTGTATTTCAATTCACATAATCGTTCGACTAAATTAATCTTTCTTATCAAAGGACTGTTTTCATCAAAATGCCGGTTTATTTTAATCATTTATTTTTTCTTTTTAAGGATTACGAAACACTTATTTCTCTCGTCACGTGGCAATGCTTCGGGCACAGATATATCAGAAAGCATGTCTATGAACTCATAGAGACACTTTTTAGAGTCATCACGGCGTGATAACTCCCTTCCCCTCATAGTTAATACCACCTTGACTTTATCACCGTCAGAAATGAATTTTCTTGCCTTATTCGCCTTTACCGACAAGTCATTACTTGCAATGTTCGTGCTAAGTTGGATTTCCTTTAAAGTAACAGAAGGTTTCTTGTTATTCTTCATCTGTTTCTTCAACTCATACAGATATTTCGAATAATCCTCAATTTTCACAATCGGTGGCGTTGTATTCTGGTTGATTTCAATTAAATCCTTCTCTTCACTTGCAGCCTTTTCACGTGCTTCATCAAGAGACATTACTTCCGAATGGTTTTCACCATCATCACCCTTGTAAATAAGTCTCACTTCATCATAACCGACGATTTCGTCATTAATACGTGGTTCATCAATTGAATTTTTTCCTCTAATCATGTATTATTTAAAATTCTAAGTATAAATCCTTTATAAGTTCTTTCCTAATAGGCCATAATTGGTTGAATTTTTCCGGTTCTGTTGTCTCGAACTCCCTTATTTTCTTGAAATGCAATGCAATCTCCTTTCTTTTCTCCAATTGAAGATAGTCATATACATCCAGTTCCAAATTATTGGCGGTCCTATTGATTATTTCCAAAACTTTATCTTTGTCACCGTTTCCGTCAAACTTTGAGCATCCCAACATGGTGGTTAAGACCTTTTTACCCCTAAATTCGGCATTTGCGGTAGATAAAGCATGCTCAAGTGCATCGTAATCAATAAATTCCCTACGGCTATTAGGATATTTGGCAATATACATCAAGGAAATTATCGGTTTTCCCTGTATTGTCATCCTTTTTCCCAATTTACGCAAGTCACCATAGTTCGTAGAATCGTTAATTTCCTCGATATACGGGTATTTTAACCGTAATTTAGACTGGAAACCGTTTGATAACATATTATATATGCTTGTACCTACCAATATGACATCATATTTATCGGTTTCCCAAATCGGCTCCTTATCTTTGATAATATTAATCATTATTCACCTCTTGTTCATCTTAATTAGTGTTTCATAAAAAATAAGATGTGCCGGATGGGTATACTTTTTCAATTCCTCATATGTGAGCCACCTATAAGCATCAATCTCAGGATTCAGCCCGTTATCGGCCATATTTGAATGGCAGTCATTCGGATTGATATTTGGATAATGCAAGCCATATGCAATAACAGTCTTTTTTGGGTTCTGCAAACTCGTACCAAGCGGTATCAACATCTGGCTTTCACAATCTTCCATTGAAAGACCTGATTCCTCCTTAAACTCACGTATAGCGGCGGTTACATAATTCTCACCCGCTTCCACACCACCTTTAAGGTATGCCCAATATTCTCTGTTTCTCCATCCAATACCACCCGGATGACCGACGAAGAACTCTAATTCATTATTTGAATTAACTCTAAAAGGAATAATGCCTGCTGAATACTTCATGATTTCTTAGCATTAATGCCATCGACTTGAAATTCCCTACGTTTCTCCCTAATACTTGCCGTAACGGTCTGGGATAAGAAACGAAGGAATACCTCATATTTCCTATTAGAAGTCAACGGAGTTAAATGTGCATTGGCATACTTCGAACAACACTTGAAATACTTGAAGTTGCTTGCGCCACATTCTTTGTTCATGAAATCAACCTTACCGCCACGATTGGCAAAACCATCGAATATCGCATAGTGCCACTTAGTATCAACGTCCTTCAGACCCTTAAAATAACGGCAATATGATGTCCAATATTCGCCAATGTCATGGATGAACAATTTGGTAAGCTGCTCATCACCAATCTCCTTTACGACCTCACCCAACGCCTTACAACATCTTGCATTATTAGTCAGACCCAACATAATACCCATCACACGCTCAAAATCAGCATCCGTATAACTGAATGATGCCCTTGGTGTAGCCTTACGCTTACCGTTTCTTGCATTTAAACTCATATTAACTAAAATTATTTGTTTTTCTTAATTTTTCGATTAACTTTCTTTCCTCACTTGTAATAGCCTTTGGCATCCTGTATTTAACAACAATCTTCAAATCTCCATATAAGCCATTACTCTTCGCAAGTCCCTTACCGGTTAAATTGATAATACTTCCATCTTCAATACCTTGTCTCAACGTGTATTTGTATGTCTTGCCATCAATATGCTTAATAGTTTTCTCGCAACCCGTTATACAGTCCAAAACCGGTGTTTCATCGATATAAGCCAAATCATAAGGGCTATTAGGTATAATCTTGAAGCGGGCATTTTCAGCGATTCTGAAATAAATCACCAAATCACCCTCCTGTCCTTCCATACGTTCACAATAATTACCCTTTCTTGGTATTCTCATTGTAACATCGTCAGTTACACCGGCCGGTATATCAAACGTGAATGATTCCTCCATCATTTCAAGACCACTTCCATTACATTTAGGACACGGATTGGTAATTTTCTTTCCACTTCCATTACAATATGGACATTGAACAGTCTGACGTGAAAAACCAAATGCAAATTGCTGTACCTGAGTTATGTAACCAGTTCCATGACAGTGAGGACACATACCTATGGTACTTCCGTCCTTTGAGCCTTTTCCATTGCATGACTTACAAGGTTTAAGCCTATTGTATTTAATAGTTTTACTACCCCTCTTATATGCTTCTTCAAGAGTCAACGTAACCCTAACCTTTGCATCCGTACCACGCATCACCGTTTGCTGTCTGAAACCACCCATAAATTCGTCATCATCACCAAATATGTTAAAACCGCCATGTTTCATGAAACGTCTCAGTATTTCATCCATTGTGGAATCAGCACCGCCCATACCAAACTGTCCATCTACAGTACCGAATGTGTCATACTGCTGTTTCTTCTGTGGGTCTGATAGTACGTCATAGGCTTCAACAGCCGCTTTAAATTTATCCTCAGCCTCTTTATTACCAGGATTACGGTCCGGATGATTTTGAAGACAGATTTTCTTATATGCCTTTTTGATTTCATCTTGGGATGCATTCCTATCTACCCCTAATATTTCGTAATAGTCTTTCTGTGCCATAACATTAATATATACTATTAACTCTGCAAAGGTAATACTTTATTCTTAATTTACCAACATTTTTATGTTAAAAATAATTAAAATAGTAGGTAATTACTAAAAACCACCTACTATTTCTAATACATTCATCGTTTCAACTTACTTTGCGTCTTGAATCTCTTCAGCATCTGATTCTGATGTAGGCTGTGCTGTCTGAGTCTCGGTCTTTGCGCCACCGGCAGCCGCACCGAAAATGTCTCCGAACTGTGATGCATCAAATCCACCGAACGGATTACCAGCACCTCCAAATTGGTTAGAACCACCGTTCTGAGCACCATAAGCCTTTGCCGAAATTCCATACCACTTCTCTTGCACTTCCTTTTCAATAGTCTCGAAATTGGTGTAATCATCAGACTCTTTCATCTTCTTCAACTCTTCAATCTTTCCGTTGAAGAAAGCCTTCTCATCATCAGTAACCTTATCTTTAAGGCTATCAAGTGTCTGCTCTGTTGAGTAAATCAGACTTTCACATTTGTTAGCCTTTTCAAGTTTCTCCTTGGTCTTGGCATCCTCGGCAGCATGTTCCTCAGCCTCTCTCTTGATTCTCTCAATCTCTTCCTGTGAAAGTGAAGACTTATTTTCAATTGTAATATGCTGTTCTTTACCGGTAGCCTTATCAACAGCCGTTACAGTTACAAGGCCATCAGCCGAAATGTCGAACGTGACCTCAATCTTTGGAACACCACGACGTGCCGGAGCAATACCATCAAGATTGAATAGACCAATTGATTTATTATCCTTTGCCATTGGTCTCGCACCTTGAAGTACATTAATGGTAACAGCAGGCTGATTATCAGAAGCCGTTGTGAAAGTCTGCGACCTCTTACAAGGAATGGTAGTGTTAGCCTCAACAATTGTTGTCATCACACCGCCCATAGTCTCAATACCAAGTGTCAATGGTGTTACATCGAGCAAAAGCAAGTCTCCTGCACCTTCGCCACCAACAATGATATTGGCCTGAACAGCAGCACCCATACTTACAGCCTCATCCGGATTTACACTCTTATTAAGAGGTACGCCAAATGTATTAGTAAGTGCATCTTGGAATTCCGTTGAACGTGACTGACCACCTACAAGAAGAATACAATCAAGTTCATTATAGGCAACCTTGGCTTTTTTCATTGCTTCAACACCACAATCAATCGCCTTATCAATAAGATGCTTTGTAAGTTGTGCAAACTTAGCCTTTGTAAGTGTCATTACACAATGCAACGGAGTACCGTCCTTAACAGTAATATAAGGAAGATTAATCTCGGTAGAAGGTGAAGTTGTCAACTCAATCTTTGCCTTTTCAGCAGCCTCGACGATACGCTGCAATGCCTGTGCTGAATCCTGTGACTTTCTCAAATCAACATTATTCTCCTTATTAAATGTTTCAATGACCCACTCGGCAATCGCATTATCGAAATCACTACCGCCAAGGAATACGTCACCATGAGAAGCAAGTACCTCCACCATTCCGTCTGAAAGTTCACATACACTAAAGTCTGTAGTACCACCACCAAGGTCTGCTACTAGAACTATCTTATCACCGCTCTTAACATCAATATTACTTGCAAGAATAGCCGCTGTTGGCTCGTTAATAATACGAAGTACATTTAAGCCACACATTTCGCCGGCAACCTTCGTCGCTTCACGGGCATTATTATCAAACCACGCTGGAACTGTAATAACGGCATCCTTAACTTCTTCACCAAGGTAATCCTCAGCAGTCTTCTTCATCTTATTGACAATGTATGAAGAAATTTCCTCTGGTGAATAATCACGGCCATCAATCCTAACACGCGGTTTTCCGGCAACATCAACGACTTTATATGATACATGCTTAACAATATTCTCACATTGGTCATAATTTACACCCATGAAACGCTTAATAAGCGAAATCGTTGTATCAGGATTAACAACACGCTGACGATTGGCAGCAGCACCAACCTTAATATCACCATCTTTCAGACTAACAACTGAAGGTGTTGTACGACCACCCTCAGAGTTAGCAACAATCACAGGCTTACCACTCTCAATAACAGAAACTGCACTTGTGCTAGTTCCTAAATCGATACCAATAACTTTTCCCATAATTCTTTTTTATTTAAAATTCGTATTTTTATTAATTGAATAAGTTCTTAATACTACTCAGTTTCTTTGCAAGGTCTTCATTATCCTTACGAAGTCTATCGTTCTTTTCCTCAAGACTCTTGATTTTCTCATCATATTTTTCAGTAAGGACCAAAAGTTTGTCATAAAGTTTCTTATAATCGGTATCCGATTCAGCACCTTCATTTTTACAAATCTTCTCCAATTTCTCAGGTGCAGTCTGTTTAACCTTATCAAAAGAAATTACCATCTTCTCGTTTTCCTTATCAATGTCCTTAGACCAACCGGCTTCAAGATTGCAATCCTTTGGAACTGTCATTGTGTACTTTCCATAATATGTGCAAGATTGGAAAAGGCTTGGCTTAGATGAAACTGTAATTGTAATTTCACGTTTGTCGGTATTTACATCAACGCTAACTTCGTCATGATTTTCATCATACTCAACTGAAACGGCATACTTATCGCCCTTGTCTTCCATTTTATAACTTGGCTTCATCCATGAATAATCATTGAAAAATGTCGTTGGAGTAAAATCAAAATCATCCATGAAATCATTAAACAAATCGGTAACATTACCGAATACTGTACTTAAATCATACTTTTTCATAATTCTTTTATATTTTTAAAATTTTATTTTTCTAATTTCACTACTTATATATTCAAACATTGTGCCAATTCTAATTTTCTGCCATTTTGTCAGTCTTTGATATAACAATAAAGGCAACCATGCTGACAATGCTCCATTTTATTCTTATATAACTGTGTCTTATTGGCAGGACAACTACAACTGTTCCTCTGCCATTTATTACCCTCTAATTTAATCCTGTCAGTTAAGCCTAAAATGTCAATATCTTTCTGTGATAAACATGAAATGCTCTCAATACCAGGCTCACCACACGCCTCTACTTCAAAACCATATTGATTGCCTAATTCCACTAATCTGTCACGTATTTCCAAACGTTTTTCCAATGGTGCATGAAATGTGTGATAAGGTATAGTAATACCAGCCTTTTCAAATCGTTCTTTTACGTGCTTATACATATCCAACACAGAAAAACGAACCCTCTTTATTCCACAGTCCTTAAATACATCAATAACATGTAAAGCCGTGTTTATTCCCTTATCAGTCGGTACAATCGGGTCAATTCTTAACACAACATGTTCAATCGGAAAACCATCTTCAATTAGTTTCTTGAATTTCTTAAAAGACTGTTCAACCGACGGTACAAAAGGCTCAACCTTTGAACCACCCATACCAGTAACAGTAAGATGTAATATACATTTTTCTTTATATTGAATAAGTTTCTCATTTAGTTTATCTGTCAATCTTTTTGTTATAATGATGTTGCCATCATACAAATTATCAAATATTTCCAAGTGGAAACAAGGGTCAGTATTCTCAACAATCCCAATATATTGCGATTTATCCATTTTAAACCAATTTTTTAACCTATTTTCTACAAAAATACCAATCTATTGCGAAATTATGATTCAAGTAACTTATCACTTGGATTTTCCTTAATTCTAATTACAATGGGCATGTGCTTACGTTTGAACTCTGATTTACGGTATCTTGAAATTACCCTATCAACGGTTTCCTTGCCATACTTATTGCACAGATTCTTATAATCAACTATATTCTCAAATGTATGCCATCCATAACAATCATCAATCTCATGCTTAATCACAAGACGAAGAATTTCATCGACTTCAGTATATGTGTAACCGGGAGCAATCTGTGCCATATCACCACCAACAGCGACACCATTACCGTCAGTAGGGGTTAGTTTAATTGATTCTTGCAATGCAGTCGACATGTCACAATATTTCTGGTTATTCTCACGGCCTTCGATACATTTGTTCGCATAATAACCAACAAGCCACTTAGCAAGACCATATACCTCAGTCTTCCATAAATCACCGATTGGATTGAAATCCGCTACGTCTCCATGAATGGTGAAGAACCCCAAATAGTGCTCTGAGAGGTTGTCGGTGTCTAAAACGATGCCACAATTGTTACTTGCCAAATGATATAGATAAATCATACGCAAACGTGCCTTGATATTACCTTGTGAAATATCAGACCAACACTTATCACCCTCACTCTCAGTAATAACCGGTTTAAATGCCTCAAACAACTTCTGGATTGAAACTTCCTTAAAATCAGTACAGAAAGCACTACCAACCATCGTGGCGGCACTGATTTCATCATTTCCATTTGTCTTACAAGGCAAACTACGCCCAATAAAAGGAATACCAAGGCGGTTACTTACCTCATTTGCAATGGCTGCGACTACAGTACTGTCAATACCGCCAGAGATTCCTAGTACAAGGCTCTTCAAGCCATTATTCTTCACATAATCCTCAGTACCATTCACCAATTTCTCAAAAACATCTTTGTAATCTTTCATATAACTTACATTTTTTAATCAATTAATCTAAAATATTCCGAAAATTCACTATCATCCAAATTAACATAGTCATTATAACCACCATTTTGATAAACCCTGAAATATAACGCATATATGTCAACCTGATACTCCCTTCCAACATGGAAATATAATTCATCCTCATTGGAAAAAACATTATCAGGAAGTGCAACAAATTCCTTAATGCATTTACAAGTTTTCTCTGAATAATAAGCCATAATCTATAAATTTAATGCAAAAATACTACAAAAAAACGATATCCCAAAAGAAATACCGTTAAAAAATACTAAACTTCCTTCATTTTTCCAAGATTATAATATTTTAACTTAACCGCAATGACAATCCCTAAATCTTTCATGATGAAAATAGCACAATTCGGAACTTCCTGACACTCTTTTTCAATATAATGCTTAAATGCACGGTATTTCTGAATTATAAACGCATTTCCATTCTTAATCGCCTTTTTATCCTCATCAGAAATGTCAAATACCATAAATTCAAAATCATCAATACCGTAATGTGCCTTATTCAATGCCGAAATTTCATTTACATAACCGTCACTGTCAATAAAATTGAATACAGTGAACCTCAAATTAACAAAGTCTTTCTCATATAACTGTCTTAATAATTCATCATATCTGTTTACGCTCATTTTCAATTAATAATAAGTCTTTATATATAAAATAAAATATGCAAAAGTCTGTATTTCAAGACAATTGCATGCTCCCTACGATATATTGGGACAACTTTCTAAAAATGTTGGGGATGTTGGATTCGGACCAACACAATGCACACAAATGTCCCCGGCTTATGAGGCCGTCGTTTTACCATTAAACTAATCCCCAATCATAAAAATACAGAGAAAATTTGTGACTGTTTGCTATTGTTTACAACATTGCCGGAATTGGACCGGCGTTCTCAATTACCCAAAAATTGCGACTTAACCACTTGTCTAAATGTTATCGAAGTAACAGTCACGTCACTACTGCATATTTCTTATAAATACATACTACTTTCAAAAGAAAAACAAGAGAAAATTAGAAGAGTATTACAAAATAGATTCTTCGGGGACTCGAACCCCGGTCACCAAAATTAACTGTTTTGTGCTATAACCAACTTAGCTAAAAAATCGAAGTAACTCTTCTGTCACTACTTGTTGTTTGCGGGCGTACTGGGAGTCGAACCCAGAATCTTTATCTTGACAGGATAACGTTTTAACCATTCGAAGTAACTGTAAAGTTCACTATTGAAAAATCAAAGAAAATACCTTCAGTAAATTTCTTTTTCTAAACTTTACGCCCGTATAAAAAAATTGGAGAATCACAGCAAGGGTGAGTTTCTGTCTAAAAAACATTTCAAGTGTTTCGCGTTTAACCTTTTCGCCAAAATTCCCAAACGGAATCTATTGGATTCGAACCAATAATTAATCGAAGTAACCCTTAACTTCACTACCAACTTATATCTTAAAAAAAAAAAACGAAAGAAAAACAGCGAGAGTGAGTTTTGATTGAAAATATCCACACTATTTTATCGAAGTAACTCTCACATCACTATTCGTAATTTTTTTGTTTTCTACATTATAAATATATTAAAGAACTCTTTGTCATCGTTTGACAGTGCAAAGATACTACATATTTCTGAAACTACCAAACTTTTTTCGTTAAAAATTGTAAATTTCAAGAAAAATTATTTTCCTATTTTCATTTCTTTCAGTACACTATTCACTGAATTTTCTATTATCATACGCAAATTAGATTCCGTTAATCTTATCAATCTCTTACCAACTATTCCTTCAGTTATACTTAACTGCTTCGGTATTAATACCGACAATACAAAACAACTGAATGACCTTATATTTTTGTCTTTAAGTCTCTTTACTGTACATCCTATGTTAGTAAGGTCAGTTATAAGTCCATCTATATCAACACCCCATTTATCAATGGCATATATTACCTTAACGAAATTATCGCCTATACTTGATATTTTAACCCCTCCTGTTGGAATCGATAATCTACGCCCATTTCCATAACATATAAAACTATATAGTTTATTACTCAATTTTTCTGGATTTATATCCATATATTCTTTATATATAGATTCCATATATTCAGTAAAATATCTTTCATCGATATCCTTTATACTTTTAACTATATTTCCTTCTTTATCAGTAACGGTTATATCATGTCCTAATATACTCTTAGTTCCACCAATTGTTCCTCTTGTACCCAACAAATCCATTTTAGACATACGGGCATTCATTTGATGAATACTTACATGAACAGAGTACTCACCTATTTTTATATCATATTCACCAACTCGTTCAGGAATACCAAAATTTGTCATTTCACTCTATTTTATTATAAATATAATTATTTTGTGATTCCGATGCGGCTCGAACGCATGACCTACTGCTTAGAGCCATTACACACGGTTTCGCTCCGTTAAGTATTCTAAATACCATGTAATGAAGTTCGTCACAGTGAACTACTCTGTAGAGGCAGTTGCTCTATCCAACTGAGCTACGGAACCATCATGTTTGTGCCGTTGGAGGGAGTCGAACCCTCACGCAACTTCCGTCGCAACAGTTCCTTAGACTGTCCCCTATACCAGTTCGGGTACAACGGCATCCTAATTTGTGGAGATAGAGGTAATCGAAACCTCGTCCAAACAAGGAAACAATATGCTTTCTACATGCTTAGTTCAATTTTGATTTTCATAATGCAACACGACTTGGACTACCAAATTGCATTCTTATCCTTTTAAATTTCATCAATCCATCAAGGCATAGACCGACTATTTCTGATTTCCCTGCACCACTATACTAACAAGTCTCAGAAAATAACTCATTAAGTGATGTCTCGTTCCCTCACCTTGTAAGGGAATTAAGCCAGTAACCTACTGTACTTCGATTAGGCAGCGAGAGCGTAAGTTGTTTCGCCAATTAATTGTTCGACCAATTGATTTAGGTGTAATAGTCTTCACACTGCATGCTTACAGACCATTTCATACTTGCTGTCAAATTCCTGTTATCCCCATATTATAGATAAATATATCTTTTATTTCATGTTTAATCTTTTGTATGCTTCTTCAAATCCTTCCATAAAACCTTTCTTCCATTCCTCAATATCTTCATTTGTTTTGTCAGATTTATGATGTACTACGCCATCGACAACATACATTCTATCAGCCTTGTCATTGATACGCCTCATTTCTTCAATCTTTTCAGCACCCCCAATTCTGCTTATAAATAAATCCATATCTAATCTATTATAATCACCGGCAAGTTGCTGTACTTTCTGTCTCTCTTCCTCAGTAAGAAGTGTTTCATCTAAATATCTGTCAAGTATATCATCCATCTTTTAATTAAATTTAATATTAATATAAATATAGTTTAACAGTTTTTCAATACTAAATGACTATTTGTTTAGTGGCTTCACCGGGACTCGAACCCGGACGAGTATCGGCATGAAGCCAAATTAGTTGGAGATACCAGACTCGGACTGATAATTTGACATCCAGAGTGTCACGTGTTGCCAATTACACCAATCTCCAAAATAGTTGGACCATCCGGATTCGAACCGAAACTGACAGAACCAAAATCTGTGGTGCTACCATTACACCATGGTCCAGTAATACAAATCTCATGTAACATACACCAAACAATTGGAAGACCTTGATAGCGGGTCGTTGTATTCACCTAGCATTTTAATGTGACATACATCCTCAATAGCGAAGAAACAAGAGGAAATAAGTTGTATTTACCTAGCATTTTAATGTAGTATACACCAAAGGACAAAGAAACATTCGACTGTCTGAGTTGTATTTACCTAGCATTTTATGTGGTATACACCCCATTGCTTTAAGAGGCTCTTAACTACTGGTTGTATTCACCTAACATTTTAATGAGGCATACACCCGTTCTTTTCGAGGGTAGGTTTGAAGTCCTGTTGTATTCGCCTAACATTTTAATATGACATACACCGCTTTGTCGCTAATGGATGCAACCAACTCCAGTTGTATTTACCTAACATTTTAATACAGCATACACCATATTTCCAATAAAGCATTGATTACGCCACATTACTTTTAAAAATGTTACCTAAAAATCGCTTCTTAGGTGGTCGTTTACTTGTTGTAAACCGTTTTTCTGATTCAACTTACCATAACTTTTTAGGTGATAAATCACGTTCATCCATTAGAGGGTAATCCACAGACTTAACATCCCCGATACACCTGGGTAGGGTTTTTTATTCACTGTTTTCCTTCAGTTATAATTCTATATCCTTCATTTTTAATATTAAGTGCGGCATTCACATCCCTATCATGATGTACCCCGCAATTCGGACAGACCCATTGTCTTACCGACAAATTCTTCACCTTTTCGTTTTTAAACCCACAACACGAACAGATTTGTGAACTTGCATAAAATCTGTCAACAGTAACCAGATTCTTTCCATTCCAATCACATTTATATTCAAGTTGCCTTTTAACCTCACCCATATTCGCATTACTTACGGACTTTGCAATATGATGGTTCTTAGCCATTCCCTTAACATTCAAATCTTCAATGCAGACCGTATTGACGTTTGGATTCTTAGCGACATAAGATGTAATCATATGCGTATTATAAGTACGTTTTCTGACAATTTCATCTTCAAGTTTCGCAATACGATTCTTTAACTTTATGTAATTCTTGGAGGGAACTTTTACATCAACTTCCTTACCATATTTTTTGGAAAATCTTTTCTCACCGGTTTTTTTCCATTCCTTCTTGGAAAGTCTACGTCTAAGTCTTGCAATACGTTTAGTTTCACGTCCTACTTCAATTGCAGGAAATTTAGTGCCATCAGTTAAAATTACATTTGAATCGGATTTTACCCCAAGGTCGATTCCAACAGTACCATCATACGTAGTTATACGTTTTTCGGACGGCTTGACGAAATTATCATCAACAAGAAGTGAAACTTCGTAATAGTCAAAACTCTTCTTGGAAACTGTTACCGATTTAATAACCCCATTAAATTTCCTATGCAAAACAATACTTACATCGCCGGCTTTACCTATTCTTATCATTGATTTATCCCAATCAATGATTGTTTTACCTTTTTCTTGTATTTGTATTGTATAAGAATTATCATATTTAGCCGACTTATATTTTGGAAACCCACCTTCTTTCTTGAAAAACTTCTTAAAAGATGCATCAAGTGCTTGCGCCGTGTAAATAAAAGACATTGCATCACAGTGCCCAATCCAACATGTACTTTCCTCTTTTTTTAAGGATGGTAAATCACGTGCAATCTTATATTGTGCTGACAAATGTGTTTTATCTTTTTCATATTGTGCATTGATTTTATCTAAAGCATAATTCCAAAACCATCTGTTTGCTGCAAAACATACCTTAAAATAATTCTTCTGCTCTTCTGTTGGATAAATACGATACTTATAACCTCTTTTCATAATTTTTTTTTCATTAACTGAGTGCAAAAGTACAAATAATCATTGAAATACACAAATATTTTTCATTAAAAGTTGTTAATAATATTCCGTTATTTTTGCTTTTCTCCAATTCTTTGCCCAAAATTGGTCAGTCTGAACATGATTCTTACGTACATACTTCACAACATTATGGCAAAACTCATCAATCGGATAACTATCTGCATTACGGATAACAACACCCTCAATAGTATCACCATACCTACTGCCTTGCGTCATCCAATATAATACACGTTCCTTTAATTCATCCTCAGTGTCAAATGAACGTCTTTCCAATACAGGAACAGTCGGCAAATCAAGAATCTGTGCCATTTCTGAAACATCATCCCAAGAATACCATTTCTCTTCATCCCTTACGGCAAACATATGGAAATATTCCTTCAACCTGTTATATTCAATTGAATGAACACCATATAAGTTCTCACCGTAAATCATTTCATCTTCACCAATCAAATCCTTAACTCTCCAATAAAGTCCGTCATTTCCCCATAGGTTTATTGACCAAGGATTCCTTGTAGGTGCTGCATGAGAACGAGCATAAACACCATAACGAGATATAGAATTATTCTCACCGTCGCATTTTTCGCTAAGAATAAGTTCCTTTCCCTTCAAATAGGAAAACCAATCGTCATCAACACGTCTGTCATCATTCTGTAACCCTTCTGAGAACGGGACGTGAAACGTTCTTGGGTATTTCCAACTTGAATCCATAATTCTATCCTTTCTTCTTTAATGTTAAACTTAGAGGACACATCCGGATTCAAACCGAAATCTGTACTTCAACACTCTCTTTTTTGTGGTTGCTCAAGCCACTGAGCGTGAGAGTCGCCTTGCTTGCGCCGTGTTAGTCCATTACACCATATGCCCATATAACTCTGCGGAGAGCGGTGGTCCCGACCCACATCCAAAATACTCCGGACGAACTGTTTAGCAGACAGCCCCTATCCCCGACAGGTTCACTCTCCTTTAGTCCAACCATTATTAAGAATTTTTCTCTTCTTGTTGATGTTTTACAAAAAAAAAAACGCGGAGGGGTGAGAGCACGATTCCCATTCGCTTGTTACACGAACCAACGGTTTTCAAGACCGCGCCGGTATACCACACCGGTTACCCCTCCTTAATGGAAGACAGTTTATTATTACCATATTGAAATGCTTGCAAGCCTGACACGCACTATTGTGATGCCTTTAATTTCAACTTAGGTATCTCCCGTTCAGTCTCTACACGTTCATAACTTATCCTCTCCCCTTATTACCATCACTTCTGTAGAGAGTTTACCCACCCGATATAAGTTATTTTCGAACGGTATTATCCTTACACATTATTGGTTAGTGTAGTGTTCTCTTAATGTTCATGCAGTATTTGAACTATAGTTAAAGCATAAACTGTCTCTGAAATAATAAGTACGTTAATCCACATTAATTCCCTTGTCTAATTTTTATGGAATTACTAAACGTTGTGGTTCGGAGTCACCTCTAATTTCAATTTCGAGTATTATACACTTAAATATTTGACAAGTAGTAAGATAAGTGTATCTTATTATTTAAGGAATTCCACCGTTTTAGGGAGATTCTACTATGGGATTTCTCGCCATAGCACTCGAATTAAATTCAAGACCACTGCCTTACCAATTAGGCTTATGTCTCCATTTATATAATAAAGCAAAAATAGTTTTAATTAGAGTTCTCCAAGCAGTAGATAACACAAAACGACATTATGGACTCCAACCATTATCACTCTATAGCATCTAACAACCTACAAATGCTTTCTGCCGAATTGCCATTACTCGAAGTCAGAATAAAACCATATCAAAAAAGTTGAAATCCTTCGAAGATTAAATACCCTTTCGAAATCCTCATACGAATTTTTGGATGAAATCTACTCCCGACCCTTTCGGTGTCCTAATAGGCATTTAAAAATTCCAACTTATAAGCGTGACGTTTTATTCCGGCGGAGTGCGCCACCTTACTCTCCATAAAAAAGTCGAAATCCCTGCAAGTAAATCCAACAATTTGACCATAGTGTCGTTTGACCCACTACTGATGCAATTACCTGGCCACCGCTGCATAAACTCAGATTTCAATGATAATCTTCATTGCATCAACATTGCTGAATTAATTTCAACTTATATCGTCAATTTCTATTAATTAGAGCAGTATAAAGTAATCGAAACTTCGTCTCCTGCATGGCAAGCAGGTGTAATAACCACTATACGAATACTGCAAATTAGAGCACCATAACAGATTCAAACTGTCCCCTTCAGATTGGAAGTCTGATATGCTAATCGCTAACACCAATGGTGCAATTATGGGGGGCAGTGTTGGGTTCGAACCAACGTAAACAGGAACCACAATCCTGCGCCTAACCTCTCGGCCAACTGTCCCATATTAACTTTGTGACTCCGATGGGACTTGAACCCATGACTCCCTGATTGTTCCATGTGAAAGAGTCGGACTTTCATCTGTTTCACCACTTTTAAACATGGAAATGTGTTTAAGACGGTTCTCTCCGTTAAAAAAGTCAGGTGCTCTACCACTGAGCTACGGAGTCAAACATAACTGACTGATAATCAGATAGTTAAGCAGTGCGTACCGGATTCGAACCGGCGACCTCCACAGTGACAGTGTGGCATTCTAAACCTACTGAACTAACGCACTATAAAAAGTGTTGGCAGATGGACTCGAACCACCCACATTCACGGTATCAGCGTGACATTCTAACCTACTGAATTATGCCAACAGTTATCACTGAGTTAAACACCCATTATTCAGTGGCTTCATCGGGACTCGAACCCGAACAGGCACAATGCCCATCAGGGCTTAAACCTGACGTGTCTACCAATTCCACCATGAAGCCGACTATCTATTAATTATATTTTTTTCTTCCCTTTCTGCCCTTTTTATTGTGTGATTTATGTGTTTCAGTAAGAGAATGACAGTTAGGGCATAAAACCTGTAGATTCTCTTCTTTATTGTTAGTATAATCACCGTCTATATGATGTATTTCCAATGGTATTGTATTTGTGTAAATATTTTTTTCACCCCATCCACATTTCTCACATTCGTAATTATGTTTTTCCATTAGATAACGTTTAATTACTTTTGATAAATTATATTCACCACTTAATCCATTTTCTTCGCCATTTTTCCATCGTTCTATATATTGTTTACGTCGATATGTCTGTTGACAAGTGTGTGAACAAAATTTATTTTTTGTGTTTCTACTATGTTCAAATTCTTTACCACAATTTAAACAAATATGTATTTGTTTAACTCCTTTATTGAAATGTTCGTTGGGATTTATTTCCCTTCTATATTTAAGTTCGATACCTAATTTTTTTGCTGCCTTTTTAACTGCGGCACCTGTAACATCATACTGCCTACCAATACGTTCATATGATACTCCTTCTTTTATAAGTTTCTCAATAGTTTCTTTTTCGTTAATCCAATTTACCTTCATATTCGAACTACACTTTATTATAAATATAAAGGATTTTTCAAATATTTCAAGTATTTGAACTTTTTTATTTTTGAGCCCTGTGTCGGAATCGAACCAACAACCTGCGCATTGGACTATATAAAGGATTCGAACCTTATTATAATACCTATCTATATAGTCTTGATTTTTATTAATGGTTTACTCCATTATACAAGTGCGCTGCTCTACCAATTGAGCTAACAGGGCAATTAATTATATATGAGCCTCCTCCCTGATTCGAACAGGGGTGCCCGGTTTTGCAGACCGGTGGCTCAACCACTCACCCAAGGAGGCGAAAATAAAAGTAGCCGGTAGGGGAATCGAACCCCTCTTCCAAGAATGAAAATCTTGTGTCCTAACCGATAGACGAACCGGCCATCATTTGTCGGGATAGCGGTACTCGAAACCACTCCACTTGGTCCCAAACCAAGGATGCTACCATTAAACACCATATCCCGTTTGATAAACTAATAGTAGCGCATAGCAGAATCGAACTGCTCTTCCAAGAATGAAAATCTTGTGTCCTGGCCGATAGACGAATGCGCCATATAAAATGCAGATGCTGAAGGACTCAAACCTCCGACCCTCGGTTTTGGAGACCGATATTCTAATCAACTGAACTAAGCATCTATTGATGGTGGACCGCCTGGTAGTCGAAACCAGATGACCGGCTTGCAAAGCCGGCATAATAACCATTATATGAGCAGCCCATAAAATTTACGTTGGAAATCCATAAACCAACTTACCATTTCACTTAGTTCTTATTTATTGTTTCCAAACTTAGTGTGGCGGTTTCCTTACCTACAAAACCTCATTACCCTTAACTAGTATTAATGGTTTATTCTGATATTAACGAAGAACGAACTTGCCTACCGTCTATTTCGCCGTTTTCTCTCTGTTTCCTCTCTCAAGGTGACATACCATATCCCACCTACTGTTTATTTACTCTGACACAGCAAAACATAGGTTCTGAATTTAGATGTGGGAGGTGATGGAGTCGAACCACCCGAGCCGTTAAGCAGCTGATTTGCTTCGTATGTTGGATTCGAACCAACGTATGCAAGTTTTAGCCACTCGACCAATACGAAGTTTGATTTTCAGTTTACTCTGTATACAGTCAGCCCCGCTACCACTTACGGAATAACCTCCCAATAAAAAGTGGGGGAGGGTGGTTACGCTCCACCTCCTCTGGATTTTCAGTCCAGCGCTTCTACTAAGTTAGCTTCTCCCCCAGAAAAAACTCCTACACTGTTGTCCGTTTCACCTGCAACTCCTACAACATACCTTTGTCTTACGGTTCATCAGGTTCCTAGCATTTGCCGTAAGTCCAACCATTTCCTTCCCTCGGAGTTTTTAAAACAAAAAATGATAGTTAAGAAATTTAACTATTTTTAAAATTAAAAGAACAAGTAAATTGACGAGGTACAGACTTTTGCAACCTTTTATCATCTTATTCAGATTTAATCAGGTAACCCGCTATTAGGCACTTGCGCTGTTTTACGACGTTTGTTGTGTTCCGTGTCATATGGCTCTTCACAGAATCCGCTGCTCTTCACGTTTTAGGAATTAACCTAACCAACACCTTTCACTGGTCTGTCGGTACTACTTTGAGTCCGTCTGCGTGATAAATATGAATCTAGCATTTACCTATCACTTCCCCCAGTTCCTACTCAGTGGTCTGTACTTGTTCTATATATGCTCAGGTGGAGAATTTCGAAATCTCGACCTACGGATTAGCCCAACAACCCGGAGTCGAACCGGGAAATCATTAATGTTTCCATTTTTAATTGCTGAGTTTGATTTTACAGTTTACTCTGTATACAGTCCGTTGCTCTGCCTCTGAGCTACACCTGAATGTCTCAACTTGGAATTCTGTTAGGTATTTCTACCTTATATTTACTGAACTAATTCATTTTGTTTGCTTATAGGCTCATCCCGTAAGGTGGGCTTGTAATTACTGACTACCTGACCCCAATTCGTCACCTTATAGGCAAAAATGAATGTGGTTTTTCACCAATCCTCTCCGAATTGATTTTTTTTGCTTTATTTTGTTGTCCCAATATGTCAAAGAACTCTGTTTGGAAACTTACATTTGGTATTTCTACCTCATTGTTCCGTTTTTGCTTTATCAGAAGTATTAATTCTGAATTGCGATGCAAAGGTACTATCTTTTTTTGAAATATCCAAATATTTTCTCAACTTTTTTATCCTTGTTAATATTTTTTAAGGAATACACCTTATTATAATATAAAAAAGCCGTGATTTTCACTTTTTAGGGTCTTCATCACAGCTTTGGGGAAAATATATTGAGTTTTATCGGAATGTTCCTATGCGGCTACATTTAATATTTTCTTTTTTCGCTGCTTTATACCCTTTTCAATTTTATCATAATCTAAACCATGTTCAAATGCTGGTACAAAATTGCCATACAACGCACTATTAATCGGAGAACAACTTGTTGTGGTTCCCTGAAGCCATTGTCTGCTTGCTGATGCGCTGATGTAAGATTTCTGCATTTTTATTTGGTTAATTTTTAAAAATAAATATAGGGTAGTTTTTGAAAAGTATCAATTTTTATCAAATTTTTTTATTTGATAGTTAAGAAAATTTTGTAAATCCTTTGAAGAAAAGGTATAATAGCCGCCATTCTTATATTTTCCTAGTGTTTTTACATAATTTACGAATGTATCATTGTATAGGTATTTCATACAATCGACTATGGTTAATTTTTTTCCTTCTGCAATGATATAATACCCGCTATAAACACCGGTTGTATGGAATAAGCCATTTATCTTAATATCCTCTTTATTTCTTATAAGGTTATTAATAGCATATCTGTTACCCTTTCCATAGTCATTAATTGCCTGTGTTCTTCCATAGAGCCACCATTCTCCGGTCATCTTACCTTTTTCTTCCATGTTGAGTTGTCTTGCACGTTTCAGAAGATACTTTTGTGTTACATCTGACAGTTCTTCAAACTTAAACGGTTTATTACCGTTTTTCATATCGTATGGGAACACCATCCACTTTTCTTCACCGGTTGATGCCTTAATTGCCGGAATTATATCTTTAACTCCGAACCTTGGGTCATTTTCTTGTATATCTTCATCGATGACGAACAATTTGTCATTGAGTGTTGCGAAACCGTTTTTCACTTTAACTAAATCCTCATAGTCATGCTTTTCTATTTCCTTGATAAGCCTGATTGATTCAACATCACCATTGAAATAGAATGAATCACCTACTGTGAATAAATGTAACGGTCTTGTTGCAATATAATCGATACAATTATTTTCTGAATCGTAGTTATATAATGTTATTTCATGTTCATCATCGATATCCTTTATTTTCTCGATAACTGTAACAATTGTGAATGTAGTTGCATCCGGAAACACTTTCTCATGTCCTAATGTAATTACTTCACTAAGTTTATCGTTTTCTATAAGATATTTTCTGAATGGTTTTCCGGCGATGCTTGTTGTCCATGAACTTGGTGTAATATAAATTAACTTTCCTGTATCGTTGAGCATGTTTATACCAATTTCAAAGAATACAAGATACAAATCTGCCATGCCGCCTTGTGAAAAAGAGAACTTCTTTATTGCATCATATTTGTCACCGAAGTCATGAACATTACAATACGGTGGATTGCCAACGACATAATCCATTTTACCATTGTATTCATCTATTTCAAGAGCATCGCCACGCTTAATATCCCAATCTACATTTTCCAAGTCATATTTAAGCCCGACACGGTTAAGATTAACAATTGTCAATCCCCAACAAGTTTCATCGATTTCTATACCGTGTATATATGTTTCAAGTTCATGTTTAAGGCTAAGGTTACCTTTAGTTCCGTAGGTCTCAAGAAATGCTTTACAGTACCTATCTACTATCTCAGCAAGAAACGCACCCTTACCGCAACTATTATCAATAATATGCTTTTGCAGTATCCCGTTACCGAAATACTGCAACTTATTAAGCATAATTTTAACCATCCAAATTGGTGTGAAAACCTTTTCGTTATGCATCACGTTGTGATTTAAAATTACGTTTGCCTCGGGCACCACCATAACGGCCATTACCTTCTGTCCTACTACGCTCACGTTCAAGACGTTTCCGTTCCTTCTCGCGTTCAGTGTTTTCACGCTCAATCTCTGATGTTGTCTTGAATGTAAGATTATGCCTGCTTGCCCACTTTCTCAATTCAGCGGTCTTAGTGGCCATCAGCCGCTTAAATAACTTCTTACTCATATGCTTAACTTTATTTATTAATAAATTAGGTTTTCTTTTTAAAAGAACGGTTGCTAGGAACAGGCTAGTTCTAACTTTTATTTCCTCTTAACAGTTGTACGCCTTGAATCTTTATCCATGTTTATTATATTCATGCTTTCAACGCCCTGTGGCAGATATTCTCTTTCAAATACCCTCAGTCAACCGTTCTTCTGAATATTCAGATTATATCTCGATGGCTTCAATCTTCTTGATGATTGCCTCCATACCAACGGTATTGGACTTAATCACGTCGAAAATCTTCTCACTCCAACCAGCGATGTTAAGTATTCTCTGTGACTTGTGGAATACTGAGTTGCCCTTAGCCGAACGAAGATTGCACACAATGAAGTTACACATTGGGTTAATCTTCTTGAACTCCTTGAACAAGTCCTGGAAGCGTCCACTACGGTCACTACTATCCACGCCATACCATGCGGTCTCTGCACCGGAACCAATCTGACAGTCAGAGAAGACGATTACGTTATCCACCTTCTTCTTCTCCTTAATGCACTGACGAAGGAAGTCATAAATACCGGCCTCTGTACCACCGCCACATGAGCCACCCTTACTGTCCATGTAGTTACAGAAATCGAGCATCCTCTTAGAACGGTCAACTTCCACTGGAATGAGCCTATCACCGAACAGACCGATATAAATATCCTTCTGTTTCCAACCGACCATTGCGGCAAACAAGTGACCAATTGTAGATGATGTCGTCTTTGAGAATGCAGATACACGTGAATGACCACCCATATCACCTCTCATTGAACCACTGTCATCGCAAAGGATGTAGGTTCCTCCTTCCAACTCAGGAATATTCTCACAAGCATACTCAAGTGCATCTTCAAGAGCCTTAAGAACCTTTGCCTTAATAGTAGCGAACTCGTTCTGAGTGAGTTTCATCTTACTGATTTCGCTTTCCAAAGCGATTGAAGATGAAGGCTTCTTTGCCTCATAACTCATATTCTCAATTTCATTGTATGCAGTTGCAAAACGGAATGGAAGCAGTCTTGAATTGACAATCTTCTCCCTTGTAGTCAACTGTGTAATAGCATCGTCGATACGGTTTGGCGCATAGAGGATAATGTTACGCAAGTTGCGAAGCAAGTTGAAAATTGGCATACCCTTAACATTGTCAAGAACAGAAGAGATTGCTTCCTCCTTGGCGGCAGTCTTCTCTTCCTCAGTCTTGGCTGTCTGGCCACCCTTTGACATTTCCTTCTCCAACACCTTGCTCTCATAAAGGTCAGCAAGAGACTCACCGTTGATAAGACGCTTATATGCCTCCTTATTCTTCTGTGTTGGTGTTGGGTGCAACAGGTTAACAAGGTCAATGAGTTTCACCTGACGGCTATTCATCTTATATTTGTCAATCTGATAAGCATCGAGACGCTCAAGTGCAGCCTTGAATCCCTTCTTGATAGAGTTTGGAATCTTACGAAGTGACTTATCGGTAAGATTCATACCGTTCAATGAACCATAGCATGAAAGCACCTCAGACATATCATCCGGACGTACAATGAGTTTGTTATAGAAACGTGCGGCATATTCCTGACCGGCAATATGCTTTGCCAATGCTGCACCAAGCAGATGGCTTGATGACCTCATATTACCCTCATTACGTGCATATAATGCAAGTTTTGCCACGAACAATGGGTCAACCTTCTCAACACAATCGAGGATTTTCTTCATTTCCTCTGACTCACTTTCATAGTACTGTCCCTGAAGGAATGTGGTTAACACACTCTGTACGAGATTTTCCTTTGCTGTAAGTTCAAAAGCCTTCTCACCCATCTCGTTAATCACTGTTGGCTTTACAGCCTCTTTCTTTGAATTAAACTTTGCCATATTCTATCACTATTTAATTTGTTATTATTAAAAGAAATTTTTTACTTATTATATTAAAAAATAGAGGAAATCATTGACAGTGTATTCTTAACTGTTGCTCTACCAACTGAGCTATCTGCCGTTTGTTATTACTGTTTGTCGGCAGATGTGGACTCGAACCACAGACCCACAATTCCAATCGAAGTATCTCTCAAATCACTACTATTTTAGTTTTTCAGTTGCAAAAGTACTACAAATTTTTGAAAGTACCAAATATTTTCTGTTAATTTTTGTTAATCGATTAATTTTTTCTTTTATCGTAGACTAAATAAGGACATATATAAGACTTTTCGTGGTCTGTATACCGTAGAATAATTTGGTTTTCTACTCGCTTCTTGTGTCAAATTCATAATTTATTATCATGATTTCTTTTCCTTTCATTTCAGCATTTTTGGTGACATTTTTCATACCATACATTAATTCAAATGGAATTATAGTGTAATCTTTATATAAATCACGTATATATTGGCAGTCATCATATGTAATTAGCCATTTATGTTTACATTTCTTAACGTCGTTTGCAAATTTCTCGTGGTCAAATCCTTTATGTAAATCACCATTTTTTCCATACAATGCCGATTTTGTGGCAGTATAATATGGCGGGTCCATAAATATGAACACATTATCCCCATCTTCATTTAGTAGGCTTTCATAATCAAGATTAGTAATTTTAACTCCACGTAATAATTCAGAAATATTTTCTGCCCTTTCTATGCTCGTATCAGTGAATCTCTTGTCAAAAGATTCTTGGCTATACCCTCCGCTGCAACTAGTGCCAGAAAACGTAATTCTGTTCAAAATAAAAAACGCAGCCGCTCTTTCTGTCGGTGAAAACGTAAACAAATTATCACAAAGATATTTATATAATGCCCTCCCGTCTTTGTAGTTTTCTTTCCACTTTTTTACAATGTTAATTACCTCGTTTTTGTTATTTTTAATTTCATTCCAAAAACAATATAAATCATAAAAAAGGTCATTAATCCAATAATTAGCATTCTGAAATTTCTGCTTCATTTTAATAAAAACAGAACCACCACCAAGTAACGGTTCTCTATACTCATCGAATTTAGGTGCCATATTTACTAACATATCGGCTACTCTACTTTTTCCACCGGGATAGCGTAATGGCGTTTTTATCTCTTTCATTTGTATTACAAATATTTTTATATTATTTATTATTAATTGAATTTAAAGCGATTTCTCTTTCTTCATCTGAATAAAAAGCAGATTTATTATTAGCAGGAGCCATATTTCTTCTAGTCTGTTCATCGTATTTGTTATACTATTATTCCTGCATTGTAGCCAATTTCATCATAAAACTGAACACTTTTAATATAAGGAAAATCGTTTATAAGTCTATTTTCAATATCTTTTAAAACTAAATTACCCGCATAATAATAACCTAAATTATATTGAAACCTAAACCATATACCACAATCACCAATATAGAAGTAGACCGGGTAATGTTCTATTTTTCTAACAAATCCTTTATAATTATCAAAGAATATTCTTGTACGTTCAACCTCTTTATAATAATCCTTTGTCATAGTTTATACAATTTCAACAGGTTCACCTTGATAGTCAATCCCTAATTTCTTAAAAGTACCGTCAGGGACAACAACCCCATCTAACTTCGGTACTGAATAATGACCGGATGAGTATATATTGCACCAACCGCCTTGATATTCGACCATATCCTTGGATGAATATAGTCCTTTAGGTACAAAACCATGTCTTTCATTATCCAAAACCGTTTCAAGATAGTCAAACGGCTTACAATGACATTGGCAAATGACTTCCCGCCCTTTATTGTCCTTTACTGCCCAAGCTCTTAACATAATTACCAAACTTTTTTTTTAACTTTAAACCATTTTTATTATTTAACTTATTATAGTGTTCCTTATAGTAGGGAAACAACTCATAGAGCCTTTTTCCTTATTTTGTCAATTTCTTCCGGCAATAATGTGATTCTTGTGCCGTATTTCATCTGTAACTCAAGTTCTTTCATCAGTTTTTCATTGTTTTCCATCAACGGTCTTACAGTAAAGACAAATATTTTATCATAGAAGTCTTTAATTAGTTTTAACTTATCAAAATACCTTTCTTTATTATACTCTTCAAATAACATACAGATTTGGTCGGATAGGATAATAAACATTACCTTTTCTGTATTATTTAAAAATAATTTATCTTCTTTATCATTCAGAAGTATAAATTCTTCAACTTCTTTTGTCATTTTATATATAAACTTTCAAAAACTATTGAATCTCTCGATTTACCTATCACTCTTTTAAATGAACTGTTTCCACTCTTAATGTATATATGTTCATCATATAAATCTTCCGGTACGTTATATGTATTGTCTATTTTACCGCTTATACCATCATATGACATCGCCCATTTACATTTTACAATCTTCAACCATTCAAATAATTTGTTATTATCAAATCCACCAAAATACATACCCTTTGTGCCGGCATATGGTGGGTCGATATACATAAAATCATTATCTGACGGGGTTATATATTCATAAGAACAGTTTATAAATGACACATCATTAGTGAACAATAAATCACTCCATTCTTTAATTATCTGTCTTAATTTATCTGGAATAATTCCGTCTCTTGTAATATGAAACGAATTATTAAAATCACCATTGGAATTATATCTTGGCATTCCATTTGTCGTAGTCCTCATTATAAACATAAAATCCAATGGATTATGCTCTATATTGTATCTTTCCCTTATTTTTTCAAAATAAGACCTTTTATATGCTTTATCCTTGCTGACATCACCATTCATTTCATACCACAACTTCTCATAGTGGTCGGCAACTTCATTAGGGTTATATTTTATTTTATTCCATAGTTCTATTAAGCCATTATTTAAATCTGAACACACATATTTATTAACCTTTATTTCACTTTCTAATAACGCTCTTAACACAGATGCGCCTCCGCAAAAAGGTTCATAATAGGTATCAATTTCCTTTGGAAAATATTTAATAATCTCACTTGCTTGGCTTCTTTTACTGCCACTCCACTTAATTACAGGTTGAAACATTATATTTTTTCAATTATTGTTTTTATTATATACCACCAACAAACACCCTCAGTTAAGGCATATAAAAATGTCCCCAAAAAATGTGCAAACGCTTTACATGGGCTGCTTGTATCAAAATTAAAATAGTAATTCACATATTTGTTTCTAACACGTGTGCCATTTAATATTATAATAATGGCAATTATCAGATAAACTATACTCATAATCTAAATTTTTGGCAAATATACTAATTTATTGCCAAAAATTGTATAAAAGTATCTTAAATATTGTTAAAGTTTAATTTTTAAAGTATATTTATAGGAAAATTAATAGCAAAATGGAGATTTCACAGATAAGTGACATAATTTTTAAACTGTATCTATATGCTGATGCAACGAAAATGATACACTATTCGACTGACAGCAATCATGCCCATGAATTATGCGATAAAGTCAGAAATACTATTGTCGATTTCGCTGATGAATTGGCTGAACAGTCATTTGGATATTACGGAAAGCCGTCATATTCACAACTTACTAAGTTGAACGAACTTGAAATTAATGAAACCGATGACCTCGGTGAACTTTGTGAGAGAGCAACAGAAATAGTTGATATTCTAAAGACTGAATTTAGTAAAATTGACAAATTATCAGGACTTGTATCAACAATTGATGATTACAAAGGCGCAATGCAGAAGAACATATTCCTTTGTTCTTTTGATAAAGTATCAAACTATAAGCAAAATAATTAACTTAAACAATAAATACAAAAATGAGATGTAATTGCGGAAAAAAGAACTTGGCTACACAGCCGGCTAAAAAGATTATAAAGACACCTTCACATACTGTTGTGACAAATGGAACACCGAATACCACTCGAAGATTTATAAGAAGAGTCTCAAGGTAAATTGAGACTCTTTTAATTTTAAATAGGTTTAACAGTTAAATCTAAAGTATCAACTTGCTGATTATTTTTATTAAGTATCTTATTTGCAGCAATTTCGGCTTCTTCTTTCGCTAATCTTTCATACAAACTACCTATATTATCATCAGAAAGAATACTAAGGGTAGCAAAATCAGATACATCTGTAACTTTAACATATTTTCCATCTATTCTTGTTTCATATTCTTTCTCATAAAGATAGATGGGATATAAATTACGCAGACTTGAAACCGTATACCCCGCTTTTATTCTATCTCTGATTTGATTCTCTAAACTTTTAACATATCTTTGTATGAAAGTCTTACACCCATCTTTATGTAATTTTTCCGTACAGATAAATTTACTTCCGTCATATTTATCGCCTTCATAAATAAAATTTTGCAACCATAAATATTTCTGATTACCAGTAGTTTCGTCTGTTCGTGTTATATTACCGTCTGAATCTGTCTCTGTTTTAAATGTTGTATAAGTAAGCTTGATGTATGGAAAAATACCCTTAAGAACATCATCACTTTTTACTCCATTATCATCATAACCAGGTGATATCCCACAGTAATCTGAATCTTGTGAATTACTTATATTATAAATTACTTCATCTTGTACAAAGTAATATTTATTTAATATTTTATCGTTTGTCGAAGTATTCATCATTTTTAATTAAATAAGTACACTAATAATTAGTGTGCTTAAGTAAAAAACGACAATCATTTTAATTTTTTTTATGAATTTCGTGCCATTTTCTTGCTTCATCTTTCATCTTGGCAACTTCTTGTTTCATATGTTCAATCATTTCATCCGTAAATGTCGGTCTGTTATCCAAAGCACCTTGGTATAAATCATTTATAATCTTATCTGCATCCATCCTTATTTAGTCTTTGTTTTATTATCTCACAATAATCACTATTCATTTCAACACCAATGTAATTCCTGTTCAAATCTCTTGCTGCAAGTAATGTAGTTCCGCTACCAGCAAAAGGGTCTAACACAATGTCACCTTCATTTGACCAACTTTGTATATGTCTGTATGGCAATTCATAAGGAAAGACAGCAGGATGTTTTATTTCCTTGCCATTTACAGGATATGTTTCCCGATTCTGTGCAACTGCCATTTCCCATACGTTATAATCTACCATTTCTGAATTTACATGATAATCAAGACTTTTTCTTCCACTTTCCCCACCCATTATTTTTGCTGTTGATTGATAATGCAACCCGGCTGATTTACACGGTCTCATAATTGGGTTAAAAGTCTTTGGTTTACCTTTAGAAAATATGAACATATATTCAAAACACTGTGTATATCTCGGCTGTTTGACTTGCGGCATACAATTGCTTTTTTTCCACAACATTGTGTCGTTCAAATTAAGACCTAAATCCATGAAATACAATGCTTGTCTGAAAGATGTACCCGTTTTAGAGCCATTTTCTGTCTTATCGTTGACATTCCATACAATTACACCGCCTTTCTTCAGTGTTCGGCACAATTCATTGGCAATTTCTTTGAATTTATCATGATTCCACGTGTCACCAACACCATTATATTTCCTTAGATTATCATAAGGTGGTGATGTAACTACTAAATCAATTGATTCAGAGTCAATATTTTTCAATATCAAATCTGAATCACCATTATATACCTTGTTTATGTCTAACATCACTTCCTATTTACTATTGAATCAACAAAGCCATAATCAATTGTCTCCTTTGCTGTAAGGATTGTATCACGGTCACACATTTTTTCAATCACATCATATTGTTGACCGCTATTTTCAGCCAATATATGCTGTAATTCTTCCTTTAATATCTGTATCTCTTTTGCCTGTATCTGGACATCACTACATTGTTTTGTTCCACCGCCGTGCTGTAAAGGCTGATGTACAAGGAATCTTGCATGAGGTAGGATAAATCTCTTTCCTTTTGTACCACTGCTTGCAATTACTGTTGCCATTGAAGCAACCATACCCATAGATATAGTTGAAATGTCTGGTTTAATGAATGACATCGTATCAAGTATCTGATATCCGGCATAAATGCCTCCACCGGGACTTGAAATCTGTAGTGTAATATCACCGTTTCCTTGTTGTTCAAGCCAAAGAAGTTGAGCAGAAATGATATTTGCAACATCTTCGTTAATCTCAGTACCAAGGAATATAATCCTATCCATAAGCAGTCGGCTGAAAACATCGATACTTGTAACATTAAGTTGGCGTTCTTCAACAACACTTGGATTTATATATGTATTTCCAAAATTATACTTCTGATACTCGTCAAATGTATTACCATTTACACCTTTATCTGTGGCAAAAAGCCTTAAATCTTTTACATTATCCATTACTTTGTTCTTTATTAATTACAGCCTTACTTATTCTTTCACTCATTGTCTTATAATAATTCTTATCAATTTCTATCCCGATGAAATCTCTATCAGTGTTTATACATGCGACACCGGTACTTCCACTACCGGCACAAAAATCTATTACAAGTCCGCTTTTAGGACAATAGGACTTAACAAGGAATTCCATTAATTCAACAGGTTTCTGTGTTGGATGAAGTTGGTCTTGTCTTCTCCATTTTTGTGGAAAATCAAGCACTGTTGATGGGTGTCTTGTGCCTTTATTGTCAGTCTGTACACCTGCAATACCATAACCAAGGTTATTTACCTTATTTGGCGTATATTTCCTTTTATATGGTGTCCCGGTTGTCATTTGTGGCTCATAATACGCTGCGCTTTCACCGAATACAAGAATATTCTCATGTTTTTTTAATGGCATATACTTGGCAGTGAGTGGTGAGCCGCATTTTGACTTTTTCCAAATTAATTCATATCTGAATTTCTTCTCATTGCTTAAAGCCAATTTGCAAGCAAACAAACCACTACCAAATAAGATGATATTGCCCTTTGGTTTAACAAGTTTGTCGATACAATCCCACATATCATCAAATGGTATAACCGTATCAAACTTATTATTATGAATACCATAGGGAATATCACAGATAATTGCATCAGCCTTTACATGCATTGCAATAAGCTGACGCATTACCTCTATACAATCACCACAATACAATGAATAATTACTATGCATTCTTGTTTTTATACCGTTTCTTAGCAGCCTTTTCAGCCGCCTTACGTGCCTTTTCCTCTTCACGTGCCTCACGTTTTTCTTCCTCTATCTGTTGGATAGCCATAACACCAATCTCTGCTGCATTAATAAGTTCATCACCCCACATCTGTCTGCCATTTACAGTCACAGTAATCATTGGTGTGCCAATTGTAATCTTATCCTTTTCACTATCATAAGATATAAGGTTAAATGCATCTTTGATAAGCAGTCTCTTATTTTTATCATCAAGACGGTCAAATGCATCCTCATACACAAGAATAGTTACTACATCATCTGGTAGATGTCCGACATGTTTTGCAACCGCATTTGGTCTGTTCACTGTAATCACATCTTTTGATTTAGCGACTCCAATAAGTCTCAACTGCATGTAATTGTGATAACCGGTTTCCTCAAACAAGTCATTAAACAACTCCTGATTCTCTTCTGTTAAATCAAATGTTTTCATTTTTATACCTTTTTAATTAATATTTTTATATGTCAGTTGCAAATATACTACTTTTTTACTTTACTGCAAAACATTTTCAGCATATATTTATGTTATTATTTGATTTTAACTCATTATGACACAATTAGAAAAGTTACTTAAAAAACGTGAAGAAGAAAAACAGAAAAAATTAGAAAAAGAACGTATTAAAGCCGAAAAGAAGGCTGAGAAGGAAAGATTAAAGAAAATTGAACATAAGAAAAAACTGAGAAGTAAGCAAAATAAGCGTGCATATAAAAAAAGACGTGCTGTTATCCTTGAAGAGAAGAAGAAACAACATGATAAATATGCATATTACATGGTTGTGATAATGAAGAATCATAAACGTGTCAAAAGGATTGGAACTACTTGGTGGAAAAACGATGCTTATGACATGTATAACGATGCTATAGAAGAAAATCAAAATAGTGTATTATGTCCGGTTGAAATATATGAAACAACTAATGGCAGACCAAAGAACGGTAGTTCAACCATCGACATGAAATATGAAATAATGATTGTTGAAAAAGTCGGCGATATTGAAGATGAGGATAAAATCAGTAAATTCAGAAATGAAGATGGAAAATTCATAGAAAACGTAATAACTGACAGTGACTACAAAATAATTGCAAAGCATGATTGGAAGGTAGAGGAAAACTTCAGTGTATACGGTTATCATCCTAAAAAACAGAGAAAGGATGCACATTTCATACTTAATGAAATGGTATTAAAAGATGTATGTCGGGAAAACACCAAACGTGTCTTCATATATAATAATAAGGTTGTAATCCAATATGATACGGACTTCGACTTTGTGACATGTAAGACAGACAAAGAAGCGGAAAGGCTATATGATATATTGGAAAAACAAGTCATTAAACTAAAGAAAAATAAGTTCATCCTTTTTACGGACAAACTTAATAAGCATATGTCAACATGGTTTTTAAATGAATTGGAAAAGAAAACCGGTTGGACAAGAGAGGCTTGCAAACGCATACATGCCTTATGATTGTTCAGTTTCCTTTTCTTCTTCTGAGACAATAACGAAATCAAGTCCTAATATCTTGGCTCTGATTTCATCACTTGGCGTAAAACCATCTGAACTTCCATTCTGCGTGACATAAAGGTCATGGTCAAGAACCCTCAGTTCCTTTATAGGCAGTTGTATGCCTATTGTAAATTTTCTCTTCAAATCACTTTGATACTTTTCTTGAAGCATCAATAACGTATTGTCAAACCCATTGGCAATTTCAAATAAGTCATCAATCACCATATACACCGAAAACAATTTTGAATTTATTCTTTAAATTATCCATTTTTTCCTTAAATCTAAGTTTTAAGGGTTTCCTCAATTTAACTGAAGCCTGATTTAATTTCAACCCCATACACATTTCCGTTCCAAGTCCACCATTAACCAATTCATTGGCAAATGATTTCTTATAGTTCTCAACTTGTGTCTCAACGGCAACCTTGTCATTACGGTTAATTTCCAATTCTCTTAAAATCTCACTATCCATATCTACTCGGTTTCCTCTATCGTTTCATCATAAATCGGATTACTTCTTTCCATCATTTCTTCAAGTTGATGCAACAGCCAAACCACGGCACTTGCAAACCCCATATCCAATATCGCAATAAACCACCAAGGTGCTACTGAGCCTAAAATGATATTAAATGCCGTAAATGATACGGTTGGGAATATCAAGTTATTAATAAGACTTAAAGCAAGTCCTACCCATGTTGAAAAACACATCATACATGTAAACAATTCACCAAACTGTTCGTCTATGTTATGTGAGAAATTACGCCATTTTTCAAATACATGAAACGGCCCATTGGCGAATACCACAAGGTTGGAAAGTCCATATAATAAAAAAATATAACTTATGAATGTAATTAATAGCAACATCTTATTTCTTTATCAATTCACTTATTTTCTTATCTATTTCAGATTCTTTTTCCTCTTCTACCGTATCTTCTTTTTCAATATCTTTTACTGATTCATTCTCTTCAGATACTTCTTCCTCTATTTCAGTTTGTTTACTTTTTTTGATTTTATCTCTTTTCTTTTTTACTTTAAATTCAAGTGTTTTAAGAACTTCAAGACTTTCTTTTGTAAACAATTCTTGCAATTCTGTCATTTTTTCTCTGAACAGTTTCACCTTCAATTCAAGTTCCTGATTATACTCGATGGTTTCATCTATTGCAGAGAATAACTTATCAATGCTAACCGTTATCGGTGCAACATAATAATATACGGAATTATTTGCCTCGTCACGATAAAATGCTATATCATTACCCTCTGGCTGTATAATAGACCAATTTTCGTCATATTTTATTTTTATAACGAAATTATTATTTGCCACATTGAAAGTGACACCGTATCCCGATAGTTCAATTAATTTCTCCTGTAAATCCATAGTTTATAACCCACAAAAAATTATTGTTAATATATAGGAAATGGATGCCCATGAAAACAATGTTCTTACAATACTGCTTTCATATTTTTCATTGGCGGCAAAACAGTAACCAAATCTAAAAGCCTCTCGGCATAGATTAAGGATACACATAATTAATATGAACACTAAAACTTTTGTCAAAAACATAAATCGATTAATGTATATACTATTAATATATAATAAAAAACGGCCAAACTCAAGGATTGGCCGAAAAATAATAATAAAAAAATAATGTTAACCTTTGTGACTAAAAATTATATTGTGCTCCCAGTCCAACAAACACATCAAGTTTCTTGTTTATCACGCCGTATCCAAGGCCTGTTTGAATACCCCAATTGAAATGTGGTTTCTTTGTTATTGTATTGGTTATCACTTTTTCATTTGTTATTATAGTAGTCTTAGGGAATACTTTTATGTAATCAAGATTCGGCTCGACACCGGAAATTTTACATTCATACGTTGAATCATCCTTGTATGTTTTTTCGGTTTTTTCCAATTCAACGAACACGGTATCATTTTTAATGACTTCAACCGGTACTTTAATATATTCCTTTGTCTTTATGACTTCTGCCGGCTTTGGACTTTCTATATAAAGTGTGTCACATACTGTTATAGTATCGTGTTTCTCAACGATTGTGGTCTTAGTTTCCATATTATGCAAGTCATAATACTGTACAACGTTAAGTATCACAGAAGCAATAAGAATTGCAAGCAATATTAATAAAGTTTTGTTACAGTTGTTTCCCATATATTATTTCTTTTTTTTCTTTATGTATTTTTCTAATTTTTCGTTAAGAATCAAGATTGAATCATTCAATTCTTTATTCTTTTTAGATAATTCTGCCGCTCGTTGACTACTGTATATTTTAATGTAAGAGTTCTCACGTCGTAAGTTCTCACTTTCGTCAATTGCATTGCCATTTCTAACTAATATAACAACGCACAGAATCAGTGTAAGAGTTATCAACGTCCACTGTAGCACCTCATTAAACCTATTGTAAATTTCCTTAAATCCCATATCTATATCCTCCTTTTTTAACGTACTCTTCTTTTTGAATCAAGAAGAATCGATAATTTTTGGGCTGTTGACATAAGATGGCTTTCAATTTCCTTACTATTCGGGACAACTTTTCCGTTACAATAGGTGAAACCGAAATATCCAAGGCTATTAGCGACACCATAAAGATTTATTATTGCCAAGTATGTTACATCATTAGATGCAAGTCGCCCAGAAATTTTTGGGTCAATCCTTTTGAGTTCATCAACAGTTCCATACCATATATGATTTTTCTCGATAAACATTGGGAAGGAAAACCTTGAAAGGTTTATAGAAGTATAATCTTCATCAACATGTGAAATATTAGACCTTACTTCCTCATAGGTCATTTCGCCATATATAAATGGCAGACCGGCCACATTGTTAGTACCGTTATGCATTTCAATAATAAATGCTCTATCGGCATTCATACTAGACAATGCATCTTTTAATAACATATCAATATCAGGTTTTATAGAACGTCTGACTTCAACTGCCGCATCATGTTCCTCTTGTGTTATTTCCGTTTGTCTGTTAAATGCACCAGATACAATCTCCGGTAAATTTTGTACATTATACATTATATACAAAAAACAGGACAATACTAAAGTTGCTTGGATTATTTTCCAAAGCCCATATTTGTCCATAAGTTTAATCATACGCTCCAAAAAGCCAATATGCTCCATCTGTTCCATTTCAATCTCCGGTTCCTCCTGTTTAAAACTCAATTCAAAATTTATTTAATTCCGTCTTTTTCTATATCTTTTACACGGTTAATCATTTCAGATAAGCCTTGTGTTTCTGTTTTTCTTGAAGAACTTGTTGTACCGCCCATATATGACGAACTGTTATAATCAAACAATTCTCTCATACGGTCAAGCTGTTCATTGATTTGTTCTTTATTTGTCTTATTAACAACCGTTAATTTTCCATGATTAAATTCTTTGTTATAAGAACATTCTACAAGGTATTCAGTGCCGCTTGCATCCTTCATAATAAATCTTCCGTCAGATGTTCTATATTCTTCCGGCACTTTCTTAAGCATTTGTGCTTCACTCAGAAACACGGTATTTTTGAAATGTAATCGTTTCATTGTTTTATTCTCTTTAAATAATGTATCATTTTTGAAATCTTCTTTTGGTAACTCACGTGCTTTAAGGCCGGCATGTTTAAGTTCTGCCTCCTTGTCACTTATTTCTTCTGACTTTTTCTTCTGTGCGTCATAGAATTTCTCATTACCCTCAAAATCTAAGGATTTGTTATCTTCCTTAATCTTGCTGTTTTTCTCATTATCAGCAGATGGGAAACCATGAACTTGTGCTTTAACTCTCTCTCTGTAAGCCTCACCCGGTTCAGATGCAAACTCTACATCAAGGGTCGTCTTGTTGAAGTCCTGTATGTCTTCTTTGTTGGTATTCTTCTTTTTATCAGTAATACCGCCATCGAACTCCTTAGACTGTTTCATGATATCGTCCACTGCCTTTTCGTTGTTTTTCTTGTCCTCACTCTCCACCTTATCGCCAATCTTAGGATTGAACTCGTTGTGGCTTTCCATAAGGATTCTATTTAATTCGCCGAACGTATATCTCTTTGATAACATTTTTTATTTTATTTAAATTTTTTATAATCCATATCTGTATCCTGTTGACAGTTTCAAACCCTCAATGAATTGGCGGTAAATAAGTTTAAATTCCTTTTCACTGTCCCTTTCATCTTCCGGTTTCTCTTCTTCAAGTTCTAACTCACCTGCAATATCTTTCAATCTTTCTATTACTGCCTCGTGAGCATACTCGTCATTATTACATCTATAAATATTCATTATTTACGAAAAATTTATACTCTATTTACAGAAACAGAACCCCCAACGCCATTCTTTCTTGCCAAAGTCTCTTTATCTCCGGCAAAAGGAACGTCGTATTCATAGTCACCGGCTGTTGTTGTGGCCGTTGCCTCTTCAACTTCTACCGGCATTTTTCTTCTTTGCATAGGGAATAACGGCTGAGAGAACTCACCTGAAGCGTCTGCCGTTGTTGCGCCTTCCCCTTCTTCATTTATTTCTGTATTATGTCGTTTTCTTGGTGGTAAATTCTTTTCAAACAATCTTATCCACAAACGATTAAGTTTTCTATCAAAATTTTTTCTCGGTACATTGAAATCAACCATCATTGTGGCTTCTTTGGGTTGTCCGTTTTCATCTTTATCAGATATTTTATTCTTACGTTCAATTATACCACAACGCTCTAACTGATTCAATAGGAATTTACGTGTAATGCCATACATTAAAAGAAGTTTCGTTGGTTTTGCATTAACCGGGTCTGCAAGTAAATCTGCAAGAAATTTCTTAATATTGTTATAGAACTTATGTTCAGTCATTTCATACTCATTGTAAAGTTCATTTAACATCGCCTCGGTTATTACAATAGTTCTTGATTCATTGAAAGCGGAAACTATTTCAAATGTGTTATAATCCTCATCTTTCAGTTTCAGTCTTCCTTTTTCTAACGATGCTATTACCTTATCAGGACTTATCTTCTTATCATTGGCATAATTCTTAATGGCTTGCATTGCATGTGTAATATACATATTATCACCATCCGGATAAAGTGCTCTTACTTTTTCACCGAAATCCATCATCTTCTTCTCAGAATTTTGGAACGTCTTACTGATTTTACCATCACTCTTTCTGAATATTTTAGGGTTACGTGATACATGTTGACCTTTTGCCATTGGTTCTTTATCCGGATTATAGCCCCTCAATTCAAGTTTTCCGTTAGCACCACGAACAATGTCAATCATATCTATATTATCAGCATTATATACTTGTGTGCGCCCATTAACTTTACGTTTTTCAGTAAGTTGTTTGATTATCTTTGTCATTTCATCCTCATGTCCACCGGCAAATAAATACACACATTCAAGTGCATCCGTAAGAGAGAAATTTTTCATTTTTAATGTAATCCAATCCCTCAAGGCGAAAACACTACTTTTGTTCTTTGCGGCATACTTTTTCAAATTTGACATTATAACATCATTCATCGGTGCATCTCCTATCTATTTTTAAGCGGATTTTTCCAAAAGCCGTTCTTTCTCCACATTTCACGGAAAAAATCGTCAATAACATCAACGGCAATATTTCTTATCTGTTTCTTAAGTTCTCGGTCTTTAAGATACTCAGATAATTTATCGTCTATCATGCTCCTTACCTCTTGTTTGGTCAATTCTTCTTGAAGCATTTTCCTTATTTCATTCTCAGTAATTGTCATTAATAATGAGTATTTTCTATAAATAGTTTTCAAACCAAGAATGTTTGTAAAACCATAGAAAAAATAAGAGATAGACCGAAATCTATCTCCATATATTATTGTTTATTGTTAAAACCCATCGGTTTAATATCCTCAACACCGGAAAGTTCTTTTTTCCAATTTTTGAATACACCGTTAATAACGGAAAGTTTATTTATTGTTTCATCTGTTAGTTGAAGTGGGGAAACCCATACATAACACCCGCTACCGGTAGAATCTTTAAATCTAAATTGGAATTTGGCATCATTCATATCACTGATAGTTCCACTAAGCACCACATCACCGTCTTTCGGATAGTATAACATAGGTGTTTTTGATTGTGAAAAATCTGCGCCAAATTGTGTTTTGGCTGTTTGTGTGATATTAGCCATTAACTCATCCTGCATCGTATAAGGTACGGCATCACTGTTATCATCTTCCGTTGAATTTTGGTATTTATACGACGGCACACCGGTAGATGTCGAAGTAAATGAATAATCCTCATTCAGATGACCACCTTCATTTATCTCACGTATTCTTCTGATGCTTTCGCTAATCTCTATATAACCTTTATCCTTACTCATCGTTTAAATCATATATTTTTATTCATCGTAAATAAGACCCATCCAATGATATCCGTATACTTCCTTTGAAGTCGAACGTTTTTTCTTAGGTTTAATTTCTTCTTTCTTTGGTTGTGGTTCTTCTTCAACCTCAGTCTGAGTATAAGAAACAGATTCCACAACCGTATTACTCTCAGATTCTTCTTCGACGACTGTTTGTACAAATGGAACTTGAGGCACTTCTTCTGTCGGCTCTGCTTCCGTAACAACTTCTTCTACAGGTTCTTCATTTTCACTACCCGTTGCGTAAATGTCCCAATGTTCATGTTCACTATCTGTTACGTCAAGTGTCGTATCTTCTTGTTCTTCAGTCGCATTAACGACTTCAACCTCATTTGTTTCCTCTACAGGTTCATTATCAGTTGGTTCAACCTTTACTTCATCCAATTCTTTAACTGTTTCCTCAGTGAAAGTTGTATTCTTTGCATCTTCCATAAATGCGTCCTTGAAACTTGTATCTACAACTTTCTTGGTTTCGCTCTTCTTGACTTGCTTCTTATTCTTTTTAGTTTCGGATTTTTTTGCCATATTATTATACCTTATTTATATAATTATCTTAGTTCTTTAAATGTATCGAACTCGTCTGATGAAAGAGCATTAACTTTAAGTTTAACCAACGCCTTGTCTTTAATCTGTCTAACTCTCTCCTTTGTCAAGTCCATTTCTTGTCCTATTTCATCTAACGTCATTTCTCTTCCGTCATATAGTCCGAAATACAGTGAAAGTATTCTTATCTCACGTTTTTTAAGTGTTTTCATTAATTCGGAAATCGTGGCCTCCCTACTTTGAAGGTTTGTAAGTTCCTCTTCAAATTCCTCATTTACTATTTTAGAAGAATAATCATATTCGGCCTTTTTACAATTGTCAAAAACGTGTGCTTCTGCATTTACTTCTTCTACATTTCCAAGATATCTGTTTATGCATTCTTGAATTGAGTTTCTAATCCACCATACGGCATATGAAATGAATTTAACGCCCTTGGTTTCATCAAACTTCTCAGCCGCTTTAATAAGCCCTATATTTCCCTCAGAAATCAAGTCTGAAAACGGTACGCCACTTTTACGGTACTGTTTTGCGTAATTGACAACGAATTTTAGATTAGCATTAACTAACTTATCTAAAGCGGATTTGTCACCTTTTCTGATTTTAACCGCCAATTCTTTTTCTTCCCTTGAAGAAAGTGGTCGATATTTCTTAATATCTTCAAAATAGGCATCAATTTCATCCAATTTCTCGAACGTTTGTGTTCTCTTCATCTATCCATAATCCATATTCTTTTATTTTAGTTCAATTTTTGAAACATTGTTCTTTAAATCTTTTACTACTACAATATTTTGGTCGTGCCAATCTGAAAGCATTTCATTATGACAAATATGAAGTATAAAGTCGTAATTTTTAATTATTCTCTTATATAATTCATGTAAATTATCATAATTTGATACTGCTACTGGGGCTGTAACCTCGTCCAAAACCAAACAATTACTATGACTCAACGAGCTGGCTGTAGCCAAAGCACTTCTAATAGCAAGTGCAGATGCCGTCATTTCAAATCCAGAAGCCCCGGTTCCTAAATCAATCGCAACTCCATCCCTTATCAAGTCCATGCACACCTTGCCATCATCTGAAATCGACAATTTAACCTCAAAGTCACACAGACCGTCAAGAATACGTGCAATCTCATTATTAATGATTGGCAATGCCCTCTTAAGCACAATCTTTACGATACCATTCTTTCCTACTAATTGTTGATAAATAGTCCAATTTCTGATAATTTTCTCTTCTTCTAACAACTTTGTCACAAGTTCCTTACGTTTCGTGATTTCCTTTTCGTAATTCTTGATATTATTGTTATAACTTTCAATTTCCTTGATAAGTTGTTCCTTTATATTTGTTTCAGCCTTAATTGTCTCATCAAGATTTTTTATCTTAATATCAATCTCATTATTATACTTGATATTATCCTTATTTGTCTCAATTTCAGTCTTTTGTCTTTCTAAATCCGCAATTTTAAGTTTCAAATTCTCAATATTAGACTTTATGGCTGTCATTCTAAGTTCAAATTCACCTTTTTTCCTCAGATTTTCCTTTTGAACATCCATGTCTGAGACAAGTTTGTTCAATTTATCGATTTCAGTCTGTATTCTATCGATTTCGGCCTTATTCTTCTTTCCTTCATCGATAAGTTTATTTTCTTCTTGTTTATTCTTATCAATAAAGCCGTTCTGTTCATCAAGTTCAATAGGGTGTCCGCATGTCGGGCATACTTTGTCCTCAATTAACTTCTCAATACGTTTTGTATCATTTCTTAATTGACCTATTTTAACCTTTATTTCAATATTCTTGTCTGAATATGTCTTTTGTTCGTTTTTCTTCTTCTCAATTGTTTCTTTTGTTGAAGTATACTCACTCTCATCAAACTTAGCATCCTTTACTACTTTATAATCCTCTTTTAACTTAGTCATTTGAGCACGGTAGTTAGCAAGTTCCGTATTATTAGTGGCTAATTTAGTTTCTATCGTAGTAACATCAAGTTTGATTAATTCTTCCTTTATTTCCTTACGATTCGTAAGTACTTTTACCTTCTCGTTATTAAGATTATTGATTTTTTCATTGGAAGCATTTAACTTTTCCTGCGACTTTACTATTTCATCCTTACTATTCTTAATAAGGGTGTCATAATCGGTCATTTCACTCTCAATGGTTGCCTTATTGTATGTATTCGAAAGTAATGTCGGTGAAATCTTCTTTTTCCACAAATCCTTTGCTATTTCCTCTTTCTTTTCAATAGTAAGCAAGCCAAGCCAACGAGAAAATAGTTTTCCCTTATCAGTCTGTCCCATATCAAACAAATCCGCAAGTGTCTTTGAAGTTGCTGAAATTACAAGATTATAATCCTCAACGCTTCCGACTGATTCACGAATGATATTGTTTGTTTCAGCACCAGTTTCTCCCTCACAGTTCTCAATCAATTCATAATCACCATTAAGTAACTTGAAATACTCAATTTTCTGTTTTGATTTACTCTTTTTTGTCCTCTTTTCCAAAGCAGGACGTGTAACTGTTCTTCTGATTACATAATCAACACCATCAATCTCAATTCCTGCCTCTACAACAACCTCTGTTTCCTCCGGATGGTATACATTAAATACACTATCAAGGTTTGGAGACTTATGGGCCTTTCCAAATAATGCAAATCTGAGCAAATCTATTGCAAAAGTTGTTTTACCACTCTGATTTTCAGGTTCTCCATTCAATAATACAAGTCCATGAAGTTTTGTAAAGTCAAAATAGTTATCCTTACCGTATGAAAGGTAATTACTCCACTTTACATATTTGAATTTATATAGTTTATACTTTGAATATTGGTCAAAATCAACGAAGGCGTTAACCTGTGCATCAATAGTTTTAATATCCTCAATATCAACGTCCTTTGTTTCCCTAATATCAAGCATTTCCTTCATTAATTCAATTTGGAAATTAGGGTCTTGTACATTCTCTATGACATCTGAGGTCAGAGAAATCCTATTACCATCGGTATCAACGGTAATAGGTACAAAATTAACCTCAACATTCTTCAACGGAACACCATATTTCTCAGATATTTCCTTTCTAAGAGACTCTTTCTTTTGTTCGTTGAAGTCGATTTGAAGCATTTTCAAATCAAATACTAATTTATCTGTCGGATTTACATTAACCATATTTTATTTTGTCTTTAATGTCCTTCTTATCTTCTTAACTGGTTCGCCGTTTGTTTCAATAGGCACAGGTTCAACCACTGGTTCCTCCACAAGTCTTGTTTCTTCTTCTTTTGGCTCTGTTTGTCTGTCTTCAGTAACCTGTGATGTAACGTCTTGTTCATTATTTATTTCCTCTTCCTTTATTTTCTTTGGCCTTCCAACCTTTTTCTTGGTTTCATCTGTCTTGGTAGACTCTATATTCGTTTTTTTAGCAAGTTTTTCGTTTAAATCACCATATTTGTCGAGGTTATATTTCTCCATAATGGCATCAGACATGTATTCCTTAACATCTAACCCATTAGCAGAGCAAAAATCCTCTAAGCCATAGAAAACACGGTCTATTATTTCAATTTCAACTGTCATTTCTATTCCCTTTAAATCAATATCTTATGCAAATATACTATATTTTTACAAAAACACAAAATGAATTAGCATAAAGTTGCTAATTCATAGTCATTTATTTTTTTAGCCTTTGTTAAAAATGATAAAATACCCTTATTTCCGTATTTTTCATAAATTAATGAAGCATCATACCCATTTGGACACTCAATAAGCCTTATACGACCATTTAATTCAGTATTTTCCAATAATTTATATATCTTTTTGGCATTATACAACGCGTCATCATCACAAAACACGTTAATAAGGCTATGTGAATACTTAACAAGCCTATCATAGAGTAAATAATCCTTATCCAACGTTTTTCCAAGTAAAGGTATTGAATTAGGCACGACAATATGGTCAAACGGGCCTTCTACCAGTGTAATAGGTTCATACCAATTGATTTTTCCTTCATTAAAAATGAATTTTGTCTTCTCGGCCTTTGGATTCTTGTATCTGACCTTGTTTTTACCCGTATAATCACGGCCGACCCAATAATTAAGTCCGTCAAAACTGTCATAAGACGGTATGATTATCCTATTTCTTAAAGAAAAATGTACATTTTCATCATCACCGATGTATCCTATGTTAAAACGTCTGATTATATCATTGGTAATACCACGTTTTGAAAGATATTCAATTGCATCTTTGGCATTTATGTCATTTTCTCTTATCGGTTTGAAGCCATCAGGAAGAAAAAACTCGTTTTCCTCTGAAAATTCATCGGGTATGTTACCACTTCCATCGAATAATTCATATTTTCTTGCCTCACGATAATCATATACAATCTGCCTGAACTCATCTAGGACGGGTTTAGAGGCATATTTCTTGAACAATGATACAAGTGTGCCCTTTGTGCCGTTTGTGTCCTTACAACGCCAACAATGATACCCTCCACAGCCTCTAACTGCAAGGTCTATGGTTACTTCAAGGTTGTATTTATTATCTGCTTTTACACCCTTTTCAGCAGCACACTCAGGACAATTGAATGAATACCATTCACCAGAATGTTTTCCATAACTGCCGAGAAACGTATAAATCAAATTCAGTATGCTTTCTTCCATTTAAACTCGATTTGTCTGCAAATATACTGAAAACATACTGAATATCCAAATTTTTTATAAAAAATTAACTATATTTTATTCAAAAGTAATTGTTTTACTAAAAGTCTGTCCACAGAAACTTACCGTATATTCAATGCGGTTTTTCTTACTCGTACAACATACAATTTCCGGTCCTTTCTTTCCATATTTACACTTACTGACATATCCAAGAACACACATAAGACTATCGCTTGCATCAAAATTCTCATCTTTTAGTTCTTGTTTTTTATTATATTCCCACTTAATATCCGGGAATTTCTCCGAAATATAATTCCATAGTATGTATTTCTTGGCACAATCAAATGGATAAGCACCAAACAGCACTAACTCGTTCTTCCTAATAGATTTCTGAATCTTCTTATATGGATATGGTTCTCCATGCTTATTATATTTCCTAATTGCCATAAGTGAAGGACAACCGTATTTTCTTGCGTCATATGAAGAGATATAATCCGGTATTACACCAAGTATATCCTTAACGGACTGTGAAATCATTCCGTTGAATCTCATTAAAGTTGCAGCAGTTTCAGAATTGTTACTGCTTATAAGAGGTTCTTCGATGATGACATCCGTAATATAATATTTCATATATTTGTCCTTTAACTTTTGCTTGAATAAATCACTTTTAAGAAATAACGACTTCGTTCCCTTTATCTTAGATGGGGTTTTAAGTCTTAAATGACTTATTTCTAAAATTTTAATTGTTCCATTATCGTCAAGGCTTGCCACCGTGGAACCTATACAACGTGTTGAAACATCTAAACCTAATATTATTCTCTTTTTCTTCAGGTCCTGGTCCATGTTAACTAAAAATTAATTATAAGCTATAAAATGAAAATATAAGAAATATTTTCATTTATCAATAAATATGCTATGTATACAAGGACCTAGGTCCGAATAAGAAACTTTTAACTAAAATTAACTTTGTTTTAACAAGAAAATGTAGTATATTTGCAAAAAATATAAATTATGATACGTAAAATTATACACATTGCCGATATTCATATACCGAACTCTACGTCTTCAGACAGACCGTTTGGCGAGATGTTAAAACAACTTGCAGGTGAATTAATGCTTGAAACAAAAGGTTTCAAAAAAGAAGAAATAAGAATTGTAATCGTTGGTGACATATTTGAAAAGAAAATCAAAGCCGACAACGAATCAAAAGATTTATTTCATGAATTTATGAATTATATCAATGCTATCGGAAAAACAATCATCGTCGCCGGTAATCATGATATGCTTGAAAATAATCAAGATAGAATGGATTCAATCTCACCTACATTTTCAATTAAGGGTGTATATCCCAATATAACGTATGCTGATAGGGTTCTAAATTATAAAAGTGGATATATCAAGGATGATAACATTATATGGGTACTCTATTCAATGTTTGATAAATTCATGAAACCTAACATTGATGGGTTAAAGGAAAAGAATCCCGATTGTAAACTAATAGGATTATATCATGGTGATGTGGCCGGTGCTGTAACTGATATAGGTCGAATGTCTGAGAAAGGTATTGATACTAACGACTTCAAAGAATGTGACTGTGTTATGGCCGGACATATACATAAGTTTCAGACCATCAAGAAAAACGGTGTTCCAATTGTATATGCAGGCTCTGTATTCCAATGCAACAGCGGAGAAAACACAACCGGTCATGGTTTTGTAATATGGGACGTAGAAACAATGAAATATAGTCTACATGAAGTAACAAACCCATACAAGACATATAAATTTGAAATATCTTCATATGAAGACGTGAAAAACGATGATGAAATTCTGATTAATTTATAAGGAGAAAGTTATTTTGGGCTTTCTCCTTTTTGTACTATTCTCTTATATACTACAGCAAACGGGTCACTTGCATTTCTTATTCTAATAAAGCCATATCGGTCATAAATATCCGTGCTTGGCGATGCTTCCAATATAAGTTTATTATTGGTTATCTTATATTTTACGAAATCACAATTCAATTTAACTGTTACGTATGCATGCTTTGGAGATACTTCAAAATCATATTCCTTTACACCACCATCGTGTTCAAAAATGATTTCTTCTGAGGGTTCTTCTATGCTTTTTTTCCTGCCCCTTTTTGTTAATTCAACAATTGGCTCATTTAAACCATAAATTTTAAGATAACTACCCATATTGTCAGTATTTTCGTTTTTAGTGGTTAAACTATTAGCAGATTTTCTTAACATGGTTCTTGTAGGTTCGGTATTCACAACTTCTTCGACTTGATTAGTATTACTATTTAATGATGGAACATCATCATTAATTGCTACACCGTCATATGTAACCTTAATAGTCGCTGTTTTGCTAATATCATTATCATGTGCAAGAACTATCTCATAGAATTGGTCGTTTTCCTTAAAAACACGTCCATAACTGGTAATTTTCAATTTATCTTCGCCTGTTTTTTCGATTTTTATACCTTTGTCATTCTGTATTACCTTATTCACAGTAGTTCTGCCTTTGTCATTAGTCACTTCAACTGGTTTATATTCCTTAAATGACTTGATAAAGTATTTTTCATTGCCACCAATAACAGAAATATTAATCTCTCTCTCATCTTTTTCAGGTTTTGCTTGTATATCTGCTAAGTCCGGTTTTTCCCAAGGATAAATGGTGAAACTTATTTCAGACGGATTGGCTTGTATGGCACATTCAACACCATTTTGCTTGATATTAACAACCACCTCACCATCATCGCCTATCATTTTGTTATGGTGTATAATGATATATCCGTTTCTTTCAATAATGTCGAAATTTTCCTTTACAGTTACAGTGAACGTATTATCAGTAAGAATAATATCAAACCAATCATCATTACTTGTTTCATATCTGAATCCTCCACCCTCGGATTTTCCGTCAATTAAAACAGTAAATTCATCTTGATTAGAAGTGTCTCCGGCTGCCCAATTAGCCGGAAACACAAGATTCATATTATCAACCAATATTGTTCTGTTCATATCATAAATTATTCTTCTTTATCTTTCAAAAACACTTTGCACATGTCGATTATTTCAAGATTCGGTATAATCGAAACCTTCCAATACAAGTATGGCAGTAGATGGAATAACTTGCATAAGATATTTTACGATAACATCCATAAAATATTCTTTATACAAATCATTATCTAAATTATTTGTGATTTTAATGTATTTTCTGTTAATATAATATGGTGTGTTGTCACCAGAATTAACAAGATTCTTAACCTTGTCATTATCTTCCGCATCACTGATATTGAATGTTAAATCCTCTGCCTTTGTTTTCCAATCTTCATCAAGAAGATATTCATCAATGGCATATTTGAATGGTTTCTCCATATATTGCTTAAATTCGTCACCACTATCATATGTACCGTAACCGACATGGGGATTATTTCCTATGTTTGTCGATATAATACTATCAAGGTATTTTGCTCTTTTTGTATCTTCATTATTTACATCACTCATGTCAATATTATCCCATGACTCTGGTAGGTGTGGCATGTATTTACCATTATAATCTTCATTTAGCACAAGAACAAAGAAATGTGATAAGTTAGGTGGCAATGTATTAACATATTCACTGTAACTTGAAAGGTTTGCCACATAATATATGTCTTTGTCATGTAATGAATTAGGGTCAATATCCAACAACTCACTAAAATCACTTACCACATGAAGGTATGATAATGTTTCAGTATATATTCCTGTATTTTCACCATTCTCAGTCCATCCACCGCGGCTTTCAAATATGAAATCACCGTCATATATCCTTCTTTGGTCATAATATGGCACAATGACATGTTTACTACCTAAGAAAATATCCTTTATAGGAACACCAGAATAAGCATCATCATAATGTTTAGAATAATTCTTGTAATAATTGATATTCTCTATTTCATCATATGTTTCATCTGTATAGTCCATTGGGATTGTTTGATAATATGTTTCAGTAATTGTATAATCACTTTCACCGAAACCAAACATGCCCATTACCATGTCGATGGAATGTTTAGTGCCTTTTGTATTGAAAATACAGCTTGAAGACAACAGCAACCTTTTCATGAAATCAATATCCGATTTCTGAGCACTGATATTATTACTGTTTACCGCATCAAACCATTTATATTCATTTTCTTCAATAAATGATGAGGTAATTTTTTCATCGCTCAAATCCATTTGAGGATAATAGTTCTTAAATTTCTTTTTACTTTCAGTATCAAGTTTATTATAAGACGTTTGGCCAATAATATCACCGGTTTCTTCATCATAGTAAGCAAGTTCATATTTACCTTGCTCAATAGAACTAAGGTTATCCCACGTTTTCTTATCGATTACATATCCGGTATCTTTTCCAATATATCCTTGGTCAGTATCAATGAAATTTGGAATTGTAGACGTTACGTCCCATCCCATTAATTCAAGTCTATCTGAAATTTCAGCATCAGGTTGATTAACAAATCCGTCATAGGTGTTGTTTGAAACATATTTTATACCATCTATTTTGTGTTTGAGGTCATCAAATGCACGGCCATAGACACGAATTAATTTCATTATCTGATTGCCTCCGTCTATGTTGTCTTGTTCATCACCTTCATTATATTCCCTTGTATATGTCCAGTCAAAGTTCTTGATGGATTCATGCGTCATATTCCTATAAAGGTTATCACACCACAATTCATCAAAGACAGAAGCCATATCAATCAAACTTGACACATAGTCCATATACGTCTGTGATGATATGTCAATTATGCCATGTGTAAATGTTTCATTTCCTACGGTAAATTCTACTGCTGTTGACGGCCACGTATAATCACGATAGACGTATTTATAGTCTAATTCTCCTTCAATAGCCGTTAAAAAAGAGTTTTTATACAACGGTTTCGAATCAAGTGTCAAAAGTTGCTTCTCAAAACCATCTATTTCATTGAAATAGTTATCAAGAAGTTCTTTTTTAGGTTTAATTTCCAATTTATATAACTGACTCAATGGAATAATCTCATAATTAATAACCCATGCCTCGATTACCTTTCTACCATTGATTGAAACTGAATATACAGGTTCTCTATTGTCTCTCGGTAGCCAATTTTCGGGTATACAACCACCTAACAAGTAATCATTAGATGTTGTAACAGTGTATGACATAATTTCCATTTCCGTTTCCGGTACCGACTCACTATCTTGTGCTTTAAAAATAAAATTTCCGTATGATTCGCACAAGAAACGGTCAACGTTGTATTCTTCCTTTTCCTTTTCACTGAGGGTATGTACAAAATCAACCTCAAAAGGGTTATTCAGCATCTTATAACCGGATAATTCTTTGTACTGATTGTCATCTAAATAAGTTACAGCCTCAGTTGACAATGTAATCCTTGCAGGAAACCATTTAATAATGTTGGTTACAGAGGATTTGACAAGTTCTACAGCAGAGCCATAATAAGCAAAGTCACGTATATCATTACTTGACGTATTGACCTTTACTATATTTACATCTTCTTTACTGTTTTTTACGTCTTCGTAATCCCAATGGGCTACCCACTTACCGTAGTTATGTTTTTTCTTGTAAGATGGGTATGAATTATCGGTAAAAAGGAAGTTAGTATCAGAATAGTATGGTTTTTTACCTTTCTCAATCTGATGCTGCCCGCCGATTGTAACCCAATCTCTCACATATATACGACCTTTTTTGGTATCTTGATGGGTTTTACTTAAAACGTAATTACTATGTATCTTGCTATATCTTGCCATTATACTTCCATCAAATCATTTATATCAAGACTGTTGTCAATATTATCGCTTCTGTCAAATTTTGTCTCTGCTACACTATTCTTAGTGTAATTATCCTTAATCGTTGAGAACTCATACTGTTTGTAAATCTCATTATTAAAGTTATAATAGGATACGATACCCTTATCCATATTCCTTATCATATTACCCTCGGCCATTACACTAAGTGTCTCAATATCATGGTCAACCATTTCAAGTTCAATCATTACAGGGTCGAACTTAGTATTGGTGATGACTATTTTTTGATTTGGTGTTCCTATATATGGTTTAGAATTACTCTTAAAACTCGGACTTGTAGATGGCGTAAGCGTTATGAAACATAAACTACCACTTCCATTAAAACGATAGCCATTTGAATTTGTATTTGCTGATGTAAGGTTCTGTGAAACCGGTTCGCACATATTATTACTTGTGATTAACCTGTAATAATCTTGTCTTTCCAAACCGTTACTGTTATTATATTCAAAATATTCAACACGATATCCAACTAATTTATCAGTATCAAACATAGAACGGTTTTCGACACTATCTATGTCAATAACGATACCTTTTACATCTGGATATGCTGACAATGAACCGACATCTTTAATTGTACATGAAAACTCTTTAGGTTTTATGTAAATCGTGTAAATACCCTTTTTACCAAATATAGACACTGGCAAATTAAGATTATACATACCAGGTAAACGTTTGTCATTTTCATCAGTCTCTAACTTAGAGTTTGTGAAAATTGATGAAACGTCTTTGATTTCCTTGAAATTTTCAAAAGAAGTATCCTGACTACTTCTTGACGGCCTATAATGATAAAACACCTGTGCATCTTGCGCAGGGTCTATCAAACTAGCTTTTACAATCCCATATGTACTATTCATTTACCTTAATATGTATATCTATCAATATATATTATTTTTATGCTGTTTTCAAACTTTAATTCACTTTCTGCACGTTAAAAAACGAACCGTTACTATACTCAACAAGGTCATTCAAAGTTTTAACCTCGGCAAGTTTCAAATGCCTTTCAAACGCTGAATAATTACCTCTGTCTATTCTTACATTATTATCGACCTTCGGTTTATAGGTTATATCGCCCAAATAGTCCGTCTTAAACGTCTCTGCAAATAAATAGTCAGTTTCGTTTTTTATAGTGGTTTCATAATCACTTTTTATAAACGGAATACTAACAATTTGCGTAGGCAATTCCTTGTTATAATAAACAATTGAATCGGTTAGTCTAAATGGATATTTATTATATGTTGTTATACTATCGTCAATATCATTTACATAATCGTCAAATGTTATAGTATCTTGACCATTGACAAGTTTATCCAATTCTCCACCTTCATCGTATGTATATGTCTCCGTATATTTTACACCATGATATTTGTCATCTTCATCGGCATAAAATCCATCAAACATATATAATGTATTACCGTCATCATCTTTTTTTGTAATAACTTTTTTGGCTTTTAAATGTGCATTTATGTAATATTCAAACGTTATTGTTCGTTTTGTCTGGTCTTGGTCTGGTTCAATATTACTAATTACATTGCCATAGGCTGCAAGTTTATTAACATCTGTTGCCGGTTCCAATATACCTTCAGCAAGTTTATCGATATCTGCTATGTTTCCAGAATTATCTGTAACTGTTGTATAATTAATAACAGTACCAACACGATAGAAATAAAGCCAATCCTCATCATCACTCGGTTTTTCCTCTTTATCCTCACCGTTAATATAATTCTTATATTTTCTTAATGATTTTAACTTACTGTCGGCAGAACCAGATAAATTATAAGATTTATCATCAGTTAATATGTTTCCATCCTCATCACGAATTACCCATTTATTTCCAAATGGATTATATGAAGAAATTAACTTATCATATATTTCTTCTTGTCCTTCACCATCATACAAATCCGTTATCTTTTTGAATTTAGTATCATCAAATTCAAATCTCATCAATTCTTCATTGTATTTATCGTGGTTATTTTCCATACATCTATATGTACATCCATTATAAGTGTACAATTCGTCTTTAAAATGTTCTTCACCTCCAACCCATTCATGTAAGTAGCATGAAAGATAGCCAATATCATGAATTGACTGTTTTAATGACACGTTTAAATTCAAAGTCAAATTATCATTATTTGCTACATAGCCGTAATATCTATTTGCGACAGTTTCAGCCTCAGAAATTAATCCATTTAATTTATTATACATTATAGTGCCACCCATTCTTACATATTTGGCACACAAACAGCAAATATCCCCTTCTAAATTATTAATATCGAAAGTACTTGGTGCAAGTTTCCCATCAATTTCAGTATACCCACCTGTATAATAATCATATACAATTTTCAGTTTTGAATATTGGCTGAACAGATTTCTTGTATTTGCCAAATAGATATAATGTGGAACCATGTCATTCTTTTCCTCATCCAAACCAAGTGTATTGAAATCTATCTCTACCTTTCCAATGGCATCATCGACAAATTTAAAAAAATTAGTATCCTCTACGGTATCAATACTATTATTTTTATATTGATAATAAGCATTCATAATTGTTCTGTACGAATACACATTACCACTCATTATTATATCCTCACCATTAACCTTTAACGAGGCGTTTACAGTCATATTTTCGATAATTTTACCATAACAACCACTTAATGAGTCCGTTGCTTTATGAAGTTTAAATTCACCGGCATCATTTTCCTCTATATAGGCAAACAATCCCGGAATACGTGACTTCAGTTCCTCTCTGCATATTGTTTTCTGTATCTTACTCATTTAAACTATCTTCGCTTCATATAAATTTATTGTTATGGCGTTATCTTCAAAATGGACACCACCTTTATCCGGCTTAGTTCCATAAAATTTATCATCAAGATAATATACGTGTCTCTCACTTATCTTGTCATACTTATACTTAAAATGTATGTATGAATATTTTGAATACTTTACTATACCGTATTTTTTATCATTACTAGACCAATCATCTAATATCTCACTAAATGACTTGAAACCGTTACCCTCATTCTTAGTCGGGTCTTTAAACGGGCACATAAACGGAATAGTTCTTCCATATCCCGCATGGTTAAACTCCACTTTCATGTATATATTCTGAGGATATGTACCTAAGAAATTATCTTTCCACAGATAAAGATAGAAACCTTCACTCGAAGCATCAGACATATATTTATCCTCTACGACAAACTGAGAACTTAATCTAACTTCCTCAATATCATCAATATCGGTGTCCTTATCTATTGTTGGCTCTCTATCTACTTTTATTCCCGTTAATTTATCCTTTATGTCATATTTACCGGTGTCATCCGGTGTTTTACTGATTTTTCTATACCCTTCAGCCTCTATATATCTTGCATATTTACTGAAATAATTTCCACTATCCATGAAAATCGTATAATATGCAAGCATATTCTGATTAGCCGGATTCATTGAATCAAAAAACATGACTCTTAAAAACGATTTCTTTAGTTTATTTTTCTGATAGCGTACATCTTTGTCAGTAAAATTCAAATACGTAAGCAAATCAGACTGTTGTTCTGGATTAGAATAAGTAAAATAACCATCAATAGGCTCTAATTTGGCAGGATTTACACCATTCCAATACGTATCCGCATCTGCAAGCCAATCATCACCTCTATGTTCTCTGAAATGTAGATTAAATCTTATTTTATAAACTTCATTTTTTACTTTATCGTCTTCTGAATCCCATATAACAGGATGATACACATCCTTTTCCATTTCAGTTATCTTATTAATGGACTTTTTGATTTCAGCATTCGTAAAATGCTCACGTATATTGTCATCCTGATATAAGTCACTGGCAAATTTCTGCTCAATCGGTAAAGAAATCGTTGCCATTGCCCTATCAAGAAACAATTGGAACATGCCGGTGGTAAATACGAAATTGTCACGGAAAAATCTCACCCTCGATACATCACTGACTGTTTGTCCATCTTCTTCATAGAAAATAACATCCTCAAGTTTAACACCGTTAAGTTCAATCTTATCCAAAACATCTTTATAAGAAAACCTAAGTATAGAACTCGTTACAAATGTTGAACCATTAACTTCCAATTCAAAAGGCTCGTCTTCATTATATCCATTAGGACCGTCAAACGTAAGATACAATGTATATGTATTACCACCACTTATATCAAATAAATGACTGCCCTTAAACCATATATACCACCATGTTTTTTGTGGTTGACCATCTACTAACTCAGTAGTAACACTTGTTCTTTCAACTTCAAGGTTGAAATATTTGTTATAAATAATTGAAAATGAGCGATTTTCTTTATTTAAACCATAAGGATGATAAATAGTGCTAAAATTATATGCTGTGGAAGATATAAAATCGTCATTGACCATATATTGTTCATACATGGCCATTATACTTGCATCCTTACCAAAAGTTAATTCTCCATTTGAATAGCAAGTAAGCAACATTTTATCCTTAAATTCATCACCAAGCAGTTCGTCACTTGAATAATCGTATAATTCAATCGGAACCAGGTCATTTCTGATGAACCGTGTATTTAACTGATATTTTAACATATGACTTCTTTCTCTTCCTTATAGATATAATTAGATTCTTTCTTGATATTTCCCCGAATATCGTTAGGGAAACCATCCTCATAATAAAGATTATTCCAACCTTGTGGGTCTTGCCTCTTCAAAAAGAAATTGATTTCATTAGATATGTAAAATGCATTGTTTGAATATGCGTATTCAGGTAAATTCTGTATATCCATATTGCCGGGCTTTAAAACTTCACGCCACAAATACTTGTTTTTACCGACTTTTTCAGCATAAGGTGGAATTTCTTCATTCTTTATTCTGAAATAAAGTTTTATTTCACCGTTATCATCAGGAACAGCCAAATTACATATATCCAGCCAGTTTAATTGACTCTTTGAATTGAAAATCTGCCAAGGATTACCCTCTTTTACATACGGCATTACGTAGAATGAAACTTTATTTTCGACATATGTAACAATAAAGTCATATACTTTGTTATTCTTATCATCAAAAAGATAAATAATATCGCCCTTATTGACACCACTCCTTGTTTTTGTGACTATTTTCAAATAAATGGCATCTGCCTGCACAGGTTCTATCTTGTTTATATTAACATCATAGTGTTGGTCTTGTATAATAGCCCCGAATTCCCTTAAAGGAATACGATAATGCGGTTGATAGAAATATCCCTCATGGCGTTGTGTTACCGTGTCATCATCAAGAGTCTCTTCAGTAACGGAAAAAGGAAAATCACCTTTATCAGTTTTATCAGTTATAACATGGTCTTCATTACTTGGTTTAGCATCCCAATCGTCTGACCATATTTCATTCCATGTGAAAATTCTTCCATCACTCAACTCCCTCTGAGCAGTATTAAAACGGTGCATAAAGAATTGTAATGATTTTTCAATACATTCGTTGGGGTTAAATTCAACTATATCACCCAAAAATTCATCATTTGAACCTATTGTAACATTCTCATTGTAAGGTGTAGATACAAAATATTTATTAGTATTTTTATCTTTTTCTACACATAACATACATACATCACCACAATTTCTCCTATTTGTCTCTGCATATTTGGATTCGGTTTCTATCTGTGAAAATTGCAAACCTTCAGATACCGGTCCGAAACAATGCGAAAATTCAACACCTTCATTACTACGATTAATATCTTTTCCATTAGTACCATACCACATGTCATGTCCGTAATTTGTTTTAACAATTGTGGTATAAATCTCGGTTAATGGACAACCACGACTATCGACAAGATTATCAATATCAATAGTATCAGTAAATACTATCTGCGTACTATCATCATTGTAAATTGTTGACTCAAATGCCAATTTATATTGTTCCTTATCATAAGTTACCATTTTTCCCTTTTTATCATCCGGAAAATATTCAGGATACTTCGCATTATTATTGATATAATCATCAATTGTCATACTTCCGTCGGTTGGGAACTTCTTTTCAGCATATTTGAAATTTGGTAATTTCTTGAAAATCCTTATATAGTATCTTGAAGGAACATTTCCGACTATTCTTGCAAAACGGTATTTTTTATCGGGTACTTGAAAATCATTATTATTTTCATCCATATCATCATATTTATCCGGGTCAATTAGTCTAATGAAATCCATATCATTTATATAGAAATAATATTCTTTTTCATTATTTTCCAAATCTCCTATGTTTCTTACAATGAAATTCTTTTCATACTGTTGCCATTTTTTATTTTCATCTTCTTTATCTATATAATAAAATCTCACTGTGTCCCCACGTTTAAGCCCATGTTTAGTCATGCATCTAAACAAAATTATTGTTTCATTGCTTGGACTCATAGTCTTAACGGCAGAAAGAATTAACAATCCATTACAATCACCATCTTTTACAACATTGTAATCATTGTTTTTCTTATCAGCAACAACGTTTTTATACGGATATGTAAGAATTACTTCCCAATTATATTCCTCACGATGTCGGTATTTGTTATACTTAGGATTAAATGAGTATAATGTCCTATCAGGATACATATCAATAAACTCACACGATTTATGGTCATTCAACACACGGCCAATATTCAATTCATTAAATTTATCTCCATTTTCTCCAGCATCCGGGTCACGTGATTGTATTGTTGAAGTATTTATAAAACCATACCAGCCATTCTCTTCAGTGAGATTGGCATTAATTGCATCACCATTTGAAAATTGTAATATATCAGCATAATCATATAAATGTTTATCTCTTTCCGGCATAGTATCATCTTGTAAACTTTCCCTTCTTCGATATTTCACCTGTTCACCATCAGCATAACGCATTTTATCCGCAATAGTATTAAAAAATTGCTCGTGGTTGTTTCCTTTTGGTTTATTTACAATTTTGAAGGATTTGTTTCTTAATATATGATTATTGAATATATCATAGCCAGGATGATATACATAATTTTCATCAGTTATTTCTCTTCCATTCTTATCCTTACTATCATTAGCACAGCCAGGTCTTGAATATTCAGTGTTCATTATCATTTGAACACGATTTGGCTTTGCATTACCGTAAACTTTGTCTATGTTTAATTGTTTAGCATAATCTTTTTCTATATCCGGTTCCTCATCCTTATCCTTATCATTATCCCAGAAAGTATCTCCATCAACAATTGCTTCACATCCAACAAATTTATTTTCAATTGCACCCGCACCCTCTGCATATACGATTTCAGTAAACGGATTAAATAAGACATTTGTACAATATGGATTAATGGTTAAAATTAAACGATATTTATTGCAGTTTTCTCTTTCCGTATTAAACTGTTCGTATTGGTCTATCGTCGCTTTAATATCAGTAAAATGAGATAACTTAGACGTATTTTTAAGTTCTACGTCTAAGAAATTCTGTCTATCAACTGAATTTACGGAATCTGTATGTCCTAATCTAATTTGAATATTGTTCATTATGGATTTTGTTTAAATTCATATCTCATAAAAATTGTTTGTTCTGCACTGGAACCATCTAAATAACATTGACCACTTATATTTTGTTGAACATTGGCATTTATTTTATTTATATAATTAAATGTTATTTAGTTCCGGGTTCAGATGATTCACCCCATATTGCGTACCATATAGTTGCTTCTGTACCGGTTATCGGTTTTCCGGGTTCTACAATTCCCTCATCACCATATTTAGCAGACTTATTTTCAGACCACCCAAGGAATTTTCTATTAGGATAATATGGCGTTCCTAATGTAATACTGTATTCATTTATGCAATAATATGAACGGTTAGCATTATCTGTTTCATCTTCTGACCAATATCCGCCATTTAAATCAAATATTACCATGAAACGTTTAATTTCTTCACTTGATATATTTGGACGGAATCTATGCCTCAAACCGGTATAATCTGTCGCAACCATTTCAACCCTTTTTGCCAATGCCATACGTTGCAAAATATTTCCTATATAATTTTTAACCAAGCCATATGTGATTTCATCAATATTAATGTATAAGTATTCTTCTCCAGCTAATGTACCACTACCGGTTATGTTATGTTGCTCATCTATTTTACACTCCACGACTTCAAAATCATATGGAAAATTATTAAAATAGTATAAATCTTTAACATTCGTTATACGAAAACCAAGTTTATATTCATCAACGGTTTTATACTTCATTACAGTTTCTTTTTTCATTATATAATTCCCATCATCGTCACGCATTGGATTACCGTATTCATCTACTTCTTGTTCATCAGTCTCGATTTCCTCTGTGCCATCCTCCACTTTTGACGTAATAATAGCTAACTCCATACCGCCATATATATCAGCAAAAGAGTAAACCGGTGATATTGCACGACAATTATTTTTTGTTACAGCAACAATATATATGTTACCGTTGAAAGTTGTCGTAACTGTGGTTGTTATATAACCAAACGGTGTTTTTATTCTTACCGTGCTCTCACCATTCTTAAACAAACCTGTTGACCCAATTGTAGAACCATTATAAAAATTCCGTAAGTCTTCATTATCCCCACATTCAATACCAAAATAATCACATACACTTACATTTTCACCATTGTCGTCTTGAAGTTCTGTCCCAAAAATGGGAATATAATTACCAAATCCTATTTCTTTTTTTGCCGACTCCGCAACAAGAACCTCTTTAGTGTTTGAAATGCCAAAAATTTTATATGTTTTATATTTTTCTTCTTCTTCACTACTAATTACATCACCTTTTTTGATTTCTTTAGTCATAGTATTAAGCCAATCATTTTCTCCCGGTAAATTAAAATGATTTAACGGATAAGGATGTGTTTCAACGTTATAAACGAAATAAACCACATCATCAGAACTATTATTTGCCGTTACATGTATAATATTCTGACTTCGGTCTTCACAATTATTAACAGAATCATCCAACAAATTAATTGTCATACCACCATATATTTCTTCTGATATATCACAATACGAAGAATCTTCAATTTCCATAATTGATGTAACAGGCAAAAGTGGTACATATTGGGCCGTCTTACCACCTTGTGATTTTGTTGGTTCAAATAAACTATCAACAGTGTAGTTTCTCCAATTAAAATAAAAACTTGGGGCACCTGTAGAACCTTCTGTAGAACCGCTTATATAACGTTGTGTTGGCATTGAATCCTCATCATTAATTGTAACGATTTCCATATTATATCCTCCAACTTTTTGGATTTCAAATTCTGTTAAAGTAAATTCTGTTGAAGTATCACTATTAATTTTTTTTGCGACACCATTGTGCATATTAGCAGCAAACAAACCGCTTGAGATAACAGTGTGTCCGTTTTTTTCGGCATCATTAGGCTCAAAATATGGTATTCCATTAATATAAGCCCATGATATATAATCAACATTCATAATTTTATCAAGTACATGGAAGCCAAATAATTTACTTGTATTCGGTTCATACCATTCTTTATCCTTTATACCAGTCGGGATTGAATCTCCGTTTGGAATCATTTCATCATCATTACGGTCAAGTGGATTTTTCTTAACCTGTTCAGCAGAATTAATAACACCGACAAAAAACGCATATTTCTGTCTATTACTTAATTTAAAATTAGATTTATTATCCAAAGCTAACGATACTTCATCTTGAACAATATATTTTTGTTTTTCATCAGCAGCAATTGGAATTAAATCAATACCATAATTTTCACTACTTCTTATGGTTAATGATGGAATTGTAATATCACTAATTCTTCTTTCCTCATTAAATGAAAAATATAATTCCCCACTTGGTCTATATTCCAATACATTATAATTTCCATCATCGGATGAACGCTCAGAACGATGTGCAATATAGAATCCTACCGGCATATCGTCTGTTGTCGCTCTAAATGTGATTGTTTTACTCTCTTCTTGGCATGTTAACCAGAAATTCGATTTCATCTGTATGATAAATTCTTCTTTTATTTCCATAATTTTCTCACACATCTGAATAATATCTTCCATTATATTTATAGCATCTTCTTGTTCTATATCTATACTTCCATTCGACTTGTTTTTTAAATCATCAATATCATCATTTAACCGCTTTATAAATTCCTTCAAGAATTCATTAAGTAAAATACCGTCCAAATAAGGTATGTTATCATTTGTTTTAACATTTTCAGGCCTTATATATTCACTAATAGTAATAATAGATTTAGCCGTTCTAAATGGAAAATATTTTTCATTTGAATTACCGTTTTTCAAGTCACTATTTATCTTTTTAAGACATTTCTGATATGATATAAGTTTATCCCAATAATAACGTGGTTTACCATTACTGCTGCCGTCAGCATCAGAAATATGAAGCCAGTTATCACTGAATTTACTATTATCAAAATATGTACCGCTTCCATTAAGTTCAACTTTATGCGTATCAAAATCCTTTTTGTCAATGTCTTCTATTAACTCATAACCTGTTCCCCAGTGGCTAATTACATCATAGTCTACAACATTTCCTATATATAATTTATAAGGTGTCATATCACCAATATAAACAGTGTGGGTATATTTGTTATTAGTATCATAATAATAAGTAATACCGTCGGTGCCGGTCCATTCACAATATTGTGTAACGGTAATCTTATAACGTTCATCACCTTTAGGAACACCAAAAATGAACCGTTTCTCACTTAAATCACTATGGACTAAATAAACAGAAGATTCAACAATTTTACCATTACGTACTTTTACTTTTACTTCATATTTTATATCTTCGTCGTTCTCATTTTTTAAACCATCTATCTTATTAATTGGAACTATATCAATATCATAGAAAAATAAATCATCGCCACTAAGTCCATCCACAATATTATAGATGGCAATTGTTCCACCAATTCCACGTCCAGAATCAGTTTTGTATGTAGCAATGTCATATCTATTTTTAAACATGTTCAAAAGCACATTCTCAGGTTTCTTGAAATTGGTTGGTTCAACATCATACTTAAGATAAGGTGCATATAATTCAAAATCTACTGTTATTATTTCACCTTCTGAATCAGTAACCGTCATTGTATATTTGCTATTATCCAATGAGCATATTCTTCCGTAATCTTTTTTCCTTATTTTCCTTGTCATACACACTTGTTTGTGTGTATTTTCATATTGTCGAGCCACATCTTTATTTGCAATTATGATTTTTTCATCATTAATACCCTTAGCCACAAATTCAAAGTCACCGTTTTCAACATCTTGTATCAATATGTCACAAGGTAACGATACTTCAGAAAGGTCTATTTTAACAAAACCATCATTTTTTTTATTTTCGCCCTCATTAATTTTACCATCGTTAATCTCAGAACACCATGAATTACCTTTAACTTCGATACGTATAGGACTTACTGCATCTTCTGAATTATAGCATTCAGCAAAGAATTGACTATTAAACTTATCAATAGCCGTTTTTCCAACTTTTAGGCCGAAATAGAAATAGAATGAATTTTCATATCTTGGGAACCTATTTTCTTTATCATAGAAATAAGGTCTTTTACCCATTCTAAAATCATAGTATCCGGCACTGAAGCTTTCAAGTTTCCAGTTATTTGTATAGGTATATTCTGAACATTTCTTCTGTCTTAAAGACATTGCGGAAAACAATGAATTATCAAAATTATCAACATACAAATGTCTGAAATCATATTCTTTCAAGCCATTTTCTGTATTCAATTTTGTTAATAACTCATTACCGTTCATCGTAGCAAACATACTACGTTCATTATCATTATACAGTTCGTCCTTTGAAATAAAGCCATCAGGTACCAATGTTTCAAATGCATTATCGCCAGAATCCTCAACATTTTTCAAATTAGGTACTTGTTTGGTTTCATCCAATGAAACACCAAATTCACATATCCTTAAAAGATTAATACATGACTTAGGTATCATTTCAATTGAAGAGCAGCCAATGTCATAGAATAAACCGCCATCAGGTTCACCACACATATCGTCATTTCTATTGCCCCAGTCATTTCCAGTCATTTCACTTGTGCTAACTTGGTCAAAACGAGTTGATATAGTTCCGTCTTCATTGAAACTCTGAACCATGTTGTTATCTGTAAACAACATGTTAGGCGGTAATTTATATGTACTTGATTCAAGAGATTTGAAGAATTGTGGAACACCATTCAAGTCACAATCATTAAGACTTCCAAGCAATACAATATCTGTAGCAAAAAGAAGTTTTAAAGCACCGTTATAATTTCCTTCTTTTCTTATGCCATCGCCTTCTTGTTTAATAGTCTCATATTCAACAGGTTTATAATAATATACGGTCTGCCCTAACATGGTCTGTTTAGTTCTTATAACACCATTGTTAAGTCCAATGATTGTCTTATTTTCATGACAGTCATCACTACATCCAGGACTTCCACTCATATATTTTGCTTCTTGCCCAGATTTACCATCATGTGTTGTATATTTTGCAGTTCCGTCACGCTTAACCGCACAAGGGTGGAAAATTCTTACCAATCCATTGTATGCATGGTCAGCAGAACACCACTCATCTTTCGCACTACGTTTAAACAGCCCAAACAAGAAACTTCGCTTTGGTGTTATCTTCCTATACCATAATGGAGAATAAAGTGTACCATTTATCCAGTCATTTTGGAAGTTGAAAGATGTTGCATCATTATCTTCTGCCAATTGCGATTCAACACAATTATACAACTCTGAGTCATTATTTATAGGTTCTGTCTTATCCTCTTGTTTTACATCACGCATATCATCATAATGTCTCTCTTGTGTTTTATCCCATACACAATCCGCCAACGGACCTATTACATTTGCCAAGCCTTTTCTACCGCATCCAGGATAGAATGTATATGCGTGTGTAACATCTTCGGTACAAAACTCAGAAGAAATCGCAATACAAGGAGGTGTTAATAAGTCGAAAACTTTTGCAACAGCCTCAAACATACTTGCAACAACCCCAAGAGGTCTCCATCCAAGTATCTTAAAATTAAAGAAATCAGCAATACTTCTGAAGAAATCCGCAATCTTACAAGGTATTGCACCAAGTATTGTAATTATATTGTTCAAGAAGCCAACCAACAAAATGAATATCTTTGTAAGTACACATATAAATCTGTATGTGAATGACAATTTGATACTCAGATTATTATATGGCATTGGATTATTATCGCCATAATGGTTTATTAATTTTATACCAGTATGTTTTCTATTTGTAATTTTGGTATTTTTCTGTATTCTAGGAATATAGTTCTTAACTGTATAGACTTTATTCCAAAACAAGTCACAGAAACTCTCTTCCCTTGTATTACTGCCAAATTCATAGTCAGGTTCATGCATTTCATCAGCAGTAAATACAGGGAATCTATCTTCATCCAATCTTGGGTTGTTAGGTACAAGATATTTACATCTCTTACGTGCGGTATTATCACTGGGTGGGTCATCCAATGAAACTCTAAATCTTACACGTGTCCTTGTAGGAATACCCTTATCAGGATTATCCGTCGGTACAAGATTACCAAATTCATCCGTCATTACATAGTCAAGATTCATTGGTATCTGATAGCACCATACACCATCACCGTCAATTACACGATTTCCTTTAATCTGAAATTCCTCAACCTTGTTATCAATGGTCTTACGAATCATTTCAATAGACCCTTCACCGGCAACCAAATCAGACATTTTACCTACATTATCAGTACCTGCACAATTCTTTCCGATTGCATTACTGCCGGTATCAGTTATGATACAGCCAATAAACACACAAGTAGGTTCAAATTTATAGTCAATCTGTATATCACAACGTGTTACGGCAATATTATCTGAATTATCGGTGCTGTCGCCCCAGAAAGGATAGACAAATACACCGATATCTTGTGATTTAATTTGAGCAAGACTATTAAGATTAGTGTCTTGTTTGAATTTTGTAGGGCTTTCAAATAAGTTAATGTTAAACCCTTTATAAGCAAGGTCACGTGGCTTCTGGCTTAATAAGCCAATATCAGATAAGTCAACATCCATGTGTAAGGTGTGATTACCTGTTGGTATTCCATAAAGCATATAGTCACCGGCGGTATTCGTTACTGTTGTATACTTCCAAAACTTATCAAAAACCTCAATAACATCATCATTATCAAGCACGTATCTCTTATTTGGGAATGTACCTACATTCTGATGGCAAGTCTCATCTACATAATCCGGCAGGAGATTGTATCTTACTCTATCATCATTTGTATCATTAACAGATGAATAAGGATATATGATATGTTTATCCAAACTCATTGTATCATCAGTTTCAATAAAGATTGAAACCTTGGCGTTTGACACACCGACACCACCATTGGCTAATACACGACCAACGATGATACCTTTATCAGATTGATATAAATTGTAACTATTTTTTTGGTCTATCTTCAATGATAGAATCTGAAACTCGTCATATGTTTGGTCAAGGTGTACATTTACCACATTTGGTGCGTCCTGACCGACTTTTGTCCTTATCCTGTAAGATTTATAACCCTCTGCCATTAAACGTGCTTAAAAACGGTTTATTTTTTCTTTTTAAAAATGTTTCTAATCTTGAAATGTGCCTCTTTACCGGTGATAAGACAGCCGATAATGTATAACAACATTGGCACTATCATAATAATAATTACGATACCGCAGAAAATTCCAAAACAAATTTGCAATAAAATCTCTAATATTTTCAAAAATGGATTCTTAATCTTTTTGGCATCGTCATTCACAATGTCTTCAGAATATTTCTCCATTTTCTTTACTTTATTTTTACAATTACAAGGCATTATATATAATTTTAATATAAAAATAGGTAAAATGTACCTTTTATTCAATAAAAAAACACCCTATTCCTATTAATAGAGTGTCGTAAACGTTAAAAAATAGTATTCATTATCTTTCACGAACATTAACCCTTATATCACGGTTAGGATATTTGATTTCCAATAGACTATTTGCCTCAGTGAATAAAATCTTGTCACTTGCTTTAAGGTCTATTCTTCTATCAAAATTACTATTTCCTTCGCCATACTCATCATAGCAGCAATCATTCGGGTCAATCAATTGTTGTGTTGTTTCATCAGCCGAATATCCGTTTTCCGTACCAACTTTATTGTAAACCCTTAACTCAATAAGGTTCTTAACACCATCAAGTTTTGAAATCTCTTTCTCCAAATCACCAATGAAATACTCATCACCCATTAAATGGTTACGTATGTCCATATATTCAGTTATTTTTTCGATAACCCTCTTAACCACTTCAGATTTTTCATATGATTTGTCAACGAAAATATCGACTTCAAATGAAACGTTTATAACTTTACCGGAACGTATTTCAACAAAGTCATTAATCATCCTATACATTGACAGATATTCCTTTATATTATTTGCAACATATTCAGATAATTTAGGTTCTAAGTGTCCTTCGGAATCAAGACCAAGCGTATATATTACGACCTTATTGTTTTCCTCAATTACCCCGCAACGGAATGGCGTACCGTATTTTGCCGGTAATTCATTTATCCTCGCAACATAATCATGTAACGTAACACAACGGTTCTTGGCAGCAGAATTGTATTTGATTAACTGTCTAAGTTCCTCATCTGATGGTTCATCCTTACCGCCATAAGAAGGTGTCGTATTAGTAACCTTTAATGAATTTTTAACGTTACGTTTCTTTCTTGAATCTTCGCCGTCATCACAGTTACCGTCAATCGTCATACTTAAATTGATTATATTTGTAAGTGTATCTTTTGCAATATTACTCTGTTCTCCACCACCAACTCTGTAAAGTATATACATTGTCGTATTCGGCTCAGGTAATACACCCATATAATCATTAGCCTCCATTCTGGACATTATATATTGTGTAAATAATCTTGCATCAGTCGGGATTGTACCATATTGATTTTTAAGTCCTGCGCCAAATGTTATTTTAAGTGAATTATTGTCTGTAAACTCAGTTGTAAACTTATTTTTAAGACGTTTCCATTGTCCTTTTGCGACATGAGTTATCTGAATCGCCTTTTCAAACTGAACTGGTTCGCCATCGGCTGTTGTTGCGTAACTTGTTGTTTCAGTTTCCCATGTGGGGGCGTTTTCATCAACCCCAAACCTATATTGTTCTGCAAGGTTATCAACTTCAAAATACCTATTAATTGGTTTTCCATCCTTATCTTCAAAAGTCTCCTTATCTACACTATATTCCTTTATCATAGGATTTGTAGACAAGTCAGTTCCTTGTTTAACAAGAATACTTTCAACACCAAGAATATCCTTATCCTGCAACAATACACTCATAAAAGGCTTAATATCACTGTTTGAGATAACCCTTTTGTAAACCTTACTTTGTCCGGCAACGGCAATACCTAATTTTTTATATGTATAGCTTATAATGTTACCATTTGAATCGTGATTTGGTATTATCTGTCTGTTCGATATACCATTCTCATCAAACTGTTCTTTAAAATCAACATCATTAACTAATTCAAAGGTTACAAGTCCGGTAGAAAATAATGTGCCACGCTTAACATATGGGGCATAATTCTCATCAGCCTCCCTTAAATTACCCGTTGCTGCACTACCTTGTGCATTTAAAGGTAACTCGCAAGAAAGTTCAATCTCCACGACAGCGGCCTTTTTACCAGGAACCTTCAAACCATTATTTCTTGCAATACTCAACAAAGAACTTCTCTGTCCGGCTGCATTGACCGAAGTTTCCTGATACGTCCTATCAATATGATAATTTAAAGCATCAGCCACATCAGCAAACAAGTCTATAAACCATGAACCGACAGACGCGTCATTATAACTGTCTGCTATGTCAGGATAATACTTCATTGAAATATCCAATAACGCTTTTCTAAAATCATCAAAATTCCTTGCTGAATATTGTATTCTACTCTCTGCCATATTATTTAATTAAAATTCTTTATTTGAATTACAAATTAGTCATTATTTGATATTGGGTTGTTCCACCATTTTCGCTAACGCTGTATTTTATACTTGCAACAAGTCCTAAACCATCATTGATTTCATAGACATTTATATCATCAAGACTGCAATTAGGTATATTCCTCTTTACCATATCCTTTATTTCCGATACAACATCACCATACGTCTGATTATCGTTTGGATTGAAAATAAACTGTATGAGTTTAGAGCCAAAAAGAGGTCTTCTTATCCTTTGCCCGATTGGGGTAAAGATAAGATGCATAATTTGTGATTTGATACCTTCTCCTGCCGTAGTATCTAAATCAACAAACGTTTTTTCATCACTTTTAATATTAAAAGGAAATTTAATTCCATAGTGTTGAGTTCTTGCCATATTGTATAAAATAAAACACCTATAATATTAAATATAGGTGTTCTGAGATTATTTATAAATTATTATTTCCAAAACTTATTTGTTATATCATGCCATGTAGGTAAATTCAAGCCATTGGATGTGCTTATTTTTTTCTTGTATAAGCGTTGATTAGTTGTTTTACTATCCAAACCACCTAAATTCATATCATAATGGCCAATTTTGACATATTCAAAAAAATCGTAGTTGAGACTGTTCACAAATTCATCCCTACCACTGTACCATCCAACGTTTAAATGTTCTATACAATTTACATATTCAGATAATCTAACAACATCTTCTGGGTCTGAATCTCCGCCCATAAAACAAACACATGTTATTCCATCATTTTTTAAAATTAACTTGTGTAACTCTTCTTCTGTTAGTTCAGTACCAACATTATCCCACAAAAACTTTGAATGGCAACCCGGACAATGACACGGACAATTTGTTATATTAATTGCTAGTGTCACTTCATCCGGAATTTCTTCAAATACTACCATCGCATTATAATATTTTATCATAAATTTACCTTTTTGTTATGTAATCCCAATTTGAATCTTTTACATATAATCCACATTCGCATACATCTTTTATTTTGTAATCAGTACATGGACAATGTAAATCCTTACCTTCATAATCCTCAGAATCGTGTGTACAAGGGCATAATCCATCACACTTTTCACATCTTTTTAATATGGCATTAACGATTTTATCATTTGGATTTAGTTTCCATCCGTCTTTACGTAATATTTGTATCATTTTAAAATAAAATTATTCTTTATTATAATTTCTCATATGTTCTTCTATTTGTCTTGCTTCGTTGAAAGAACTAACACGTTTAAGATAACCGATTATTCTTGTAAGATAATCTATATTGTGGCTTCCACACTTAGGACAAACATCTAATGTGTCTTTGCTTATATACCCACAATCGTTGCAAACTGAATTCTTACAATTATAGGTGAAATAACTACAGCCATATTCAGATGCGACTTTCAATAAATGCCTATATTGTTCAAATGAAAGATGTTCATTAATATTCAAATGTGCCGCCTGTCCGCCGTCAAGATACTTTACATAATTCTTGCCATGTAATTTCATCTTATCAAGGATTGATAATTCAGTATCTTCAGGATTGAAAAAATAACTACTATACATTATATGCTTTGGCGATACATAGTAACCATCTTTCTTATCCCAATTATAGTTTTTATTAGAAAGGTTTTCACCTGGAACAAACTCTGTGTTATACATACAATCTCTTGTTCTATCTTTCTTATTAGAGATATTGATAGTTTCAAGAATCATATTTACAAATTCCTCGTAGTCATCATTAAGGTTTGCATTAATTGATAAGAACTCAGCTGCATCTGTAAGGCCATTCACACCAATGGTAAGATACTGTTTCTTCATGTTAATGAATCCGGCTCTATATATGTCAAGCATATTTGCGTTAAGGAAATCCTTAATAATCTCATTAAATGCTCTTTGGTACTTGTGTACTCTCTCAGTCATTTCAGTAACGCCATTAGCAATATATTCATAAAGTGCTTTCTTATCCTTTACCTTATGAATATCTACTTGTACACCATTCTCCAACTTTTTACCTTCAACTTTCTCAAAATACTCTCTTGTGGCATTCTGAATAACGCGATTAAGGTTAATGGTCATTACAGACTTTGAACCTGTCGCTACTGATGCAGTACCCATAGAGAATTGGTGTGTCGTGTGGTTATGTTCGTCATCTTCCTCTCCATCTTTCAATGAGTTTCTAAGTCTGCAACAAGAACTCAAAGAGTCTGGTGAATCACTCAAATAACAGAAGAACGAGTGTCCTTCAGCCCACATTTCAGCTGTAAAATCGGCATATTCCTTGTCTATTATATCATGACCATCGGTAAGCATCGCCATTGTCTCGACTGGGAAAGTCAATATATACTTTGTTCTTTCCTCATTGAACCATTTCATGAATTTCTTCTGCAACCAAGATAATGTTTCCCATTTTGGCGCAGTTCCATCAGGAAATCTAAATTCTCCGAATACGCCATCAAAATAATTTTTATCAAAATAACCTACATTCCAAAAAACCGTTTGATAGCCACGATTACCCGCCGGCATATTCATAGAATGAACAACCTGTTGAAAGCAATTCTCAATAACTTGTTCAAGGGTTCTACCCTTCCTGTTAAGTTCAACTTGTTTATCAAGTATATCAAGATAATCGTCACCATAATCCTTTCTAATGAAATAGTCCATATACATAAGGAATTCTGGTGTTGCAACAGCCCCCATAAATTGTGATGATACTGAATAAACCAAATTTATAAACTCTCCGCAGTATGATTTAAGGTCTGTTGGTGCTTTTGATTGACCGCCAATATTTCTTAAACCATCAATAAGGAATGGATACATTGTGATTGCCACGCAATAAGGATAACCGGGTGTACCACTTTCATCATGTTTATATAATACATGTGTTTCAATATCCTTTATATATTGGTCAGCGAGTTTTTTAGAATATAACGCCTTTATCTTATTATGCATTATATACCTATTTTGCTGAATATTCTTGCCTTTATGAAGTTCTTGTCCAAGTGTTACAATATTTTTATTTTCAACATTAGCATTAGAATCATATTTTGAACCGGATGAAGCATTTGATGCACTGATATAGTCTCTTATAAAATCACTATCTTTTTTAAGAGTTTTATCCTTATCTTGTTTTTCTTCATATTTCTTAATATACTCCCTAGCCACTTTCTTGTTCACTGACATTAACGCCTCTTCAACTTGTCTTCTTATTTCACTAGAAGAAATATTGTCGTAAATAAAAAGGTTATTTGCCAACGAATCAATTAACCCATCTGGGCATGTCTCATTAACTGCGGTATACGCCTCACAGATACCGCGTTTAACCTTGTTTGAATTATACTCTTCAAAAGAGCCATCACTTTTTCTTACACGCATAATTTATATTATTTTTTAATCTTTATTCTGTAACTTTGGTATATAATATATATCATATCGTCTTTCAAAAAAGTCACCGATTTTTGTTAAAAAATATAGGCAACTCACTTAACTGTCTGATATACACAGAATAAAAAAATATAAAAAAATTTTATTAAAAATATTAATTTCTGTCTATTTAATCACATTTATTTTTGATAAGTTTGTTTGGTTTGCCTTGCAATTTCATTCAATCTACTTGATTGCTTTTCGTCAAAAGACATATCATCGTTATTTTCATCGACTTCACTCATGTCAAACCTACAAGTTCCGTTGTTAAAATAGACATTCATGAATTTATTCCTATCAAGTTTTCCACCTCTGAACTTACCAATGGCAATGTTAAGTTTACCATCCAACTTCATGGCATCACTGGCCGCAAAAGTGATAATGACATGAGCAATCTGTATTTTCTTTACTGAACCGCCTGCATGCATAAGACCGACAAGTTCCTGTCCTAGTGAATCTTTTGTGCCTTGTATCGGAACCCATATAGCAATATCGAATTCATGTGCAATGGCTTCCAACTTTCTCATTGTAATAGCCTCTTTTGTCCATTCACTATCACTTTTGTCACCCTTTTCAGCCTTCAAGCATTCAAAATAGTCAATAATAACTAAATCAGGTTTAAAACCGAGTGCAATTTCATGTCTTATTTTGTTTTTAATCTGTGAAGCCGTTACCTCGCCACTTATTAACCGTTCAAATTTAATATTCTCACGAAGCATGCGTTTTGTTTCAGCATTCTCATTTAATATTTCTATTACATACGGTCTAATATGAGGCAAATGCAAATCACCGGCATCGTAGCCTGTTAAAAAACCATAATATTTTCTTTCTATATCGTTTTCCTCATCCTCAAAGAAATAATGCAGTACTTTGAAACCTTTATCATTATTACTCTTACATTTGGTTATTGCAGCATTGGCAGCAAAACCGGTTGTAGCAGAGGTATTATGTGTCACAATGAAGTCATCGGTCACATAAAGATGCTCGTCAGAATCAACCAATATACATTGAGTTTCATCTTCCCTCAAATATTCAACATCGGTAATGTAAATACTTTCTTTATACTTAGTGCGATATTTAACTCTGTCTTGTTTTCTTTTAAAACGATATAAAGATATATTTTCATCATTTAGCATAATGCTTACACGATAACTAATACCACAATCAATACGTTTATTATATTTTTTATTAAAATAACTACTCTTTTTTTCTTTTACACTAACATAACCCCCAAGAGATTTAACCAAAAAAGTTACCTGTTCTGCAAGTTTTTTACTTTTGGTGTTAAATTCAGAATGACCGTTTTTGTATACTGTACCGTCTGAATCCATTAAACCTTGAAGTATACTAATTCTTACTTCTTTTGTATTCAACAAATAACATTCAGGTATCTCTTTATCTTTACTGTTACAAACACCAAATGTATCAATACATTTTTTTCTAATACTTCCTGTTAAGTTAAAAGACCATATATTTCGTTTCTCATTAAAAAATGGATGTAGTTCATCTTTTAATATAACACTCAGTTCATTAAATGCAGACTCTTTATCTTGTATACCAACACTAATATTCTGTTTTTGGAAACATCCATCACCAATATAATAACCTGCTAAATACGGATTAATAGGAACTTCTTGTTTATCAAATTCAATCGGTTTTACAACAGGCACTTTAAAAACATAAGTTTTCCTTCCGGAATTTGGAAAATACTTAATTATTCCACGGTCTATAATTTCTCTAAGACTCCACGTTTTAAACGTTTTATCACTATTATATTCCCGTTTCATGTTTTTCACACCACTCCCTTTAACATATGTTTTACGAGTTCTCTGATAATAAGTATTTACATTCCACAAATGGTCAATATCACACTCACAGCTTGTACCATTGCTAAAACTAACCTTATATACAGGTCTTTTTCCTTGTGGGAATACGCCAATCACCTGATGCGGCTTACCGTCACCGCCAATCACCATTTCACCGACTTTCATTTCACCCATAGTCTTGAAACCAGTTGGTGTAAGCACCTTTGAAGTAAGTGGTTGAGCTTTTCCGATACCGCTTGGTGCGATTATTACCCCCAATTCGCCTTTTGCAAGACCACCATGCAGTGTCGCATCAAGTTTATCTGCTCCCGTAGGTATTCTTATCTTGGCATCCTCAGAAAGCGTTTTATCAATATTTTCGAACAACCTTTTTCCGCCTTCTTCTTTGGTGTTTGTTTCAAGGGCTTTTTTTATTACATCTTCAATTACATAATAATTGTCAAATTCACCTTTCTTAATAATATCCTGTGCCTTGTTTATTGCCTTGGTAAGATTCTGTTGCTTGAAGAAATTTTCCGATTCTTCCTCGACCAAATCCATACCGGTTAAGTCCATCTCCTTGATTTTCTCAAGATGGGCAAGAAGTTGCTCAACTGAAATTGCGTCCGAAACTTTACTTCTGATTATAGTTTCCATCTCAAAATAAGTTGTAACGGTCTCATTAAAGTTATAACGGTCTTTCATGAAACCTACAATTCTTCTAAGATGTTCATTGCTAAACATATTTTGGTCTACGATTTCCTGTATATTTGCAAAATACTTTTGGTCTTCAAAAAAACATTTTACAAGTTTTAACTGGAAATCAGCACCAAGATATCCTAATGTACTTCTATCATTACGATTAGAACTCATTTATAAATTAAAAAAATTATTCTGTTAAACAAAAAAAAAATGTATAAAAAGGCCGTCCTAATTTGAACGGCCGGAGGAAGGAGATTTGATTACCGTTTACAAACGGTTCTCGATATATTCAAACTGACCAGGTGTCAGACCGAACGTATCCTTATATCTTTCATCTCTCATAAGGTCAATCTGATAAGCCTTCGTCTTTTCAGCATAATGCTGTCTTGCGGCATCGACCCAATCCTTATTATAGGTTGAGAGAAGATAGTTTTTGCCATCATACTTCATACGCTTGGTATATTTGTTACTATCTTCAAACTTGTAACTCATAACCTCACAAATCTGCTTGATAATATGGTAAACAAGGTCAATTTTACCAATCGTCATATGACGAATAATAGCACAACTGAAATGAAGAGAAGATGGTTCCTTGTCTTTATACAAGACATCAGAATTAGTCAAATCAACACCGTTGCGCACATATTTAGGATATACAGTACCATCCCATATACGCTCATACACAGGTTGTTCATCAATCAGCATTTGGAATTTAAACGTAACATCCCAAGGCTTCAAGTCCTCTGTATCGGCATAGGAATCCTCAGTACCTTCAGCATAATTAAAGTAGTCTTTCTCAATAATTTCACCGTTAGATAATTTCACACTATCCTTATAATCCGGTGAAGTCAAATATATAATATCAGAATAATCAAGTCCATCATAATTGTTTACAAAACCTTTCATCTTTACAGGCTCATCCCTCGTATACCACATAAAGATACGACTCTTTGAAATCAAATCCTCTTTAATCATTGTAACAACATTATCCATTGTCTCCTTAAACTGTAAAGACCTCAGAGAATCGTTGTTATAACCATTAATCTTAAAATAACGTTGGCAAATAATATTATCATTTACCCAAAGTAGAAATTGAAACCTTTCCTTATAGGCTTCGTTATCCACGACTTTTGCTTCTTTTTTAATGTTGTCTTCTAACATTTCTTTTTTAAATTTACGTTGTTAAACAAATCTATATTAAACTATCACTTGCAAATATACTGCTTTTATTTTACCTTACAAAATAAATTTACGAATTTTTCTTCTCTTTGTCAATCAAATATGCATATTCTATAAAAAAATTACTAAATCTGGTAGGGTCTTTCAAATCATCCACGCCCGCATCACACAAAATTTTGTATAAATTGTCATAACTTCGTCCTTCAGGGTCAATGGGGGCATACATCATACTATCCATTATTTCTTTTGCTTCATCGGTCATCAACGGATTCTTCAAATCAATGATTTTTTTGTTAATCTCATAAATTCTGTCACCTTGAGCACCATCTGTAATACCTTCTACGATGTTTTTTGCCCATTGAAGAGGCTTTTGTTTTAATTTTGCACGTTCCTCATTGATTTTCCTTGCACCATCGATAATTTCTTCAAGTTCTACTTTCCTTTCTTTTAATTGTGGGAAATTTTTGAATAAGGTTATTTCACCGACACCCTTTATACCCTTAATACTATCAGATGCATCACCACATATCATCTTTTTAAGTAACACATTCTCATAATAATAACCCATTTCCTCTGTATGATTCTTCTTATTAATGAACTTCTTGGTACTTTGAATATATATAATTACGTCATCGGCAATCAATTGCGTCAAATCCCTATCGTTTGACATTATCACAATACGTTCGTTGGGTTTTTTATTCTTAACATAATATCCAATAAGGTCATCAGCCTCAACTTTGTCACAAACTACTTGCCTTACAAACAATTCTTCAAGACAAGACATTATAATTTCACGCTGTTCATAGAATATTTCCTTGTCTTTCTTCTGTTGGTCGGTTTTTTCCTTATTTTTCTTATTGAAAATGTAGTTCTGCATACGTTTAATGTTCGCATTGAACTCTTTCATATAGTCAGAAAGCCCATCATCAACAATAAAATTCTTGTCACGGTTACTCTTATATTGCTCATTAACAAGATATCTATAATATCCTGAGTTATCTCCATCCCAGAACACATATACATATCTAAAATTGGCTTTCATCATCAGAATCTTTATCTGCAAAAGAAACTGCTGTATCCCACCGACTTGTTTTCCATTACTTGAAATCGTCTTATCACCAAGTGAGGACAGTTCCAGAATATTGGAACCGTCCACAAGTAGTGTATTAAACGTCTTAACACCCAAATTAGGATTATTCTCCTTTACTTTCTTCGGAATTGGTTGACTCATCACTTGAAAAAGTATTCAAATAACATAAAATCTGTCCTTTACTCGAAACATAGATGCTTCTATTATAGTCTATGTCATGCAATTTTGCGGTTTTGATATAATCAGCCTTGTTTTCAAACATTACCATCTCCGGTAGTTTTGTGTCACTAAGGCAACTATCATCAGGTTCACCTACCAACGTAGTAAACACTTCGCTCGGAATTGCAGTGTACTTACTTTCATTAAATTCAAACTCAGCCTCTTTTTTTAAAGTCAATTTCATCTTTTCATCAAATTTAAGTTAATTATTCCTCTTTATCAACCTCTTCAAACGTAATATCACCAACCTCATCAAGACTAATCTTGTTAGTTTCTGCGAGTTTTTCCTTGATAAACTGTGCATATTCTTTCTTGTATTCATCCAACTTGTCCGGATTCCACAAACCTTGTTGTAATGAACAAATTTCACCGGTATAAGTCAGATTATTAATATGATTCTTCTCAACCTTAATCTTTGTCTTGACACCATACTGATATTCCTTTCCACCAGATGTAGCGGTCAATGCTTTAACACTTGCACTTGCAATACCACCGACATACAGAAGAAGTCTATAAGCATAAGTTAAGGCAATACCACCCTTACTTTTTGCCGAAGGAAGTCCAATAGCAGTATTCTCAACCCAAATCTTATTAATCACAAACATACTGTTAGTATATTCAGAATTAATATTTCTTGAAGAAGGAATAAGGTCATTAACAATTGTGTTAAATGCTGTTGATACTGCATTTGCATACCACATATTATTACTTGAATTGTTAGCAGCAGCCCTATAACAATCGCCAACACCAATACTATCAACAATGAAGACCATATCGAAAGGAAGTTTACCTTCCCTCTGTTTACGTATCAAATCCTTAATACACATTGCAACGTCCTCAATGACATATGTTTCACGGTTTGCTTTCTGTAACCACTTTCCATGCTCATGGTCGAATTTGCCGTATATTTCATATAATTTGGTAGTATCGTAATACAGCATATCATCACCAGGACCATATGTAACTTCTCCGGTTTCCTCATCTACATATTCCTCAATATTTACACCAATGTCCTTGGCATGCTGCCATGCAAAATTGTTTTCAAGTTCAAAAACAACAGGAATAACGCCCTGTCTTTGTGCAGCCTTAATCAATTCAAGTTTAATTGTACTCTTACCGGTATTTGAATGACCCCTTATTGCGCTAACATAGCCTTGCGGAATACCAGGAAGTCTTGTAGCATCTTGGAAAGCCTCCGGCAATATGAACCACGATAATTCTTTCTCCTTAGCACCACTAAGATTATTTTCATTTTTAAACGCTTTTAATGCTGCTAACTTTTCTTCTTTTGACAAGGTTTTAATACCTGCTCCTTTTTTAATTGGTTGTGCCATAATTTTTTAACTTTAAATTAGTTTATATTTACATTTTTTCTTTTTTCTGTTTCTCTAACAATGTATGATAACATTTTCTGCAAAGTGAAATATATTTGTCATTTCCACCAATTTCAATTTGTTCACCGTCACTGACTATATTTCCAAAGGCATCAATCCTTGCATTAACTATGGCTTTCCTACCACAACCGCAAGATGATTTTAACTCTTCTATATCGTCTGCAATTTCCATTAATCTCTTAGAGCCTTCAAAGAAATCAGTCTTGAAATCAGTCCTCAGACCATAACACATGACATTTACATCCAAATTATCAACGACCTCTGCAAGTTGGTCGACTTGTTCTTTCGTTAAGAACTGACACTCATCCACAAGTATCCACCTTGGTTTGTCATAGCCTTGAAGTTGTACATTTACAATATAGTTGTCAATAAACTTATATAAATTATGTGTTGCATCAAATGAAATACACTCTCTCGATAAACCGATTCTCGATTTGATTATATCTTCGCCGTCTCTGTCATCAATTGACGGCTTTATACACAAAAATGAAATACCACGTTCTTCAAATGAATGTGCTTTCATCAATAGCAAAGCAGTTTTACCACTTGACATTGACCCAAAATAGTAATAAAATTTACTCATTAATAAGTAAAAACCATAATTCTTTTATTTTTATATAATAACCAGTCTAACCAATTATTAGACCGGTTATTACTTTATTTAGAATGGTAAATCATCACCTTCCGCTTCATCTTCCAACTGTGGAGAAGTATTTATATCTTTTGTTTTCTCTTCAGTCTTAGCCGTCTGTGTGTTTTTACCACCGTTTTCAAGTATCTTACGTGCTTCAGCAGCCGCAATATCTTCCTCACTTACTGTTGCCTTATCAACCCACTTTTCTTTGTTCTTATCGAAGAACGGTACTTTTCCATTGGCTATAAGGTCAATATATTCAAAAGGTTTCATTGAATATAAATCTGCCCAAGTTTTCTCGTCATTTACCCAAGACAATGCCTTATTTATATCCTTTGAAAGTGGGGTTTCCTTTCCGGCATCACTAATTGTAAGTGTTGTCTTATCCGTACTCTTAACATACTGAAGCGTAATAATGAAATCCTTACCATTATTCAAATCAAATACATTATAAGGAATAATAGTACGTTCATCATCAGAAAGTAAATCATATTCTTCTTTGTCTATTTTAATATACCCAATACCGGCACCTTTTTCATCAGTATAACTTTCTAACCTATAGTAAGCATCACCGTTATCAATTGATTCCTGTGCTCTGTTGTCAAAAATAGACATCAATTGGTCATAAATACCGGTTCCGTCATTATGAGCGTTAAAACGCCAGAATTTAACACCCTCATCCTCATGACCTCTTTCAATTACACGAACAATAAATGTTTCCTTTGAATGATATTGCATTCCCTGCTTAAATAATGCTTTTCTCTCATCCTTATGTGCTGCGTCATTAGGAATTTCATTACTCTGTTTGAGAAGTTCAGCAGACTTCTGGCACAATGGGCAACCACGTCCGTCATGATTAGGTAATTTCTCTTCGTTAAGGCAAATAAACGACTTGTATCCACTCTTGGATATTTCATTGGATACTTTCATTGAATGTGTGTGAAGAATTAGGAATGTGTTTGGGTCATCAGCACTTACAGGTAGAATTCTAACTGTAACTTTCTTCTGTGTTTCACCCTCTTTAAGACGTAAGTTAAGATAATTCTTTTCATCAAACTCGAACTTTTTCTTAACTTGCGGTTTTTCTTTGCTTTCTTGAATTGCTCTGCGCTGTCTCAAAATTTCCTCTGCGCTTGTGTTTACATTTAACTTAATTTGTTCTGACATTTTGTTAAAATTATTTATAGTTTATATTATATTATCATTACATTGCAAATGTACTGCATTTTTTTCAATTTACAAAATTTTACATATATAAAAATACAGTAACCGGTTATTTTTCCCAGTTACTGTATATAAATATCTTATATTAGTTATTTTTTTACGTTAAAAATCCAAAAAATCTTTCAATTTTGAAGGATATTCAAGGGATTTTGCAAGAGAACGGTCATCGCCGCCGGTAACATCACCTTTCTTAATTACATATTCCGTTTCTTCCTTATCTGGGTCAACATCATTATTGTAAATTACATTATAATTTGAATTTTGTGACTTTTTATCCCAGAAGTCTTTCGGTGTTTCAGAATATGGTGCTGATGCTTGTGAACGAATGTTAATTTTTTCTTCCTCTGATGGATTACGTTTTTCAAATTCAGCTCTCAAATCGTCAATCTTCTTGTTGTTTTGGTCAACTGCCGCAATAAATTTAGTGGTTACAGCCAATAAATCTTGCAATTTATCATTAACACCGTCAATCTTAACCTCTGTTGTTTCCTGTGCATTGGTAAGTTCATCAACATCAATCACTTCATCACCGTCTTGCATTGAGTCAACATTATCATCACCACCTTCAGCATCTTGACCTTCATCACCAGGCTCAAAATCAACATTCATTTCTTCACCACCTTCGGGCGCATTGTCTTGCGGCATTCCGCCACCGTCTTGTGGAGGCTCCTTACCATCACTCATAGGCGGCTGCTGACCGTCAGAACCACCATTCATATCACCTTGTGGCATATCATTGCCGCCACCTTGCTGCATTGGAGGCTGATTTCCATCCTGACCACCCATAGGATTCTGCTGTTGGTCATCGTCATCTCCATCCTCATCAAGCATCGGCTTGGTTATGAAAGTATATTCACTAATCTGTTGGAAACGTTTTTGCGCTTCCTCAAGATGATATTTTTTAAGTAACTCTTTATCAACAGACATGATTAATCATTAAGCATCATTTTATTATCTTCCGTAATGAGAATTGTACTATCCTCTGTACGTTCAATAAGACCCTTGTCCTTTTTCTCAAACTTTACCCTTCTCTTTGGAAGTTTGGCATCATCGCCTATGATTGATTTTAACTTTTCTACATTATTCATTTTAGTCTCTTCATTAACTTTTTTATTTTCACTATTGTTAGATACGACTGTATTATTAGCAGACAAATATCTGCTTGCAGGACGTACTACTTTTCTATGTTGGTTTTTTAATATAAATCTCTGTGGCATCGTATTATACCTTATTTATAATAATAAATAGTTACTTTTCCCTAAAATAACAATATAAGGGTAATATATAGTGTGTGTTGCTACCAATTATACGCTTAATATCTGAATTTAAAAATGATATACCGTTTATGAATACATTGTTAGTGTTTGACTTAATTTTAGTGATTATTTTAGATTTATTAACACCGCAATATTCACATAATGTCAAAGACAAACCAAATATTGTCCTTAATTTTGTATCATATATAAACAGAAAATTACTTTCCCTCGTAAGAAAACATATTTTCTCCGTTGATGAATACATATACCTTATGAAATTGGCAATCCTACTTCTTTTGTATCTAATAAAATTTACATATTCATATTTAATTGATTTCAAAGCATCAAGTATTACATCCTCTTGGAATTTCTCTATATCATTGAGATAGTCGTTTCTTCTTTCCGTCTTGGAAAACGTCCACCAACAGTTCTGTTCCTTATAATGCTTTTGAAGTATCGAGAAATTTTCAATACACTTCTTGGCAGTTGATAACCCTATATACAAAGTGGGTAAATTCATGTCAATTCCTTCACACGAACTTACCACATTATATATTTCACTAAAATCACTTTTTCTACCTTTTGTTACAATATTTGCTAACTTTTGCATGATATAGTATTTCACTTACGAAGCAAATATACTACTTTTTTATGAAATTTCAAAGTTTTGACATTGCATTTCTTAAATCTTCTTCGCTATATCTTTTATTTCCCATACCGGCATTCGATATTAAAGATGGACCATAATCAATAGAAAACCATCTTCTTCTCCAACCAGGTTTAGGGTCGCCACCACCAGGTAAACTTGCCCATGATGGCGGGTCTAAAATAAAGTTTCCTGCTTGTTTTTTAATTTTATTAAATAGTTTTAGTGGCTGAAAATTATTAATTGTCTGAATATCGCTTATTTTAAGTCTCCACGGCCAACTTTTTGAGTTTAAATAGGGCGTACCATTTATTGCATCAATAATTAAGGCACAATTACCCGTCCAAAATATTGTATACATACACGCAATAGCAACACTGGCATCTTTAATATCATCTAGATGATTAACCTTCCAAAAACTAACAAAAGCAATATCTTCTATTGAGGGTGTGTCTGATGTGCCGCCATCTATTTTGTATTGTTTTTTAGCCACACTAGTAACTCCGCCTGAGCCGCCTTCCCAACTCATACTCCATTCGAACCATTGCTTAAATGAAGAATTAACTGGTGTACTTCTATTTCCATTTGTAACCGGTGAACCAAACAATGCGTTAAGTTCATTATCTGTATAATCCCCATAATTACCAAATTCTTTTCTAAATGTGGATGTACCAAGAGCATGATAAAATTTCTTTGCAATTTCAAAAAATGCTTTAGGTACATTTGCATTAAACCACGCCTTGTCATGGTCTCTATTTATTCTTGTAAACGTTTTACGTTCCCCTCTACTAAGTTTTCCATTTCTATGAAGTTGACATATAAACTTAGTATGATTTCCGTGTCCTTCAATATTGTGTCTATCTGAAAAATGAATCATTGCAAAGTTGTCTCTATTCTGCATGAAAGCATCAGTTGACCAAAACTCACCCAAAATCTGATATATTTCATCTCTATGCAAAGAACAAAGAATATCAATGACTTTATATAATTCAGGTTGTGAACTTCCGTCTTTTACATATTCTTTAACTTTTCCGGTCTCATCAAAATGTGTTACACATAAATCCAACGCATTACCTGTTGTATGACAACTCTTACTTCCAACGCCAGCTTTGCTGTTTTTGTCTCGTTTTGATGAAATTATATGTACATTCCACTTCATTGTTGGCTTGTTTTCTGGTAATGAGGCTATTTCCTCATATAAGCAATTATATATATTCTGTAATTTTTTACTTACAGTTTCTTTCGTTTTTTTAATACCTTCCTCACCAAAATCTCTCCTATTAACCTTTTCAGAAAAATGGTCTTTAGGGTTAGTAACCCTATTATAAGAACTATCAATAGAAACATTTCCACCTGTACCAAAATTTCCATCACCCCAGTCATAATTATTTTCTTCCTCATCTCTTTCATATGGGTCATATGTAGAGGCATCAGGATTAAACACAAACCATGAAGAACTATACGGAACCGGATTTCTTGACAATTTCATACCCTTGAATCTTGTTGTCATAGTTCCGGCTGAAATTGTGTGTGTGACATTGAAAATCATATATACACCACTCCACATAGGTATATTCATCAATTGGAAATACATCAACGGTTGAATTTGGGCATCACCCATCATTTCTATTTCACAAATGTATGAATAGTTACTGTAAACCGGATATAAATCCTGACCCATAAATGCGACCTTATGTGGGCTTGCACTTCCAATTTGACTTATACGTGACAACGCATTAATTGATGCAGACGTTACAAGCGGCGTTGACATATCCAAATTTATATTCTTGAATATATGGTTGTTCTGCCGACTAAATGCGACACCGAATGACGGAACATAATAGCCATATCTTGAAACTAAATCAGAATTTTCAGTTACCGGCGTATTAGTAAAAGCGGTTGGCATTTTCTCGTCGAAATCATTTGTCACCGGATTCCATACCCTGAAATAATCCTCTCTATAGCCATTGTCAGATGTCGGGTTTTCTGACATTCTAGGCGAATAAATAATTACGAACCTATTTTCAGTTTCAACATCATTCATTTCTGAATATGGAATTGGTCTGAACATATTCTGCATTGAATTGATTGCTTTTTCAGCCTTAGCATTACCCATATCCACATAATCCGGCAAAGCAAGGAACAGACAATGATGGTCTTTTGTTATATCACCAATAAATTGGAATAATGTGCCATCCTCATCACGGCCATCATATGACCTTTTAAGTGACTCGCAGTTTATGAGTAATTTCTTGTATATATTCAAATAAAATGCATCAATGAATATAAAACTATTATAGAAATTTTCTACATTATAATAGTCTTGATAACTTATAATTCTACCATCTGGTAATTTTTTATTTGTAGTAGATACAAGCCACCTATCCCATAATATTTTAAGATACATATACATCGAAAGCTCAATATCCCTCTTAAGTGTTACATCACTTTCGCCATATTCATCGTTTGTGTCGTTTTTTTCATTATTTGCAATATCTTCAATTTTTGAACGGAATCCTGACAAATATGCATTAAATACATCATTACCTATAGTAATTTCATTATTCTTACTGTCTTCATCATAAGTGTAATAGTATCCACTTGAATCACATACAATTACTCTTTTAGTATATAAATTCTTTAAAATACTTTGTACATCATTATTACTTTCATTTAAAAGAAGCATTAAACCTCTTCCATCACCATTTCTATGTTCTTTTTTAACCCATATATATCGGTAATTATCGAAGAAATTATTGAAATATTCAACCCTTAAGCGATAAAGTGTCCATGCACTTTTTTTAATCAGTTTCTTAAAGTCTCTTAGGTATACATCTCTTTTATTGTTTAATATTTCATCTATGTTATACTTGAAACTGGCAACGTCTTTTTTAAATGTAGAACATATATAATCACCCACACCATCAGTTTTTTTGTCCACACCAACTGTTTTTAATTCAAGTTTTGACATAATGAGACTCCATTCATTATCGACAAATCTCAAGAAAAGACTAATAAGTTTATTTGTTATATGATAGTCCGGTTTCCAATTCTTTCCACCACCAAATAAAGAAGAAACAGTAATATTATATTTCCTTTTGTCGTCATTCATAAGCGCACACATTCTATACTGTCCATCATTCAGTTTAACGAACAGTGTATTATTATCACCTACTTTTATATAACCATCTGAACCACTTTGTATTGGGTCAATCTTTTTTTCTTTTATAAAATTGTCTCTCCAAAGTAATCCACCTAATAATAATACATAGCCATAAGGTAAAGAATATATACCACCACTTTTCTTGGTACTTTTCAAAAATTGTGGTATCTTGCTCAAATCATAATTAAGAGCATGCAAAAACAAAATAGCCTTTGCACGTTTCTGACGAAGTTTCCTATCATTATCGTTTGTTTCAAACTTATAATCGGCTAATTTATTATTTTGTAAATAATAGAATGGGTCTCCGAAAAGGTCTTGTTCGCCGTATCCATTTGATTTTGGGAAAACGACCCTAATATTTCTTACTGTAAGATTTGATAAAGAGTATTCATTGTTATTTTCATCAACCCATCTTCCGTTTCCGTCATTTACAGAATATGTTATTGTCTTACCGTCAATATTAAATAATTTTTCATTATCTACGGATGATGGTGCTTTGTCATCATTTATTTTATCCTTCATAAGAGGATACAATTCTTCTTCTTTTATATCAAAATCAGCGAACGGTTTTGATAACATACTAGTATTTCCGTTAAAGAATACGCCATAATCAGAATCCTCAACATGCCATAATTTTTCAAGAACATTAGAAAAATCATCAGTAAATTCGTCACCATATATAGTAAACGTACCACTTTTTATCTCATCATATTTTTTCTTAATAGAATTTGAAATTTCCGGATTCACAATGACATTAAACATATCATCATTGATATATTTTTCGACTTTATACAAATCCTCTTTATCTTCATCTACTTTACCAATATTGGTAAATAAAGCCTTACAACTTGACTTGTGCAAGAATTCACTGGTTGAAGATGTATCTGTTTTACGATTGAATAAAAAATACGGTTTTTCTTTATCATACTTATATTCAAATATATTACGATACTCTTTATAAGATGTCAATTTATCAGGCACAAGCCCAACATTATTAAGTGTATAATAATGAACATATTTCAAATTTGAGCCTTCATCTTTAAATAAAGGATGTCTATCCCTATTATTATAGTTTTGAGCAATTTTGTAAACAGTTTCAAACGAATGTCTTGTTTTATCAGTTTCCTGATATGTTTTATTACAAAACGAATCAAAGTCATTAGAACACTTCGACACACCATTAAGTATATTTTCCAACGAATTACCGGATTCAGCATTAATGTAAGTGTTCTTTAATTCACTTCTTGATTGTAAGCATGTAAAGAAATTATATGCGTCCATCTTACCTAATGAACTTGCTAATTCAGTAGAAGCCTTTTCCTTTAACAATATTCCGAAAATCTGCGCCGCTCTGAAAGAAAGATATCCGGCTAATGATGATATGTTATTTTCAATTGACTCACCGAAAACAGTATCTATATTATTCACATCATTTGGCATAACAGGTAATCCGGCAACCATAGTAACCGGTTTTGGCTCTAAAGGTTCTCCCGGTGCTATCTTCTTTACGGCCTTATACAACTCAATAATTACCTTTTCTTCCTCGAAATTATGACTGAAATCACCAACCCATGCCAAATATTCTATTGATTTGTCTTCATCGCCACCTTGGTCTGTTTTCTTACCATTGTTAAAAAGACCGGGCCATGCACCAATCTGCCCCTTGTTTTTATCAAGATTGACAAAATCAGTACTTTCCAATGGAACATTAAGATAACCGGGCGAACGGTCTGATTTGGTAATGTTATTATAACATTCCCACATTATTTTTATAAATGTTTCAAGGTGACACATTATTATTTTGAAAATGTCGCCGATATACGGGGTAAATCCTAATTTATAAGCGGCCTTTGTCTGTACATTTTCAGCAATTTGTTTATTTATTTCCTTGTCTTCTTTATTAAGATTTTCAATTCTTTCATTTATTTTATCAAGAAATTTATTAAGATTAACAAGATAACAATAATCAGAAAAATAACTTTTAATATCACCGTCTTCAGGATGAGAATCTTCGAATAGACATCGTGCCACTTCATCGCTCGGTTTATTATTATTGTTAAGTTCTATTGTCTTAATACCCTCAGAACTCTGTTCTGTGCAATTAAATGTAACGCCTGTTATTTTGTTATCCGTTCTTGTTACCTTGCATAGTTTTCCAAAAATAATTCTTCTGTTGGCTTCAAATATATCATGTTTCGAATTAGGCAACAATGAATTACTAAAGGCTTTACCATTATTAGATGAATTATATGTATCAAAAGCATTAATAAACGCCTGACTTGCAAGTATCAATTTATCTGTTACTTCATTTTCTTGTGAAGGGGAGAATATTAATAATTGTTCATCATTTTCTCCTTCACCTCTTATAATACGCAGAGAACTACTTGTCTTATTTAAGCCCTTTAATGCCTCTACGTATTCTTTATATGTCGTGGCTAATGTCGTAAGTTGTGCTTTTTCATTCGAAATATTATTTTTTATTTCAGTTTGTTCATCTGTCATGAGTTTTTCATTGATTTTATTGTCATCAAGGAACGATTTTATTTTATCAATCAATTTAAAAAGTTTCATTGGTCTCTCACCGCCACTTAATGCCCATGCAGGTGTATTCAAATGTTCTTCCCAATATTTCTCACCGACATACTTACAATAAGGTGCTGCTACCAGGTATCTCAATGGGATATCCGTCAAAAGAGAATATGAATAACCAATAAACGTAGCAACTGCTTCAAAATTACCAGTCTGAGAATTAAACGAAGCCTTGAAATTTGAGCATGTCAATTGATAGGTAACACCATGCCCATAAAAACCTTTAACCTGTAATTTGAACTTAGGATAAGGAATAGTGAAAAAAGCACCGAATACACTTGACGATGATAATTCCTCACCACTTTCATGAACCGCTTCCTCACGTCCGAAAAGTGATGAACCCCTCACATCAATAAATTTTATTACAACGGTAGGTGTATAGTAACTTTCAAATGAAATCTGTATACTCTCAATACCAAGGCCTTCGACAATGTTCTTCTTAACAATGTCATCATAGTCTATATCAGTATAATAAGTTGTAAGAAAATTACCTTCTCCACCAAATATCTTAGCATCTTCGCCTTTAAGAAATGAAACCCACTTATTTGATGATTCTTCACCAGGAGCACCAGAGTAAGATACTGTAAGTGCCATTGTTTTATCTTCGCCACTCTGTCTGTAGCGTGTAACAATTTCGGCAATCAAATTGACCGAAATACAATAATCAGAATAATCAGGTGTTAAAGGTACACCGTCTACACTACCATATATGTCATTTGGTTCTACATAGAAAATTCTATCTTTCTGATGTACGATGTTTTTTTCACTGTTTGCCATTACTAACTAGCTATAAATTCTCTATTTAAATATAACTAGTTAGAATACACTTTTTCAATAAAGATAACTAATCTTTATTACTTTTCTTAACTGCCAATTATTTTTTTCTTCTTTGTATACAACAATTTCATTCAAATTGCCATGTTCATCAAAATTATTCTCGACACGGTAATGATACTTCAACACACCGTCTATATAAAGTGTTTCATTCAATAAATTATGCGATTTCATTCCAAACCATTCAGCAGAATGCTCAAACGCTTTATCACCAAACAACATACAGTGACTACCTAAAAGCAAGAATACAGATGGATTAATATTCAAATCGTTTATATTTTCTGAATACGTTAATTGAAACCCATCCACATACATATTACCATTGAGCCATTTTATTGATGTTCTTTCTATATCATCTTCAGATTCGTATATACGCCCATGTTTATTATACCACTGATAATACATTAAAGACAGTTTTCCATAGTCATCATACCTATAATCATATTGTATATAGCTATAAGAATTATCTTTTACAAATTTTTCCCTAACAGTTTTAACCTTTGAATTACTGTTCAAAACATACTCATAACCATAAACACAATCCGCACCATACTTGGGTACCGGTTTGCCGATTTTCCCGTTATTGTATGTAAATGTTACATGATATGAATCTGTATTTTTACTTGTTCTTATATCACCTAATGATGTCGTAATAAAATTATCTAACTTTACCAATTTATCATTATTATATATATAGGAAATAACAGATTTCTCATACAATTCATCATCGATGTTATAATTATCGATTTCCAACTTTGAAACCATCTTCTCACCGTTGGAATTCCTACGTTGTGCTGAAACTGTAAGGCTTGTAAGACAAACTAAAAGTAAAATAATCTTTTTCATAAAAAAATAGTAACTTTGTTTATTAAGACAAAATTACTACTTATTTTTCATTTTACCAAATTTTTATAGTTAATTAAAGTTAAATCACTCGTTTTCATTGTTATATTCATTAATTGACTGTTCATATCGAGAAATTGCGGTAGAAAGTGGATAAGGTATTCTTATTACTGTGCCATCTTGTATAAGGTATTCCATGCTTGGAATGGATGGATTCGCTTGTAAAATCAACCATCCATAATCAGGGTCTCCATAATATTTGTACGAAAGCATATCCATTCTCATTCTATCCTTATTATAGACAATATGCAAATCAGTATTCTCATTTGCAATCCTAATACAAGGTACTACTTTAATTTCACCGTCAACTCTAAACTTTGAATATCTATCGTAATAAGCCATATTTCATCATATATTATTTTATTTTGCCATTTGTGCAGTATAAGCGAAACTTTCCTTTGAATTAACACTGTGGTCTAATGCGCCCATAGTCTTGTCATCACCATTATATTCAATTCTATCAGCCCTATTATCGAATAACCTCGAATTTGCATAATAGTTGAACGTCATAGCATTTTGCAATCTTCTAATCGGTCCACCTAAGTCACCACCGCCAATGAATTTGAAACTTATGTTAATCTGTGCCAACATAGGTTGTACGCCAGCACCCTCAGGATTTAAATCCCACTGCAAGCCACCAGACACATTATAATCAATATTAATTGAATCAATTACAATTGTCTGATAATAGAAATCACCAATTCTTAAAACGCAGAAAGGTGGTCTACCAAATGCAAGGTTGCTTGCAGTCTTTCCGTTTATATCGGAAGAAGTAACGGTATTTCCTTGTCTTGTACATTGGTTAAGGAATGTAAGACGTTCAGTAAATCCTTCCGGTGTCATTGAATGGAAAGCGGGGTCAAAGAATTTCAGTTTATCTGTGAGTTTTTCAAAAACAATCGGATTGGTTTCTTCTAACTGTTTGTAGAAATAATATTCTTGGTCATATCTTAACTTATTAGTTTCATTATTACCATTATCCGTTGTATACATGAACATCATTCTACCGCGATAATCACGATAATTCTGTTCCTCATGGAATTGAATGTTAGTATTACCACGTTGTTCTGAAATTTCCTCGGTTCTGTTTAATTTCCTCAGTTCACCATCGGCAGTTTCATACCATTGTTCCCCTGTTTCTTTATTTTTATAAAGTTGTTTTCCATTTTTTTCTCCATCAGGTGTAAAACCGGTATATTTCTGATAAACTGTTTTATCTGCTTCTTCTGTATTAGTTTCTGTTAATTTCTCTGTTTTCACAGACTTAAACACCATTTCAACTTTTGTTGAACGATACTTTTTGGCAGACAAACCACTTGCATTGGATTTATCTTCTTTGTCAACTTGTACACCAGATTCATCATTTCCAGGTACAAATTTTATTTTGTCAGAAAACCATTCTTTTAACCACCCCTTAACCGTATTAGCCCTTTCTCTTGCTAATATATTATTTCGTGCATTATTAACTTCATTAGAACTATTTAAACCATGTGAATTGGAATATCCACTAAGTCTAACCTCAGAAAGTTTCATTTTACCACTAAAAAAGAGTTCTGTCAAATCCTCTACTGTTTCAGTTGACACACCCACATCCGGTGAAATTAATTTATCATATGTTTTTTTAGCCTTAAATGTTGGTGTCTCACCTTCTTTTGTAAATTCACCCTTTGCTAATGCAGCAGCAACTTCAGCCAATGAATACAATTCAACATCCTCACCAACCAACCCACTGCTTTTAACCACACTTGATTGTAAATTCAAACCAAACGACTTACGGTCCACATAATTCGGTGTTTGTATTATTTGGTCGTATGTATTCTTATTTCTATCTGCTTTTTGGGGTATCTTATATTCACCATCTATACGATAGAACCACTTACGTTTATCGGTTGCTTTATATTTCTTACCTTTATAAGCAGCCCATCTTAATTCAGAACCTTCGATATAATTTTTAGAACTATCTTCATTAACACTTACGCCATTACCAACCATTTCATAACCATTACCCATGTTGCTTTCATAGTCACCATTATCCAAATTAAAATCTAAACTTAAATCATTCCCAAAGTTTTCATCAGTCCCATCAAATTTCTTGTTACAACCCTTTCCGAATAAAAGATAAGCAATGGCATGAACCGGTGAAGTTGAAGATGGCATGTCATAACAACCGGAATAGTTATTCGGATAGAACACATAGAACTGTATAGTTTTCTCAACATCAGGTATTTCAGGTTCTGGCGTAGGCTCAGGAGTAGGATTTAATTTCTTAATTTCTTCCTCTTCTGTTATCTTCTGAGTATATTCATCAGTTAATGGTGTTGGTTTAACAGCATCTAAAACAGCACTCTTATCACAACCGGCAAAAAATCTAAGTAAGTCAGTGTCTTTTAAATCGTTGTCTGATTTCTTATCATACCAGTTTGCATAGTCAATGATTGACGGATGGTCTGTAAGCATAATAAAACTTAATGTACCACTTCTTACAGTATTAACATAGGTATATACATCCTCACCTCGTCCAATAAATGAATTGGATGACCAATTGGCTTGTGTTGTTTCATTAAATGACAAACCGTAAGGTGGAAACCACATTATTCTTCCCCCAAGTGGTCCTCTCTGTTCCCATGATAATGCATTCTCGAAAGAATAAGGGTCATAACCCCTCCACGCAAGGTTTTCTATTGAAAACATACAGTCTTTTGTATGTATATTCTTCTTGCCGCCACCAAGAAATTTAGGTGTAATATTAACAAAACCGTTATTATTTAAAACTGATTTTTTCCATCCACCATCATTTTCAACCTTACTTTTCCATCCTGCGGCTTGTTTCTGAATATATTCAGTCGTTTCTTCACCTTTATCATTCTTAATCTTTCTTTCTATGTATTCGGCTTGCTGTTCAAAACCGTTCCACAGATGAAGGCCTTCCAAAGCCTCAAAAGCAGAAAATCCTTCACTTCCCTCCTCGCTAACAAAAGGTCTTATTAATTTATTGAGTCTATCATATTGATAATGGTGTGTCCAAACACGACAATAAGGGTTGTTATATCCATTTATTTCATATCTTTCTCCATTCTCTTCAGCACCCCTCTTTAAAAGGTTTCTACCGTGTGACATACCATATTCACCGGTTACTACATCACCAGGGCTTCCTACGTTTGAGCCACCACCATCAGCAACAGTTCCAAACTTAGATATGATACTGTTTATCTTCTTATCGGCAAACAGTTTCTTTGTCTTATATAATATCGAATTTACATTTCCATCCAAATCCCATTTATGGAAATCCTTACCGTATCCGGAATCAAGTTCATCAGGATAAAGATTGGTAATCTTCTTATAAGGGTTATTCGGACCGATTAAATCAGAAGACCTTGTTGTATTTATGCCACCTTTTTCATTACCACCTGCCGTAGTTACAAACTCATCAATATAGTTCATTCCGTCGGCATATGAAGGTCTTTGTGCTTGACCACTAATGGCATTAGGATTTCCAAACAAATGTGCGTCCTGACCAAGAATAGACATGGTAATATCACGTTCGTTGATATTAACGGCCATGAACTTTTGCATAAATCTGTAGTTCAAGTCATTAAAATCAACCCTTTCATCAATTTTCATGCCAAGAGCATTATTGATGAACTCATCGGTCACGCCTCTGATATCCCTAACAGCATTGTTAATTACATCAATACCATAGTTAAAACCGGCGGTTATATCGCCTCTACCTATTTTTAACGCCATTATATATTATTACCAATCTTTATAAATATATAGTTTAAATTTGCTTTTTTAAACTAATTCATTCATCTTATTATATGAAAAATTAACCATGACTATATCTGTTATGGAATAATTCATTTCTTCCACCATGTGTATTATTATTCATCTGCAACACGACCATTTCAGTAATCTGACGTACAAACATCGGATTACGTTTCATTTCTTCTATAATATTAATGGCTTGACCATTTTCACCTGTTAATTCTATTTTTCCATTAATGTTAAGACTGAGATTTGATGACGAATTACCTCCACTACCACCATTTGTATTATCACCAAACGGGGTGTTAGGTCTATATTCAGGTAGCGTCCAATCAAATCTCACATTATCAGTATTAACATTATTTTTAACATGAGTGTGAGGCGTAGATGATTTATCTAAAGTGCTAACGGCTGATACAGTAGGCATTATTGGTGATGCAACTCGACGACCACCAGAAGATAATCCTAATCTTTGATTTGCTTCATTTATTATCAAGGCAGTATTAGATAATGCATCTGCTATACTATTGGCTTGTGCGTCTATTTTTGCTCTTGCAGCATCAACATTTTGATTTCCATCTTCGAAAATTTTGATATAATCTTGAAAAGCGGCTGTTGCAGCATCCATACCGCTTTTAGTCTCTTGTATGTAGTTATCACGATTTTGTTCAAAAGAATCAAATGCCTGTTTCTGTCGTTCTTCGTAAGCCTTATAATACTCATCAAATGATTCTTTGGCAAGAACAGTTTTTTCACGTGTCTCTTCACCGGTAAGTTTATTCAAAGCCGTTACAACATCTTCCATATAATCTTCCATTCTCTCATTATGGTCAATAGGCATAAGTTCATTTAAATCTTCTTTTGACAATTGAGATATATCCTTTGTTTCACCGCCTTTCATCTTAACAACCCATCTGCCATCTTTAAATTCGGCTTTGTTAGTTATCATAGCCTTTTGGTCTTGGTCAAATGAGTTATAAGCACCAAGTTGTCTTTCAACTTGTGTTGCCTTATTTCTTTGCATAATTTCTTGACGAAGTTCCTCCGGACTACGACCTTGAAGCTTTGCCATCTGTGCAATCTGCATACTTTCATTAATATTAAATTCAGTTTCACCGGTTTTACTGTTAAATCTTCCGAAACCCTTTGTCATATCCTGCATTCTCTTTGCATACGCCTGTGGGTCTGCCCATGCATCAAACATCATTCCGAGTGGGTCACTGTTAAGTGCCGCATGACCGCCAAGAACTTGGAAACCAGCCGCTTGTGTAATAACACCTTCAAGTCCACCTTCTTGTACTTTATCAATTATTCCACTAAGGCTACCGAGGTTAAAACGTGTTTGTTGCGCCCATTTAGCCATTTGCATAAGTTCCTTAGTACCACCCCTAAAATTATACTTTTGTGCTAATTTTAAGTTATTCACTAAGTCTTTTGTATACTTTCTTCCATTAAGCCCAATTTTATTTACATCCTTCAGTACATCATCCAACATATCGACACTTTCAGCAATGCCGTGATTGAAAATTTCCATTTCAGAACCAAAGCCTGCTGCAAGGGTATCATCACCAAGATAAGTACCTAAGCCGAATAACTGTCCATAATCATGTTTACCTAATGTCTTATTACGTCCAGTTGCTTCAATATATGATTGCTGCGCCCTAGATACATCTTCTGCATTTTTTCCATATTTGCTTGCGACATCTATTGTTTGTGTCATAAGCATTTTTTGGAAATAATGCAATTGCCCTTGATTTGTAAGGCCCATACTTAAACCGGTATTGTTTGTAACCGCGTCTAACTTATCAAGGAATTGTTCATTTTGTTGGGCTAATTTCAACCAAGTTTTTTCTACGGCTTCAGCAGCCTCGATAAACTTATTTCTAACCTCTACTGACACTTCCTGTTGTTTATCAGCAATATCAGTTGCATACTGTAATTCGGTGTTAGTTAATTTAAAACGGTTCTCAATGTCGGTTTTTTGCATATCAGCCTGATTACGTAAAGTCTGATTAGCATATTCAAGATTCGCCATTGCTTCCGCTTGTACGCCTTCTCTCAAATTATCACTCAACGCATTACGCAATACATTAGTAACATCAGTACCAAGACTATTATTGTTATAACGGCCAACGCCCTTATATGCTTCACCGGTCCACAGATTATTTGTACTCCCGGCATTACCATTCATATCTGCTTGAAGCGTGTTTCCACCTTGAGTTACAGTCGCACCGGCTTGACGTGCATCATCACTTCTTACTGCACTCTGCAAAGCATGCTGCCCTCTATATTGTTCTTGTTTAAGTGCATTCTCAGCAGATTTTGTTGTATACTCAACATTAGCAATGTTTTCTTCCGCTGCCAAAGATGCTTTTGAAGCTCTATATTCAGAACCACGCATTTTTTCATAACGTCCAAAAGATTCTTCACGTAATTCTTTTACATTAAGATTCTTCTGATATTGTGCTGCTGCTGAAATTCTACTTTCTGCCGCTTGATATGCGCTTGCATTTATACCTTGCATCATCGGACCGAGTGCTGTCTGTACAGCCGTTACATATTGGTCATTACTTAATGCAACAGCATCCATTAAATTCTGTGATTGAACATCCATCATTTTAAGTTGGATGTCACCATTGTATTTTACATCTTCAACAGCACTTTCAGTTGCAATAGTGGCAATTCGTTTAGAATTTTCATATTGTAACTGTTCTTCTTGCATCTGGAATCTGGTCATTTCTGCCGTATATTTTTTCCAATCACCGACAGCATCACCAATCATTTTAAGAGCATCAATGGCAATTAAAATGGCTTGTACCCAAGGGCCGCCCAACAACTTAGAAGCAAAACCGAGACCTTTAGAAAATTTACCAAGACCAGCAACGACATTCTTACCAACTGAACCGTTACCAAACATTCCGAAACCAAGTTTCTTCGCACCACCATGACCAAGATAATTGGCAAAATTACCAAGGTCTGCTGCACGTTGTTGACGGTCAAACATTCTTTGTCCATAACGGCCAAAAGCAGTATCACCAATACCACTATTAGCCAGTCTTCTTCTTAAGTCATCACGGCTATTTGAATTTCGGTGATAAGAAAATTTACGGCGTTCACTTTTAATAAAATCTTCTCTATCACGATAATTCATACGGTCATCATTGGATAGCATCCTCCATCTTCTTTTTAATGAACGGTCACTATCTTCACGATTTCTATCATAATAATCACGGATATAGTTTTCATCAGAACGTTCATCCCTTAAAGCACGGTTTCTATCTAATTTCTTACTTTTCTCTTCCCTCTGTTTGTTAAGTTTTTTTCTTTTTGTTTTAGATATTGATGAACTGCTTAATTCTTTATCAATTTTCTTTAAATCATCTTCTAATTCTTTTATTCTTTTTCTAAATCCACCAGTAAGATGATTTCTTATATTACTCACTTCATCTTTACCAAGTTCATCAAACTCTCTATACAAATAATCATTACCACCGTCTTTAATTCTTCTTGCAAATCTTGAGCCAGACATATAGCCACTATCCCCCTTGCCACGCTCTACAGCATCGACAAGAAGTTCCATAGCATTAATAAGTTTATCTATTTTCTTATCTAAATTATTATTGTCGTTTTTAATGGCCATTAAATGCTTTTAATTCATATAAACATAAATAGTCCAAATACCATTATTTATCTGATAATTGGACTATATTCTTTATTATTTACCTTTCGGTTTCTTTATTTTAAGTTTTTCCTTTTGTTTCTCAATCTCCCTATTATGTATGGCAATGTATGATTTCCTGTCTGCTACCGGCATATTATATATGTCAGTCATCGACAAATTCATATGCTCATGGCAAAGCCACATTTCGGTTTTGAGATTCCTTTCAAAATTAGTAGGTGATGAAAATAGAATCGTCGATTCTAAGAAACGTATTGAAAGAGCCACCTCCATCGCTCTTAGGTACGTCAATCTTTATATTGAAATCAACACCCGGACGATTATTAACAATATAGTCACGATATTTTCTTGCATCACCGGCTCTCATATTCTCAATGAAGTTCCTAATGTATTCCTCATCAGTATTACCATTAATTGAAACAGTATGCATAATCATCTGTTCGGTAACAGTCTTAGGATAGACATCAGCATCTTCATTCTCATTGACCGATTCACCGATTACTTCCCTAATTTCTTCAATATCTTCATTAAGGTTCTTACGTTCCTCATCATCAATATCAACCCTTGCAAGAGACTCCTTAATCGACATTACATCACGGAGTATACTTATTTTCTCACTGTCTGAAATCTGATTCATCAGTTTCTCCCTAAGTTCGTTTTCATCATTCTTAGTCAAAAACTTAAATTTAATTACATTTTTACCGACATTATATTCAAACAAACCATTTTCATCACCTTTCAAATTAAAATCATTGAATTTGAACTTCGACAAATCGACAGAAGTATCATATTGTTTACCGTTATTTGGATTTGTCACAGTAATTGGGAACTCCGGACCGTATGCCGTTGCCCTTAACCAAAGGGTAATTGCATCTCTATCACCGGCTACTAATTCATCAACGTTAATGGTCTTATCAAGTATTTTTCTCTTCAAAATAATGTCAATCAGTTTACCATCACGATACATGTTTGGAGAGGCGATAATATTCTCGTCAGAACCGGTCAGATAAGCAACCGGTACTCTGCCTTTCTTGTGCTTATAACATTGTCCGTTTGAAGGTAAAGGAATAACATCATATTGTACATAATCTGGAATGCTATTAACATCAAAATCATAAGAGTCATCTTCAATATTCTCATTTGTAACAATTTCGGTCTCCTTCTTCACATCAACCGGTTCCGGTTTCGCCACCTCGATTGTTTCTTTCTGAGATACCGTAATCTCCGGTGCTTTCTCTTCATATTGACTTGTTTCTTCTTCTTTTGTCCTCTTAGTTACTCTCTTACGTCTTGTTGTTTTCTTCTTACCACTTCCGGTATAATCTTCAATAAGGCCATCATCGGGCGTGTCTTCATTTGAATAAGAAGCAGTATTCAACTTTTTATTATGTAACTGTTCATCAGTAATACCTTTCATTTTTAGTCTTCTTTCATAAGCCTTTACAGCAGCCTTATCCGGCTCAAAATAAGTTGCGTCATTAATTTCCTTTTCAGAAGCACCGTAATATGCTTCACCGGCTGCTATATTCTCTTTCTGAGCCTCTTCAATAGCCTTTATCTTATCACTCTTTGACAATTCCTGTGTGCCGGCATATTTCATAATGTCAATGTCTTCCTCATTCATTGAAATAAGATTATTCTTGGCATCTTCCAACATCTGATTTGAAGCCTTAAGTATAGCCAATTCCCTCTTTCTTCTTTCGGCAAATTCCTCCGGTGTCATCTTGCCATTACTGTTAATTACATCCATGTTCTTTTAATTTTTTAAGATATATCTTATTTTATAACGTTATTCTTGAACAAAATCTATACTCTCAACAAGTAACGCAAACTTGTTTCTTGAATAAACCTCAATCATCTTGCAATTCTTTAAGATTGCACTTGACTTAGAATCCTTGAACTTAAGTTTAAGGCTTTTCTTTGAAAGACTCTTTATCTTTTCATCTTCCGTCATCTTATTGGTTCTGTTTATCTTAACACTTTCCCTTGTCCAAGCCTTTATATCGCTTTCAAGTTCACCACTTTCATCAGCAGAAGAAAGATTAAGTAATGCAATAATCACAATGAACTGTTCACCAGTCTTGTAAAATTGTATTAATTCGTCTATTTTCTCATCTTTTCCATCAATATCAAATACTTTTGCTTCAACCGGCTGATAATAGAATGTCTGTTGGTTGTATTTTACCTTTTCTTTCCTAAATGGATTAACAGCAATATTACGGCCTAAACCCTTACTCATGAATACACTGTCAATACCATCCTTATGCTGATTATAATATTCAACCATAGCATTGGCGTATTCTTTCTGACTTATCTCTTTGTCATACTTGAAACCATTCCTTGCATCACCATTACTGTATGGCACATATAATACTGCTCTCATTTCGTATCAATTAAAATTTATCTTAATATAAACCTAATATACAATTAAATGAATATCAACATTTAATGTGGCCTTTTCCTATTCTCCTTTATCATTTGTCTTTTCCTAGCAGCCAATGAATACTCACAAATCATGTCAATGACTTTCTTTGGTTTTTTCCTTATATCATTCTCCCATATTCTCAATAAAGGAATACAATGCATACCACACCACTCATCCTTTAATTTATCGACAAACTTGTTATGTTTCTGCATAGGATTAAGTTCGTTTTCCTTAACCAACAATGGATTTGAATGACATTTTGTCACCAGTAGTCACCATCCACCTCAATGATGAAATTAGGAATAAATAATTGTGCATCTTGGTCAATGCTGTTAATACCCTCTTTTAAAACATATTTGTAAGGATAATTCTCTTCAGCAGTAACTGCAAAATCAAAAAACCTCTTAATATCTTTTGCCTCATATTGATACACGTATTTTAATCCCAATTTATCCAAGAAATCACGTGCAAAGTCATACTCCAATTTTGAAGTTCCGTATTCCTGCGTATGATTCCTCTTACGAAATGGATTGTGACTACCGTTTTTAACAGTATTTACTTTTCTTTTTATTTTCTTTCCACCTTTTACTGGTTGCTTCATATTTTTTCTTTAAATAAATCTTGGTAATGGGGCATCTGTCCAATAATCAAATTTAATTTGTGCATCCTTAGTATATTTGTTGATTGTTCTCATTGCCTCCTTATTCCATTTTTTAATCGTATTTTCACCAATTTCTATTAATTTATCATATTTAATATGATACTTTTCTAAATATAAATTTATTTTTTCTAACAATTCTTTATTATTCTTATTACCCTTTATAAAAGCAAGCGAATTATTAAGTTCCTTTAATATTTTAAAAAAATCAGAATGTCGCAAATTAGTATATTTCGGCATAATAATATTTTTACTTGATAAATAAGCATATAAGCCATTTGCATATGCTCTTATCTCAGTTTTATCAGATGCATAAAGTATATATCCTATACTCTTCACACATATATCGTTTGAACTCATTAGATTCAAACCTATTTTATTTAAATCATTAATATATGGTTTTCCCCGATTCGTTATTTCAAAATCATGACTTAATCCATGCTGAATAGAATCAGCCCATTTCGAAATGTCTGCATGGCCACTTATCATATAAAAATTAAGAACAATTATATTAAGATAACCCATGCCATTGCAATTACATTCACATCCATATGTGTGATTATGGTCATTCTTATCAAATATATCCTTACATTGTTTATCTTTGAAATTATAAAAAGTATATGAAATTAATATTTTTTCTTTTGGTACTTTTATATCTATAATTTCATTGGGAGAAATATCCATTTTAAATCTAAAACTGCCTTTTCTTTTAAAAACACCGTAAAAATTTTCGATTTTTACACGTTCAGTATTTTTTGCATGCTCTAATATTTGATTAAATAAAATAAAACAGTTATATCTTACAGTTTCATTAACACCCTTTTCTTCATAAATTAAATTATTAATACCATGACAAATAGTTTCATCAAGTTTATCTAAACTATAACAATAATCTTCCAGACAAGCATCACTCATTTCATATATTTCTAAATCACCCATAATCTTTATCCATTTTATATATTATAATTACAGAAATTTTAATTTTCACACATATTTATTATATATAATTTAAGAACGTTTTTAAAGATATGAATACAAAAGATAATAAAAATCTGATTGAGGAAATGAAACTTATTCTCAGAGATAAAACACCTTCTCTGACAGTTGAAAGCCTCGTCTTCGGAGAAAATAACGACCCTATGGCAGATGTTGACCAACTGCCCCCAAAGGCTAACCTCGGTAATAATCAACCATCACCAACAGCTGATACGACACCATTCCAGTCGGCAGAAGATGAAAAGGTAGCACAGAATGTATCGCCAATCGATGCTGAAATTAAACCTTTAATTGACCAAATAAGAGTATTGGCACTTAAAGGTGTTGCAAAACTTGCAAATAACCCAACTTCTGAAAGTTATCAACTGCTTAAGAAAATTTGGCAAACAGTAGATAAAGCAGCAGAAAGTGCTAATAAGCCACAAAATAATACACAAACAGTATGAAGAAACAAATCAGTCTTACAGAATCACAACTCCGCAATATAGTAAAGGAGTCGGTAATAAAAACTTTGAATGAAATGTCCATTCAAAATAGAAAAAAACAACAGATTTATGAAGGTAAAATAAGTGACTTTTGGCATAAAATAAAACAACATAGTGAAGATATTACTTATGGTACACTTATGACACTAATGTGTAGTTTACTCACTGCACAATTCGGTCTATTTGGATATCAATCAGTAACACGCCATCAAATTATTAATCAATGCCGGCAAGATTTTATAGAAAGGTATAATGTTAACCCGGACACATTACAGCCAGGCGATAAACGTTTAATTGATTTTGCAAAATTTGAAATCAATAGGTTAAAGCAAAAAAATGTTGAAACAAGTCATGATTATAAAAGGGCTTACAAAGGAGAACAATTATCAACTTTTTATGGTGAAGACTAACATTAAAAGGAGGCTAATCAAACAGTCTCCTTTTTCCATACATATTTTAATAAACCACAATCCCATTATATATTACTTCCATTTGCAAAAATACTACAATTTTTTTGAAAAAAAAACAAATAAAAAACATTTTTTAGCATATTTATAGTTGAAAAAGATTAAAAGAGAATATAAAAATAAAAATTATAATTGACTTACATACAAGATGTCCGATTTACTTTTGAAGATGCCGGTTGAATACGAGCCACTCCGGAAAAATCGATTTTTGCTCAGATTCCCATCTGATTTAGGAATACAGGAATGGTGGGTAGCATCATGCTCACGTCCTACAATTACACAAAATGAAACAGAAATCCAATTCCTTAATACTTCAAGCTGGGTAGTTGGACGTTACTTGTGGGAACAAATTACATGCGAGTTACGTGACCCAATCGGTCCATCAGCATCACAAGCCATCATGGAATGGGTACGTCTTCATTCAGAATCAGTTACTGGACGTCAAGGTTATGCTGCTGCATATAAAAGAGATTTGATATTAGAGATGCTGGATCCTACCGGAACTGCCGTATCGCAATGGATTATTAAATCAGCAATGATTGTATCTGCAAGTGGCGGTGAATTGAGCTATGATGATGACTCTTTGGCCACATGGACACTTACATTACGTCCTCAGTATTGTATTTTGAGTTTCTAATAAGAGTAAGTTAAATATTAATTATAATAAATAATCCCGATGTGTTATTCATCGGGATTATTTATTATCATCTCAAAAACCATCATTCCACAATCATATATTCTATATATTCCACGTTCAATCATTATCTCATGTTCGGTTTTATTTTTGTCATATCCTTCTTTAACAAGTTTATCCTTTCTATATTTAAATCTATTTTCTCTGCGTTGTCCTATAATATAGAAATATCCAGGTTGACTATCCTTTACATGTTTAAATCCTAACTTTTCATAAAGATTACCATTACTCCATCTTTTATCAGCATAACTTATAATTCTGTTTGGATGTACTTTGTTTATAAAACACTTAAGTAGTCTAGAAGCACCGCCTGTTACAGTAGTATCAAGCTTATTGCAGAATCTAAGTAGTTCATATTCGTCGTTATTTCCTATACTGCCTAAATTCTTACGAAGATGCCCAAATGTCATAACAGACACTAATTCATTATTATAAAACAAACCGTATCTATATTTTGACTTACAATACCCTTGTATATGATTATTATTCAAAAATATTTCTGCATCATTATCACTTATTTCTTTTATACTGCATTTTCTTGCATATATTTTATTTTCTGTTACACCAAGTATATTCTTTATTCTTGACTCTACAATTTCTCTGTTAAATACCCATTCATCTTCAAATATATGATATAATTTTATTCCTTTATTTTTACATTCTTCGGTTTTATTAAGATGGTAATTTCGGTCTTTTCCGAATTTTTCTGAATGCCACACCAACCCATCATATTCAAATGCAATTTTCTTGTCAGGAATTAAAATATCTATTTCCTTTGAATTGTCTAATATTTTTCTATTATTTGTATCTATATATGTATATTGTGAAATAAATTCAGCAATATCGGTTTCCGGTTTAGATATATTACCAACACAATATGGACAACCTTCACCTTTTAAATGATTGTGTGGAGTTTGAAAAAATATTTTACCACATGTATTGCATTTAATCTCCACATTTTCATTATAACCATTATATTTTTCAGTAAAATATGTAAATTTATCTTGATGAATTTTCTTAGATTTTATTTCAAATTCCTTACCAGTCATTTTGAAATTGCCATTACATTTAGGACATCCTTGACCACTTAGGTGATGTGCTGGCGTTTGCCAAAACTCACCATGTTCCACACCATATTCATCTTTCTTATGACATATTATCTTCAATGGTGTATGTATATTTACATAACAACTTTCACCGTAATCCAAACATTCCTCCACAGGATGTATTTTTCTTGCACGCTCTTCAAAACTATCAGCAAATTTTTTATTTTTTTCTTCTTTACAATATGGACACCCACAACCTTTCAGAAATGTTTTAGGAATAACTTCAATATTTCCATGTTTTTTACAAGTCACAATAAGAGGTGTCCTTTGGTTAACATAATTTGTTTCATCAAAAGAAAATTGTTTTGGAAATATTTTCTCAGTTTCTTTAACGAATTTATCTTTGTCCCAAACTTTAGTCCCGCCACATTCAGGACATCCTCTTCCTAATAAATGTTTATTAGGGGTTTGTTCAAAATCACATCCACAAATATTACAATGCATTTTCATCTTATATGCACTACCGTGATATGTCTCTGGATAATATTCAAATTTGTAACCGTGAACTTCTCTGAACAATTTAACAGTTTCCTCAAATGACCTTATTTTTTTCATATTTGCAATAATATTCAGCGATATAATAGCAATCGAATCGTGATTTTTAAAAATTACATTCAAATTTACTACTTTATTTCCAAATAACCAAATTTTTTCTGTTAAAATAACTAAAAAAGAGGAACTTCTTTAAGAAATCCCTCTTTAATTTTATTTCTATGACTAATATTAAATATCGTCCCAGTTTGTACCTTGTGGTGTAATAACGAAATTAATATCTATATATTCAAGGTTAGGCTGTGGTTTGATATAAATCTTAGCAGGTAACTCAAGTCTGTCACGTGCCTCTTGACTGTCATCGATTTCAAGTCTCCAATCGGTAATACCACGATTTGCCATGATATTGTCAAGGATTGGCGTGATTGCACTTTCAAATGACTGCTTCGTTGTGTTGTCGTTCGGGTCGAAAATAAGACCGATACAAGCAATAGAGCAAAGTTTTCTAATACGGATAAGCAATCTTCTCTTAGAAATCCTATTCATCTGACTCTCACGAACCTGCATGTTCTTATCACCCCAAATCTTCATACCTTCTTTTGCAAAAGTATTAATGAAGTTCAAACGTCCGGCATAGAGCACGTCCTGTTCACCGAGTTTCAAAGACTTCTTAGGCTTAACACCCTTGTCCTCAATCTCACCACGATACCAACCTGCTGCTGCAAACCAAGGATACTTAGTATTGTCAGTATAAGCAAAGTTACGTACTACGTCACGTGTTGGTGGCAGATAAATATATTTGTTATTTTCTTCATCAAAGTATTTACACCAAGGATAATATGAACAAGTGTAATTACTATCGATTTCAGAATCATCAAGATTATCAACAGCATCAGACGGTGTAAACATGTCACCTTCAGCATCACTTGCACCATAAGGCTTATCAGGTGTCGTAACGACATATACTGAGTCTGCACGTTCCTCTTCAATCATTGTTATGACTTCACCGACAAGTGCATTCTGATTAACATAATCGATACCGGGTGTTGCAAACACGTTAATGTCAATTGTCTTAGGATTAGCAAACTGCCTGTAAGCGGAAAGATAGGCATAGAAGTCTGAGTTCAAAACCTTATCGCCTCCACCGAAGCCATAATTCTCAGGGTCTTTAATTACAGAAAGCATTGTACCAATTCCACTCTGTCTATTAATCTTTCCCTTGTATTTTGTATATTTGAAGTCATCTGAATTACTTCTTGAGGTACGGTAATAATCCCATCCGTCGAAACCACCGCAGAAAGCAAGAGTGAACTTACGGTATCTCTTATCCTCATAGATTGTGCCCATCATGGTTTCTAAGTCACCGATTCTTGGTTCGATACCGAACATAGTCTGATTTTCAGCACCTACTGTAACCCATTCATAACCGCCAACGCCATCAATCGTTACATTTTGTATAATGTCGTATTTCGTCTTATAAGCAGTTTCAAGAATACGTGAATCAAGGTGGAAACATGGTGTAAGTCCATCTGGTTCCTCATCATATGCCTCAACGCCCTTATACTTCAAGATATCCTCATCAATACCGGTAATATTAGAAATACCAAAATACTGTTTATTGATTCTTATGTCGGCATCTACATTAGTATTATATTGGAAGAATGGTTTTTTTGGTTTTGTTGAAACATTCTGTATTGTAATACCGTTCTCATAATTTCTTACCGGATAGCCCATGAAACCGGCAGGAATTGACTGCTTTGTCTTGTCATTTTCATTTACCTCAACAGTAATGTAATTAGACATGTTTTCATATTCCTCATCGAATGAACCGATTCTTAATGAGATATAGTTCTTGTCACCAGGGATAAGATTAACACCCTTATATCTTTCATATACAACAGGTGCGTTATCAGTATCATAGAAATCACGTACAATTACATCGAACGTACCATATTCAGGGTCAATATTCTCAATAGAAACCTTAACTTCCGTATTTGCAGTATTACCGTCAGAAATAGTATGGAATCTGAAAAGTCTGTTAATCTCAATGTTTTCAGCATCACCCTTCATTTCTGACAATATCCAAGGTGTCGAAGCATATCTGAACTGTTCCTTATAGTTGTTCATATCAAGAGTAACCGGTTTAACATCACCATCTTCAAGGACAAAGAACGACTCATAAGACCTAACCTTAACGGCATTATCAAAAATATGACTTGTCGGGTCAACTGTTCTATCAGTAGTAAGAATTTCCGTATTCGACCCATCACCTGTACTATTGTATTCACCATAGTAGTATTTACGTGTACCCTCTGAAGTTGTGAATGGAATAACAGTATAGATATGTCCTACACTACCGGCCATTTCAGTCCAAGTCTTACCATCATCAGTAGATACATGCACATTAATTGCAGCATCATTACCATTTTTTGAAAGTGATGAACTGTAAAGGAAACGTTTGCCAACGTCTTTTCTTGTAAGCAAATCTTCCTCGTAAGTAAGAATATCATCCACTTCATCATACTTAGGTACTATGTATGTGAGTTTATATTCAGTAGGTATGTGATTAATACTATCAATTTCACCTCTTTCAATTAATTGCTCCAATGCAACATCATAAAGTTCTTCAACATAAACCTCAGATTCACCGATTTCAGGATTCGTGCCAAGAACATTAATTATATAGTTCTTTTCACCCGGATTAAGTGATACGGAGTATTTTTTTATAGCACCTGTATTAGTGGTTACAACAATCGTAAAACGTCCGTAGTTATTAACATTCACTTTAAAGTCGCCGGATTCGGTCGTTGGACTTGGACTACATTCGTTACCGAATTCAAGTGTTTTGCTTACATCAAGTGAAACTGCTGAGGTATAATACACAATTCCGTCATTCTCATAAACATCACTACAAATTCCGTTTTTCTTATCTTCCTCAGTTGGATGGCGTAAGAAAGCAGCCTTTTTGTGTTCACCTCTTGAACGAAGTACGAACACGACCATATCATCATATGTTCCATTTTCTTTCTTAGCCGTTACAATCCAAGCAGGTCCGGCATTAACACCAGAAAGACCAAGAACACGGCATACTTCAAGCTGATTTGACTGTTTGAGATACGACTGTGCAATATAAGGTAATTCATACTTAGGATATTGGCTTCCTCTGTATTTCTCAGTACTTGTTCCACCGAAATACTGTTGGTACTGTCTCCAATTTTCGATTGTTATTGGCTGAAATGCGGGACCTTTTAAGGTTTCACCAACAAGACCCAAAGTAGTAATACCAAGAGACTTTGATGCGTAAGTCAGGTCGGTTTCCTTTGTGTATATACCCGGACTTACGTGTGTCTGTCTTGCGTTATTATTATTCGTATTTGCCATTTATTCTATTTTGTTTAACAAATTATTTTATAATAAATATCATTTCAAAACCTAAAAGTACTTGTAACTGATATTTATTAGTCGTTTTTTCCAAAGAGAAACATTATATTTTCTATGTCGGAGGTTGATACAGTTACATTATCGTTTGAAACAATATCATTTATTGGTATATCCGGTAAATCTATCTCTATCTCTTGTGACAATATTCCGTTTAAAATAACGTTCTGTTCATCTGAGATATTTTCAAAATCAACATTATTGCCACATACGATACCGAACCTTTCCATAACATAGTCAATTGCTTCATCCAACTCTTTCTTTGATTTAACGATGTTGTACGCAGTCTTTATAGGATATTCCAAATTCTGAGACATGAGTTTATCCAATGAACGGTTCGCTTCAATGAACTTGTAAATCTGAGAAGTCTTCTTCATTTTACCTTTTTCTTTTCTTTTATATATTTTCTTATCTTTTTGGACCTAGGTCCCAGAAACTAATTTTTTATTTTTAATTAAATAAAAAATTTCTGGTAGTAGACATATTGTAGACAAGGTCCTGGGACTGTCATAACCTCAAAATAAAGATAGAACAACGAATTAATATTAATCAATATTTATCTCTTCATGCTTAACGACTTCATCACTCACCTTTTCTGGAGTAACTTCAGTGTTATAGACATAATTCGGATTATATCCATTGAAAACAATGGTTGCCTTATCAGATATGTCGTATTTATTTATTTTTATCTTAATATTATCACCGTTCTTCAACTTAAATCCTTTGTCAATGTAGTACATAGTATCATTAACGAAGAGTCTCATACTTCTGACATTTGTCTTTGATGTCGTTTCAACGACTAAATCACTATCAATATCAAATTCAACCTTTTCATAATATTCACTGAAATTAACTGTAAGGTCAACTGAACGGTATTCTAATGGGTTATTTCCTTCATATTCATCAATATCGACTGTTGGAGTAGGTCTTTTTGCATCGCCTTCCATAAACATCATTATATGTTTTGGTTTCTTCTCAACTTTAAAATCCTCTTTATTGATGATGTATGCCATCACCTTAATTCCTATCGATTGAAGAAAGAATCTACGTTCGTCTATACTATAAGACGTTTCATCATTTATTTCCTCTACAATCATAGGTATAAAATGACCATTAGGTCTTATATAACATTGTCTTGCCTTAAACAGTTCATTAATACGGTTATTGAAATCATTGATGTTTTCATAGGTTGAAGTCATAAAATTTATACGATAACTCAAATCGACTGCATAAGGCTGTTTCATCGAATATATCTCATAACTTTCCGTTCCGTTGTCATCAAGCACATCCTTTATAAGCATTGTATAGTATCTGTCTCCCGGTATGTTCCACAGTTCACCTTGGTTAGAACCGGGTTTTGGGTTACTATCTCTGTTGACTGTAACAAAATTGAGTAATAGATTACCATCCTCATCCGTATGTTCCCAATTCTGAGAATACTCACTGAATCTCTGATTGCTGTAAAGGGTAAAGACCGGATAAATGGTATTGTTGAATTTTGCGACTTCTTCCTTCACAAATTCTTCAAAAGAAGAATCTATGTCATCATAGTTCAAAGGTTTTGGCAATTCAGTTTCCTTATAAAGAATCTCCCTTGGAAAATTCCTACGTCTTTCATTACCAAATGACTTATCTTTAAATCTTATGGGTACGATATTCTTTTTCGGTTGTCCTTTACGCATTATTACTCTCCTTTAAATTCATTTTCCGGTACGGGGGCACATGTAATTTCTCTCCATGCAATCTTATATGCCCCGACATGATATCTGTTGGCTGTATTTACCTTTCCGTCATTTACAACGGAGAAATAGACCATTCTGTTGGTATCAATTTGAAGGCCGATATAATCACCTCTTCTTATATCACATTTATATTTTTCGAGGATTTTAGGCATTACATGCAATATAAGATTACCATTAACCACATAAACACCCGTATTCGTCTTTGAATCATAAGTTTTAATATCAGCATCTTTGAGTTCATACATACAAGGTATTTCCTTTGGTGCTTTAAATCTTATTTGTCCGTCCTTTGCTTCTTTATAAACGGCATTAATATTAGTTTTCTGTCTATCAACTTCATACACGACCACAGTTTGATTTAAGTCTTCCTCAAGATATTCCATGAGCAAGTCTGTTTCGTATTCAAAGTCTTCCTCTGAATAGAATTTATCGTTTCTTGTAATCGGTGTACGTAAATTATTTGGCATATTCCAGTAAAATATATCTATAAATAGTTTGTGGTTTAAAACAAATGTAGTATATTTGCATATAAGAGGTATAAACTGATAATGAAAGAAAGCCCGATAAGTAAAGCATATAGAATACTTGAAGAATACTGCGGAACAAACAATCAGATTCTTTACTACAAAAGAATGAATGAACTGCACAAACTCATCTTGACTGAAGATGGGTTTGAAACCGAATACATAATCAAGAACAAGGATTATATATCAGATAACGTCAATAAGATAGTTAAAATATCAAAACAACTTGGGGAAAAACTTCAAGAGAAATACGATATTGATTTTACTCCGGAAAAATTAAGGATAACTACAATAATCGGTGAAATGAAAAACTCTTATCATTGCTATGCACAATACAGAAATTCCATACCACCGGCATTAATGTTTTTGAGTAAGAAACAAATACTTACACCGATACACGTTGTTGATTATAAATCAATTGACATAGATTTCACTCCATATAACAATAAACTCTCTGAGTATGGAATGAATCTAAAACAACACCAGGAAGATGGTATTAAATTCCTTGTCGGTAATAAAAAGTGTGTCTTAGCAGACCAAATGGGATTAGGAAAAACGATTCAAGCAATCGTAAGTTCATTGGAAAGCGGTTGCAAGAAAATCCTTGTTATCACGACAGCCTCTTTGAAATCAACTTGGAAACGTGAGGTTTCTTTATTTGAAAAACCTGAAGATATTGTTGTGATTAAAGGTTCAAAATGGGACGGTTCAACTGGTAAATTCACTATAATCAACTATGATATTGTTCAGAATTACTATGAGATACCGTATGAAAATGAGTATAAAATTGAGGAAATACAAGGAAAGAACGGTGAAGTTGAGAAACTTAAAGTGCCTGTCATGATTAAAGATAAGAAGACGGGTAAGATGGTAAATAAACAAGTAAAGTCAAATAAGAAAAATGATATAAAAAAGGCTTTACTCAATAGTCCGCTGTTTACCTCTAACTTCGACTGTGTAATTATTGACGAAGCACAGAAACTTTCAAACAACACTTCCAACCGTTATAAAGTTATTTATGATTTCTTAAGAAAATCAGACATAAAACATGTTTTCCTTTTAACCGGCACACCTTTGACTAATACACCAATGAATTTATATTACATTCTTAGGCTTATTGATGCTGATGTAACAAAAGACTATGAATACTATATAAACACATACTGTGATGGTAAAAAGTTATATAAACCCGGAGAATGGAAGAAATGGCTTGCAAAATATGAATATACACATGGAACAAGTTGGGCTTCAATGAATAACGAAAAAAGAAAAGATGCCGTAAAATATATTGATGAAAATGCCGATAGTCTTATAATACCACAAGGTTCTACAAATCTTAATGAATTAAGGGAAAAAATCAAACATGTATATATAAGAAGACTTTCATCTGATATTCCCGGAATGGTTAATAAAAGTCTTGATACAAGGTATTATGACCTTGATGATAGACAGAAAGAAGAATATGACAGATTGTGGGACGAATATGTTGAAGCACAAGAGGAAAACGGTGATAATACAAATGAAGAATACAGACAATTGGTCGAAGGAACATTGGTAAGACAGTTCCTTGCAAGGGAAATGGTTCCTAATACGATTGAACTTGCAAATGATTACATTGAGGATGGTGAAAAAGTCATCATTGCATGTAACTTTACAAGTGAAATCAATGCCTTTAAAGAATATTATGGTAAGCAAGCAGTCGTATATGACGGTAAAATGACACCCAAACAAAAGGATAAGTCTGAAAAAGAATTTATGGAAAATCCTAAGATAAAGGTGTTTATCGGACAAATTGAATCAGCCGGTGTAGGCTTAACCCTTACTGCGTCACATATAATGATATTCAACAGTTACAGTTGGCTTGAAACATCAAACAGACAGATGCAAGACCGTATATACCGTATAACACAGAAAGAGGATGCATTGTGTATATATCAATTGTTTACAGATTCAATTTCGCAAGACATGTTTGAAAAAGTATTACGTAAGGGACTTGTAATGGATGAAACAATAAAGGCTGAAAAAGATAAATAATATGAGATATGCGGCATTAGATTTTGAAACACTTGAACATTGGCGTTGTTCGGTTTGTTCTGCGTCATGTGTGATATTTGAGGACGGTAAGATTGTAGACGAATTTTACAGTCTTGTATGTCCGCCTACGAAATTAGAGGAATATCATTGTGTTAAAATACATGGAATACATTATAATGACGTAAAGGATGCACCTAAATTTCCGGAAGTGTGGGAAAAAATAGATAAAATGATAGGTGATAGCCCTATTGTTGCGCATAATGCAGGCTTTGAGAAGAGTTGCTTAATTGCCTGTAACGAAGAATTTGGCACAAAGTGTGACTATGAATTTATCGACACATTAAAATTAAGCAGAAATTATTTTAAAAAATTATACAATCACAAATTGGACACTGTGTGCAGATATTTAAAAATAAGGTTAAAACACCATCATAATGCATTAGACGATGCAAGGGCATGTGGTGAAATATATTCTAAAATAAGAGAAAAATACTTACTTACTGATTAATATGATTTCAGATTTAGATTTCATTGATACCTCAAACTTAAAAGTGGTATTCATATTATATATAGGTCGTGACAGTGATGGATTTAATATATATCATTTTCTTTTGTCGGAAAACACTGAAGACACATTTGCTGACGGATGGTCTGAAAAACCAAGTTGTAATGAGAAACTTGAAACTTTGATGATTGCCGACAACATGTATGATTATATTAAAGAGGTTAAAACATATATCAAACTTGACCTTGCACAAGATAATTGCTGTTACAGTATGCAAGACTGTAGAGACCAAATTATAGCATTGGCATATGAGAACTTGGATGATGCCGAGGAATATCCGGAACCATGCCGAATTGTAATACACTTTGGTGATAAGATTGACGATGTTGAATCAATGTTTGCAAAACGTGATATCAGAATGAGGTTCGTATAATTAGTTCACATACCTGTATCGAGAATTATGATATTCGTTTTACCATTTCTATGAACCAACCCCCAATTTGCGATATTTTCAAGTTCCCAATAAGACACGAAACCTTGGTTCAACATCTTACATAATGTATTTAACCATCCGTTGTGTTTCAAATCGTTCATATATAATGATATGTCGCCATCTCCGTAATCTTCAAGGAACATCATCAGATTAAGTCCGTTTCCTTTATTGCTCGGATACTTTTTATATGTCTCCAAATCATTTTTCATATCCTTCATATCTTGCTGACTTTCATAACTACCGAAATCGATACCTAATAGTTTCTGAAAATCCGCATAACTTGCCGGAAGTACACGTTCTGTAATAATCCACATTGGTCTGATATTCTTTTTATCATACGCAAAGATAGTCGGAACCATTTCTTTCAATTCATCTGACATATTACGATAAGCAAATACCTCACCTTCGTTTTGGTCATGGCTTTTCTTTGAAACCTTTATTACAAGATTATCATCAATTGCATATACATTACGACCAATACCTTCACCTATTTTAGATAATCCACACCTCTGACAATAGGCATCAAGCTCTATGCCATTCTTCCAATCCATTGTTTTAAGTGTTTCATATGAAAACACGTTTTTATCATCCAACAATGGGTCATTCCAAATATCATCGTATTGACTTTCTGTTAATTTAATAATTCTCATAAGTAATTGTATTTCCTATTAATGTCGATAAATTCCTAATGGAACACTCTTTTGTAAACGTCTTAAATCATCTGCCATATCTGCATTTTTCTTCATTATTTCATAAGGGGACATACGTAACAGACGTTCTTTCAAGTCATTCATAGCATTATCTCTCTCACGATTACCAAGAGTCATCAATTGGCCATAATCCATTTGTAACGGACTGCTAATCATATTTATAGAACCACTGAATTTTCCACGTATCAATGCTAATGTCTCAGCAGCCAAGCCAACTAATAATTGACGAACAATATTCTTTGATGGTGTGTTTAACAATTCATAGTCAATTTCATCCATTGGTACTTGGTCCGGTGAAAGAATCACAAACGGATTATCCTTTCTACATTCATCCGCATTACTTGGATTAGTATCATAGTATGTATACCACACATAACAGTCTTTTAATGAATACATACCTGGCATACCACCTGCACCAAATGTGAGTTTACTCCCTGGTGTTGATAAAAGATGTATTAAATGTGAACCATCAGGACCTGCGGTTACTTTATAAACAAGGTCACTACGTATCATCTGGTTCTTGAATGATAAATCTGCTGCCATAGTAGCCACATCAGCCATTGGTAATGCCCACATACCGACACCCATACCATAGCCACTACCTATGCCACCGAAAATGCTTGCAGCACCAAGACCCATCTGACCTTGAACTCCGCCGCCAAAAGCGGTACTAAAACCACCATAGTTAGCCCATAAAGCAGTGTGCGTGGTTGGCGGGGTAATCCAAAGTACCTTATTTATTTCCCTACCGGCAGGAACTAAATACACTTGTCTTCCTTCTTCTATTTTGAAGAAATCCTTTTTAAGTTCCCATTTACCGTGTTGCTGAAGTCCAACTTGTTTTGAAAACCAATCACCGAAATCCTTCATCATATCAAGAGAACGTGTTGTTAAGGCGTATGCTATATCTTGATTTGTTATTTCGTTGTTGAAATTCTTTCCGTATAACTGTGCCCAGTTTGACTCTATAATGAAATTCTGTACTTTTTCCGTATAATCACCAACGGCCTGCTCAAGTAAATCACACAACATGTCATCGGTAAGTTCAACTGAACGTACCTTAACACCCAAACGTGTCCTTACTTGTCTGAAAAGTTTTTCTTTTTCCTTGCTTAACGCCATATTTTCATATTATCTTTATTTTAATAAATATTTATCTAAAATAGAATTAACTTGATATGGCACAATATTTCTTTTTAGCAAAAAACTCAACTCTTCCAAATTTACGTATGGAGGTAATAAACGACGGAAGAAACGACTTCCGCAAGGCTTATCTTGCGCTTCAAGCAGCAACAGTTACATTTACGATGACCAATATGGAAACAGGCGTTAAGAAAATTGCCAATGCAAAAGCATATGTAGTGGAAAAAGAAGATACTGGTTGTGAAGAAGCCTATGTAATTGAATATCGTTGGAACAAACGTGATACAGATACCCCCGGTAACTATATAGGACAATTTAAGATTAAATTCGATGATAATATTTCAATTGATGGAATGACTTTTCCAAAAGGCGAATTAATTGCACCAATTGCCGAAGATTTGATTATTACTATAAGTGACAGTGGGATAAAAAAATAGTTTATTTCTTCTGTATTACAATTCTCTTTTGTGCTACTTTACCATTAATATAATATTCATATCAATTATAAATATTATATAAATTTAACATTTAATTACTTGGAAATATAGAATATTTACAGTATATTTGCCGTAGAAATATCCATGATGCCCATGTAGGTGTGGCTTAACTGGATTAAATAAGAATTAATTAAAAATAATCATGTCAAAAGTTACAAAAGAACAGATTGATGCATTTTTATCTGGTTCTGACCCAATGGAAAGGATTATTAAGATAGAATGTGAATACAATGATGATAAGGTAAGTATTATCTATCGTGACGAACAAGGGAAAAAACGTATTAAAAGAGACAATTTCTTCCCTTTTATATGGTGTAAAGAAACAACCGCACAAAACTTATTCAATGGTGACAGAAAACAGATAAGACTTAACTTGTCTGAATATGGAATCGGTGTAAAAGCATTAAGAACTACACGTGATGACGGTTCAGAACCGGAACGCATGAAGAATGGTTATAAACTTATGTTCTATGCAAAAGTTCCTATGACCTATTCTAAATTCATGGATTTTTTCAAAAAAGCGGGAAGACCGGTATATCCTAGACAACGTGATAAAAATTACGGATTAAAGGAATATATTGCTGTTTCTCCTGTTGAACAGTATATGATACAAACCGGACGTAGAATGTTTAAAGGATATGATGATTATGATGACCTTCTACGAATGGAATGGGACTTGGAGACGGAAGGACTTGACCCACAAATCCATGCAATCAGCCAAATTGGTATTAGGACAAACAAAGGATTTGAGAAAATCATCACAGTTACCGGTACAGGTAAGGAAAAACGTAAGAACGAATTAGCGGCAATATGTGAATTTTTTGAAATAATCAAGGAATTACAACCGGATATCATAACCGGGCATAACACAGAAAACTTTGACTGGAATTTTGTTGATGTCCGTCTTAGTCTTGCTGATATTAAAATGGGTGATTTCACTCTTAAATATTTCAGAAAGGGTGTATATAAGAAAAAGAAACAGCAAGTCCTTAAACTTGGCGGTGAAATGGAATATTACTTCCCAACTGTAATGTGGGGAACAAACCTTACTGATTCATTGTTTGCTGTAAGACGTGCTCAAGCACTCGATTCAAATATGAAATCGGCAACATTGAAATATGTAACCAAATATTCAAATATTGCCAAGAAGAATCGTGTTTATGTTCCGGGTAAAATAATTAACACGACATGGGAAGATTTAAATCCGGACTATGCATTTAATGATGAAAACGGACATTGGTTCAAAGTCGATGAAAAATTACTTGCCAAAACAACTTCTGATGGTCAATTAAGATATAATAGGTATGAGGAAGACGGTAAACAAATGCTCATTGACAATGAAAATGATGAAAAATTTGAATTTGTCACCGGTAGATATGTAGTACAACGTTATCTTCTTGATGACTTGTGGGAAACTGATAAAATTGAATTACGATACAATCAGTCTAACTATCTTGTAGGTAAGATGCTTCCGGTATCTTATGAAAAGATGTGTACAATGGGTACTGCCGCTATTTGGAAATATATTATGCTTGCATGGAGTTATGAAAATAACTTGGCTGTACCTGAATTAATTCAACAGAAAGCATTTACTGGCGGTTTGTCCCGATTACTTAAAGTCGGCTATGTTGATAGAATTGTAAAACTTGACTATAATTCACTTTATCCGTCAATTATTCTCACGTTTGGGATTAGGTCTGAAATTGACCTTATGGATGTGATGTCTGCTCTTCTTAACTATATTCTTACTCAACGTGAATACTATAAAGAACTTAAAGGTAAATATGGTGATGAGGCTGATGAAATAGCAAAACGTATTAAAGAAGAGATAGATAGACTTACAGAAGCAATGCTTAACGACCTGAAAGATAAGCAGCAAACAGCCAAAATGCTTAAGATGCGTAATGATAAGATGCAATTACCTTTGAAGGTTGTGGGGAACGGCTTTTTTGGGTCTTATGGTTCGGGTGGCATATTTCCTTGGTCTGACCTTGAATGTGCAGAGGAAACAACTTGTACTGGTCGACAAATGCTTCGTCTTATGATTTCTCATTTTACAAATATTGGTTATACCCCAATAGTGGGAGATTCATTTACAGAGGACACTCCATTATTTATAAAATACAATAATAGTGGATTAATTGACATTAAACCAATCTCAGAACTTGTTAATGAAGATAAAATAGAATTTGATGGTTTAGGTAGAGAATATGATTATTCAAAAAAAGATTTCAAAGTGCTTTGCAGAAGCGGGTGGGTAGAACCATCTTATATCTACCGTCATAAAACCACAAAACCCATATACAGAATTAGCGACGATGAAGTTAAAATGAGTATTGATGTTACTGAAGACCATAGTTTGTTTAATGAAAAACAAGAAAAAATCAAACCATCTGAAATTAATTCTGATACAAAATTAGAATATTATAATAACAATATTTCAAATAATCAGATTGTAATAGATGAAATACGAATAGATAAATATTCAAAACTTTTATCAAACGGTAGACTTAATGCAATACCAATTGATTTGCTTAATGCTACAGTCGAATGTAAAAAAGAATTTCTTTCAAAAATGGATTTATCCAAAGTTTCGGAATGCAAAACATTAATTGCCGGTATATTATATTTAAGGAGTTGTATATAAGTCATTAAAAAGAATTAAATATTGATGAATAATTACACATTGGTATATATTTATTAATATAACACAAATATATATGCACAATTACGAATGGTTTGAAAATAAAGCACGTGAAGTTCATGGGGATGAATATATCTATGAACCAGACAGTTATATTAAAACTAAAATTAAAATGTGGATGACACATAAAAAATGTGGTTATCGATTTCAGCAGACACCGCATAATCATTTACAAGGTCAAGGTTGTCCTGAGTGTGGTAAAAAATATGCCGCAACATATTCTAAAAATAAATGGAAAAATTTTGTTCAAACGGCTAAGGAACGATTTGGTGACCGGTATTCTTTTCCTAATATAGATAAAGAATATGAAAACAGTCATAGTAAAATAACGGTTAAATGTAATTTATGTGGTAAAACTTTTGTAAAAATCGCTTGTGATTTTGTAAGTTCTAAAACAGGCGGGTGTTGGTGTAAAGAATTGCCAAAAGAAACCATTTCATATAATGAATTGATAGAAAAAATTGAAGGTTTTGATATTGAACAATTTGAAGGAGAAAAAAATATAAAAAAAGACCGTGTTTCAGTTAAATGTAAAACCTGTGGTAAAGAAGATTTTAAAAAGATTTCTAACATTTTGATTGGTGTTTATTCCTGTAAAAAATGCGCCGGTAGAAAAAGCGGTGCAAAACAACGTTTACCTTTAGAAGAAGTTAAAAAACGAATGAATGAACTATATCCGTCAATAATGGTGGATTATACATCATATGACGGCACAATGAAACCAATGAAGTGTACATGTCGAACATGCGGTCATGAATTTACAAGAAAAGCAAACACATTTTTTAATAATTCCTTAAAAGGAGACCCATGTCCGGAATGTAATAAAATCCTTATTGCTAAAAATAAAACAAAAACGACAGAACAGTTTATAAAAGATGCTGAACTAATACATGGAGATAATAAATACACAGTATTGAGTAAATATATAGCATCAGATAAGAAAGTTGAAGTAAAATGTAATGAATGCGGACGTACATTTTCTATTGAGGCTAATTCATTCTTACAAGGTCATGGCTGTCCATATCATAATTGTAACTCATCTTCAAAAGAAAAGGAAATCGCTGAATTTATTAAAACACTTGGATATACAGACATTTACAATAATGATAGAACTATTCTTGATGGAAAAGAACTCGACATTTACATTCCATCTATGAAAATGGCTTTTGAATTCGACGGTGTATTCTGGCATAATGAAAATAACAGACCAAATGATTATCATTTGTGGAAAACATTAGAATGTGAAAAACATGGTATTAGATTAATTCATATATTTGAAGACGAATGGATTTATAAAAAAGAGATATGGAAATCTATGATTTCTAATCTTTTAAATAAAACTGATAATAAAATATATGCAAGAAAGTGTATTGTTAAAGAAATAGGGACAAAAGAATGTACAGATTTTCTTAATAAAAATCACATACAAGGATGGTGTCCAAGCCAAATTAAATTGGGCTTATATTATAGCGATGAATTAGTATCATTAATGACATTCGGTAAATCAAGGCATTTTATTGGTGACGGTAAGATGCAATATGAATTATTAAGATTTTGTAATAAAATCAATACACAAGTCATAGGTGGGGCATCAAAATTATTTAAGTATTTTATAGAAAAATATCATCCTAGTAATGTGGTATCATACGCAGACAGAAGATGGTCAAAGGGAAACTTATATGAGAATCTTGGATTTACATTTAGTCATTTTTCTAAACCAAACTATTATTACGTAATTGGTGATGTAAGAAAAAACAGATTCAATTATAGAAAAAGTGTCCTTGTAAAAAAATATGGGTGTCCTGAAGATATGAGCGAAAGTGAATTTTGTAAACAACAAAAATGGTATAGAATTTATGATTGTGGAACTGCTGTCTATAAGTGGTTTAAGAAAGATTAACGCTCAAAATTTGTATTTTTAAAAAGTAAATAGTATCTTTGTATAAAATATAAACAATATGTTGAACAGTAAAAAAATTAAAGGAAAGGAGGAAGTCGGTGTTGTATATGACATTTCTTTGGACGGTACAGTTGTAAACGCCCTTGGAATGAATGTTATATCCAATACCGATGGCTTCAACTTCCAAATGCCAAAAGAAGAAAATTTCCGTTATACAAAAGACCATCCCTATATAGGCAAAGGAAAGGGTCGTAACACGAAAGAAGGAAAAGAATATACACGTGTCGAAGCAGATGTTGCGGAATTTGAAGACACTTATATGTATGAAGCATATAACGGTGGTATATTAAAGAACGGACTCGGTGTTGATGAGTATTGCCAAGCGTGCATACAGTTTTCACGTAAGAACTATGCTGACTTAATGCCGGATGGTAAAATCAAACTCGTTGGTAATTCAATTAAATCCAAGAAAATGCCAATTTACATTGAGAAATTCTTTGATAAGGGTATTCGTCTGTTACTTGAAGGAAAAGGAAAGGAGTTTCTTGAAGCATACTATGATTATGTAGAAAAGATATACAACCTTCAGATACCGCTTAAAGATATTGCAACAGTTGGTAAAATCAAGACATCAATTGCCAATTACAAGGAGAACTGCAAGCAACTTACAGCCGGCGGTACTAAAAAAGCACGCCAAGCATGGTATGAACTCGCAATCAAACATAACCTAAACGTGAACATGGGTGACAGTATTTACTACATTAACACCGGTTCAAAGAAAGGTGACTCTGATGTGAAGCGTGTAACTGACTATTTCGCTGAAATAGACGGTCAAGAAGCCAATATTACAAAGGAGTTGGAAAGATTGTACACCAAAGCAAAAAAAGACCGTCCAGACGAAATGAAACAGCCTAATGGGAAATGGATTACGAAGTCTGATTTCGGTAAAATACAATATGGACATTCATTCAAAGAGGAAGATAGGCTTATATTCAATTGTATTCTTCTTTCAAATGATATTGTTGAGGATGAGGATGACCATTTCTGTGATGATAATTTCGAATATAACGTAGATAAATACGTTGAAATGTTCAATAAGAAAATCAAGCCGTTGCTGGTATGTTTCTCACGTGATATCCGTACAAAGATAAACGAAAAGGGTAAGGAAGTGTCTAATATTTTGATAAGTAATCCGGATGACAGAAAACAATTTACTGATGATGAATGTCAACTTGTATCCGGCCAACCTTACAATCCGACAGACCAAGATACATATGAACAACTTATGACAATGGAAGACAAGGAGATTAAATTCTGGACAACTGTTGATAAGATTCCACCATATGCCAAGGAAATAGGAATGGATTGGGAAAAGATAAAGGCTGACTACTTTGAAAGACAGAAACAATTGGAAAAAGAGGAAATTCAACTTGAATTGACAATGTACAACAATGCAATTAACCAACTTACTGAAAGTGAGGTTGATGAGTTTATTGAGGATGGGGTTATACCGGATAGAATACTTGCAATTGTTGATGAGGATACAGACTCCAATAATTTCGTGTCAAAGAAATACAATGTTGTAATTGGCAATATATTTGACATTATTGACCATGATTTTACAGTTAACGCTGAAGAAATTGAGAATGATTTTCCATACTAATTATTATTATATAACATATTAAAAATGAAGATATTACTTATTGTCGGACTTATAATTTTTGTATTATACAACGCTTTCTTTATATGGTTAAATAAAGGAGTTCCGGAGTCAATCAGTGAAACATCATACATATCGAAAAATAAATTCGGTGTTATGTGGCCGTTCACGGCTATATGCTTTATTTCAGCAGTGTGCATATTTCCATTGTGGATAACCGTTACACAGGAGTTTTACCAATTTGTCGTGTTCCTTTCATGTAGTGGAATGATATTTGCAGGATGTTCTCCATTATTTAAAGAAAAATTTGAGAGTACTATACATTATACTTCAGGAATGGTTGCATTTGCTACCGGTCTTGCTTGGTTATTATTAATGGGACAATGGATTACATTAAGTCTAATTGCATTACTTGGTGGTATATGGACATTTTTCCAAAAAGAAAAATACACATTCATATTTGAAGTTATTTCATATATAGCAGTGGCAATGACAATATTACTATTATAAACAAAAAATTCCTGAGTAACTTTTAATACTCAGGAATTAATTTTTATGTAAGTTATTGTTTTTCAAATAATCTATTAATAAGTACCGCAATCAAATGCTGCAAGTTCAACAAGAGCACCTTCAACATCTGTTGCACTGAAGTAACCATCGTCATCAGCAACAGTTACACCGACAGCAGCAGGCTGAGCACGTGTTACAAAAATTTTACCATCAGTTTCAGAAACAGAAGTAACGAACTGATTAGCAACGGCAGCGTCAGTTACATCAAGGCCTTCAACGGCAGCAGCAACAGCCTCGGCAGCATACTTCTTAGCACCATTGATAGTGTCAGCAGAAGAAGCATCAGTGCTTTCACCAATAACCTCACTCTTTGCAGCAGCAGCAGCACCGTATGCATCATATGTGTTAGCAGCAATAGAACCACTGATAGCAGTTACAACACCATTAACTTCAGTCAGACTCAAAGCAAGACCATCAGTACCAGCAGTCTGAGAAGGAGTAGCATCTAAATCTGCAACAGCAGCAGCAATAGCATCCTGTACGCCACTTAACTTAACGCCATTTGTACCAACAGTCAAGAATCTTTCAGAATTAGAATCTAATTTTACAGAAACAACGTGATTGTTCACCTGCAAGCCATCTGCAAATTCACTTTCCTGTAAGAAACTTTCAACATTGACAGCAATAAGTTCATATGTGCCATCAGCTTTCTGATAAATGAAGCAGAGTGCAGTATCACCAGTACCAGGAACAACAGTTGGGTCGGTTGTACTTTTAACAGCATCATCAACGTGACCAAGATAAACACTATGCAATGCACTATCTTTATAAATCTTTACAGTATCACCAATGGCAGTACGGTTGCTATCGGTTGCATAGATAATCTTATATGCTTCTTTTACATTAGCATCTGCAAGTGCAGTTACTTCATCAGCAGTTAACTTTGCGAGAGTAAGGTTAGCCTTCAAAGCACCGCTATTTTTAACAATTGTAGTACCATCAACGTTTACAGCAAGGTCTGTATTAGCACCTTCTGTGTTGATTATAATACTGTTATCATTAGAATCAACAGCATTTGCCGTAATCTTATCAGCCAACTCTTCAAGGGCACCTTCAACATTTGTTGCAACAAATTTCTCGTTATCATCAGCAACATTTACATATTGAGCAGCAATATTACCAGCACTTGCAGCAACTGTACCCTTTGTCTGACTTACACTAACAATAGGTTTACCAGTTACACTTATTGCAGAAACAGTAGGCATTTCAGCAGTTGTTGCGCTGATTTTACCATCAGTCTCAGAAACACTCTTAATAAATTCTCCGTCACCTGCGGTAATTGCCTTTACATCAAGAGCCTCAATAGCAGCCTTAATTGCGTCGTTACCACCTTGGTTGTCGAAAATTTCATACTTTCCAGCGGTTTTACCTGCAATACCGAACAAAGTACGCTCTTCACCTTTTTCGTCAGTATAACGAGCAATAACAGCAGAACCATCAGGTGCTGAAGCAAGTTGTGCCTTTATGCCAGTAATAGCAAGTTCATGACTTCCAAAAAGGGAAGTATTTCTTAAAAATTGAATTGTTTTATTAGCCATTATCAATTATATATATAAAGTTTTATTTTCTAATTTTAATAATAAATATTTTGAATTATCGGGAAAGTATTTCATTTCCCGATAATTTTATTTTTTTTTAATAAGTACCGCAATCAAATTCTTCAAGTTCTTCAAGTCTCTGTGCAACAGTCTTCAAACCGCTAATATCACCAAGTTGTGTCTGCATGGTATCTACCTCATTAATAAGGGTTGCGATATTGGTCTTATTGTTAGTGTTGTCATTTTCGAGTGCTGAAACTCTTGTTTCGTAAGACTGTACAGTTCTATCAAGTTCGTCGAAGTCGTTAGTAAGGTTCGTAACTCTACCATTAAGGTCGCTTACCTGAGTGGTAAGTGTGTTAATAGAACCGGTATTCGTAGCAATGGCAGTTGTATTTTCACTGACTCTTGTAGAAAGAGCAGAAACTGTTGATTCCATTGTTCTGAGATTACGTTCAACTTCTTGAAGTTCTGCTTTGACTTCTGCAATTTCTTGCGCGGCTTGTCCACCTTCCTCAGCGGTAGTCTTCAAAATCTCAATTACTTCTTGAAGGGTCTTTTCAGTACCGTTCCAAAGAGCTGTATGTTGTGTAGCCTCATTACTTGCGTAGAGCGTGCCGTTATTATTGAGGATTTGATTATGACTTTCCGTTGAAATGTCAAGCCTTGCACTGATTACATCAACACCGTCACCGTCTGTTGTCTTAGTCAGTTTGATTGGGTTATTTGTACCGTTATCAACCTTCAAAGTATGAATCAATGCTTCTGCATCAATCTTGATTTCCTTGGTTGTACCATCAGCAAGTCTTGTAATAAGTACGATTTGCTTTGTCGTTGAGTTATAGTAACCGTCTTCAATAAGTGAAGCGCCTGCAAGTTCAAACTCTTGTGTTGTCAAACCGTTAGAGAATGTAATCTTGTTTGTTGACTGACTGTAACTCATTTCAACGTCAGCATAGATACCGTTTCCACTAACTTTGATGATATTGGTGCTCGTAGCATCGAGTTTAACGTTTGCTGCAAGTTCAGTACCGGTATTATCCTTACTCTTTATAAGTTTAACAGTATTTGTTTCATCAACAATCAAGTTAAGTCTTGCGGCTTCTGCTTGTAAATCAGCAATATTACTTGTGTTAGTTGCAATTTTACCATTTGCAGCAGCAATATCGGTAGCAAGGTTAGATTCGGCAGCCACGGCTCTTGTGTTTTCAGCATTTACTTCTTCCTTAGTTGCAAGTGTGGCAATGTCAGTTGAAGTCAAATAGCCCTTACCTTCGATTTCACTCTTGGTGTAAACCTCACTCTTATTAGCCTTTTGGTCAATAGCGGCATTGATTTCAATATCAGCAGCCTCACGTGCGGTTTTCTCATCTGCTACAGCAGTGTCAGCATAATCCTTAGCATCTTTCAAAGCCTTCTTGATTGAACCTTCCTGTGCTTCGTTACCGTTAATTACTGCAATAGCATCGGCATTAGCCGTTTCGGCGGCAACAGCACGGTTCTTTTCAGTAGCAACTTCTGCATCAGTATAGCCCTTAGCATCTTTCAAAGCCTTTTTGATTGAGCCTTCCTGTGCCTCATTACCGTTAATTACTGCAATATTGGCAGCGTTCTCATCGGTCTTAATTTCTACATTATTAAGACGTGTATTGATTTCAGCATCCTTTTCATCAACGTAAGTCTTTTCAGCGAACATCGATACGTCTTGATGTTGTGTCAAATACTTGGCATCGGATTCAGCCTTTGTATATGAGTCACCGACATTAGCCTTTGTAAGGAGTGCAGTGCTGATTCCACTTACCTTGATACCGTTTTCATCCACTGAAATGAACTCACTTGCTGGGTTAATCTTCACAGAGAATACATTGTCAGTAAGTGTCAAGCCATTACCTGCAAGATAGGTATCAATAAGGTCTGCGATATTGATAACAGTTTCAGCATAACCGTCGGTTGTGCGGAAGATAAATCTCAAGTTCTTGCTTGTTGGGTCGTAATTAACCTCTTGAAGCATGTCGATTTCAGGAATGTTAATTTCACCTGCATCAACACCATCGACCTTAAGAATATACTGATAATCACTTGCGGTACTCTTAACAATGGTTACACTTTCAACCTTATTGGCAAGTTCTCCGTCGATTTGGATATCCTTTGCTTTAAGTGCTACGATGTCGTTTGCATTTGCGGTTTCAGCAGCCTGTGCGCGTGCTTGTTCGTTAGCAACGGCATTATCTGTATAAGCCTTGGCATCAGCAGTCGTGGAAACAACCTTAGAGTCTGTATAATCCTTAGATGTCTGGATTGCCTCAGCCTTTGCAGCGTTGGTATAATCCTCTGCAAGATGCTGTACATAAGCAGTCTTATCGTCTGTATAAGCCTTTGCGTTAGCAAGAGTCGTTGCTTCAGCAGCAGTTGCTCTTGAAACTTCCTCTGCAATGTCAGCAGCAAGTTCACCCTCTTTACCCTCGGCACGTGTTTTCTCGTTATTAATTGCAATAGTAAGTTCATCCTTTGCAATTTTTACGGTTTCTCTTACAGAACCGTTAGTGTTTTCACTACCATTAAGGATGCTAATTGCACTTGCGTTGCCAGCAATCTCACCGGAAAGTCTTTCAATATCCTGCTGATGTGAAGTCTCAACAGAAGTAACGGCATCACGAAGATTAGAAATCTTTTCATCATGAACTGCATCTGCTGTACTTCTTGTTTCTATTTCGGTTGCAAGTCCGCTTTCAACGGCAGTTACACGTGTGGTAACATTGGCAATAGCGTTTGCATTTACACCTTCGGCAGTTTGCGCACGGTTAATTTCAGCAGTCAAGTTAGCATTTGTAAGTTCAACGAGTGACTTTGCTTCGGCAGCATCATCAAATGCTTGATTGATTTTATCTTCATCCTCGTCAATTCTGGCGTAGATTTCGGTAGCCTTTGCATCGAGTGCATTTGCGGCCTCTTCACGTGCAGCGTTAATAGAATCCTTCAAAATATCATCTTCTGAATGACGTGTGTTAGCCTCGTTTTGTATTGCACTGTTAAGTTCTGCATCTGCGGCCTGTCTTGCAGAAGCCTCAGCAGCAACCTTATTATCAATATCAGAAGCCTTCACATAAAGTTGACCATATGAATCTTTTCCGATTAAGTTATCTGTTGGTGCAAGTTTGATGTCGGCAGAAAGAGTATCTGGTTGTCCGGAAGCAGCACTTTCAGACTTTGTAAGAACGATAGGGCTTGATGGGTTGTTTGCTACTACCCAAGTCTTAAGCATATCGGCTACTGGAATTACAGTCTGTTGTGTACCGTCTTTCCATGTGATGACAATACACTTATTTACGCTATCGTAATAGATGTCGTCAAGAATGCTTATACCGGGAAGTGAAACTGATTTCTGTGTGTTACCAACCTTTAATACAAGTTTGTTATTGGTACTATCAACTTCGATATCGATATTAGCCCTAATGCCGCCATTACCAATCTGAATAGATTCATCGCTACTAAGTCTGACATCAGCAGTTACCGTGTATCCACCGTTTTGGTTCTTGATAGCCTTGGTAAGAATTGAATCACTCTCATCACCTTGAATAAGGTCTTCAATAGTGAGAACATGTATCTTGTCAAGAATATCAGAAACGGCTTTATCAATAGATGTGAGTTTTGCGGCAACCGTTGTGTCCTTGTATTTAATATCCTTTGCACGACCAGACACATACATCTTTCCATCCTTTGAAACCAACAAGTTGTCATCATCGGATGAAATTTTAACGTCTGCTGAAATCGTACCACGTTCCTGATTAATTGTAACGGCTACATTATGGTCTTCATTATCGGCTACATAGATTGTATGAGCACCGAAATCGATGATTTTCTTGTTAGCATCAGTTACAAAACGTCCGTTCTTAACACCGGATGTCGTGAAAATGAGTTGATTTCTTTCGGCATCATATTCAATATTACAAGAAGCAAAGAGTCCGTCTGATTTGATACCTACAATATTATTGTTGAAGAACAAATCATCATCAGAACCCTCGGTTGAGATTTTCACCTCACCGGTAAGAGTAGAACCCTCATCAGTCTTATCGAAAGTAAAATCAATAGATTCACCGTCTTCAACGGTAAGTTCCATTTCAGCGAATTTCTTCTGTACAAACGTAGATATGATTGCAATGGCTTCGGCAACAGTTTTTGCTTCACCGATAAGTTCATCACTTCTATCAGGTTCATAAGAAATTTGGTCTTTGATTTTATTTTCATCAAGTGTAAGACCAACGGAATTGACGATATTCAGTATCCTTTCAGCGGCCTTTGCAATATCTTCAGTATTTTTGTCTGTTGCATCCTTTACCTCCTGAATGAGTTCTCTAAGTTCGGCATCATCAATGACACAAATACGTGGTTTTCTTGTATCATGACTTGCACCAACTGCGAGAATCATCTTAGGCTCTCTTTCAGTTCCGTAGAAGAATAATGCTGGCTCTCCCCATAAAGCGACACCTTTAAAGTTGTCCTCTATGTATTCCATTGCCTCTTCTTTGGTAGGGAAGATTTCAGAATGACTCAGTAATTGCAATCTGTAATCGTTATTCATGTTATTTTATATCGTATAAAATTTTATTTCAAATTTATTTAGACTTATTTTTTATACTGTTAGATTTCTCCGAAATTGAAACTGAACTGAACTGTTATATCGTTTGTTCCGGCAGCACTCTTCAACGTAAGAATACCATTTTCCTTGTCAAACTCAGTACCCTCTTCTGTAAGAAGTTTACCTTCAATTTCAACGTCTTTCGTTTCTCTTGCTGCGGCCTCGTCAGCAATAGCCTGCTCCAACTCGGCATCTTTGGCTTCTCTTGCAGCGGCCTCGTCAGCAATGGCTTGTTCTAATTCAGCATCCTTAGCCTCTCTTGCAGCAGCCTCGTCAGCAATAGCCTGTTCAAGTTCTGCGTCTTTCGCTTCTCTTGCTGCGGCCTCATCAGCAATAGCCTGCTCCAACTCGGTATCTTTGGCTTCACGTGCTGCGGCTTCATCTGCGATTGCCTGTTCTAACTCAGCGTCTTTGGTTTCTCTTGCAGCCTTTTCATCAGCAATAGCCTGCTCCAACTCTGCGTCTTTTTCTGCCCTCTGCAATGCCTCTTGTTCCAATGCGGCTGTGAGTGCTTCATCGGCAGCAGTACGTGCTGCGGCTTCATCTGCGATTGCTTGCTCAAGTTCTGCATCCTTAGTCTCGCGTGCTTCTTTCTCAGCCAAAATCTTGGCATCAAGTTCTGCATCGGCTGCACGTCTTTCAAGTATCTCGTTATCAAGACGTGCTGTTGTGCTGTCAATTGCAGCTGCGAGTCTTTCTTCTTCGGCAATAGCTCTATCTCTTTCAGTATTTATAAGACATTCAAGATTATCGAGTTTTGGTTGAATGATATTCAGAACGTTATTGACAGTTCTAAGGTCTAAGTCGATAAGTTCACCGTTGATTACCTTATAAGCAGAACTATATCTATTATTAGGTGCATCAAGTATAACAACAGATTCACCCTCTTTGAGTTCATTAACGAGCCATCTGTGTCCGTCCCATTCATAAATGAGATATTTCTTTCTCATTGTTATGCCTTGTCCGTCATTTGGCTGCATTCCTTTGTAGCATCTGTTTGCGAGTGCGACATTTACGCTTGTCCATACTTTATGTCCACTCTTCAAAGAAGGCATAAGTACTGTTGGATATGTATCACAAAGGATGTGTTCTCTCTCCAAGAAATTATTTCCGTTATAATCCTTTACCAATCTGAGTGAAAGGTGGAAACGTGCAGGGACAATATCCTGATATACGGTTGACTTATTGTATTCAAATCTCTTTGTGTATGCGCTTGCACCACTGTGAGAATTTGTGGCAGTCCAATACCAAGCCCTCTCACCAAAGTATCCGTACATATCACCATCATCGGCGTATCCTGCTGGTGTTACAGTGTATCCGAACTTGTCAATACCCCTATTATCTGGTTTGCATGGCCTATGTGGACAATGTTCATATTCGCCACAATTCATAGGTTCACATATAATTGGCTTACCACATGTGCAACCATTTTCTTGTGCTGCATTATTTTGATTGTGTTGATAGCAACCACAATTGTTAGTATTTGAATCTGGATAGTTTATGCATGTTTCGTTATCTTCTTCAGTAGTGCAGCAATGTCTTTCCGGTTTCCACAAATATTTTGATTTAAGGAATTTACCGGCAAATCTACCAAGATATTTGTTAGACGATGCACTTGAATGGTCCCTGTCCTCAACACAAGGCTCAACAGCATTCAACATGTCATCCCAATCCTCCTTAGTCGGAATTCTCCACTCAGAGTGACTTTGTACAAGGTCACAAGCAATTCTTTTAATCCCCTCATAGTCATAGAGCAAGCCGTAATCGCTATTCTGAGTATAAACAAGGTATCTGTCACCAGGAAGTACGTCTTTTCCACATGGAAGTTTCTTATTGTCATTAACCATGTCTATAAAGCCAAGTACAGGTTCATATGTACCGGTTTTATAAACTGGTGAAATTGAAAGTGGGCTTGATGGTTTTCCGTTACCAATAATGGTACTATCAGTAGCCACAGCATTCTCATCATTATGAACAGTCACGAAGCCTTCAATCTTCTTGACGGTACCGTTCATGCTGATATACAAAATACCATTTTCACTATCGAAATCAAATGACAAATTCTGTGCGAATTTATCAAAAACTTCACCAGAGGTTATCGTATCACCATTCAGCAAACCAACTTTAATTTGGTCGTTTTCAACATAAACAGAAGCGATATCTCTACCCTCTAACGTAAAAAAGTTGTTATCAACCTCATATCCGTCCAAGGCACAATTCTTAGTGATATCACCCTCGTAAGGTGAATTCAGTCTAAAATATGTTATTCCCTTGTTATTCATTGTATGTAATAGTTTATTTATTAATAAATATTGTATTTTTTTTAGAAATAGCCGTCAAAAATTACATTTTGGGTAATTTCTGAGAATGAAATGCCACAATTATATATTCGTAATGCCTTAACAAAGCCAATAAACGTACCCGCAAATTCCTTCTCAATAGGCAATTCATATTCAGGTAATTTGCGGTAATTTAGATAAATTACGTCGGACAAGCCTTGTGTCCCTCCGCCTAATGAAATGTTAAACGGCACTCCTTCCTGTTTACTATACATATCGTTTAATTTCTTTAAATTAAGTATTGGAAGTTCTTTTGACTTGAATTTTAATTTGCCGTTAACATAAATTACGATTATCATTTTGTCTGATGAACTTGTATTTTCGGCGCATTCATCATATTTTTTGCCAATAGGAAGTAATTTTATTGTTACTGTATACCATTTATCATCCTTTACGACACCAATTGAAGACCATTCACTCTCAATCTTGTAGCCATCATCCGTATCACAATCCTTTACAAAATACTTATAACCTATTCTTCCGTCATCATCAATCTGAAATGCAATGGCGTTACGGTATAAATCATTAAGTATATCATATTTTCTGCTTTCCTCATCGATAAGACTGCCTATTGTATCTGTTGTATATCCCCCGCATGTACGGTTAAACAAAAGGAAATAATTCTTAATCTTGGGTGTCAATACATCTGTTATGATTACTTCACTACCATCGACCCAATTTTCAGTTGTATAGCCTTCACATGTCCTGTCAAAAAGAAGAAACTTATTGTCACTTCTATACTCCCTTATATTGGTTTGTCTGACACTATAACCGTCTTTCATGACTAATTCTTCGTTTTCATCTATTTTTGTTTCCGGATTAAGATAATCTTCCTTGAAATAAATTGTACAATCACAATAGTTGTCATAGTAATCATCAGTTATATATTCGTCAGCAAAATAATCGGTACAATTGCACTTTCTTTTTGAACTACCACCGTTATTTCCTGAGTTTAAACCGGTTGTAAACATTTCATTCTCAATCCAAAGGTGCCCGTCTTGGTCAAACCACACTGCATTGTCCTCATATACATTCAATGCTTCCGGATATGTGAACTTAGGCATTGATGATTTTCTATGACTGCCTCCATCATCCTTACTATCTTTTGGACAGCAGCAGTTTTCCTCACATTTATCAGTCAGATAACCATCAGCGAAATATTCATCAACAGCATATAAATCCTTATATGGTTTTATGTAATCGTCATTCAAACTATCCTCTCCTGTATAACCTGAATTAACATAACCGTCAACTATAAAACCATTATCCACCTTTGACGGACTATATTCAGAAATATATTCCTTCCACCATTTATTTTCAGCCCTTGTGCCAAGATAAAGGAAAATACCCTTATTGTCCGAATGCCTGTCATTCAGTCTGTATTTATCATCCTTATCAAAATCATGTTTCTTTAATACCACCTCAAATGTCAAACCGTTTCCGATATTTTTCGGTAATACTCTGTAATTTTCGTCAGTCTTGAAAAATCCCTGCCAAAAACCACCGTTTAATTTTGACACAAGCATGCCGTCTTCTTCAACGATGTCGTTTCCATAGAAAAAAATCTGATTATTTCCGTATACCTTATTCAATAATAAACGTAAGTCGTCTTTTTCTATCTTTATTTCTGAATCTTTATATAATTTCAAAAATTCCTTATTGCTTATTCTGTCTTTTTCATAGTGTATGAGTCCGTTATCAACGCCGGTATAACCTATGTTCTTAAGACTTATACCATTATTGACAGCATCTTCCCAATAATATTTTGGTTTACTATAAAGGCTGTCAAACCATACGCATTCAGGGTCAGTTGTATCAATAAAGGATATTAAGCACCTATCTGATAAGCCATCAGTGTAATCCGAGCCGTAACTTGGTTGACTCAGATAAAAATCCCAGTACTCACTTCTGTCAAGTCTGAAATTAAAAGGTAGCCTATTATGATTGAAAATATTACCCATTAACAAATAAACACTATTTATAATAAATAGAGGTAAATATCGTTTATAGTATGGAAAAGAAGCGTATAATTAAAATAACCGAACAACAATTAATGGAGGCTGAAAAAAACGCCTTCAGTTATCTCGATAATGGTGACTTCAAACAATATAACGGTCAATCTGAAATATCAGTAGGCGGCAAGGAAAATGATGAAGAAGACGCAGAGCCAAAAACAAGTGATGATACAGCGAGTAAAATAACATCTCAAACCTATAATCGCTATGCCGGCTTTGCATTAAAACCACATACGTTAAGAGAAAACGACATAAACAATGATGGTGTTGATGATTTTTATAACAATGCCGAATTAGATACTTTAGGTAATGGAGATACAAACGATGACCTTGTAAAAATACCGGAAAGCGTACAACGTAAAATGAATTTGTTAATAGATTCTATGCAAATGCTTTCACCAAAACAACAGGCTATCGTCCTTAACAAGATTATTGAAAGTTTCGATTTGTCTTCAATACCGTATTCATGGCTAAAGGAACTTCGCCTCAAAATAAACAAAAAACAAGGTAAACATTAATGTTGCATCTTATATTTGAAGGAAACCAAGAACTGAATAATAGGACTTTCCCTTTACCAAAAGGTGTCAAAACCCATTTACAGAATACATTGGATAACTATTCCGGTGATAAAACCGTGGATGGTTATAAGCGTCTTAATAACGTTTTGGACATGAACACGATTTCTTACCAAGAAATGAAACGTATTAAGAACTTCTTCGACAATTATAAAGGCACACCAAAATCAGCAGAGTTTGTCCTTAACGGTGGAGAACCAATGATGACTTGGGTCAATAACACGCTTAATACAGCAACAAAGGCTGTTAAAGATTTCAAGCAAGCCAAAAAGGATGCCGGCATGTCCAACGCATTTATCAAACCACATGAAAAACAGAGACAAATAAGGAAAGATAAACCCACACAAGCAAAAATACAGTCAAAAGATGTGGCAAAGAAAATAGGTGATAACAATGCTATAAGGTTTGAACATAAAGAAAGAAGAGTAATCTATATCAGTGAAAATGTTTATAGGCAATTAACCACCGAAAATAAACATTATACCGTCAATCTCGATATTGAGCCTGCAAAACAAGGCAGAACAGCCGGTAAGATTTCCCCAAAAGAATTTGAAAACAAACTCAGAGAGATATGGGATAAATACCAAGATAAGTATAGCGGGAAATTTTCCATATCGAATTTCGTATACAGATATTGCAGACCTTACAAAAATATTCCTGAATTAAGTGAATTACACAAAGACTTAAAGAAAGTTAATTTTGATTTTGAAAATTGTGATTCAATAGATAATGAAGTAAAAGTTACTAACGGCATTTCATATGTCATGGCTTATGCCGGTGGGGATTGGGAATGTCCTGTGCTTTTCTTTATGTATTGGGATGGTTCTAAATTCAGAGGTTATGTTCCTATCTATGGTAATGCGGTTAATAGGAAAAACAACTCAGCATTTGCACAAGGTGATGAGGATAGGGAATTTCTTAAAACACAAAATATACCGGAAGACGAAATAGAAAAAGCAATAGGTAATATTGATTATGATAAGAATGCTTGTCTTAAAGACTTCAAATCAAGAGTTAAATTAAAATAAAACCCAAAGTAATAATTGATAAAATAGTAGAAAGATAATATTTATTTGATAAATAACGATATAATAATATATTATAATGGCACAAAGTTGTTTAGAAAAACGCTCAATTGACGAGAGACATAATGAGATTGTTAGAAGTGACTACAATAGGGATAATCAATATAGTGCAACACATGAGGATGCTTTAGCAGGTGGAAAACTTGGTAGAGGAACCGGACATGGCGGACACACATTCTGGCTTCCAAATTGCAATGGAACAATCGGTATGATAAATTATTCAAACTTTGATACAAATCCTGCAAGTATGGCCGGTACTGATGTTGATAATGAGACACGTGAGGTTGCTATGGCAAGAAGTCTTTATAGATATGACAATCAGTATTCAGCAAGACTTATTGATACTTCCTTGAATGTTCGTGAAGGCCAGTACAGAGTACCCTAATATGGAGTAACTTATAATTTAAGGTCATTTGAGTTTTGAATGACCTTTTTATATATTCAACAATATATGCTTACGGAATTATTACAGGAAATATTACTTAAAGAAAGTGTTTCGGTCAATGACATCGATGATGCAATGGATAACCATAAGAGGGTAATAATCAATTATCATTCCAAAGGTGAAGACGTTGCAACTGGCGCACGTGTCATTGAAGTATATGCGTATGGCCTTACGAAAGCCGGTAATCCTGTAATAAGGGCTTTTCAGCCTTATGGTGATACTACAACAAAAGTTCCATCTTGGAAATTTTTCAGACTAGACCGTATTTCTGCTTGGGAAGATACCGGTCAGACATTCAGCCGTCCTGCATCTGAAATATATCGTGGATTAGGTGACTTCAATCCGGATGATGATAAAACTATGAGTATAGTCTACAAAATTGCAACATTCGGTGATGACGAAGAAATGTCTGATGAAATCGTAAAGAATACTAATCCTAAACTTAAAGGCAACTTATTCAAGACTGATTCTGAGAAGAATCTTGAAAGGCTTAAGCAGCAAGTAATGAATCCGATTAAACTTTCAGACATTAAGACGAAGAACGGATTTAAGGATTACACAAAACAGCCACAAGAAACCGGTCCTAAACTGAAACAAGAGCCAAATAAGGAAACGGAACTGTATCGTACACCTACTGAGCGTGGTATGGAAAGGCTTAAACAGCAATTACAAAATCCTCGTAAGATTGACTTAGATAATTTACCGAATCAAGGAAAGGAAATAGAAGATTTGAGGTCTAAACTTGGCGATACATCAAATCCGATAAAAATGAAAGACCTTAATAACAGATTATCAGCCACACCAAAGGAAGAACCATACAAGACACCTACGGAACGTGGATTAGATAATCTTAGGAAACAGTTGGAAAACCCAAAAAAGATAGATTTATCAAAATTACCTAAAAGATAATTGACATTTTAAAAGATTGATATTATCTTTATTATATATTTTATTTAATGAAATGAATTTAAAGGATAAATTAAATACGGCCAAAAGTATAGCAAGCGGTAATGATATTACTGAAAGGATGATACCAAGGCAGAATGTTCAGACTTTTGTCGGTAATGTCGATGACCTTACTGAACAAGTTTTCGGCAACCGTTTGATAGATGATGGAACTGGACAACCGGCATATAATGCAAAAGCCGAAATGGACATGCTTAAAGAGGGAATATCACAAGAAAAAATACAAAGTTGTAAACTACCGTCTGCAATTAAGGAAGCCATTGCAAGAAATCCACTTGTAATGACACCTGTTGACCCGAAGATGGATGCTTTTACCGCTAAACTCGCTGCCGTTCAAGGTATTCAGAAAACAGAAAGCATTATAAATCAGTTGGATGAAAGGGATAAAGAGATTGAAAATGCACGAAAGGCTACAATAGCAGAGAATATACAACGTACTGATGTTACAATTGACTATGGTTTGATTAAAAGTATTGTCGAAAACGCTGTCAAGTCAATGAAAAATGAAATTGCCAATGAACTTAATGAATCAATCAACCGCAGTAATGCACAAAGAAATAACGAGGCTTCATTAAAGGTGATGAAAATGTCTGACAAATTCCTTTTCCTTGATTCTGACAATAATATATTTGAATGCCAAATGGTATATAAGGGAAAAAACAAATCTAAAAAGCAGTAAAACACTAAAAAAAAGATAAATTTGATGGGGAAATACGATTATTTCCTCATTTTTATTTTTGTTTTCTCAATAAAAGCAGTATATTTGCAAATGTCAGAAATAAATGTAAGAATATTATGCTAACAGTAGAAAAAATTAATTTAAATTACATCACGTTCTGTAACAAGTTAAAAAAATACAATTGTTACTCAGAACAAATGATTGATGACCTAGGAGAACAATTAAAGAATTGTAGTTTCTCATTGAATAATGACAGTGGTTCAGCGTATCAAGGTTCATTAATAGATATCGTATTGAATCATCTTTGTTCAATTGCCTACAGTATTAATGAGGTCGCATTCGGTACTAATAGCAAATTCTCTTCAATGAGGGTTAATATTGATATGTTGATGAGGGTGCTTTTGCTTCAACACATATCAAAAGCCGAAATGTTTATTGATACAAGAGAGACATGGAAAATAAACAAGGGGGTGCTATACGAATTTAATCCGAATATTAAGTCTGCTTTGAAACTAGGTGAACGCTCACTTTATCTTTGTCAGAAATATGGTATCAGTCTTACGGAAGAAGAATATGAGGCAATTAGGATTATCGATAAAACAGATGATGATAAAATCATGTTTTATATGAATCCGTTATGTTCAATAGTGAAAGCGGCCAACCAATTTGTTGCGACTGAAATGAGACAGAAATATATTAATAATAAACAAAAAGAAACAATAGAGGAATAATGTTTGGAAAAAGAGTTAAAATTTGGAGTAGTTACAATGGGTACGTAGACCCAAAACTCATTTTAGATGAACAAGAACTTGAATTTGTAAACATGTCACCAAATAAAGACCCATATTACGAATATGAAGGTGACAGCGGTTTTGACTTACGTGCATGGATTACAAAGGAAGAAGACGGCGCAAAAATTGATAAAGAGGACAACAAACTCTTCATTACGTTAAAACCACTTGAGCGTAGGATGATACATACAGGCTTGTATTTCAAACTCCCTGCATTCACAGAGATACAAGTAAGACCACGTAGTGGATGTTCAATAAAAGAAGGTTTGACGGTTATCAATTCGCCCGGCACGGTAGACGAAGGCTACAGAAACGAAGTGTGTGTGCTGGCAATCAACTTATCGGACAAAAAGATTGTAATAAAGGATGGCGAAAGAATTGCACAAGCAGTATTATGTCCTGTTTACAATTCATACCTCGTTAATTTGAAAAAGACTAACGAGATAACAAAAGATACTGAGCGTGGTGGTAACGGTTATGGTAGTAGCGGTAAGAACTAATTGATTTTAAACTATGTTAAATAAAAGAAATGTACTTTATAGTCTAAAGGACGTGGCCATTATGCCGGCCACAATTTCAGCAATTGAACATCGTAGTGAATGTAACCCATATTACGAGGATGGAAAACTTCCGATTTTCACAGCACCTATGCCTTGTGTAGTAGACTCTAATACATATAGCAGATTTGAAGAATATGGCATTAATGCAATACTTCCAAGAACAGAAGATATTGGTGTAAGACTATATAATTGTGATAAACGATGGTGTGCTTTTTCACTTTCTGAATTCGAGAATAAATTCATAGAAAGAAAGGTTGAAAACTCAAATTTGTATATTCTGATTGATATTGCTAATGGTAATATGAAGAAGTTATATGACTTATCCAAAGAGGCTAAGGAATACTATGGTGACAGAATGAAATTGATGGTCGGGAATGTAGCCAATCCAAAGACTTTTGAAAAATTCTGTAAAATTGGTGTCGACTACGTAAGATGTAGTGTGGGAAGTGGTCAGGCATGTATAACAGCAACTTCGATTGGACTATTGTATCCTATGGCCTCACTTATTGATGATTGTTATAGAATTAAAACAGATTATGGATTTAAAACAAAAATCGTTGCTGACGGCGGTCTTTCAAGTTACCGACGTATGATAAAGGCACTTGCATTAGGTGCTGATTACATTATGTTGGGAAGTACATTGAATAAACTTGAAGATAGTGCCGGTGAAATCATTCCACGTATGGTCATAGATGAAGAAACAGGTAAACTTGTTCAAGGCAAAGTAAAAGAATATTACGGGATGGCTTCTGAAAAGGGTATGGCAATGCTTGGAAAGAAAGGAACCCCTGAAGGTAAGACGATTTATAATAAATGCAAAGGAACAATTCAGAGTTTTACTACTGAGTTTATTGATTATCTGAAATCAGCAATGTCTTATTGCGGTATAAATGACATAAAGTACTTCATTGGTGGACCGGAACTTAATGTATTAAGTACCAATGCTTCCAACCAGTTCAATCAGAGTCGTTAGATTGTTTTTCTTCGTTGTTTATATTTTTTCTGCGGATGTTCATTTTTATATGAATGTTCGCAGTTTTTTGTTTATTTTTATTAATTGAATATATATATTGACTAATATACAAATTTAAACAAATGTTGGAAACCATTAATATTAGTGAACTTTATTCTTATCTTAAGTTATGTGAAATGTACTTAGATTTTATAGGTCTTAAAAGAAAATTAAATCCCGATAAAGAAATCAATGATGAATTTGATAGATTAATGGGATTACGTAATAAGATATACGACGAAGTTAATAAAAGATTAAAACAAATCGATTCAAGTAATGAAACTAATAAAGAAACTATGTAATAGAATAAATGCCTATTGGGTCGGATTATTCTACGGTTTGAAAGATACAAATGACACTGTTTTTACACAAGCCGGTATCGATAATTCCGTAGGAACTGAAATACAACAGCAGGTAACTGAAAATCGTGTCTCAAAGGATTTACTTAAAGGTGAAGTGACCCAACAAGTTGAAGAACTTAGATACAGAACATATAAGGTCGATAGAGAATCAAAACAGTTTGAATATTTTTCCCCGACAAAGGCTATCCGTTTTGACAAACAAGACAGTAAATTCGTGAAGTATGATAACAGTGACAATCTCGAACTAATTACCATACAGCCTAATCATGCTAATACTGCCAATATATATGACGGAACAAAGGATGTTGATTTTCTAAATGCTAAATTAGTGGATGCCCAAGGTAATGTATCGATAAACTTAGGACATTTTGATGTCGAAAACAAATACAATATCGAGATTGAACGTGATTTCATGCCAAGATTCAAGTTAGAGGCTTATACCACGAGATTGGTCGTAAAGAAACTTGATGATGAAGACAATATGATATTGGATTTTTATGTTAGTAAATATCCACAAGAAAAGGATATGAAATCTATTTATTTCATTAAAGAAGTTGAAAAACTTATGTCAGGATATAGGCAATCTGATATAATTTCAATGACACGTGTATCGTTTGTTACATCTCACGCATACGGACTTAACGATATGATTGAATTTAGGTTTGACCACATATACTATAAAGGTATTTTAGAATATGATGGTCATTACGTGTTAAAATTCAAGGCACATGCATATGTGAACGGTAAAGACCAGACGGATGAATTCTATTCTAAATCAATGGATGAGAAATACCGTAACAATGAGAAGAAGGAGGTCGTTATCGATGCTTTCAGTGGAGGTAATGAACATAAGACATTTGTCTGCTCCGAATGTGGAAAAACCGTAGAATATGATACAGAAGCAATAGATAATATGCAAGCATCATTAGGGCGTGATATAACAGATGATGAAATATCAGATGACAATAGTGTTATGTCATATATGGATTTGCAGATTTCAGAACAGACATTCGGTAAAAAATTATGCAGCGATTGCCTTAAAAAATATCTAAATAATATGAATAAACAAGAATAACATGGGAAGAGAATATGCTTTTTTGATGATAGATTATGACACGCCTGAGATAATAAAGGATATACATAATCTATTAACTGATGACGAAATATACACAGAGGATGGCAAAGAATATGGCATAGAACGTGAAACACACGTAACATTAGTTCCTTGTCTTGATAACGACGTGAATATTGAGGAATTAAAGAAAATGTTATTACCACTCGACAAGTATGTGTTGATATTGAACAACGTATCAATGTTTACAAACAATGAAAACTATGATGTATTAAAATGTGATGCCAGTTCTATGGCTCTTCATGATACCAACAAAAAGATAACAAGCAGGTTTCCAACGCACAGCGAATATAAGGGTTATAACCCACACGTTACGATAGCATACCTTAAAAAAGATGTTGGTAACAAATACACAAAGGATATGTTGTCACCACTTGTTGTACTAAAGCCAAAATATTTCCATTTTAGTTTCGTCGATAAAAACGGAGAAGAAAAGGATGTTTATTTTAAGTAAATATTGAAAATATAACATGTTTTTTATAGTTTAATATTATATGTGTAAAAATGCTAAAGTTCTGAATATTATGGGAATACTTGAAGAGATTGAAAAGGATAACAGGTCAATTATTGTAACATTGCCGTCAAATATTGACTGGCATGACTATGAAAAAGAACTTGACAGAGTTAAGGATTATAGCGAGGTTATGAATTTCAAGGTTTATAATTTCCCGAAAGGTATAAATCGTGGAGACAAATGTTATATTGTTCATAAAGGTTATGTTAAAGGGTGGCAGAAAATAATCGGCTTCAGAGAAAAACAATTCACTTGTACTACCACCGGTAAAGAATATAGTGGTAAATTCATTGAGAGAAGTGGACCTTTCCATTATCTTGATACTAAGATACCGATGAAAGGTTTCCAAGGTTTCAGATATTTTAACATCTTAGACTATCAAAAATAAAAGAATATAAAAGTAAAGTTATGGGAAGTATTTTAGACAATTACAAAAAACAGTTGGAAGAAGATAGATTAAATGAAACTAATGAAATTCCGGATGAACTTGCTGTAAATGGTGATAAGGGAGCCGTTGCGGCCAAGGTAAAGGAACTTAAAGAAGACCCTAATGATATGGAGAATCTTTATAAACAGTTCGAGAAGGAATGGCCAAGAATTACAGAAAAGGAATTTGACGAAAACGGAAATTCAGTTGTTAGTGATGTAAAAATCCGTGTTAAGCACATTTTCTGTCCTAAGTGTGGCAAGGAACTCATCAGCAGGTCGCCGGTAATGTATAATCCGTTTAGTTTGGAAAAGGTTGCAAAACACGAATGTGAATGTGGATTCAAAGCAAATCTTGAACATGCTTATCCAAGACTTGTATACCTTAATGATAAAGGTGAAGAAATAAAGGCTTTTGTTGATTAATGATGAAGATTGCAATTGATATTAACGACGTATTAAGGGATTTTACCGGCCAATTTAAAAATTATTACATCAAGGCCATTGACCCATCATTTGAAATTGAGGATAAAGATATAAATTCATTCGATTTATACGAAGTCTTCCCGTTTAAAGATAAAAATAGCTATAACATTTTTCGTTATGCGGATTATGCGTTTGAACTCTATGGACGTGCCGAAGCAACTGATAAGATGCTTCCATATCGCTTTAATGATTGGACACAAAAGACATTAAGGAATCTTGACAAAGAAAAGATACCTGAAATTATGCTCGTAAGTCCGTTCGAAGCTGGCAAGACCATTCAATCTACATATTCATTCTTATCAAAGATAAGTTCAAATGTAAGAGAAGTATATTTTCCGGTTGACTCTTCAACTATATGGGACAGATGTGATATCTTAATCACGGCCAATCCTAACTTAATTGAAAATGCACCTGAAGGTAAAATCGTGTTTAAAATAGAAATGCCTTATAATGTTATGGCGGAATGTAAATATTCATTCAAATCACTTAATGACATTATAAATGATGAGAATGAAACTTTGATAAAGATTTTAAACGGTGAAGAAAATGAATAGTAGATACAGTATTGATTTCGAAAAATTCTTTGAATTAGTAACTAAGAAAAGTCAGAACGAGAAAAACACTGATTCAACGGTTACGGAAATATGGCAACCAGATACCAACGGCGAATTAAAGATTATGAATAAGGAAATGGTTGACAATAAGACTGATTTAAACAACCATTTATGTAGTTTAAGATATGACTTCCTTAATGGTCTTCTAAATGAAATATTGGCAGCATACCAAACACCTCAGGGTAAAACGATTAGTAACATAAATGACTTTAGTCTTGGACAAAGCATTATTTTTACCACATTTATGAATGAGGGCGTAATTAAAGAAACAAAAAATTAATTTTATATTACAATGGAAAATAACAAATCACAAGAAATAATAGGACGTATCGATAAAGCCATTGATACTGTTAAAAATAAAGAATCTATACTTTATTTTTTCGTGGCTGATGCAAGGAATGTTCCAAACGCAAAAATGGAATACATATATCAACTTGCCTACACACTACATGAGAAAAAATACAACGTGTGTATGCTTTATCAGTTGGAAGATGAGTATACCGAAAAAGAACTTGCAAACTTTGCAAAACAAGGCAGTGTACCCGATGAACGGAGAAAATTCATAGGTGTATCTGAATGGCTTGGTGAAAAATATGGAAAATTGAAGCATTTAAACATATCAAACGGAGGATGGCAAGTATCACCTTCTGATTTCTTGTTTATTCCGGAAGCATTCGCAAGCCTTATGAAAGAGACATATCAAAAACACATACCATGTAAAAGATATGTAGTCGTTGAAAATTTCAGACATATCAGTGAGTTTATTCCATTCGGAGACCAATGGGCAACATATGGTATTACTGATGCAATCGTATGTACAGAGAAACAATCTGCCCTCGTTAAGTCAGTTTTCAAATATGTGAATACATATATCTTGCCACCATATATTCCGGAATATTTCAGAAAGCCCTTAACAGCGAAGAAACTCATTGTTAATGTAGTTACAAAGACCAAAGAGGATGCGGAACACATTGTTAAAATGTTCTATTGGAAATATCCATTGTTTAATTTTGTTCCTTTCCGTTTCCTTTCTAATTTCCCAAGAGAAAAATATGCTGAAATGCTTCAAGAGGGTGCAATAACAATATGGGTTGACAATGACTCATCCTTTGGGTATAATGCTCTTGAATCTATGAGGTGCGGTAATATTGTTATCGGTAAAATACCGGAAACAGAGCCTGAATGGATGATGGATGCAGATGGCGTACCGTTGCCTAATGGCCTTTGGGTCAATGACATTAACCAAATTCCGGATGTTCTTGCTTCCGCTATTAATGAGTGGATTGAAGATGATATTTCCCCAACATTATATGATGAAATTGAAAAGACAAACAAAGAATATTCTTTGGAACAATGGGAAGTAAATGTTGATAAGATAATCACAGATATCTTCAATAAGAGAGTAACGGAATTCGAGGCTTTGAAAAATAATAAGATTTTAAATGGTGAATAGACAATGAAAGACGTAACAATTATTATACCGGTTCATGAATATAACGATACAGTAGATACATTGCTTAAAAAAGCATTGGAAAGCGTGTCTGACTGTCGAAAAGAATTTAAGGACGGACATCTTCCTGTTGTAATCGTTGCACCAAGGAGACTTGATGATATACTTACACATTCAGACATATGTCAGTTTATTCCGGAAACAAAAATAATATGGAATGAAGGTAATACCGATTTCTGTTCAATGATTAATTTCGGTGTAGATAATATTAGTACCGATTATTTCTCAATTCTTGAATATGATGACACGTATCGTAAGAAATGGTTTAAATTGGCAAACGATTATTTCTATGGGAATGAAAGCATAAGTATTTTCCTGCCATTGAATGTCATACATACAGGTAATAAGAATTGGCAATTTGGTAATGAGTTCGGTTTATCCAATGCCTTTATAACCGATGATGTTGATGATACAGATGATGTCGGTATTATCAATTTTAAACGAATAGAGAAATGTTCTGTTTTTAATTTAACAGGTGCCATTTTTAATCGTGACGATTTCATAAAAGTCGGAAAATATAAGCCATCAATAAAAGTCGCATTCAATTATGAACTTTTACTTAGGCTTACCAACAAAGGACTTAAGTGTATGGTAGTTCCTAAAGAGGGATATGTACATGAAGTAGGAAGAGAGGGAAGCCTTACAGATACCTATAATAAAACGCTTTCCGATGAGGAAATTAACAAATGGTTTGAACTTGCATTCCGCGAGTATGTCTATGATACTGACCGTAACAAGGATATTATTAATGTAGCGGAAGAAGAACTGAAATAATTTTTTATGTTTTATTTGGTTTAATGTGTGAAATTAAAAACGAAACAGCAAATATAAATGAAGAAAACTTAACAGATACCAAACCAAAAAAACGAGGTCGAAAACCTAATCCAGAAAAAAGAAACGGCTATTTCTATGAGGAAGAAGAAGAGGCATTCCGCCAATATGTCGAAAGTACGGATAAACGTTTCAGGGATAGGATTTTCAGACAGAAACTGTATCCGGCGTTTACAAAAATGATAGAGTCCATAATTAGAAGATATGGACTCTTTACGCCATCTGAAGACTTTTCAGACACCTTTAATGATACTATGTCATTCCTAATTACAAAAGTCAATAATTTTGATTTCTCAAAGGGATACAAGGCATATTCATATTGTGGAACCGTATGCAAAAGATATCTGTTGCTTAAAAGGACAAATGATATGAAAAAACGTGATACGGTCCTTTCATATGAATTAATGTTTGGTGGAAACGGAGACAATAGAAGTGATTATGATAAAGACAGAGCCTTAATTTCATTCAACACAGAACTTATAAATCGCAATATTGAAAAAATACAGTTTATATTAAGTCCTGAGAATGGTGAAAAACTTAATGAAAAAGAGCGACAAGTCGGATATGCGCTTCTCGAAATATTAATGAATTGGGAACAAATATTCTCAAACCTTTCGGCAGACAGAAAATTCAATAAGACATCATTCCTCTATTTTGTCAAAGAATATACACAGTTATCAACAAAAGATGTGAGGGATGCAATGAAAAAATATAAAACAATCTATTTTGAAGAAAAGCAAAACCTCATAGAAGAGTAATTATAATATATAGGTATTAGTAAAATGGCAGTTAAACCTCTTAAACGTTATAAACTCAAATTAAATTCGGCAGAGAAAATAGAGGAACTTTTGCAGGAATTGTATAATGAGACTTGTAAGAATATTGAGGCAATACAGAATGAGATGAATAAACTATCAAATTCAATAAACCTCAATAATGAGATAGTAGACTCAAAGGCAAAATATGCAAAGGCAATGAATGATTTCATTACCAACAAGGACAAGGCGATTGGACGTAAGATAGAAATTGCAAAACTTATGTCCGAAATACTTAAGTTCAATGGTAACGTGTCAAAGACATTCGAGGAAAGTGAAGCCGTCGGAGATTGGAGTGAATTGATGGATATGGTCAATAAGAACGGAAACGAGTCAAACAATAAACAAGACGAAAAAATTGAATATAAACTTAACTAATGGCTGACATCAAAAAGACAAAGGATGAAGCACTTGCGATAGTTAATGCTGCGCTTACAATATTAGATAGGTTTCCTGAGTTTGATGAAACAAATACGAACCTGTCTTTTAATAGGTCAACAAACCCATTCCCATTCTTGATGGATTTGTTTAAAAGCACAACCGGATATAATATCTTCTTAAAAATTATATCCACCTTTCTTGCAACTGCTCTTCCTGCACTTGAAATATCAGTTAAGGGTGTTTTATTGTCAAACATTAAAAATCTTTTGACGTGTTCATTAAATCCGTTTATCACAGAAGAACTTCTCAAAAACGGTATTGTTTTTGATTTAAGGACACTTGATTTAATCAATATGCTTAGTTATTGTCCACTTGAAAAATTAGGACAATATTACTATTTCGGCTGTGATGGTTTTACATATACTGATGAATTGGTAAAGGCCGGTGACTTTAATGCATTCTTATGGCATACGAAAAATAAATCATTAAGAAGACAAGTATGGTATGGTGTCAATTCAATAGCCTATGAGGATGAAGAGGGAAACAGTAAAATAGTACAAAAAATTCCTGACCCTGAAGACCCCTATTCAAAGCCACCATCACGGGGACCAGAAAAATGTAAAAAAAAGCATGGTATCATTACAATTCAATACTGTGAAAGACCAAGTAGTTTAAGAAAATCTGATGGAACTGGACGTGGAAGTGAAGAACCATATTTACAGACACCACATAACCATTGTCTGCAAGTCTTTCTTGGTAACGTACAAGATACGACAGATATAGACAAACTTGAAGCCAAAATTGCGAATAAAGATAAGGAGATTGTAGAAAAAAAAGCAGAAATTGAAGAATTACAAACAGAACTTGAAAGTATAGCAATTGATTTAGAAGAACTTCAAAGACAATACGCCGAACAAATAGTTGACAAAGAGTACTATTTAAGTGAATATGATTCACTCACTCAAGAACAAGGAGATTTGACTACTCAGATTGAAGGTAAACAAACTGAAATTACAAGTTTAGTTAGTGAAAAACTATCACTGATAAGTCAATTGAAAGGTAAACTTGCAAGCCTTGATAATCCATCAAATTATCGTAAAATTGAACAAAATTACTATTACCATCACACTCTTATAGAATTCAATACTGATTACGTTATGTCTTTGAAATTATTCGATTCAAAGACTCTTGCAGCACAATTAATCGATGCATTGACCGGTTGTATATCTATTGATTTGAATTTGTCATATGAGCAACTTCTGATTAAATACGAAACACAGAAAATGGTACAGTCTGTCATTGAAAGTGATGATAGTGTCGTAAGTGACTGTTTCTTCACTTTTACTAATGCTGACTATGACAAGATGTTGCAGAAAGCAGAACTTACAAGAGAAGGTCTGTATTCAATGGATACTGATAACCCAACAGGTGTCAGAATAGATGCTGAATCAATTCTTAATAGTCTTAATACAATAAATGCCGGCTCATCTAAGGAAACCGTTCAAACTGTAATTGAAGGTGCTTTAACTGAAATAAGCGGAATGATTTCTGATGTAAACTATGAAGAAAAGGATAAACTTAATTTTGGTGCGCAAATCAACTTCATAGAAAATATTATGAATAACCTCGCTTACGTGATAGTGATGTCAATACTTTCACCAAAAGTGTATTTGGTATTTGCGATAAACCTCCAAATCTTAGGACAAAGTACAAGTTTCTCTTTAAGTGACTTTATTGAGAAATACCGACAAATGATTGTTGAAATGATTCGTGCCGTCCGTGACGCATTAATTCAATATCTTGTGGATGAACTGATGAAAATACTTGCTGATTTGGCTAAGGAAGTCGCAATAAAACTTACCGTTGAACAAGCGCAGTATTATATGCGTCTAATCAGAAGACTTATCGACTGCTTCAGAAGTAATAGAGGCGACCTTGACTTTAATACCGATAATGTGAACTATGCTGATATTCTTGAAGAAGTCGGAGAACCAATTGATAATGAATGTTAAAAAATAAAAAGAAGAATGAGTTGGATTACAAGTATTGCACAAGGAATAGAAAAAGCATTTAGTGGTATTCGTCCGGCATTGAAGATGATACCGCCATTACTGCTTATATGTGAATTATATAGAAGGCCAGGACTTTCGGCTATTGCTTTAACAAGTGCCATAATAAGAAGACTACCAGAAGCAGGAATTGAAACCGGTGTCAATGCCGACGGTTCGCCAAATAAAATTAATGGGTTTGTAAGAATAATATCAGAGGAAATTGTCAAAGAATTTAAAGACAATGCAAGGGTTACAAGTGTCATTGAACCGGGTATAATAATGTCAATAGGAACCGGTTCTAATGCCGGCGGTCCTGTGGTCGTTACTTCAACGAATCCAATGATAACAAGAACATTAGGAATTATAGAATAGGAATATGGCAACAAGAAAAATAGAAATGATGAGTAATGATGAACTTAAAGAGAGGAAAAGAACACTTCTTAATGAGTTCGAAAACCAGAAATCAGTAATAGCAAAGGCATATGCTTTAATGCTTTCCGCTAAAGAGGAATATGACAAGATAGATGATTTGTTAAATAAAAGGGAAGGAAATAACTAATGGAAATTACTAATAACAATCTAATTTATCTGTGCCGTGTATTATCTGTATTCGATGATAATGAAGGACTTAGAATTAAGGTAAGAATACCATATGTAGATGACAGTGAAGCACCTATTAGTGAGTTACCTTATGTCTTCCCTTTATTACCTAAATTTGCGCACATTAATCCAAAACAAAATGAAATGGTCTTGGTATTTCTCCAAAGCATGGGTGACGGTAAAGGTGACAGATTCTTTATTGGACCGGTAATTTCACAACCTCAGAAAATGGATTTTGATGCTTATGCATATTCAGCACAAAGTCTTCTTATGGGTAATCAGATTGCAAAACCACTTCCGGCACCAAGCCTTGACCCCGATAATAACGGCACATTGCCGGATAGGGAAGACATTGCTTTTCAAGGTAGGGGAAATTCTGACCTTATACTTAAACCATCTGAATTAAGACTACGTTGTGGTTTCAAGAAAAACTCTCTTGCACACAAGAATGATTGCCTTAAATTCAATAAAGTTGACCTTGGTTACATCCAAATGAAATATAAGAATATGAAAGACCATAAGAATAATGATTTTTCAAGCCTTATAAACATCGTGGCGGACAGAATTAATCTTTTGTCACACGATTCAAGGTCATATTTCAATTTGACAGACCCGGAAAAGTTAATCACAGAGGAAGAAATGGTAAAAGTATTTCAGAATGCACACCAATTGCCTTACGGTGATGAATTAATAGCGTTTATAAAGGAATTCATAAGGATATTCTTAAATCACACACACCCATTCCCAATGGATAAGCCTTGTCTGACAGAACCGGACCTGGAAAAACTCACCACTAAGTCACATCTTGATGAAATGCTTTCAAATTCAATAAGAATAAACTAAGTCCGATTATATTTTTAATCGGATTTTTTGTCTATTTATAAACATATAGCAATAAATTAAATGGCAATAAATACGAAGACTTTTATCAGTAAAAGTAATACCATTATAAAGGATAATCCGTGTAATACAAGCCTCAATCCGGTAATGGAACTTAATTACGGAAAGATGATTACACGTGGATTGATTTACTTTGACCATAACAAAGTAAAACAAATGGTTGAAGATAAAATATATCCTGATATTTCCAAACTTAAACATGTATTGCACATGACCAACGCCTCTTCTGTAAGAGACAAGAATATTAACTGTCCGACATTAGACAGCGAATATCAATATCATAAGAAACGTGCAGTATCATTTGACTTGATTTTCTTCCTTATACCTAACGATTGGGATAGCGGGAGAGGTTTCGACTATGCACAAGACTTATATGATAGTGACCACCGTTCTGTATCAGTAGACGGTTGCAGTTGGTATCAGTTCAGGGATTATTGTAAATGGGATAGTGAAGGCATATATAGCACAGAACGTCTATCAAACGAAGTTGACTTATTCACTTCATTGAAGGGTAATCTTTCAAATGTCATTATTGGTTATCAACATTTTGACGTAGGTAATGAACCTATCGTGTTCGACATAACAGGCACGTTTAATAAATTCATTACAGGTGAATTGTGCAACTATGGAATTGGTATCGCATTCTCACCCGCATTTGAACAGACAAAAACTGATATGTCACAATATGTCGGATTCTTTACACAACACACAAATTCATTTTATGAACCGTACATCGAAACCACATATGATGAGACAATAGACGATGACCGCACAGACTTCTATCTTGATAAAGACAATAAACTCTATTTTTATGCCTCTGTGGGCGGTAATACCGTTAATTTGGATGAATTACCCATCTGCGACGTAAATGGGGCTGAAATCGTCGCAAAACAAGCGACAAAAGGTGTTTACTATATTGATATTAAATTGTCATCCGAAGAATATGAACCGGATACAATGCTCTATGATGTATGGAAGAATATCAAATACAAAGGACATGAAATTCCTGACGTTGAATTGAGTTTCGTGACAAAATCACCGTCCGGATATTTCTCATTCGGTCTTCCTTCAGAAGAAACAGAAAAGGTAAAATTCCAACCATACTTATATGGTATCAATAACCTTGAAAGAATCAGACGTGGAGATATAAGGAAAGTATCAATTGATTGCAAAATACCTTACACAACAAATCAGATTTATGCCGTCGATAACCTTGAATATAGATTATATACAATGCAAGGTGAAAGGGAAATAGACGTTATTTCATACACGAAAGTCGAAAGAGCATACAACTCAAATTATTTCTTCATCAATACTAATGACTTAATACCATCGAGATACTATATTGATATTAAAGCCAAGTATGATTATGAGGAAACATATCATAGGGATATGCTTGAATTTGATATAATAAATGATGTTAAGGAACATTTTAATTAGCGTATGAAACAATTCAAGAGACAACACTGGTAGGTAATATATAAGTTTACCTACAATGAGAAAAAAAGATTATAAATTAAAACACAAAATCAAATACTGTGTGGTTAACTGCCACGATAAGTTTGACCGGTATTTTGTTAAGAAAAAATGGGAAAATTCACAATTCGTACCATTCAGTAAAACTTCCTACGATGACCCATATGATGAAACTGACTACGACTATCTAAGTCAGAAGAAAATAAAGAAATATTTAAAAAGATGGCTTTTAAAACGCATTAATCATCCTGCTGAAAAAGTATATTCGGAATATGTAAAACTTGGTTGGCGTAATGGGTTTGAAAAGAAAATCATTTGGGATAAAATAGTAATAAACGGAATACATGAAACAACAAAATACCATTGGGAATTTTATGACGGATTATACGTAGATTCGGATGATATGCTAAGATACAAAAAAAGAGGACTACCCAATTAAGAGTAGTCCTTATTTGTTATTAAAAACGACTGCTTCTGCCGCTAATATTCAAATCTGTTAATTTATGATTGAAATTGTTTATCTTATTCACACATTCACCAACCTCTTTCCATAACTCAGCAGCAAACTGTTTATTGTCAAGTACGCTTCCCTCAACCTTGCTTACATAGATATAACCCTGGTCATTCATACTTACAATAATGTATAAATCACTGAAATCAACGACAGCATCGTATTTGTCAATATCACATGTAACATAATGTGGATAATTTCCACACAATTCATGTAATACATTAAGTATAATTCTGTTGTTATCTGTTATGAGGTGAACTTCTCCTTCATCTTCACCCTCTCCAACAGCACTGTCATCCACTTCCATCAAGCCCTCATTCACAAGTCTTGTAATTGTATTTTCCATTACATTTATTGCATCCTCACGGCTGATATTCTTGCTTTCGTTACGGCCAAGATAAATTTGGGCAAATCCCTGCATAATACACCTTGCAATGTATTCATCATTCTTAGCCGTAATAGGACAAGGAATTAACCTTTTCTGACCTCTATATGCTACCGTTATATTGTTTTCCTCCTGCCAATATGCCTTTAACATATCGTCCTCTGTAGGAACGGTATAATTGTCTGCAACAATAGGTACTTTCAATTCACCCTTATTCCTAAGATTGAATATTTCCCTTTTTACTTCATTGAATATATCGTCTGCTGAAATTTTAGCCATCGTTTTTAAATTATGTATTTATTATAAATAGTTCGGATTCCTATAAATATACTTGATTAAACCACAATCCCAAATACGGTCATAGCCAAGTTTTTTAGTCATTTCAAGTTCAGTCATCTTCAAATCCAAGCCATATTTCTTATTTAATTTCTGTTTTCGGAAGCCAAACTTATGATGCCGTGTCTTATCTTCACATCCAATCTTATAATAGCGATACTCCGGCATTAAAGTGCTGTCAAGTTCAAAACCGAGTTTAGTGTATATATTGTCAAGACTGTTATAAGTCCATCGTTTATCTGCAAACGACTTTATTTCTGAATATGAATAATGGTTAACAAAATAATTGAACAACTTACCACCTATACCACAACATATATAATTATTGTCACTTGCAAATCTGACTAATTCCCACGCATTATTTTTTCCGCATAAAAATGACATTACACCAACGAGTGTTTCATTATAATAAGCACCTAAATGAACAGTTGCTTTGGCCGGACCTTGTATGTGGTTTTTAGTAAGGAACTCAAATGCTTCAACGGATTCAATTTCTTTTATTATACACTTCCTTGCAAAAACCTTTTTATAAGATGTATTTGTCTTTAATATATGTATTAATTTTGATATGACAATTTCTCTACAGTTAATATATTCATCTTCAAACACATGAATTACATTTATCCCTTTTTTACGGTACATCCTTGATATACTGTTTAATGAATCACGGTCATTATGCTCAATAGGCACAAAGTGTATTATAAAATCTTTACTTTTAAACATATTGTTTTTTAATTGCACGATGTCTTTTGTAACACGATTTTTAATGTCAATTACAAACTTTTTGAAATTGTCGCAAACTTCGTAGTTTTCAATTGAATTAATATATTCAACAAGTTCATTTACTTGTGTAAATACTTTTTTATCTTTGTAAAATGGTAAATCTATTGATACATTATTTTGTATAAAATACGACGGAATTACAAAATATATAATTTCAATGCCTAATTTCTTGGCTTTATCATACTTTTCAGCATCAAGTCTTTTACGTTCCTCAAACAAATTCTTAGCATCATCATCTGTCATCTTCTTTGTAAATCTGACCGGAGTATAATGTTGCTCACCTTGACATTCAATTATTATGCTTTTACCCTTTAGATAGAAATCAACGGTTTGTCTGCCAAGTTTTAACACACTTGATTGATATTCATAATTAATATTCTCCTTATTGAAACGTGCAATAAGTATGTTTTCTAATTTAGAACTCTTACATTTAGGGCAACCAACACCGTGAAGAATCTTATCAGGTTCAATCAAGAAATCACCATGTATAGGGCATGTTACAGCACCCTTTGTACGACGGTTAACATATATGAAATTCTTGTAATCATAATAATGGTGATGAACTTCATTAGCCTTTTCCACAAATTCTTCTTTGTTACCTATTGTTCCACCATTACACTCAGGACAGCCACACCCTTGTAAATGTGAACCGGCTGTTTGAAAAAACGAACCATGAATAGGACAAATTATTTCTATTTTATCCTTTATTTTCGTAGAGGTCACTTTATCATATATGTACTTACCATTATGTACCTTATTTGCCTTACGTTTCCATTCATCAAGTGTATACGTATAATGTCCGCCACATTTAGGACAGCCAATGCCATATAATAAGTTGCAAGCACGTATTTCAAATTCACCATGTTCATCACCGAATTCATCATTTTCGTGGCATACAACAGTGACTTTGCTTCTTGCATTTGTGTATTTCACTTTTGACAAATCATACTTGTCACCATGTATTTCTTTAATTTTAATTATAAAATCTTCCGTGCCTCTGTATTTTCCACTACAAACCGGACAATTTCCGTTGTTATGAATTAAACTATCAAATGTAGTTTCAAAATCTATATTGTGCTTTTTGCATGTAACACACATTTTATCTTTAACTGTGTTTGGATTAGCCTTGGTAAAGTCAAATACATCACCATGCTTTTGTTTTACTTTATAAACATAAAAATCAAATTTATCCTCTGTCATAATATATTTGTTTATTATAATAATAAATATCTTATTTTTTCATTAAAATACCAATTTACTATTGCTTATTTTTAATTTTAATAATCTTTTGCAAATATACTACTTTTTAGAGTATTTTCCAAATATTTTTAGTTAAAAAACGTTATTTTCGTTAAAATCCCAATATAAAAAAGTATATACAAAAATAAAGGGATTGAACTAACAATCCCCTTATTAAATATTGTAAGTAACTAATTTTCAGATAGTTATATCTTAACGCAACTCGTTTATATCCCAATGGACGAGGCCATCGCATTTTATTGCGCCATAGTAACGGTTGTTCACAAGTTTCTTAGCATAACGAGTTGCGATACCCTTTACCGGTGCAAAGTTGAATGGGTTGTACATCGTTGGTGTCAAAGCCATTGGAATATATGGTGCATAGATGTAACCTGTGTCAAGAAGTGATGTACCGTGATGTCCCATAATCAATGACCAGTGTGGTGCATATGGGTCAACAATCACTTGGTAACGACCTTGGAGCGAACCAATCTTTTCGATACCCATGTTGTACTGCTCACTCTCAGCACTTGCGTCTGTTACGTGGAAGTATTCAAGGTCATTCAATACGGCTGAAATTTCAGCAGAAACAACGATGAAGTTAGCACCACCACGAAGTGTAGATTTCTGAATCTGTGCCGAAATCATGTTAATCTTAGTCATAAGAGTCTGGTTCCAGTCTTTCTGTGTGTAAACAGTTGATGGAGTACCAATTCTCTGCCAACCGTTGTAGTCCCAACGTGCCTGCCAAGGAGCAGCTTTACGGATGTCACGAAGAATCTCACGGTCAACCTCGGCAGCAATCTGCTCTGAAAGGATAGCGGTCAATTCAGCCTCAGCGTCTATATTGTGAAAGGCGGAAACATCTTGCGCAAGTTCAGGTGACCAAGTAGCACGAAGTTTACGCTCTTCAACAGAAACAGTTACTGAAGTAAGCTGGAATGAAACCTCACCCATTTCAGTTTCGAGTTCGAGTGAATCGTACTCTGCCCAAGC